CTAATTTACTATATTGATATTTATGATATAAATCTAATATAAAATTGAATTCTTCAGTATATACACCATTTGTAATTTTATGTTTTTCAACTAATACTTTGTATTTTTCATTTTGTGATATCACATGTTCATATTCATCTTTTCCTGGATTTCTTCCATGTCGACACGAATTTGCGAAATTAAAAATTTCCCATCGAATATGATCAATTTCATTTTCATCCATCTGCTTTTCAATTTTGTCTAGTCTAGAATTAACATCACTGAATAAGCAGTTTCCAATAAATGTTAAAATTTTTGACAGGGGATTAATTTTTATAGGAATAACTTCAACAAAGATTGATGATAATACAACCGCACCTAATATCCAGGTAATTGGATTACTATTACCTGCTAATATTTCAAGGTATTCTACAATATCCATCCAAATTCACCCCTTTCTAAATAATATCAATAATCATATGATTAAATGATTGTTTAAATAAGAGTATAGACGGAAGTTTTGAACCGACTATACTCTATATAATTATAGTTTAATATATTGTCCTGATACGTATCCGAGATTATTATTAAAATCTATTAAATACCAATTATTGGATGTCTTACCCATAATTGTAACTTTACTGTTTTTAGTTAGTGTACCTAATTTTATACCACTAGTATAAGGAGCATTGCGTACATTTAGTCCACTATTAGGTGTAACAGTACCAATATCATCAATTAATGTTACATTAGAATTAATGATATTTTCGATATAGCTTCCGGAAACATACCCAATATTTCCTTTATATTTAATCTGATACCAATTATTTGATGTTTTTCCAGTAATCAATACTTTAGTACCACCACTAAGGATACCTAATACTTTTCCAGTATTAACAGAATCTTTATCACGTACATTTAAATTAATACCTGATTTTACTGTACCAATTTTATTGATGATTGTAATATTATTAGTTGGTACCTCTGTAGATGTTGTTACATTTTCTACAGTAGGTTCATCTTTTTTAATTTCAGGTTCAGAAGAGATAATTTTATTAGCAGATACATAATCACCTGAAACATATCCAATATTTTCACCATATAGAATCTGATACCAACCATCAACTGATTTGGTAATATAAATAGTACATCCTTTATTTAAACCACCGATAATCTTACCAGATGCATTAGGTTTAATACGGACATTTAATTTACCAGTAGTTACAGTACCAGTAGTTAATACACTAGGAATTGAAACTTTACTTTCTACATAAGTGACACCATAATACTTACATACACCTTTAACGATATACTCGCAATGTGCACGTCTAAAGGTCTGAGAAGCTAGAAGATTTACATCTTCTTTATTGTCATGAAATGCACTTTCAATTAAAATTGCGGGCATATCAGTATCTCTAATGACCGCAAAGTTACCAACAAGTACACCTCTAGTTTTTAGTCCAAATGTATTCTTAATTGCAGGAAATGCTACATTATTAATCGTACTTGCAATTTTATAAGAAGTTCCTGTTTTAGAATATACGAACGCAGACCAACCTCTAGCGTTATACCAACCACCATTACCAGCAGCATTGCTATGCATACTGATAAATAAATCAGCATTTGCATTATTTGCAATATTGCATCGCTTAGCTAAAGTCGTGTCAGTATAAGGATCTGATCTTGTCATAATAGTCTTAAATCCGCAACGTTCAAATGCAGCTTTTAATTTAAGACACATATCCCAGTTATGTTCATATTCATAATACTTACTATCAGGTGATCGTTTACCTAATGTAGCATAACCATGACCAGGATCTAAACAAATTAATTTCGCCATATCATATTTCACTCCTTAAAGGATTTTTTAATATACCAATGATTTAATTTTAGCTCTTGTTGCAGGACCACAACTACCATCAACTTCAAGCCCATATTTCTGCTGGAAAGTTTTTACTGCAGCTTTCGTTGCAGGCCCATATGAACCATCAATAACTAATCCTGCATTTACAATAACATTCATATGCCATTGGACCCATTTGACGCCTTCACCAGTACCTTTATAAATGGCATATTTAGGTTCAGTATATGGGCATTCTGATGTTAATTTAATTTTATTATCAGTTTCAACAACCGGTATATCAATATATGAGGAATAGACATATCCATTTATTCCATTATATTTAATCTGATACCATTTAGTTGGAGCATAGTATCCTGTAATTTCAACTTTAGTATTTTTAGAAAGAGTACCTATTACACTATAATTTGATGTACCGGGACCATTTCTTACATTTAATACTGAGCAGTTTACAGTACCAGTTTTTGACATAGGTGTGACAGTGATCTTATTGTCTGTTGTGTTTGGGTGCGTATCTACATTATTTCCTTCTAAGAAAATTAGAATGTAGTTCTGTACAATTCGTCCATTGCCATTATTTTCTGTAGAGTTTAATACATTATTATCAAAAATACATTGAGTTGATCCACCACCATCTAACATAATTGCACTAGACCAACCATTGTTATATACATACTTTTGTAATGTTTCAGGTGTTTTAGAATGAACCCCATTACAACAATATAGCATTAGGTTATTGCCTTTAATACCAATACAACTTCTCTGTCTTTTTCCACCCATATCTGAGTTATAATACAGCTTATCACCTTTCTTCATTCCAACACAACCGATATAGTTTCGATATGTTGAGTTTGGTAATACCCCAAATTTAATATCTTCGCCAGTATTCCACATATAACCCCATTCGGTATATCCTGGATTATGAAGAACTACACCATCAGATTTAGTATTTCCATATGATGTAAATCTTGAAGGATTATAAATTGTGCCATTAATAATATAATCTGCTCCAGTCTTTTCCTTAATATATTTCATATACAATCTAGATTTATTTTGATAAATCTGAATCTTTTTAATATTTTTTAAGGGAATGGTTGCAGTAAGTTCCATAATCAATACACTCCTTTCTATTAAGGATTTGTCAATTATATTCATTTACTAAATTGTTTTATTGTAATAATTGATATAATATTACGAAGAATATAATGAAAATATTATATTCTTCGTAATATAAAATTAATTTAGATCAGTATTATTATATGTGGTTAATGTAATAGATGTACCTGCAGCACCAAGCTCAGTTACTTTTTCATAACCATCTGCATTTGAAAGGTTTGTGATATCTACAACTTTATATGTATAACCATTTGCGACCTTAATGATACTGCCTACATTAACATCATTAGCAGTTAATCCATACATATTATCGATAGAATCTACCTGTCTATAGTCAATTAGCTGATTAAGAATTTCTCTTAATTTAACAGCATTATCAATATCATAATAAACTTCGTCTATTGTATTCATTGGTAGTAATTCATCATATTCACCACGTTCATTTTTTTGATGAATTATACCAGAATATCTAGTGACGGCCATATTTATCTCACCCCTTCGCAATGAATATAATTAACTTTATAAAAATGTTTCAATAAATATCCAATGATAGATATTTGAATAAATTAAAAAAATGGATATATAGTTTAAGTAACTATATATCCATTATATATTAAGGTAAAATAATTAAAGTAATGGGAATATCGACTGTAGGTGTAGTTCCATTAGTTGAAATTGTAATAGAACCATCAACCTGTGCACTTAATGTGATTTGTGAATCACTTGCTGCAGCGATAGCTTCACTACTTATACCTGTGGTATATACAATAAATCCGTTACCACTAGCAGTAATATTTTCATTACTAATAGTTTGAGAATTATTAGACCATGCACTAGCAGATAATGTGAAATTCAATACAGTGCTCTTACATTCACTTACAGCATTCTGAACGAATGCAGTAGTTGCAATCTGGTCTGTGTTTGTACCTTTTGATGCAGTAGGTGCAGTAGGTGTTCCAGTAAATGCAGGAGATTCTAAAGATGCACCACCACTACCAGATACACCAAATAACATTAATGTTATAGGTAGGTCAATTGTAGGTAGATCACCAGAAGCAGTAACGGTGATGAATCCGTCACCCTGCTCAGTCAATCTAATCTTACCAGCGGAAGCAACCTCTAATTCTTCATCGGTGATTGTTGTGGAGAAACTAATCATACCATCACAATCCGAAGTAATTAGTTCATTATTAATAGTCTGGGTATAAGGTGCCTCAGTACCATTCCAAGAATTAGCAGATAATACTAAATCTAATGTAATGGTTTCAGCATCATTAATTGCATTCTGAACGAATTCAGTAGTTGCAATTTGAGTTGTACTTGTACCGGCAGGAGCAGTAGGTGCAGTAGGAGTACCTGTAAATTCAGGAGACTCTAGAGATGCTCCGCCACCACTACCACCGTTACCAGAAATACCAAACAGCATTAGTGAAATGGGTAAATCAACGGTGGGTAGTTCACCAGATGCGGTAATGGTAGCAGTACCATTACCTTGGTCGGTTAATCTGATCTGTGCGGAACGACCAATAGCTAATTCTTCATCAGTAATATCAGAAGAGAAAGTGACCATACCATCACAATCAGGTGTAATTAACTTATGATTAATAGTTTGAGTATAAGGTGCAGAATCACCAACCCAAGCATTAGCATATAATACTAATTCAACTGTAGTAGTATCTGCACTATTAATTGCAGCCTGAACAAATGCAGTAGTTGCAATCTGATCAGTATTTGTACCAACTTCTGCAGTAGGTGCAGTAGGAATACCTGTGAATGCGGGAGAATCTAAAGAAACGTTACTCCCACCACCAATACTACCAGATACACATAAAATTAGTAAATTAACAGGAATATCAATTGTAGGTACAGTACCATCAGCAGTAATAACAAGACTACCATTAGTCTGAGAAGAAATTCTCATAGATGCATTTGCAGCAGCTTCATACTGTTCGGTAGTTACATTATTTGCTAGGTTTAACATACCATCACAATTAGCAGTAATGGATTCGTCGGTAATTGTATACGTATTACCATCCCACTTACTAGCTTCTAATACAATATTTAAAGATTTACTTTTAACCTCATCAATTTTTTCACTAACTACGGTATCAACTACAGTTTCAACACTTTCAATAGTTGCAATTTTTTCAGGAACGATGTCTGTTGTTTTTAGACCATCTGCTGTTGCAACAACTAATGGGGCGGTATTATCAGATGTTAATGTGGGTGTGATGTTCTGAGTCATTACTGCCGCCAAAGCAATAGTTGCATCAGAAGCATTAGTAGTAGACACACCAGGATTAATAGTTAAATAATAATAACCATCACGATTACCATCAGATAGTAATATGAATTTATCTTTACAGAATGTTACCATGCCCCAATATGCAGATTCAGCTAATGTCATAGTATACCAAGTTAGACCATCCTTACTATATACAACATTACTGCTACTTCTACGCACAGCAATGAACATGGTATCGCCGTAACATACAGAAGCCCATTGACCAGAATACGGGAAATTCTTTAAGCTCCACACTAAACCATCTGTACTATATAAATATTGATTTGCTGCATTATCTTCAGCAACGATAATAAAGCAGCCACTACCAGCAGCAATAGAAACCCATTGATTAGTGGTGTCTGATGCAACTACATTAATTGTATTTAACGTCCAGTTAGTACCATTTGTACTAACTATGGTATTATCTTCACCAGCAGTAACAGCGACCAATCTACCATTATTAAATGCAACACCAGCCCAACCATTATTAGGTGATAGAGGTAAATTCATGGTTGTCCAAGTTCTACCATCAGAACTAAACATACCAAGATTATTGTTAGCTAGAACAATAAACTTATTAAATGCAAAAATAATTGCAGATGTGCGAGCATTACTTAATGAATCATTTACAATAGTCCAACTAAGGCCACCATTTGTACTATATGCAACATGACCATTGATACCACCAGATCCCATTGCAACAAATACACCATTACCATATACAACTCTCTCTAAACTTAGCGAATTGATCGTTCCGCCATTTGTCCAAGTTTTACCATCAAAGCTATATGCAGTTTCACCACTTTCTGCAACAGCAACCATTCGGTCACTACCATTATATGCTACATCTTCCCATTGTAGATTTGATGGTAGTGTACTTCTTACCCATGATAAATCAGGGACAACAACAGCATTAGAAATAAGTTCATCAGTTCGCTGTCTACTATATATTTCTAGATTAGTTTCATTATCATCTTTAGTGACGATATGTAACCCATCTGAATTAACATTGCCCATAACATTAAATACGTCTTGAGGCATTTTAATGATTTTTAAATCATTAAGTTGCTTAGAAGTAGGCATTGTCAATCACACTTCCTTTCTTTAAAATATGATTTACAATTATGTGCACTTTAAATTCAAATTATACTATTAAGAAATATCTGCGGAAGTATAAGTTGTGATAGTTGTACCAACAGCATCTAACTTAGCTTTATCAGAAGCAGACATTAGACCTGCAGCAGTTGTAGTTGCATTGTTATAAGTAGTGTCCTGAGCAGGAATACCTAAACCAGTAATATCTGCTTTAACTACTTTAGATGTAGCAGTAACGTGACCTAATTCATTTACAGTTACTTTATATAAACCGGATGCTGCTGCAGTATGAGAAGGGTGTGTGTAGACAGTATCGGTAAACTTAGCATTAGCAGGAACGCTAGATGCAATAGTAAAACCAGAATCCTTAACTACCTTACCAGTAGTACCATCAAATACTGCAACATGGTCAGCAACAGAATTAGCAGGACCAGTAACTGCACCATCAATATTGGTCTGGATAACACTCCAGTGAGCATTGTTTGCAGTTGTACCAGATGTGTTGCAGATGATCATATCACCAACTTCACATTTCTGACCAGCATAGCTACCTGCAGTCTTAACAACATAAGTATCACCAATATCATGTGTTGCAGGTAAAGAGGTAATATCAGCATTACTGCCGATAGAACCCTTAAAGGTCATTGCAGCACTTGCACCTAAAACACTATTGATTGCAGTCTGAACGAATGCAGTAGTTGCGATCTGAGTATTATTAGTACTTGCTGCTGCAGTAGGTGCGGTAGGAGTACCAGTTAATGCAGGAGATGCTAAAGGAGCCTTTAGATTTAGAGCATCCTGTAGTCCATCGACATTATTAATAACATGGTTATGACTATCATCATTAACAGTGATTACACCATCAGTGATAGTGACATCACCACCACTCTTAACACCGCCAAGTGTAGTACCTGCATTGGGTAGAACGTACTTATTAGCACCAGCATCAATTTTATCTAACTTATCTTTATCTGCTGCAGACATTAAACCTGCACCATTAACAGTTGCATTTTCATAAGTAGTATCTTGAGCAGGAATACCTAAGCCAGTAATATCTGCTTTAACTACCTTAGTAGTAGCAGTAACGTGACCTTCTGTATTTACAGTCACTTTATATAAACCAGATGCTGCTGCAGTATAAGGTGCAGGGTGACTATAGTTATTTGCATTTTCTGCAACAGTATTTAACTTAGCCTTATCATTAGCAGACATTAAACCGGACTTAGAAGTAGTTGCATCGTCATAAGTAGTATCGGTAAACTTAGCGTCAGCAGGAACGCTTTTACCAATAGTAAAACCAGAATCCTTAACTACTTTACCAGTAGTGCCACTAAATACTGCAATATGTGCATCAACAGAACTAGTAGGACCACTTACACGATCACTAATTTCACCCTGAACGAATGCAGTAGTTGCGATCTGAGTACTATTATTACCTTCTGCAGCAGTAGGTGCAGTAGGTTTACCAGTTAATGCAGGAGATGCTAAAGGAGCCTTTAGATTTAGAGCATCCTGTAAACCATCAACATTGGAGATAATATGGTTATGACTATCATCATTAACAGTGATTACACCATCAGTGATAGTGACATCACCACCACTCTTAACACCGCCAAGTGTAGTACCTGCATTGGGTAGAACGTACTTATTAGCCTCAGCTTCGATCTTATCTAACTTAGCTTTATCTGCTGCAGACATTAAACCTGCACTACTACCAGTAGCATCGATACTAAAACTATTTTTAGCATCCTCAATTAGTTCTTGAGTTCTTTGAGTACTATAAACTTCTAGATTAGTATCCTGATCGTTCTTAGTAATAACATGTAGTTTATCTGCACCCTGATTGCCTAAACTATTATGAACAGCCTGGGGCATTTTTACGATTTGAAAATCGTTTATTTTCTTAGTAGAAGCCATGGAAAATCATCCTCTCTATTAAATATATTTTATGTATTAATATCTGATTGTTTATAACTAATTATTTCAACAGGAGATTCATCTTTACCATCATCAGGTAAGACAATGTTAGGACCATTTGCTATTTCATAACCAGCCTCAACATTTAATTTGTCAAGATTAATTACTCGATAACTAATACCAGTATCAGTTACTTTAATAATAGTACCTAATACAACATCATCTTTAGTTAATTTATACATTTCAGCAGTAGAAGTTACTTGAATATATTGAACCACCTGATGTAATACATCCTTTAACTTGATACCTTTATCGATATCATAATACACTTCATCAATTGTATTAATGGGTAAAGTGGCAATATAATTACCATTAGAATCTTTAACCCAATTGATTGCAGAAACTGTGGTTGCCATATTTCTTTCACCCCTTACTTATCTAAAGTTAAAATAGCGTTATATAATTTAGCACCATTATTTCCGACAATGTCTTCCATAATATACTGATTATTAATATACCCGCCATTTGTTACAGATAATACGTTATACATAAAGTATGGGAATGATTCTAATGCTAACAATGCACTAGATTCATACATACCGATGTAAGATTCTAAATAGTTTTGAATGGTTAAACCCTTTAAATTTAACCCTAATTTAGGTGATGTTAAATTTGTAAGGAATGTTTCTAAATCTTTAAAACATTCTGTGGGAAATAACTCATTTACATCTTGTAATGTGTATAGATTACCATTAGGACAATTTTTAATTGCATAGTTAAATGTCAATTCATTGTCCGGCATTTCTAACATGTTAATCATAAAGAATTTACTTGCTAACATAACGACTTTATGAAACTTATTTTTATCAATATTTAATGCAAACTTTTTATTTAGAACTCTGGCAAACATTAATGAGTAAATGTTACTACCAGTAGTAATAATAGCTGATTTATTTGCTAATTGTCTACTATTAATATAACATAGTCGTGCAATATAGGCAGCTTCCATAGCACAGTATAATTTTTTAGGATCAATTTTTACGAAACCAGTTTCTTTATCCATAGATCCATAAATACTAGCTACGACTACAGCAACAATGTCACCACTATTTGACTTTGTTAAAAAGAAAGGTAAGCATGTTGGTAATTTGGCAACATCATCAAACATGATTCGAATAGTACCATTATCAAATGCTTCCATCACTTTATATTTAAACGGGAATTTAAAATTTTTATTGATAATCATCAATGATTCATCTAAATTATTACTAGATAATACTTGACCATTTTTCATTAGTTTCATAATATTATTAGTAATTGTATTAGATTTATTTAAATTCCGATATATGAAAGTAGACTCTAATGATTTCAAGTGCCCCACTCCTTTCATAATAGAATTTCTTTTATACTATTGTTTTTAATATCTAATTACCCTTCTAATGTCTTAGGTAATTCTAGAGTATTTGTTAATAAGTCTGTTTTAAGCCCCATACCAAGAAAATATACATCTAAACTATTTAGTGTAATTTTTGATGAAGGATCATTTGGTAACTCACTCAATGATACATAACCTTTTTTAGCAATTTCTGAATACATTGCAGTTTTTGCAGCCATATTATCTGCACGTCCACCTAATAGTTCTTTAATAGGAGCATCTACACCAGTAGTAATCATTGCAATGTTTTCTTGGTCAGAGTTTCTTGCATTTTTATCCGCATTAATAACCTGACCAGTAATTGCAGAACGAGCACTAATATCAGTAGATGTACTGTTCTTTTTACTTAATAATTGCTGCAGTCTCTTAATATGTAAATATCCAACAGGCACTTCATATTTAGTTACAACAGGATTATCTTTATCATGATTCATATTAGGCATAACTAGTTTTTCAAATAAAGGTACATCTAATAATTTTGCTGCTTTTTCAATATTTTCTAACTTTAATTCTCTTTCATATTCTACAATATCTAATACCATATATGTATCATTTTTGAAATAGTTTTTAAAGAAAGTATCAAATTGAGCATCGCTCATTTTTTTAAACATATTTTGATACTTTTCAGTATTAACACCAGAAGGATCTAATGTAGAAAATGTATCATAAATGAGAGTTTCCATTTTCTTACGTTTTTCTTTAGTGATTGCCATAATATCACCCCATTAAGTATTATAATACATAATCGATAATACAAAAAAAGTAAATAAAGCTTTTCTGAAGTTATTGATAGTTGCTACACGTTGCGTCTTTTTGTATGTTCCGAGACCTTCTAGCCAACTATCTAATATCTTTTTAATTTTTATAATCTGTTCATCAGTTGTATTTGCCCGTTTATAAATATCTAAGCAATATAATAGAAACTTATTACTATTAATTTCACTAATATCATTTTTATCATTAAATAAAAATAGTGTTAAAATAGCTTCAACGACAGCATGAATTTCATCTTTGTGTTCATTATTAATCATTGTAGTAACATAGTTTCTTAGTTCATTAATAGATACTTTATTTTGTTGAGCAGACATTGTAACTAGTTTCATTGGAGGACCATCGATAATTAATTTTAATGTAATATTATCAGCAGTTCTAATAATTAAGTAACTAGAAGAATCCGCTTCTCTAAACTTATCTTCCTCATTATACTCTACTTCAGTATTAAGGTATTTACCAGTTTTATAATTTTCATAGAATTCTTTTGCAATATTTTTCATAAGACTACTAGTTCTGGTCTTTAATGCATAAATAAAGTCAGTATATCCTCTATCAATACCATCAATGATGTTTTTTCTATGAAGATCATATGCACCTCTAGAAGTTTCAATTAAAGCATTCATTAGATTTCCTGCTTGTTTTATCTTATATTTTTCGGACAAGTTATTAATAGTATAATTCATAATTGTCTCAGTTGGTTTATATTTAAATGATCTTCTATAGATAAAAGGATACATTGACATAGTTAAATAAAAGATACTAAGATTTAGTAATTTATCATCTTTCTTCATATCGAAGTATCGAATGATAGTTGCCATTAATGTACTAAATGGTGCTTCAATCAAATTATCTTTTGTTTTTCTATCAGTAGACTTATCTTTGATTGCTTTTACTTCTTCTGGTTTAATACCAATCATATTAAAAATTACATTCTTATCATCATCGGTAAATAGAATGATATCCATAGGACCAATTGCGGCTAGTAATTCAGAATGTTTATCAATGTATTTACTAATAATAAGATTGTATTCTCTAATATTTTTTGAATCAGAAAATGCTTTTGCTACAACAGGGTATAATTCTGTTGTAATTAGGTTATTTGCCATCTTATATTCCTCACTTTCTGACAATAATCGTATTATTAGATTGTTATTCTGGTAATTCGTGAGATATAAGATGAAAAAAAAAACAATTTTTTAATGAAATATATAAAATTGAGGTGATTTAATTTATGATTAATGAAAAGATTCAATTTGAAGAAATTTTAGAATCCATAGAGTATTTTAATGATTTTGATTATATTGAAGAAGGTATTATAAAAAAAATAAAAAATAAAGAAAAATTATCAAAAGCTGAAACTGTAGCACTTACTGTTGGTGGAATAGTATTAGCTATTCCAATTTTAACTATTGGTATACCAGGTATATTAGGATATTTGAAATTATCAGATATTAAATATAAAATGAAGAATAAACATAAAAATGGTGAATTGTCAGAATATTCACTATATGATATAATAGAAACTAATAGAAATAAAATTGCTAAAGTTGAATATCCTAAAGATTTAGGAAAATATGTTAATGAGTATAAAAAACATGTAAAAGAAATAGGCGAATTATCAAAAAAATATAGAAAAATATTTCAGTCTGCAAATGACAAAAATTATAAAAATATTGCAATTAAAATGGTTGATATTGGTGAACAAATATCATCAAAAAGAATGATTGCTATAAAAAATCTAGATAACATATCCAATAATTTTAGTAGTGAGAATATTAGTGTTGACAATATTAATAATGCAAAAGAAGTTAATGAATTATTGAATATTGTAGATGATTTAGTTAATAAATATTTTGCATTATTACATCAAGATGACTGGATATATTGTATGGATACCAAAAAACTTTTTGATTTTAATAATAATGAATTAGAAGAGAATTTATTAACAGATGATGCTTTTAAAAATTTTGATTATCGTATGCCGTGTAATGACTTAAATAGTTTATATGACAATTTAGATTATAAGGTATTTAACAAAATTAAATTCTATATAAAGGACTGATTTAATATGGCTATTTTTTCTCCAAAAAATATAGATATTCTTACCGAAGCATATTATGGTAAGAAGCCTGAGTTTACTAAAATTGAAAAACTATTAGATAATATCATTCAGAAATGTTATAATATTAAAAACGGTACTGGTGATATTAATATTAATAACAGTAAAGAGTTATCTCAAATTGAAAGTTTATTTGAAAAAGCTTTTGGTATGGGCGAAATGCATATTACATTCTATACATTTTCGGCACTTTTTGGATCTGGTAATCTAGGACCAAATGCATGTACATTACCATCATATTTATCATATTTTAAAGATAAACGAAATGGTAAAGAACGTATTGATGATGATTTAGTATGTAATGTGTGGGTTGATACTAAATTAATAACTGAACTTGAACTTAGTTCTGGAGAACTCATGGCCATTATTTTACATGAAGTTGGCCATTGTTATAATGCATCTCTTTTTGCACTATTATCTAAGATACCATTACAGATGACGTTATATAAACGCGGTGATGAATATTGTACAAAAACAAATATCCCTGCAACAGTTACTACTATGGCACAACAGATTCTATTCTTTGATGGGTTAAAACTTGGACGACTATTTAATGAAATAGATAAAATGGTTCAAAAATTAATTGAAAGTAATGTTACTTTGGCAAAATCGATAAATGGTATAATTCGAGGTATTTCAAATTTTGTTGGGTTGCAGCGAGTATTTAAAATTTATTCTCATCGACAATTTAGTATGATTGGATTATTCCGTGCTATACAACCAGGATCATTGTTTGGATATTCTGACGAAAAATTTTCAGATAGTTTTGCAACAGCATATGGATACGGTAAAGAAACGATAATTGCTCATCATAAGTTACAACAAAATAAACATCTCATTGTAAATAATGTAGGTGAAAAGATTCCTGTTTTAAACATTGGTATTGATTTTGTTAAAGCTGCAAATATGATTAGTATTATTCCTATTGATCCTCATCCAGATTCTGCAATCAGAATGCAATCTCAGATCAATAAGTTAAAACGAGATTTAAAAGACCCTAATCTTGATCCTAAAATAAAAAAAGAATTGATGGATAATTTAAACGAAATGGAAGATTATGTCGATAATGTAATTCTTAACGGAGAAGAAAATCTAAAACAAGGTAAATTATTTACTCTTATTTATAACTATATTATGATGAAAGTATTTAAAGGTAAAGCAGACATTCGAGAAATCTTTGAAATTGTATATAACCATGAAATGTAAATAAAAAAAGAAGTATAGTAGAATTTTCTACTATACTTCTTTTATATTTTTAATCTTCTACTAGTTCAACTAACATGTTACCACGATTCACAGGAATCATTTTCTTACATTTAGACATTCTAGGTAATTCAATAACATCTTCTGCTTTAAATTCAACAATATTTTCTTTTGTATATACTTTGAATTTTTCATTACCACGAATCGTTCTAATTTTAAAGATAGAATCATTATTATCAATACTAACAATACGAAGAGGTTTATCCATACGATTCATTGTTTTAAATGTATCTAATGAACACTTCTTCATATTACCTTTATTCGTAATAACCATGATATATTTATCATTTTTATTTAGAATATCTAGTCCAACAATTCTATCATTTTCAGAAAATGTTCCAGCAATAACACCTTTACTAAGTCGACTAGTTTCTCTTACTTCAGTGGAATGATATCTTACACCAAATCCTTTTTCACTGAATGTAATAATATCCTTATCACCGAGTAATGGCTTTACACATAATAGTTCATCACCATCATTTAGAATAATACCAAGAAGTTCATTCTTAATATTCACATATGCTGATGCTGCGGTCTTTTTAATAATACCATTCTTAGTAACCATTAAATAATATAATGGTTCCTTTAGATTATCAATAAACTCTTCTGTCGGTTTTAATCTAACACCAACGATTTTACCACTTGTAGTAATAAATTCACTTAATTTATTACCAATATTCGTTAATGCTACACCTTGTAGTTTATGAACAGGTAATTTACTAATCTTACCAGATGCATCGAATATTAATAATTCTGAAGTATTATTTGCATGAATTACTTCAATTGGATAGTCGCCTTGTTCTAAATACCCAATATTAGAAACGTCTTCCGGTAATTTCTTTACATATCCATTATTCGTAAATACAATGGTATGATTCGTATTACGAATTTTTACCTCATTGTCAATTGTGATAATTTTACTACGTCTTTCTTCACCAAATAATTTAATACCTTCTTTTAACTCATCAATAATAATTTTATCAATTTTCTTAGAAGAACGTACAATCTTTTCTAATTTTTCTACTTCTTTATCAATTTCTTCTTTTTCAGTCTGATATTTACGATATGCTTCTTTAGAGAAAGCAGACATTCTCATATTTGCAATTGTTGTAGCCTGTAAAGAACTAATACCATAAGTCTTCATTAGTTTACTGACAATTTCTTTATTATTTTCAGACTTTTTAATAATTTTAATTGTGTTTTCAGCATTATCTTTATTTAAAATAAATAGTAGAATACTTAGAATATGCTGACGTTCTCTAGACTTTAATAATTTATGATTATAATATCGTCTTTTTGTATCTCGTCTAAAATCAATCCAAACTTGTAATAACGATTTAATATTATAATCATTATCCTCATAATCTTCAATTAGTTTGAAATTAACGGGAAATGATTTCTCCATTTGAGTTTTTGAATAAATGGTATTTACTACACTGTATGGATCTACTTCTTTTTTAAGAAATACTTTATAATGCATATGCCCAATATCGGATTCATCTTTAAAATCTTTCATTAGACTATTCTTACCGTCAGTAAGAATATCAAATACTGATTTTTTAATCTTTTCCCAATATACCATCAAAGGTGTTGATCTAATATGAAGAATATTATTTTCATCATCAATATCAATAACACCTCTCATTTTGAATCTACCTTTACCTGTTTTAGAAATAGATTCAAATTGACCTTCATCAATAATATGAGCACCAGTTGCACTATCAGGATATAGTACAATATTTTCAATATCTGGATCTTGAATTAACTCAATTGTTGCTTCTAGCACTTCTTTTAAATTATAAGTACAAATACTAGAACTAACACCATATCCAATACTAAAGACATTATTAATTAGTGCATTCGGATATTTTGCAGGTAAATATTCTGGTTCTATCTCTGTTCCAAGATAATTCATTTTAGTATCGATGATATCTTCAGAAAAATCTTCAAAGAAACATTTATATGCATAATAACTTAATCGAGCTTCAATATATCGTCCAGATGCTGCACTAGATCCACTGATACTACCAAAGTTACCTGAACCTTCAACCATACATTGTGTATTATTCCAATGCTGTCCCATTCGAACTAATGTATCTGCAACTGCTGCTTCTCCATGTGGATGATAGCTTAATGTATTACCTACAATAGATGCAACTTTAAGGAATGGTTTATTGTAATTTAATCCTAATTTCCACATTGTGTATAGGATTCTACGTTCACCTATTTTACATCCATCAAGCACTCCAGGAAGATGTCGCATTAAATTATTATTCGAACCAAATATTTGCATATATTCAGTACATGCTTCTGATATATTTCGTTCTTCTATACCTTTGTTATAATCGACATTCTTTTTATCAACTGCCATTATAAACACCTTCCTCAATCTTTATCATATAGAATAGAATCAATTAATTTTCTATTTGAAAACCTACTGTATGGAAATCCTGCAGATTTGACATGACCTCCACCACCGAATTTTTTAGCAAATTCAGCAAGATTAACATCGTCTTTTATTGTTCTCATAGATACAATATTAATATCAGGACAGATCATAAATGCAATATCAATATCAGGATTCTCGGTACAAATCATATTACCTAATTCACTGATATTGTTCTCTGCAAATACAACACCTAATACTAAATCATTATATCGAATCTTTTTAACACTTTTCATTTTCTTTAAACAATACCTAGTTGCATTATTTGTAAGAAGAGAAATGATTTCATTTTCTGCATGAGAAAATAAAGGACGATTATCTTTTAGTTTAATATAAGTTGTAGATACAAATCTATTTGTATTATAAGTATTGCATAATAGATTTAAATCTTTTACCATTTTAGCAATTTCAGGATCAGCATTTTTCCAATCCCATGTGTCCCAAAGACGGACCAATCCAACATAATATGCAACCTGTCCACTATCGTTAGTAAAAGTACCATCTTTAGATGCTAGATACATATAGAATAGTCTAGTTGCACAGGTCTTATATCCAAATTGTTCTACTGCTACAGTAGCCCAATCATATAAACCGTTCATAAACATACTAGTTTCATGATGGTCAATAAAAATGAATTGATGATCTGGACTATGTACTGTAGAAATTAAACTTGCAATGTCAGGTTTAATATTTAAATCAGTGATATATATTGTTTTGTATAGTTCATATTCTTTATTATTAATAAATTCTGTTAAAACGTCGTTAATTCCAACAGGATTAGAATATGTGATATCAACATATTTACCATGGTATAGTTTAGCTAAAACTGCACAACTTTTACCATCTAAATCACTATCTGTAAATAATTTAGTGTCTTTAATAATTTCGGGTTTCTCCATTATAAATACCCTCCCTTTAAATATACTATTATAATATATAATTGAAATTATAATTACATTTAATTAGATATTCATATTTTTAATACAAGTTAAACACATGTCTCGAATATTATCGAGATTCAATACATTGTTTTCAATACAATAGTTAGTTAAATAACCAACCATGGGAGGATCATCTTTAATAATTTGATTCATAATTTCATCTGTCTGAAATTCTTCATCATTCATTAATAAATCATATACTCTTTGATATACTAAAATAGTATAAGCGGAACCAAATACTTCTTCCCCAGTTGCCTCGGTGAAATAATTCACCAAGGCATCTTTCTGAGCGGTAATCTGATTCTTTGCACGTACACTAAGATCAATATTAACCATAATAAATCTCCTTTAGTTATCTAATTCTTCTCTGTCAATCTTATAATTTTGCATTAGTAATTTTCTTGCATCTGCATTATCACCATGCAAAATATTAAACTGTTCCAACTCTTTTTCAATATCATCAATTGTTAGTCTAATCAACATACGATTTCTAGGATCAAGAGTATTATCTCTTAAATCATTCGCATTTAACTCGCCAACACCCTTATAACGAGTCTTAATGATAGGTTGATATTTTTGACAAACAACTAAGAATTGTCCAAGTGTCAATGTACCATATTCAGTACCATTTCTATCTCTTACTTTAAAGTACATTGTAGTTTCTTTTTGATTTATGATAAATTTTTCTAAAGACATAATTCTCTTTTCAAATAATTTATCCATAATCAAAATTTGATATTTACCTTCATAAATACCTGTTAATACATTATCATCATCAATTTCTAATTCAGGGAATTTCTTTTTGAAATTCTTATAGAAATTCTTTTCATGCCTATGAATTAATAAATATTCTAGAATTGTATAGTCAATAACTAAATGATTACTTAATCGTAATAATTCATCTAAATAACCTTTAGTTATCATTAGTAATTCTTGCATTTCTTCTTTATTATATACTTTATTAGAATCCGGATCTTCAATAATCAGATTTTCTCTAATATGTTTTTCATAAATCTGAATATACTCTTTCTTATTAAGAATAAATTCTTTATATTTACTCTTAATTCTATAAAGAGGAGATACTGATTTATATAATCTACCATCTTTAATAATTTCAGGTAAGTGAGTTAAAAAGAATGCACATAATAAAGAAGTAATATTATAGCCATCAGAATCTGCGTCAGCAAGCAGTATAATTTTGTCATACTTTAATTTACTAATATCAAATCTACTACCAATATTACATCCTAAAATTTGTGTTAACGATTTAAACTCATCATTCAGCAAGACTTTATCGAGACTAGTATTAAAAGAATTTAGAGGAACACCTCTAATGCTAAAAATAGCCTGTGTATTTCTATCAAATCTACCACTAACTGCAGTACCTCGTGCACTTCGTCCTTCTAAAATGATAAGTTCTCGATATCCATTTTTACTTCTATCATTTGCAGGAATGAAATTTTCCATTAGAAATTCTGCAAAGTTATTGGTTTCTCCACGAATAACAGAATTTCTAACCTTAGTAGATTCAATTCTTGCTTTAGCATTTGTTTTAATTTTATCAATAATCTTTTTAAGATCTTTTTGATTATCTTTAAAATAATCATTAAGAGCTCTATAAGTAAGATCTCTGATGGGTTTAAAGAACTCATTAGATGTTAATTTTGCTTTAGCCTGTGAATTGAAATTGGGCTGAAAATCAGTACACAGATAAATTGCTAAATACAATCCCTGAGAAGCATCTGCGAAAGTAATATCAATTTTCTTAGATTCTCTTTCACTTAATGCATCTTTAGTCTGTTTTGTTAAATATTGTAAAGTTGCCGTTTTACAAGCATCTAGATGTACACCATTATCTACAGTATGAATGAAATTACAGAATGAGATACCATCAAATTCAGATGCAGTTGAATCATAAGTCAAAGCAACTTCAATACCCATAAATCTATCTATTACTTCATCACCAACTTGTTCTTTCATTTTCATATCACGTTTAAAATGAACAGGATCAAGTAATGATTTATTACAAGTCTTTTTAACTAAATCATAAAGACCATATTTATTAGAATATTTCTTATTAACTAGAGATTCTTTACCCTTCTTTTTAATAGCTAACTTAATAATAATATCAGAAGGGATTAAATAAGATATTTTATCTAACCATTCCATTAGATCATCTGCAATGATATCACAATTTGAACCTAAATATTTTGGGTTTGGTTTCATAATCACTGTAGTACCATGTCTATCAGATGATTTAATTTTTGTGGTTTTAAACTCTGTTTTTGTATGTTCCTCAAATCGAATTTTATGTTTATTACCATATCGATAAGAGTTAATTTCAAAAATAGATGATAGTGCATTACATGCAGTCATACCAACGCCGTTTTCACCAGCACTTGTACCACCATATCCAGTTCTAGTAAATTTACTACCAGACTGTAATGTTGTACATACAATCTCTAGAGATTCTTCTGGAATACCACGACCATTGTCACTAACAGTAATAGTGTTCTCACCTTCATCTAAGAATATTTCAATAGTATTTGCAGGACTCTGTGTATTAATACATTCATCAATACCATTATTAATTAATTCTTTACATAAGTGTAAAGCACCCTGATTTCCAAGAGCACCAATATACATGCCACTCTTAGTTGCAATTTTATCTAAATCTGATTCGATGTGTTCAATTTTATCATCGATATATTTATTAATCTCGCTCAATCAGATTCGCCTCCAATACATTTATTAAACTCTAATATATTGTTAAGGGTATAATAAATATTTACTAGAGTAGTAACTCTACTAAATTTTTAAAATGATTTTAAAAAAATATATAGAGAAGTATACTCGAAAGTATACTTCTCTATATTTACATTTAATGTTCTTCGAAGAAAATTAAAACTTTATTATCGATTAATAATACTTATTCTTCTTAGGCTTATTACCAATGAAATCGATATTGTTATAACCATACTGACCAAAATCATTGTTCTTACGGTTCTTCTTCTTCTTACCACCCTTGTGATAATTAAAGACAGTCTTACGATAAAGTTCTTCCATTTCCTTCATGTTATAATCCAGATTACCTAGCGTATTAATTACACCAGCTTCTCTATTAGGATCATCAGTCATGGACTTGACCTGGTTAATTGCATTATGAACAGTTAGAACTGCCTTATGCAGATCATCAGGATCGATTGTACCAAAATCGAAAGTACAACCACACTTCTTACAACGAACTAGATTGCCCTTGCCAAGAAAATCAAACTTGACTTTACCATTATCATTGGTATGAGAACAAGGAATAGAAATCTTACCCATCTTCTTCTCAAGCTTCTTCTTTTCCTCCATCAGATCGCTCATAGGAGTAAAATCATTGTTCTTCTTCTTACCCATTATTATTAATACCTCCAAAATTAAATTTAATATATCAACATTAAAGTTGTTTACTTCTCTGTTGATACTACTATAATATATAATTGAAATATCTTTTGATTTTTTTAATTAACCGCGAATATGATCATAATCATATTTCAGTCGATCAACGTTATCATCTTTAACAATAATGGACTGGATATTTTCTACATGTTTGATAGTATGAAAAGGATTACCATACATATCATATTCAATGAATTTTAGACACTGAATATCTTCAATATAGTTATTGGCTAATGTGAACATTCCAACATAAGGGAATGTATGACCTGCAGAGTTATCATAACCGATACCAATGATATTCTCTTCACCATACTTATTTACAATAGCTTTAAATTCATCTCCGGTCATAATTATTATCACCCTTTCTATATCGTATTTTTAATTAAATGTTATATGAATAATAAAAATGCAATAATTATTGGTATTGGTGAAAATAATTCACCAATACCAACATATTAAAAGGAGATAGACCACACATTATGTTTGTACGTCAGTACCATTCACACTACAAATTGTTCCAACACCACTTACTATAATGTTTATAAAATTATTCCCTATTAGTAATATAAGATATATTACTAATAGGGAAAATAAAGGAGCATTTCTTATGAACATGTTATGACCGAAACCATATCGTCGATTAATAATATGTTATATAAATTAAAAATAATTTAATTATAATTTATTTTTAAATCTTTCTGCACTTTTAATGGTATTATCGATATATTTTAATGCCTGAGATCTACTTAGTTCACGGAAAGTAAGTTTACCTGCACTTATCCATTCACCGACAAGCATAGGCCAAGGTTCAATAAATAAACGAACTAATGTTGCAAGCACACCATCGTCGTCAATTAATTCTGCCTCTTTTCTAACTTCTTTTAATAGTTTAATTGCCTGCTCCGCTTTCTTTTTATTGGATTCACGTTTAGCTTCTGATAATAATCTTTTTGCTGTCTTTACTTTTTTATTAGATGGTAGTTCCATCCACTCCATAAATGCAGATTCATCAGCTAACTCAAAATCATCAAAGAATTCTACAGATTCTTCAATATACTCAAAGATATTAAAATCCATATAAATATACCTCATTTCTTTATAAACTATTAATGAATTGTTTTTTCATTTATATTTACGTTTTCTCTTTCCTTTACCATGTGTTAAATTATATTTTTCTTTAATATACTCAATTTTTTCTTTTTGTGTGTATGTTGCAATTCTAGTGTTTCGATCACTAATAGGTTGTAGAAATTTACTAGCAGTTTTTAACATATTATCATTCCTTTAAATAAAAATAAAAGAGGAATCTATGATATACATAGATTCCTCATGAATATTAAAAAAAATTACTTACGCATTGCAGCACGATTGCCGGCAGCATATAGCTTAACCATGGTGTTGTAATTCTTCTTCTGAGTAAATGCGTTATACTCAACTCTCTCACGATGCTGCTCCATATAGGGCATTGCACGCCACTCTGCACCTAGCTTAGCATAGTCTAGATTTGCACCACCATAGATTTCCTTACCAAAGTTTAGGTTGCAGATAAACATGTCACGAGCAACACCAATATCTACACCATTTTCAGTACCAATGTCCCAAATTTCGGGGATGTAGTAAGTTAGATTTAGCATAATCTAATTCCTCCTAAATAAATATAAATTTTAAGTATCAGTCCTCTCCGATACTCATTTATAATTTTGTTATATATTTTATATAATATTTATTACATTGCAATTATTAAATTCTTTTTTGATCTAGTAATTGCTGTATATAATAATTTTCGTCTATAATCATTACTACCATAACAATCATCATATAAAAATACTTTATCCCATTCAGAACCTTGAGATAAATGTACCGTTATTGCATAACCATATTCAAATACATTACTTTTATTAAACCGATTATATGATGTTGGACCAGAACTATTTTTAATATGGTTAAGGTCAATACGTATATTATCAAAATATTCATCATCTAAAAAATCTGGTCTAAAATCTATATTGATAGAACCATTTTTATAAGATTCTAGATAAATATCATCGACGTATCCTACCATTCCATTAATTAAAAATATATTATTATCAATAGACTGTCTCCAATTATTTTTTCTACATATTAATTTATCTCCAATAACAGGTAAATCATTATCTATTTTTAATATATCTTCTCTAATTTGCTTATTTAATTTATGTCGCATTTTATTTGTACCACATAATACAATATCTGATTTTATTAACATATTATCAGTAATCATACTTTTGTCAATAACAAAACACTCATTATTGTAATTTCCGCGTTTAATATATTTTCCCTTCAATGCCTGCTGAGCTAAATATATAATAGGAGAATCTAATGCCTGTCTCATAGGTTCTGTTAATGTGATATCAGGATTTTTAAGAAAATATCGTTCACCAAAAACTGGATCAAGCTGATTATTATCACCTAATGCAATTACCGGAATATCATATGAGAGAATATCTCTAGCAATACTTTCAGATACCATACCAGCTTCATCAACGACTAATAATTTTATATTTTTAGGTAAACGATCTTTTTTAGTGAATACAATATCATATTTAATTTTTTCATTTTCTAAATCAATTTTACTTATTGATTTATTAACTTTTTTTGAAAAATCATATATTGTACTATGAATAGTTTGTGCATAATTACCCTTTCGAGCTAATGCCAATGTAGCTTTACCTACAAATGCCATAAATAAAACTTCATCATGTTTTAATCCGATTGATTCGATTAAACTATATACAATAGTAGTCTTACCTGATCCAGCAATTCCACTAATTTCAAATGTTTGTTTATATTTGGTTTTCCACCAGTTTTTTGCTTTATTTAAAGCTTCTTTTTGTTGATTGGTTAATTCTAAATTCATTAATATCACCAACTATTATTTATTTAAAATTCAGTATTAATAATAATGTTATATATTGTATCATATTTCATATATTTTCTATAAGAAAACATTACAGTAATACTAGAAAGGTTGATTTATATGTCTAATATTGCAAATGTATCGGAATTGGAATTACAAAATACTGAGTATTGTTATCTTGTTGGAAATCAAAAATATTATAATACCACATTTATGGTAAAGATTCCTAGAATCATGCCCAATGTATCAAAAAAAGGACGAGAAAGTTTTAATAAAAATATATTAGTTAATGCACCTGATTGTAAACCATCTGTGTCATCATCTATATATACATATGATTATATTACAATAAAACGATCACCTCAGTGTAGTTTAGAAGATATCGCTACGATATATGCACGTCCATCAGATACTTATCCAACTATTATTCGTAGTGGAACTAAATTGAGATGTTCATGTACGAATGGTGATTATAAAACATTAACAATCGTTGATTATGAATGAAAAAAGAAAGTGGTGATACTCTTTGAATAGTGATATTAATAACTATCCTACTATTGGATCATTATATACTTATAATAAACAACTAGACTTTTCTCATGATAAAATGTATTTAAAATCTCTAGTAGAATCTAATGATAATACATTAATTATTAATTATACATCATTGGCTAATAAATATTACGATATAATTTTACGCCATTGTTATAATTTAACATTGAGTGATATGGAACACGCTAGATATCGATTCCAACCTAAATTGTTTTGTTATGAAACATATGGTACAGCAGAGCTATGGTCATTGTTATTAAAAGTAAATCATTGGACCAGTGTAACTCAGTTTGATGCCAAAACATTTAGAGCATTTAGACCAACAATTTTTGAAGTAATTAATGATATATTGGTTCGATCTGCTGATGATATTAATGATAATGAAGTATTGATTGGAAGATAAAAAAATAAAGGGAATGGTAAATTTACCATTCCCTTTATTTTTATTCTTCAGCTAAGATCTGGAAACATCGATCGAGTTTATCTCGTAGTTTTACATACTCAGCATCAACTTCTTTTGTACGCATATATACCAGAGAAGATTCTAATAACTCTTTAAGTTTATCTTGGTCTTTTTTGAGTTTTTCTAACTCATTAGCCTTTTTATTTACCCCCTGTATTTTGTCGCGAAAAGAGTTTTGTTCTCTTTGAATATCCTGATTAGTTTTAAATATACGATCATTTCCAGATACTAAAATATCATCAAATACCTGAGCATTTCCACATACTCGAGCATTTCCAGATACATCAGCACATCCACATACTAAAGCATCTCCATATACATCAGCATCTCCATATACATCAGCATCTCCATATACTTCGGCATTTCCATATACTCGAGCATTTCCAAATACATCGGTATATCCGTGTACCTGAGCATTTCCATATACTCGAGCATTTCCATGTATATCAGCATTTCCAAATATTCGAGCATTTTCATATACTCTAGCATCTCCAATTACCGTAGCATTTCCATATACCCAACAATCTCCATCATGAGAAAGATTATCTTCTTTCTCAATATATCCACCAAGATCACCCTTCTTAACATCACCGAAATCTCTCAGTGCACGAATACGATAAAAAATGATGTTATCAGGGAATTCCATAGTCTCGTTAGTCAGTTCATATTTTTTCATAATATTTCCTTTCTGGTTTATGAAGTTTTCCTTCTTTATTTAGATTATAATATATAATTATAATTTTTAATTTTACGAAAAAAAATGATATGGAGATAAAATTAATTATCCCCATATCATTATTACTTTGTTAAACTAGAACTAAAATCAAATAGACTACTATCTTCTATTTCTTCTCGTTCAGTTGCGTTACGTTTACCTTTTTTATTCAATAAATCAACACCATCAAAATCAGATGCAAGACTATCTTCAGATAATGATTTCTCCATATAAATATCATCAATAAGTCTCATTCTATTATTCATCTCAAAAGGATGATTAAAATAACCTAGATCAGATACATTCTTATATCTAATTTTAACTCTTTTAAATGTTAAATAGTATTGTCCAGTTGATCTTTTCTTTTCAACATTGATAATACATACCCAGTCACAATTCTCTACGATCTCCCAGGCACTTCCTACGTTGGATCTACCTAAGAATCTTGCTAAATCTTCTTTATTGGACATCATAGCAGCATCAATAGTATTAGCTCCCGCTCTATTCAACTGGTGTGCAGTAACGACTGGAATATCATATTCTAACGCAATTGTTTTTAATTCATTAGTAATATTTTTTAACTCAGTTTTTTCTTCTTTAGAATATTCTGCAGGCTTAATACGCTTCAAATAGTCTAATACAAGTATAATAACTTCTTTACCATCATCTGCTAAATCATCGATTATTGTATAAATATCTGATGTATCAATACTTCTATTAGGGTAATATCTAATTACAATATCAATATCATTATCATCTGTTAATGATAATTCACCACTTTTTTTAATAAGATCAATAACTTGTTTAGGTGTTTTATCTCTGATATTTTCATCAGATATTGCCATATTGAATAAACGTTCAACCGTTTCGGCGATGTCATTTTCCATTGTTATCATTAATGCACAAGGTCGTTTTCCTGGTTTTTTAACCTGAATACCAGTATTATATTTTTTAGTGTCTCGTAATACTTTAAGTAACATACCAGATTTCCAACCACCAGGTAAGCCCATAAACGTATATAATCGACCACTCATAAATGCTGGAGATAGTATCTCATTTAATTTTTGAATTCCTGTTCGTATCTGTCTTGATGGATTTTTTAATTTTGTAACAATATCCATCACGTTACTTTCAAAGTTTTCATTAGATAATGAAAATTCATCACCAGAGTCTAAACTTTTTACTTTTCTTGTGTGATTGATAAAATCTGTACAAATATTGAATAGTTTATTATTAATTTCATAAAATGATTTATACTCACCAGAATCTAACCTTTCAACAGTATCATATATCGGATCTTTATATATCAATAAATAATAATACTGTAATCTATCTTCTACACTTTTATTTATATGACGAATTTCATCATAATTTATTTTCATGTATAATGGAAGATTTTCTATAATTTCATCATTATACTCATTCGATATATCTGTACGACAATAATTAATAATCATCTCATCATTTTCAAAGCCTTCAACTAGTTTAGCATTTAGTGCATTGATAATAAAATTTACTCTAGCATATGCCTGTTCATTATTTTCATATATTGAAACATCTAAAATATCAAATAACCGTCGCATATTTGTAAGTGATTTTCTGGTTATTTGAACAGATTTTTTAAAAATATATCCAATCATCATATTTAACATAGTAATGTCAAATTTGAATTGAAGTTTTAATTTATTTGGATCTTGTTGGTTTGTTTTATTTGTTTTAAATAACAAAATAACTCACTCTCCCTTATATCAAAATAATGTTTTTAAGGGGTTAACTTATTATTCTTTCTTTAATTTCATAATAAATGTATTATTTGTATCTTTATTAAATACAAAATCTTCTTCTAATACTACAGATGAAAATGGTATAATATATTTACCTTGTTTGATATATACCATAATAATATTAAATACTGAATCAAATTTCCCAGTTCTTTTATTATTTAGAGTGAATGTGATATTATCATCATCTTCTTCTTTTGTTACAGAAATTTGACTAGTTTTATTAACGATCCATTCATTTTCATTAATATGCCGAGAAGGATACTTTTTATCGAATAAGTACATTAAACTAAATTTTACAACATTATGCAAGTCAGTAAGTTTTGATAATGACTTATAATACGGGATCTGATCATTAATCATATCCCGTATTTCTTCAATTGTAAACTTACTATAATAATCTCTTTTAAAATAGTACGGAACTAAGCGAATATCTCTAATATCCATAACTATACTCCTTAAAAATTAATTTTCTGATATAAATAATTTCTCATTCGTGGAATAGAAATATCTTTATTATATTTTAATTTGATAAATCTAGATAATTTTTCTTCTGTTGAAACTCCTTTATCGAAGATAAAATCATAAGTTGTTAATAACATTTTGATTTTATCTTCCATTTCTTTTTTCTTTTGTTTTTCTCTACTATTATTATTTATAACGACTTTAATATATTTATATTTACTAAATACGTCATTAATTAAATTTGTCAATAATGTTGGATTTGGATAATCTTCTGGTATATTGAATATTATTCGAAGACGTTCAACATTTAAATTTTGAACCATCGAGATAATATAATTAATTTGTTGGTTTTCATCATTCTTATAAAATGATGAATTATAATCAATTAGCATAGTATTGTATAATGGTGCTAATTGATTTTCAATAAATTCTACTTCAAATTTAGAAGTTTCTGGTGTATATGCAACAATCATAAATCCTTTTGGCTCTTCCTCTCCGAATATCCATCGGCTATATGACCCTACATAATATATTCTATCTTTAATTTGTTGAGCCTTATGAATATGACCAAAGAATACCGGCCCTTTGCAAATATTTAATATTTCTTCACTTTTAAATATTGGTGCTTTATTATGAGTTACTTCAGACATTTGTGACTTAGCAACAAATGCAACTTCATTAAATAACCCATGTCCAAATACCATGTCATATGTTTGATTAAAATATTCTTTATAATATTCGTCCTTATTAGACATATACTCTTCTGGAATATATAACACATTGAAATTTGGAAATAATTCCTCAGTATCTACCGTGTCATAAATTTTAATATCTAAATTAGATGTAGATAAAAATTTCAATATATCCAATTGACGATTATCGTGAAAAGTTGTACCTTTTATAATTCTTAATTTTGCATTCTTTTTAATACAGATATCTGCTAATTTTTTAAGACATATAAATATATATTTAGTGTGATCAGAGTTCAATGATAATTTATTATCAAATAAATCTCCTGTAATAACCACATAATCAAGGATTTTTAAAGATTTTAAATATTTTAAAAATCCTTTATCCAATTCTTCTAATAAAGTTACTGCATCCATAGCTCCAGCATGGATATCTGATATAACCGCTCCAATATATGTTTTTTCACACATATATGTCACCGCTTTCATATTATTTTAAATGGTTTCATTCCATTTATCTTTATTGTTAATTGACTTATAAGAATGAAATAGATTGATTAATTCTTTTACAAAATCTATATAAGGGTTTAACTCTTCTCGTGTTAAATATTTTTCATCTCGGTTTCTATTATTGACTAGTAATATTCCAACCTGTTCTACTTCATATCCATTCTCTTCTAATAAGATACAATAAATTGCAAGTTGGAAAAACATACTAAGTCTAATCTTTTTTGATGTTTTAAAATCTAGTAAAGTTAATTTACCATTAATTTTTCCGTAGAAATCTAATGTACCACCAACTAAATCTGAACTGAATGATTTTTCTAATAATATTGGTTCTACATCATTTGTGTTATACCATACTTTAAATGAATTGAAATATGATGAAACTAATTTTGTTGGAAATTCTCCATCCGGAACATAGATAATTAATGATTTTTCTAAATACGCATTAATTAACCAATGAATTAATGTCCCTAATCTTGCAGACTCATTAACTACTTCATCTACATCAAGATTTCTAAATCCTAAATAATTTGCCCAATAAACCAATGCTGGTTTATTTAATAATTTTAATACAGTAGTCGCAGAAGGTACTTCAATACCTTTTTTATTATAATATCGTGTATGTGTACTTTTATTACTCATTTTTTTAACACCCCACATTTAATTATTTTATTGTGGACTCACTAATATAATATATAATTGAAATATTTATTAAAAAAATAAAGGGTATGTATGAAACATACCCTTTATTAGTTATTTTAGTTAGTTTGAATTAACTTAAAAGTGACATCCTTATCACCAAATTCAGTATCGGTGACATGGAAATTCATGATAGGCCAATCCTGCATATATTCTAAATTAAATCTTTGACATAATGCATAATTCATTCCTAATAACAGAGGACCGCTGTTCTCAGTTACAAGCTTAATGATATGAAATCTACTAATATTCGGAATAATATTAAATTTAATCCAAATGTGCTTATTATCTAATGCATTTTCAATAATTTCAGGAGGACTAAAATAATTATCCATGTTTACAGTAGTTCTAGCAAAATCGTTGATGTTCATAATTAATGCTCCTTTATAATTATATTATTTATACTTTTTTAATATTTAAGTCATCAAATGTATATACTCTGTAATCTCCATCATTATCTGTAACGTATACTAGTTGTTCTATATCATCATATTTCGTCCATTCTTTATGGAATAAAGAATTTTCGTAATATATAATTCTACCATGCTCATCATATTTACATTTAGCCCAATAACCGTAACTATCTTTATATGATGTAAATTGATTCGTTAATGCTGCAATTTTATGATCATATTCCCACCAATGTTCTTCATACGTGTCATCATTATTCTGTTTACATTTCATATATAACGCATTTCCGATATTATCATTAATCATCCAAATTTCAACGCCTAAACTAAATTTACAATAACATTCATACCCATTATTATCAAATCTATACCATTCTTCATCACCAGTAATGATATTTTTATAATGAATTGTATCATAATTTTTATTAAGTTCTTTAAACCAACTTCCTTTGCTAAATAAAATTGCACTTACTGTATTATACATAATCTCCTCCTATTTACGTAATTTTAAATTTAGCGGTTTATTATTATACGAATAACATCTATATAATTTAATATGAAAGGATGTTTTCGTATGTCTGAAACTATGAATTATGGTGATTTATCAGTTGTTACTGAAGTTGGTAACTTTGGCTCTTTAAACATTGAAGATCCTACTGAAAAGAAAGTAAAGAAACGTAATAATGAGATGGGTGTTGATATGGATATTGATGAAATGATTCGTCAATCTATTGAACAGAATAAAAATTTATAATATGAAGGGGTAAGTTAATACTTACCCCTTCATATTATTTTTCTTGCGTCTAAACTCATATACGACATCGTCATCATGATCTAAAAATACATTAAAATTTTCATAATCACTCATATTTAAACGACGTATATTAAATAATCTTTCACATGCACATATTAATAGAAATCTATTATTATTGCAAAATTCCTTAATTGATGATTTAGAAACATATGCAAAATGCATTTTTACTTGAATTGTACCATCACCAAGAAATGTGAATGCTGGTATATTCATATTTGATTTATTTGGTTTTGGTATATTTGTTTTAAAATCAATAATATTATTCATAAAGTTTTACCTCTTGAGTTTTTCAGTTGCTTGTTTCTTCTTTTTGACAGCAGTTCCTTTACAACAACCATATTCTGCAACAATTGCTTCTGGAGTAGAATTAGCAAACCAGGACAATTCTTCTCTAGACATTGTATTAAAACTAGGAAACTTAACTCTACCTTTTCGATTTTGCTTAGGTTTATCAATAGGTTCTGGTGCTAGGTTAACGGGGACATTTTCAATAATTTCATGAAGTTCTGTTATTTCATTTGGTGATAAAATAATGGGGTCAGATATTGTATGTATTGTAGGTAATGGGGTATGTGTGGTTGGAGATTGAATAGACGATACGGGAATATTATATTCTTTTGTTAGTCCGATATCTACATTATAAATTGATTGGTTAGGAAAATATTTTTTAATATCTTCTTCAGATGCATCTATATTACCCATGAAAATGTCAAAAGCATAACATACTTCTCTCATTTTTGAATCGGATAATGATCCTAAATATGTATGTAGATGTTTTACAAAAATGGGAAATGCATAATCAATTAAAATTGTAGAATCGACTTTTTCTTCTAATTTGACTGGTACGCCATTTTTGTTTGGTCTTGTAGTAATTGGTGCAACAAATACTTTTCCATACGATGTATTGATTTCATTTAAAACTACTACAGGACGATTTTTTTGCATAAGAGGCCAGTCATCATTAGACTTTGGAATTTTTGCGAAAAATACTGATCCTTTCTTATAGGGATTTAGGTCTAACATGTTTAATTAAACTCCTTTCATAAATTATAGTAAATTATTTCTTTACTATTATTACTATAATATATATTTGAAATTTTTGATAAAACGATTGGATTATAGAAAAAAATAAGGGTAAATCTAATTAGATTTACCCTTATTTTTAATTACTGCACACCAAGTAAATTGCGTACTTTTGCTTTGTAACTGTATGCTGTGGATATCGCAACATTAAATTTGTTTGCAATATCATGTACGTCAGCATTAATAATCCACAGACGATCATCATCTGATAATGTAGAAATTTTCACATATCCTCTTTTATTAGGCTTAGTCCTATGACCTTCCTCAATAAGTTCATTCATGTTTTCATCTACAGTAAATACCTTAGATTTTTTAACAGTGAACGGCTTATCGATGTTGAAGAAATCAGAACTAATAGTTCCAGTTTCGATCAGCTTATATATATCAGATATCGGTAATCCTCTAATAGTACCGGTGATAATAATATCACGGTAATGTTTCTCATACTGATTCATACGAGAACTAAGCTGTTTAAATTTGAAACTTTTAATAACATCTTCACAACTCATGATATTACCCTCATTGATAATATCCATGATTGTTGTATAAGTCTGAGTCTTAATCAAAGGTTTATGATTAATCTTTTCCAGATTAATCATGACCTCAGGGTTTGGAAGGATTTCATGCTCAGAGATATCTGTGGGTTCGGGGCTGGTTTCAGGATTGGGGTCGTCAAAGATAGCTACGGGATCGGATGTGGATTCAGGTTCAAGGAGGGTTTCAGAATCAGGGACATTATCAGAATCACCAATAGTGACAATTACGGGGTCATTGTCAATAATACGTTGTTCCGTAACCATAAAAATATGCTCAGTATCGAACACTTCATCATTAATGTGGTCATCATCAGAAGTAATATTCATAGGTTCACTACTATCGATAAAGATGTTCTTAGGGCCTTCTGTTACATGAACATTATACTTCGTTCTGAAAGGGAAGTACTTATTCATATCTTCTTTGGAACCACCATTAAACATGATGTTTATTGCGTGTCTAACTTCAGTCATGATATTATCACTAATGTTACCAATGAATCGAGTTAAGTTATTAATATTCACTGGCATCATTCTTTCAACTGCGATTGTCGAAACGCAATCATCCTTTAACTTGCACTTAATACCATTCTTATCTTTTCTAGATGTAATAGGAGCAACCATAACTGCACCATCACTTAAAGCCACTGTACTGACTATAAGAACCGGACGACTTTTGTTATAGGTCATGACGTTGGTCTTGCCATATATCTTACAAAAATACACGTTGCCAACTTTGAAGGGATTAACGTCTAACATACTTTTTCCTTTCTGGTTTGTGAAGTTTTCCTTCTTCTTATTAAATGTTAATAATGATTGAGAAGGAACATAGAAAATATTCTAATATTCCTTCTTTATTATGATTATAATATATATTTGAAAGTGTTGACTTTACGATTTTAACGGGGAACATAGAAAATTATTATACATCTAACAACTATATAAAAATTCAAAAGAGTTTTTAATTATATATTATATACGTAAGAACGAAAAGAATAAATGTTCTTAAATATTATGAAAGGAAAATGATATCATGATTAATGTTTGCACAATCGGAATTGGTAACTGTGGTGGACAAATTGCGGATTTAGCTATGCAAAAATATAATATCAAAGGTGTAGCTATTAATTCTTCAGCGAATGATCTAGTTAATATTAAAAATGTAACTAAGATAGTGGTTGGTGACCAAACTGGTGCCGGTAAGAACAGAGAAGAAGCACGCAATTTTATTAAACTTCATATCAAGAGATTATTAGAACAGGAAAAATTTATTGATCATATTGAATCAAATGATGTAGTATTTGTCATCTCAAGTACAGGTGGCGGTACTGGTTCTGGTATGGCTCCTGTTATGGTAGATATTCTGAGTAGAAAATTTCAGAGTAAAAAATTTATTTTGATTGAAGTTTATCCTCCCATTGCTGAATCTGTAGCAGCACAACAAAATTCTTTAGATTATTTAAATGAAGTAAATAAGTTCTTGCCTAATGTAGTATATATGGCATATGACAATAATAAAAGAGCTAGTTTATCTTCACCAGAAATGATGAAATCTATTAATGAAGAAATTGTTGATGCTATTAGTGTACTACGAGGAGATTATCTATATCCCACCCCATATAATTCTATCGATGAAAAAGATATGTTAAGATTCTTTGAAACACCTGGTAGATTAGCATTATATATTCTATCTGATATTAAAGAAAAGGATTTTGATGATAGTACAATCGAAGATACACTTCTAAACGTGATTAAGAATGTATCTACAAATGTTGAACTCGATAGAGACAAGATTGTAAAACGAATGGGTGTTATTACTAATCTCAATGAAAAAATGAATGGTATGTTTAATGATAACATGCTAAAAATTAAAGAATTTATTGGAGAACCTGTTGAGGGTTATCAGCATACCTATATTGCTGGAAACGATGAGGCTCAACGTATCATGTTAATTGTATCAGGTCTATCTGTACCTGATGATAGATTAAAGAAGATTGTTCAAAGAATTGAAGAATCTGTAAGTGAACTTTCAAAAGTAAAAGAAAGTTCTATCTTAGGGAATATTACAACAGATAAAATTAAAGATCTAAGAATGTCAGAAAATAGTACATCTGATTTAGATCTAGATGATTTATTTAGTAGATATGATGACTAAACACAGGAGAAGTCATTATATATAAATTAATAATTTATTTTGGAGGAAAATTATAATGAAGAATTTTATTAAAGAAACATCTAAGATGAAGAAGATGAAGACTTCTGAGCTTGCAGCAATTATCGATGATCATCAGGAAGAAATGATTAACTTCTGTGTCAATGAAGGATTTAAGGTAAAGAATCAGAATATTATGAAGGAACTGCACAATCGTATGTTTAGTGAAAAGTTCCCTAAAGCTCTTAATAAGATTATTAAGGCAGGTAAAAAGAATGATGACCATAATGGTCTTAACATCGGTTTTGTTGTAATCATTGCAGGGTTTATTGAGAAGAACCATGCATCTGAAGATTTCAATGAAGATATGATGAGTAATTATTCTGATATTATTAATGAACTTCTGAAGTCTCGTGTTAAGAAGATTAAGAAGAAGGTTGATGTCGATGAGAATATTATCAAGGAACTGCTTCTAATCACTCCCGATGTTGAATATATCAGTAGTGAAAAGTTTGTTGGTATCTATTCTCAGAAGATGCTGAGAAAACTGTACATTATGGCTCAGAATAGAAATATTGGGCTAGAAAATACCGAACAGGTGACTAAGCTGTTCAAAGCTCTGTTTGGTAAGAAGCTACTTGATCTTATCGCAATTAATATTCTTCTTGAAAAGAAAGAATATATGAAGAATTTCAATGAAGATCAGATTAAGGTCTGGAATTTAATGTCTGCATTTGCTCTTGAATATATCAATAATGAAGATAAAGATCATATTATTGAACTTCTAGAGTATTATTGTGTGCGTCGTCGTGGTGATGCAAGTAAGAATCGTGATGCTGCTCGTAGAATCAATAAGACTATGATTACTGAAGAACAGTATCCTCGCCTAGCTAAGGCAATTAATAAGTTTGAAAAGAAGGGTAAGGAATCTTTAGTTAAGTTCCTGTAAACATTTTTAAAAGTATTTACATTTATAATACGGGTATAGATTTTTCTATACCCGTATTATTATTTTTTTATAAATAATATTTTATTAATTCATATACAAATATATAATTCGTAATATAAATGTATAATACGATAAATTAATAATTGTATGAGGTGTTAATATGCTAGTAATTTACAACGAAAGCAAGACTGAATGGCGTCACGCCAAGATTACTGACAGAATGTCTAAGCTAGTATGTTCCAGAGTACTAAAGGACACTAGCGTAAAGTTCCTAGACATTCTATATTCTAATGAATTATCTATGCCTGAATTGAAAGAATTTACCCAGATGACTGAACCTAAGGTTCTGTATACTGGTGACACTAATGTAAATTTCCAGAGAAAAGATCTAAAGCCCTTTATTTCTAAGACTGATCGAAACAATACTGACGTTCTATTAGTTACTGTAAATCTAAGAGGTAAGATTTTAAAGAATATCACTAATACTAAGGCAGCAGTTCTAAGCTATCTAATTGCTAAGGGTGAACTGACCTTTGCTGTTTCTTTACGAGATTTTGGTGATGGTTGTTCTTTTGAATTTACTCTACATGATTATACTCTAGTTAATGATACTACATATACTTTCACTAAGAGTGAAAATGGTTATACTCTAACTACTTCTACTGAAATTGTAGAAGATGTTATTATGAAGCCTACATATTCTATTAAGCGTTTCCGTCCTAACCGTGTAACTCATTTAGTATTTGTTATGGGTATGGATCAAAACGCATTCTATGATACTTATCAGTATGCAGATAAGCATGAGGTATGTATTTTTGAGTCTATGAGTGACCTTGAAGATAAGGTTGCTGAGTACTTTAAGAATGGTTATAGAGCAGCAACTCTATTCAATAATGACGATAATGTTGATAAGGAAGAATCTAGCTTCACTATTATCAATAACAAGTTCAAAACTATGAACGTATTATTAAATAACGGTAAGTTAGTCTTTATTCGATAACTAATGTATGTGTTGGTCCACAGCAGCCATATAGTTGCTGTTTAACATATATATTCATGATATAGCTAGAAAGTTGGTCCTTGACCCAGCTTTCTAGCTAATTTTTATTTTGTAAAATATTATATATTGAAATACAATGTTATAATAAACTAATAACGGAGGAATTTAATATGGCATCTTTGCTAGAACGATTAAGAGAAAAAGATAAGAAAGGTTTATTTAAACCCGCACAAGTTTCCGTTATGTATCCTACGGGATTTCTTCCTCTTGACTATAGAAATGGATATGTAGTCAAGGTCATGGATGACAAAGAAAATATTGTAGATAATTATAGTTCTGTCGGTATTGGTGGTGGTACATTCAATACCGTGATTGGTAAATCTGGTGTAGCAAAAACAACATTTGTTATTCAGAGTGCATATAATATTGTGAAGAATTTTAATGAAGATGCATTTGTTATGATCTTCGATATTGAACAAAGTTTAAATTATACACGTATTAAATCAATTACAAAAGCAAGTCAAGAACAACTTCAATCTAAAATTATTCTAAAACAAGAAAAGAATTATATTGAAGATATCTTTGATACGATTATTGCTATTGCAAATGATAAAGAAGCAAATAAAGCTTCCATGATGTATGAAACCGGTATTTATGATGAATTTAATCGTCCGATTAAAACATATTTACCCACAGTTATTGTAATTGACTCATTACCTATGTTAGCTAGTAAGAATGATGACCTTGAAATGAAAGGTCAAACATCTCAAGCACGTATGGCTCAGGTAATTAAGCAATTTTATACAAAACTTATGCCTGTAATTAAGACGTATAATATTACAGTATTTGTAATTAATCATGTTAACGCCAAGATTGAAATTAATCCATTCTCTAAAACACAATCTCAGATTATGTATTTGGGTGGAGATAAATCTATGCCTGGTGGTAATGCACCCTTGTATTTAGCACATAATGTATTTGAATTTATTTCTAGTACAAAGTTTAAAATGGATGATGATGGATTTGACGGATTTATGGTTAAAGTAAATATGTTAAAATCTAGATCCAATAAAGCAGGTCAAAGTGTTAATTTAATTTATAATCAAGTGTATGGTTTTGATCCTATTCTCACATTATATCAATTTGCTGATGATAATGGTTTACTTGATGGACGCAATCCATATAAATATTTTAAGAATAATAAAGATGTGAAATTTGATAGTCGTAAATTTAGAGATGCTTTTAATAATGATGAAGCAATTAGAGATGTATTAAAAGAAGCAACTCAATCATATTTAGAAGATATGTTAACAAACGCACAATTCGAATAAAATATATAGGGAGAGAGTGGTATGAAATCTTATTATCAGATTTTATTAAAGAGAAAAAAGAATAAAACTGATCTATTATTCTGGATTCTTCCCAATAAAATTGAATATAAAAATAAGATTGAATTAGAGGTATATATTAAAAAGAATTGTAATACATTAAAAAGTTATAAAGACATTAACAGTATAGTAGCAGTCGAAATAACTGAAAACCAGTATAATGAGTTTGTTGATAGTTATAAGAGTGCTAATATTGAAATAGATTTTATTACTCTAGATGAATCAGAGTAATTATTAAAGGAGAAGAGGATTAATTGGAAACACAAGAATTTTTAACTCAAGAAAATTATATGTTACGACGAGAAATAGAGAAACAAAATAGCAGATTAGAGATATATGAAGATATTATCTTTAATATGTTAAATATTAAATTTAAATTTGAACTTATGGATGAAGTTTCTGATGATCCTCAAATTATGATACACATTTGGCTACCTTCTACAAAATTAAAGATCAAACGATCTTTAGAAGATATTAGAGAGTTAATGTTGATGTCATTAAAATAAAAAGATTTTAAAGTATATATTATATCTATATAGAAGATAATAATTATCTTCTATATAGATATTAATTAAATCTTTATATTAAAGAAAGGTGAAAATGTATATATGAATAGTAAATATAAAGTAGTGACATTGTGTGGAAGTTCAAAATTCAAAGAAGAATTTATACAAGCACAAAGAGAGTTAACATTAAACGGCTATATTGTTATAAGTTTGGGATTATTTGGTCATGCTGAAGGTTATTATAATACTATAATAACTAAAGACGTGAAAAATATGTTAGATGATATGCATATGTGTAAAATAGATATGTCTGACATGATTTATGTAATTAATAAAAATGATTATATTGGTCATAGTACTCAGTCAGAAATAAATTATGCTAAATCAAAAGGAAAGAGTGTAGTATACATGTTTAATCATAATGACTAATATTATATTTTGAAAGGTGGGTAATATCGTGTCAACACTTAATTTGAAAGAAGCATTAGAAGAAAAAGAAAAAGAATTTCATGGAAAAGATGATTTATTCGGTATGACATTATTGACGAATGCTGGATATATTTCTTCGTCCAGAAGCATTATGTTTACATCACACCTCAGGCAGTTCGTTAACCTTGTTAATCCAGATCCACCTAAAGTATTTACAAATTATGAAAATCTTGTAGGTAAATATTCTACAGGATATTATAAAGCAGAGAGAGAATTAGAAGTTATTGATAAAATTCCTAAATTTGAAGATGGAATTAATGATGATCATTTATATTTATTATTTATGTATGATAAGAAAAATGATCACTATAGTATTATTGAAAAACGATGTGTTGAAGATCTCACAGAAAAGTATGGTTTTGCTTATAAAACTACTGGTATTGATGAAAAAGAGATCGGAGATACTATTGAAAAAGGTGAATTACTATACTCGACAACATCATATGACGATGATTTAAACTATATGTATGGTACCAATGTCAAAGTCATGTATGCTATTGATAATGATACTATTGAAGATGCAATTAAAGTATCTGAATCATTTGCTAAACGTATGGTGTCGAAGGAAGTTGAGACTATTAAGATTAGTCTTAACGACAACGATATACTTGCAAATATTTATGGTGATAACGATAACTATAAATCATTTCCCGATATTGGTGAAGATATTGTAAATAAAATTATTTGTGCAAAAAGACGAATCCATAATAACCAAATATTATATGACTTAAAAAAATCTAATCTTAGAAAAATTAATTTTAGTAACGACGTATTATTCTATAATAGTGGTAAAGTTGTAGATATTAATATTTATTGCAATAAACCTTTAGAAGAAATTGAAGACAATATTTTTAATCAACAGTTAAGAAAATATTTAATTTTACAAAAGAAATATCATAAAAAAGTTTATGATAGATGTAAAAAGATTTTAGATTCTGGATCTTCTTATTCTAATGATATTTCGTATTATTTTAAAAGAAGTAGAGAAATTCTTGATGATGATGTTAAATGGAGAGAAGAAACATCTATGTTTAGTCATATCGTCATTGAATTTCTTGTGGAAAGAGACTCACCTCTAACAATAGGCCAGAAGATTTCAGGGCGTATGGGTTAATAATAGCTCCTATATACAGTGATGTATATAGAAAACTCCTTTAATTGCTGGGAACTTTGACCGGGTAATGCCGAAGACAATCAGCAGCCAAGCCTCATTTATATTAATAATTATTTATAATGAAAGGATGATAATTATTTATATAATAATTCCAAAAGATGAAGAAGAATTTAGAGCAATAACATATTCTGGAGTTAAAGAAGATTCATATATGATTAGTAATTATGGTAAGGTATTTAGTAAAATCAGTAATAGATATTTAACTGCATATACAGATACTAAAGGATATCAACGTGTAGTATTATCTCGCAATAATAAAAGGCCGACTAATTTTAAAGTACATAGATTAGTTGCTTGGGAATTTTGTCCAGGATACGATGAATTAACTGAAAGGGTTTATCCAAATCATAAAGATTCTAATAGACAATATAACTATTATGAAAATTTAGAATGGGTAACTTCTAGTGAAAATTCACGTCATGCTTTTAAAGATGGTATGCGTAGTGCTAAAAAAGGCACAAATCACTATGCTAATAAATATTCTCCAGAGTTAGTTTCACTAATTAAAAATCTATTAACTAAAGGATATAGTAGATTAGAAATTATGAATGAATTGGGTTATAATCAATGTAAAGATAACATAAGATTAGCAAATTTAATTCATGATATTAAACGAGGTAAAACTTGGAAAGATGAGGAAGGTTCAACGACTATCGAAAATAATGATGATATGTATGTAATAGATATATCATTATGAGTAGAGTACACTCAAGTGAGTGGAAACGGGGAGCATCTCCCTATATCAATATAGGGAGATGAAGATATAGTCTGGTCTTTATGGAAACATAAAGCAGTTCATAAGAGAACGGCATAAGAGTAACGATCTTATGTGAACATAAACGAATAAAGGTGTTGTCAGTAAGATTATTCCTGATGAAGAAATGCCATATACAGATTCAGGTGAACGAGTAGAATGTATCCTCAATGCCCTAGGTGTTGTCAACAGATTAAATAGTGCACAGATATTCGAAATATCAATCAATTTCATTTGTTCTAGAGTGGTTGAAAAAATTAAAACAATGACTACTCTTAAAGAAAAAGAGAAGTTACTATTTGATATTATTAAGAGATTTAATCCAGATCAATGTAAAAAACTAAAAGAGTATTATAGTGATTTAAAATTAAAAGATAAGAGAGAATTCTTCCAAAGCGTTATTGATGATGGTATTTATATTCATCAGCATGTATTTTGGGAAGGTGAATATATTTTTGATATTATTCGTAAGATATATGAAGACTATGATTGGATTAAACCAGTCGATGCATATATTAATAAATGGGGCAGAAAGATTAAAATCATGAAGCCAGTTATTATTGGTGATTTATACATGATTAAACTGAAGCAATCTTCTAAGAAAGGTTTCTCAGCAAGATCTACTGGTGCTATTTCTAGAAAAGGTGTTCCTGAAAAGTCTATTAGAAATAAGATTCATCAAGACCTATATTCTAGCACACCCATACGTATCGGAGATCAGGAAAATACGAATGCAACGATTGGTGTTCCTCCTGAAATGATTGCTCAACTGCATATGCACTATAGATCCAGTATCGCTGGTAGAAGAAATCTTGGTAAAGATCTTCTTAGTAATATGAAAAAGTTAAAATCTTTCTCTGATGATGATAAAGTAACAAACCGTAATGTTGAAATTCTACAAGCATATTTAAAAGCTATGGGTTATAGAATTGAATTCTTTGGTAATGATTATAATATTGATATCAAAACAGGATATCTAAATAGTTATGATACTAAAGATGGACTTATGATTTGTACAGATGATGAGTATAATGATTATAAACTCATGGAAAAAGTAAAACAGAAATATGAAGATAAGGTTTGTTTCATATCTACAGTCGATGAGTATAATGATATGATTCAAAAAGAATTTGAAAAAGCAAAAGATGAGCAAGATTATCTTGTAATTGATATTCAGGAATAATTAATACACATAAGAAGGTAATAGAAATGGGTTCTATTACCTTCTTATTATAAATATCGTAAAGTCAGATATTATAAGTATATATTATAATAGTAATATGAATAAATAAAGGGGATGAAAATATGTTGATAGTAGTATTAATGGTTGTTTTTATGATTGTATCTATGATGAATTCATCTAAGAAACCTGCATATATTATTGTGCCTAATAATGATTTTGTATGTTCCGATGATGAAGTTATTGCTGACAATGAGTATCTGGTAAATGATATTAAAGAAGAAATTCTGTATTATTTCAACAATAATAATCATAGAAGTCGTGAGATGATCGTTAATCTACTGTCAAAACTTCAGGAATATGATGATCCTGGAGAGTTTTTAGACAATAATCCACAAATATGTGGATATATATTTAATCGAGAAGTTGGGTAGATCAAAATGGAGGATAATTATGAAAACAGATAAATCTATGGGAAAGTTTGGTAGAGACATTAGTCGTTATAAGTTGAATTATAATGACGTATATGTCACTGTGTTTGACAAAACCACTGGTAGGCTTACTGAGTATAATAGGGAATTAGATATCATTAAATCTATGAGATTCCCTGATAAGGATGTTGATATTATTGATGATCCTTTATGGTTTGTCAATATTTATGGACCTGCTGATACTTTAGCTGTTAGATTTGACAGTAATGGTAATTGGTCTAGATTCATAGGTAGTAGACCTGGTGCTGTTGAGCATTCTAGTGGTATTCGGGAAGAATTTAAATATCATGATAATGGTCAGATTATGTTCCATAAAATCATTACTAAGGATACTGTATATAGTCGATTTTATAATGAAGATGGAACTTTAATCTATAATAAGGGAGAACGAAAGGAGAAATAAAAAATGGCAAGCAATAAAACTATCAAAAAGAGTACCTATGATAAAATTTTATCTATTATTGAAAGAATTGACGCAACAACTGTCGATGATGTTCTGAATGATGCTGAATACACAGAAAATCGGCAACATATGAAAAAGTTTGAAATCGAGAATGAAAATCATATCATTAATGGTATCATTAATGGTGTATCTAGAGATGATATTTTGAAAGAGATTCTGTTGATTAAAACCATTAGCAATATTGCTAATGCTAAACAGGATAAAGATCCTGTTGACGAAATGGAAAATGTAACCGATGAAATCTTCATGGTTAGTGAACAAAAGGTTGTTGAAACGGAGCCTGTAACAATAATTATCGGTAATGAGGAAATTGAAGAAGCTAGTGGGGTTATTGTTACTGATATAACCAATAATAAATCTTCCAACAATGAATTCAATCCTGAAGCAGATTATGGTACTGATAGACTCGAATATACTAAGATTATTCGGGAATTAACTATTGGCGATTTCAAGAAAGAAAATAAGGTAGCATTTGACAAAACTGGTTGGGGTACTGATGAATTTTTGAAAGAGGTATCTCGGAGAATTTATGAGTATGAGATTGCTCATAAATTAAAAGAACCTAAGGTTGAAGAAAAGAAGGAACCTGAACAGAAGCCTCAACTTAGATCTATTTGGGCTGAAGCTTTGGGTAGTTTACCTTGTTTTACCGTTAAGTAAAAATAGAGGGGATTTATTTCCCCTTTATTTTTTTTCTAAAAATATAAAAATTATTTGAATTATATATTATAATAGTATAAAAAGAAAGGAATGATTTTTTATGGATAAAACTAAATTGATAGCAACTTTAACAGCTATCTATGAAATGAGTTTACAAATAAATAAATTTGAAGAATTATCTACTACATTAGGTACGATTAAGATTAATAACATCATTAATATGTATAAGCATCATGAAGGCCCTATTATGGAAGAAGATATCGTAATTATGGGAACGATCATCAAGATATTACAAAATCTTTATAATAATTCTGGTGTAGAATCTCCTGTGACTGATGAAGATTATGATATCTTATATGAAATGTATATTATGTATACATTAAATAAAGATATTGTTGGTGCACCAGTCATTAAGCATGATGTAAAAATTGCAAACCATAATTATCCTGATTTAAGAGGAACTTTAGATAAAATTCATTTTCTTAGTAGAAAAGAAAAAGGAAATGATAAAAGAAAAAGTTTAGAAGAATGGGTTAATGGGTTAGAAAATAAATTAGGTAGAGAATTATTGGAATCTGAATTGAATGCAAAAATGTATCCTAAATTCGATGGAGTTTCCGTAATTTTTGAAGTAGATAAAAATGGTAATGTGATTAATGCACTCAGTAGAGGAGATACAAAAATAAATGAGGCAGTTGTATTGAATCACATTTTTGGTGCAATTAAATTCCCCACATATCCTAACTGGGATTCTAATTTTGGTATAAAGACTGAAGTTATTATGACATATAACAATTTTGAAAAGTTCTGTAAAAAATATGGTGATTTCAAATCTCCAAGAAGTGCAATTAGTTCTATTGTAAATACGGATGGTATTAATACAAACGTATTAAAATATGTATCGATTATTCCATTAAGAATCCAAAATTATGATACAAAAGAAATTGTTATTCCAGGGAAACCATTTATTGATTATCCTGTTATATCAGTTAATTTAAAAGATTATGATAATATAAAGCAATCCATTATTGATATGAAAGAATATATGCGAACTATGATGGATTGTCCAATTGATGGTGTGGTATTAGTATTAGATGATACAAATTTAAGAAAAGAATTAGGTCGAGATGATGCAATTAATAAATATGAAGTTGCATATAAATTAGTGCCTGATTCTAAGAAAGCCAAATTGATTGATGTTGAATTCTCTATTGGTGTATTAGGTGGTATTACACCAGTAGCAAAAATTGAACCAATTAAAATGGAAGGTAACACAATTAATAATGTGTCATTGGGATCTATCGATCGATGCGAATCTTTACATCTGAATAAAGGTGATGAAGTATTGATTCGATACAATATCGTACCATATTTATATGTAGATGATACATGTATAAAGGGTGATGGTGAACCTATTATTACACCAACTCATTGTGAATATTGTGGAGAGAAATTATGGAATGAGCCAATTTTAAGATGTGTCAATCCCGAATGTCCTAGTAGAGTAGTTGGTAAATTAGTCAATTATGTCACTAAAATGAATATTGAAAATATTTCAATCGGCATTATTAGTGAATTATTTAAACAAGGAATCCTGAAGTCTATCGAAGATTTATATCATCTAGATTATTATAAAACTAGAATTGTAAACTTAGATGGATTCGGTACTAAAAAATATAATAACATCATCAAAGGAATTAATAAACGAAAAGATGTGTTTGATTATGTTTTGTTAGGATCTTTAGGTATTCCTGATATTGGTCAGAGAATGTTTAAAAAGATTTTAAATAATTATACGATTGATGAATTAATTACATTATGTGAGAAAAATAAAGGACATAAATTAATTGAAATTGAAGGAATCAAAGAAACAACTGCGAATAAAGTTGTAGTTGGCATTCTTTCAAATGTTAAGTTAATACGATTCTTAATGAAAGAATTAAATGTTAAACATGACGGTACTGTATATAAAATGAAAGTATTATTCACACAGGTAAGAGATAAAGATTTTGAAAAATATTTAAAATCTATTGAAATTGAAGTGTGTAAATCATATACAAAAGATATCGATATTGTTATTTGTGAGAATAAGAATAAATCAACAGATAAGATTGATAAAGCAAAGAAAGATAATAAGATGATTCTCACATTAGAAGAAGCATATAAATATTTTAAGTATAAATAAAAACGAAGGTTATTATGATAATACTTGAATTAATATTTACTTTTTATGGGGTTGTATTTGGATCTTTATATGTCGGAATATCATTATATGATATTTTTGACATCATTTCTTATTTAATTATGATATTATAAAGGGGGAGTTATATCATGATATTTGAATTAATTGGATTATGCTTATTTATATTTGCATTTGTATATCTTTTATATACAATAAATACTACCAATTTTTGTGAATCGCTACAGCTAATTACAGTACTTAGAATTATCCTTATTTCAATACTAATATTGTTATCAGCATTTCTTATTTAATTATGATATTATGAAAAAAGGTTCATATTATGATAAATGAAGTAATATTTGAATTATGTATATGTATATTTAACTTATGGGTTGGTGGATATTGTTTATATGTAGTACTATTTGATATTTTATATATTTTCATAATATTTTATAATGGTATAATCGGTGATAATGGTAATGATCCAAAATCAATCGGTTTACGTAAACTGAACATTAACGCAGTTTTAATGCTTTTGGTATTAACAATTATCAATACTATATGATAACTATAAAAAGAGGTATACAATAATGCGATATGGTATACTTATTAGTGAAGTGATAATATCATTAATATACATTATAAGTATGATTAGATTTTTATTTAAATTAAATGGTAGAAGTATGTCAGATTCAGAAGCAGGTACTATTGCAACTTTAACAGTATCAACATTAATAATTATGATATTCATATTTATGACAATATGGTGATCAATATACAATTATCTATAGAAAAAATTAAAAGAAATTTCAAGTATATATTATAGTAGTATGTGACAGGGAAAAATAAAAAGTTATTTCTCTGTTAACATAAAAGTAAGTTCCACTTATATTTAAACATTAATGGAGGTAATTAAAATGGCATCAGAAAATGCAAAGTTAATTGAGTTCAATGGTACTGCACAGGAAAAGGCAGACCTCGAAAGAATTGCAAATGACTGTCAGGCAATTCTAGAAAAAGAGCATTCTATTAAGATTAGCCTAGCAAAGGCAATCCCCACTATTGTATATGAGTTCATTTACTCTGCTGCAAAGTTCCTTGAACAGAATAGAGACAAGGACTCTGACAGAGTTGTTAATCTAATGAACTTAATTGAAATGGGTATCACTTATCGTGAGTCTCCTGACGATAGTGAAAAGGGTGGTAATTTCACTCCCTTCCTTCAGCCCGGTACTATTCTGAAGACTATTATTAAGTCTGATGAACTAACTGAAGATGAAGACTAATATGTCTAAGAAATGGTATACTATACAATTATCTGCAAAACTCGATGATAGTGACATTAAAGCACTTAAGAGAGATCTATTTAAAGTTCTTGAAGAACAATTAGAAATTTCTACATGTGTTGCACTAGATATCGAATTAGAAGATGACCAAGATGATTAATTTCATCGGTTAATACGTATCTGATTGAGATTTTGTTGCAATTTAAAATACAACCTGAGATTAATATAGTCTCAGGTTGTATTTTTTTAAATTAATTTATTTAAATATGGAGGGTTATGTACAACATGAGAAAATTCTTACAAGCATATAATAACCCAAATGAAGATCAAATAAATTTTGATTTAATTAATCGAATAGAAGATGGTCAATTAGTTGATTATATTATCGATTGTTGTAAATCATTAGAGGTATTAGAATATATCAAATTCAAAGGATATGAACTAATTACCAATGAAGCTGACATTAATACATCAGAATATATTGACCAACGTGCAAGAGGAAAAAAAGAATCGAAATCAACAAAATACATGTATATGTATGATAATCGAAATGCTGAATTGAGATTAACATTTGATTTAAAATGTGGTGATGAGGAAGAAACTATCACTAAGAAAATTCTAATCCCAATTCCAGATGACGATGGATATTATACAGTAAAAGGAAATAAATATTTTCTGTTATGGCAAATTGTCGATAACTCCACTTATACTACAAAAAGTAGTTTAATTCTTAAAAGTATGATGCCAGTTATTATTAAAATGCAGAAATATACATCAGTTTCTACATCTGGTGAAGCATTTATGGCACCAACATATACCATTAATATCTTTAGAAAAGATATGGATATTATGTTATTTTATCTAGCAAATGGAGGAATTGTTTGGGCATTACAGTATTTCTCCATGGATAAAATTATGAATTTTACTTCAGAAGTAATTGATAATAAGAAGTATATTTACTTCCAAATTCATTCTAAATTATTTATTGAAGTAAATAGAGAATTCTTTATGAAGTACACATATGTTAAATCTGTAACGTTTATGATTTTAAAAATCATGTCTAACCGAGTTAGTATTGATGATTTATTTAATAAACATTATTGGATTGAAACAATTGGTGCTATCGGTACATCTAATAAGAATTCACAGTATGATAAAGGTCAAAAAACAATGACATTCTTTAATCGTATTATTGATGATACGACAAAAAGAATTTTAAAATTACACCCAATTCATACTAAGAGCATATATTCTATTATTAGATGGTTAGTACAAAATTTTGAGCCATTAAGAAGAAAAGATAATTTAGATTTAGGTAATAAACGATTACGATGCAATGAGTTAGCAATTAGCTCTTAATACTTTAATTGCGGGAAAATCCTTAGAGTTCAATATACTAAATTTATATAGTAATATATAAGTGGCTATGAGTAACTATCATAGGTATAGTAAAAATTATTGAAATTGGATAATCCGCAGCCAATCACCTATTATAATATTTATTAATTATATGATATACCATATGAGAGGAATGATTCATTGGAATTAAAAAATAATGTAAAATATAATATAATTCCAGGATTTACTAACTATATCATATATCCAAATGGGTTTATACAAGTAAGAAAAAATATCGGAAAATTTAATACTGGAGATTTTATAGATATCGATTATGATAATAATACTGTAAATTTATTTTCTGATAATTTACAAAAATTTGTAGTTGTTGATTTAATTAAATTAACATTATCAATATTTGTTGGTATTATAGATTTACCTGTAAAATATAAGAAAACCCTTACGGGATATCGGCAATTAAATTATATATTTGATCAAAAATATATAATTAAACATGATGACCATATTACTATTCTAGATAAAGTATTTAGACCAATACCAAATTTTACAAATTATTATATTAGTGAAGATGGTATGATATATAGTACTAAAATGAAAGCTTTTTTAAAGAAAAGTTTTAATAAAGTTGGATATTTAAGACTATCTTTAACTAATGATGATGGTGTTTATTTAGATAGATTAGTTCATCAATTAGTATATGAAACTTATATTGGAAAACTAATTGATGGTATGCACATTGATCATATTAACAATAATAAATTAGATAACCATAAATCTAATTTACGATTATTAAATGCAAAGGACAATGTTATAAAAAGTTTAAGACATCACAATATTTCAAGATGGACAGATGATCAAATAATTTACATATGTGAACAGATGTCCAAAGGAATACATGTTCGTGATATAGCTAAAGATTTAAATGTTTCTGAAAATGATTTCTTAGCATTTAGAGGCATGTGTGCTAAAATACGTAATAAAAAGCTATGGTCTCACTTATCAAATACGTATGATTTTAGTAATTATATAACAACTAAATGGAAGCCTGAAGATATAGAATTTATTTGTAAATCTATGAGTAACGGTGTTAAAGTATCGGAATTATATGATTATTATAATTTGATAAATAAAAATGAACAATCTACTTTTAAAACTATGTGTTATTCATTACGCAATCATAAAGTTTGGAAGAATATTTCTATGAAGTATAATTTTGATAAATATTAAAAAATTAATAAATAGGTGAAGGTTCAACGACTATTCCGAAAGGAAGTAGGGCTTAAGTGAGCTCGAAACGGGTATTGCTATTTTAAATAGTTAAGATATAGTCTGATCTCTATAGAAATATAGAGAAGTTCATAAGAGAACTGCATAAGATTAACGACCTTATGTGAACATAAATGATATTGCGTCTTTATTAACTAAAATCTTTTCAGAGAGGGTCAATCGTATCATTGCAATGGGTAATAAAGCCACTATGAAAAATGTAAAAGAGATATTTAAATTCAATGGTGATATTATTTTATCTCAATTACACTCGAGCGGCTTGTTGCGCTTCGATGACCGGGTTAACGACATGGATTTCTTCTTAAAGTTAAAGTTAACATCTAAAGGTCCGAATAGCTTAGGAAATAAGAACGACAATAATATCAGTGCCAAATATAGATCTATTCATCCATCTTATATTGGACGTATTGATCTTAATGTCTGCGGAACCTCAGATCCTGGTACATCATCATTAGCAACACCATTTTGTAAAACACATGGATTATATTTTAATGATGCTCATGAACCAGAAGAATTCAAATATAATTTTGATAAAGACATTGAAACCAATTTGTTAATGGATGATGAATGTTTAAATATTACATCTCCATTGGATAATTCCAAAGAGTATTATGATTATCTTTTAGATATTAATGATTCAAAACATAGTATTACTATGGATACGATCAAAAGATATCGAGAAGGATTATATTATATCGAAATTAATTTAGATACTGATGAAATTAAAATAATCGATTAATGATTTGGGTATATGGATTTATTATGATCCATATACCCAAATATTTTTTTAAAGTAGAAAATTATATAGTCGAAAACGTATGTATAATATTACGAAAGGTGGTAATTTATAATGGGGAATCCACCTATTAAAATCACTAGAACTTTATTAACATTTAAAACAATGACATTAAAATTACATGTTAAATTAAAAGCAGACAATGGAAAATTTACATTTCAGTTTCATAATGAAACCGAATATGGTAAAGATAGATATGTGTATGTGAATTGTGCAGCATTCATATCAATTGATGTTGTAGATAAAAATAATGATTTTGGATTCGATAAAACCAAATCATTACTCATAAATCAACATTCAATATTTCAAGTTATTATGTTCTTTAGACGATTGGTTAAAAACATGTATAAAAAAGATTTATTTGTCGTAAAAGGCGATGAACTTATACTTCACCAAGATGTTGCAGATGAAGCTAAAGAACTATTACAATTAGGAACGAATAGTGCTATTATCGGAATACCTGCTATAATATATGATGAAAATGAAACATCATATGAGGGTGTTAATTTATTTATTAATAAAACATCAAATGTTATTCCGTTAACATTTACAGAATTAGAAACTGTATTATATACATTAGAGAAGATTGATTTATATCAATATTCTCAATTATTATTAAATTATTATGTGTCGTATTATAAAGATGAAATCTTAAATAATAATCAATCTATAACTAATAGTTACAGACGAAATAAATTTGTTTGGGATAATAAAGAACCTGAAACAGTAACTGCTAATTTTTCTAAAGAAACAGAAGACATTATGAGTGGATTACCAAACTGAATTTGAATTATATATTATATTATTGACAATAATAGAAGGGTGGCAACTATCATGAAATGTAATGTATTTATTGGGACACAGCCTGTAATTATTATTGATGATGATTATTACAATGTAGATGTATTCTATGAAAATAAATCATTAAAGAAAAATGTTGCATATATCATTGATGATTATGTATATGTATATCGTGGTAAAGTAAAATCAAAAGATGATATTACTTTACCAGGTATTTATAAAATCAATGGTGAGTATGTATTTGAAGAACCTAAAAAGAAATATAAAGAAAAATACAGTGTAGATAACATCAATGAATTAAGTACTGATAGTATCTTTGAATCAATTGAATCTGCTAAAACTGCATTTATTGATTTAGATGATATTGAAATCATTAATAATAATTCCAGTAGTTATAAACCTATGATAACTGAAGATGATGACTTCTTAAAATATATCATTAAGAAAGCAATCATCGATAAAGATATTAACTTAAAAAATTATAAAAGCAGATTTGGTAATGAGTATAGTTTAAATAACATGAAATCTGCTTTAACGAAACCTACAAAAATGACTGTTCCTAATTTCTTAAGATGGTGTGAGATTTTAGGTTTGAAATTTGAGGTTAAGGTGTATGATGCAGGATTAGATAATATTAATCCTTTACCTGGCCCTATTGTTATAAACAGCGATGATTTACATTAAAGAAAGGGTTGGAGAACCTTGAAAATATTATATTTGCAATTAAAAAATTTTGCAACTATATACACAGCAATGAATAAAAGAGAGATAACGATTGATTTTACTCAATCACAAAATAGAATTATTTTATTTGTTGGGCCTAATGGATCTGGTAAGACAAGTATATTAAGTACGTTACATCCATTTGCATATTCGGGGAATATGGATGTTCGTGCTAATACAAATATCATTATGGACGGACATGATGGATTTAAAGAAATTCACATCCAATATAATGATACTATATATAAAATTCAGCACCATTATAAAAATAAAAAGACTGGTACAACTGTTAAATCTTTTATTCAAAAAAATGGCGTTGAATTAAATCCAAACGGTAATGTTAGTTCATTCAATGAAACAATTCAATTAGAGTTATCATTAGAATTAGATTTTCTGAGATTACTTAGATTAGGTTCTAATGTGTCTAATTTAATTGATATGAAGGCGACCGAAAGAAAAAATTTTACATCAGATTTATTGTCTGACATTAATGTGTATAATGAGTTATTTAAAAAGATTTCTGAAGATAACAGAGTATTACGAAGTATGATAAGAACTGTTAGTGATAAATTAACAAAGCTAAATGTAGTTGATGTTGACTTATTACAACAGGATATCGAAAGTACTGAATCTAAGTTAAAAATGTTATCTGAAAAGAAATCAATTATCCAACAAGATATTGGTTCAATTGAAGGAAAAATTGGTTTAATTATTCCTGAAGGTATTGATAAAATAAATAATTTACTAAGAGATTTAGAATCACGTAAAAGTTATTATTCGGAGGAAATTAAACGAAAAGAAAAAGAAGTTAATAAATATTGTGTTACAATATTTGGTACTCTTGAACACACAATACAATCAGCACAAAATGAATGTACTAGATTATCTGCTGATATTACTATGAATAATAATATGCTGACATTCTATAATGAAAAATTGAGTGATCTATATAATAAATTATCGGCAGTAGAAGATAAAGAAAAAATGTACACATCTGTTGTTGATTATCATCAAGTAATGGAAATGTATCGTATTATTCATGATAAAGTAGATGAGCAGGAGAAATTATTTAAAAATAATACTCCAATTTATACAAAAGATAATCTCATGGTATTATTGGGTATTCTAAAAGAGATGGATTTTATTGCAAATAAAATTTATGAATTCGACAATAAAATGATTGATAAAACAATTTCTTTAATTAGGGATGGAGTTAATATTACATCTTATGTAAATAAAGAAATTAAACGTATTGATCAAGAAATTTTGAAAATCACATCTCAATTTAAAAATAAAATAAATGATGATGAGTGTATTGTATTATTTAAGCCTAGTGATTGTGTGACAAATGACTGCCCGTATCTATTTCTATATGATATGTTATTTTCAAAAGATGATAATACGGAATCAAAAAGTTTAGAATCCTTAAAGAATGATAAAAATAAAATATATGATATGTTGGATATTGATACAAACATTGCTCATATATTTAGTTTAATATCATCTAATAATTATCTTATTGAAAAAGGCAATCTTCCATATTTTAAAGTGGATATTGTTTTAAAAAATATACAGGGTGGATTTCCTTCACTGTTTGATGAACGAGTCATTACTGATATGATTTCTCTTTCGGAAGAATATGATGATTATCTTAATAATAAGTCTAAATTAAAAGAATTATCTGCTGAAATTAAACTTATGAATAGTAATCAGTCGACAATTGATGCTATTATGAAAGAGAAAAATTCATTACATAATGATATTCATATGACAGAAACTGAAATTCATAAGTTAAAAGATACAATAGATGGTTTAAATGATGACCATAATCGATTCATTAATATGATTATCGAACTAGAACGGTATGAAGAATTATTATATGATAAACAAGCATTTGAAAAAGAGTATGATGATATCAATGTAGAGATTAAAAATATTCATACTAAGTTATCAAAGGTATCTGATCTAATTGGATCAAAAACAAAATTAGTAAATCAGTTAAAAGAAATTGATTGGGAATATGATAAATTAAATCAAAATCTTATGAATTTCATGTTTACTATGAAAGAGTTTGATAATCTATCAAAAGAACATGATCAATTAAATACTCAATTTGAAGAAATTGCTTTAATTAAAGAATCACTATCTTCTACGAAAGGTATTCCATTATTATTCATTCAACTATATTTAAAGAATACAAAAATGTATGTGAATGAATTATTGGAAATTGTATTTGATGGTGGTTTTGAAATTGATGATTTTGATATCACATCAACCGAATTTAATATCCCATATATTAAAAATAATATTAGGATTAATGATGTTGTATACGCATCGCAAGGTGAACGTAGTTTCTTATCATTAGCATTATCATTTGCACTAATAACTCAATCTATTAAAAAGTATAATATTCTTTTATTAGATGAAATTGATGCTACATTAGATACAAAGAATCGTGCAATGTTTTTAAATATATTAGAAAAACAAATGCAAATGATTGATAGTGAACAGGTTTTCCTTATCACACATAATAACATGTTTGATAATTACGATGTTGATATTATCCTAACAGGTACTAGTCCTGTACATTATACGAATGCCAACATTATCGAAATAAGATAATGGGAGGTGAGTATTTGATACGATCTATCATTATAACAATTATTGTATTTACACTTGGTTATAAGATTGCTAATTTATTTAGAAACCAACAGGATACTCAAATGGATGATGACTTATTTATGTATTTAGTTATTGCGAGTAGTGTTATGGTTGTATTAGCTTTCCAAGGTGCTAGAGTAGTAATTGATTTTATACAAAATTTATTATTTTAATTCATATAGGGAATCATTTGATTCCCTATATGAATATATTTTTTGAAAAGTTAATCCGTACTAAACATTAATGTAAATTTCTATTATTAAAAGGAAGTGAATGCTTATGGTTGTTAAACGACGATGTAAATAAAATTTTAAAAAGAAAGGATTTTTGATTTATTATGAATGTCAGATTTGTTAAGTTAGCGATTGCACTCGCAGTTATAATTGCTGCAATTCCAGTAGTTATGACAGAAAAGTCTTATGCCGTAGAGGTGCAAGATGAGATTGTCACTGAAACTAAAATTCAATACAGTGACGTTGATGAAAGCCATTGGGCATATGAAACAATCTCAGATTTAACAAACCGTGATATTGTTCATGGTTATAAGGATGGAGAATTTAAACCTGACGAGATTGTAACTAGAGTAGAACTTGCAAAGATTCTTGCAAATATAGCAGAATTATCAGTTGTTGATTTAGGAGTAAGTGCATTTGATGATGTCAATGAATCTAGTGTGATGTCTCCTTATGTTGAAGCAGTACGTCCATATTTAGGTAAGTGGAGAAATACTGAAACTGGTGATATGCTATTTATGCCAAATAAAAATGTTAAAAGATCAGATCTTATCACTACTGTATTAAAGATGAGAGGTGTTGATACTACTGGTATCGATACAGAGGTATTTGATTTATTCTTCACCGACTCTGATAAAATTAGTGATAAACAGAAACCATATATCGCATATGCTGTTAAAGAAGGATATATTGGTGGATTCTCTGATAGAACATTTAGAGGAGATGACTTTGTAACTCGAGCACAGTTATGTGTTATTCTAGATAGAGTGTTTAAAAACCCTATGAAAGAATATGTTGCAGATTATACGATCATGAATTATAATCCTCCTAAAGAACCTGAAGTACCTAAATATTCCTCCTATACTGCTGAGGATTTAGAAATTTTGGCACGAATTATGTATTGTGAAGCTGGCTCATATTGGATTACAGATGAACAGCAACTTATGTTTGGTAATGTTGTATTAAACAGAGTTGCATCTCCTGAATTTCCTAATACCGTTAGGGGTGTTGCCTATCAGAAGGGTCAGTACGCACCACATTTATTTAATAAATATACAGTTGATCAGAGAACCTATAATAATGCTAAAAAATTATTAGAAGGTTATCGTTGTATGCCTGAAAGTGTAGTTTTCCAAGCAAACTTTAGACAGGGTAGTGGTATTTGGAAAGCTGTACAAATTCCTCACTTAGGAACAACTTATTTCTGTTATTCTAATCGCATGAGTTTATATCAGTGATTTTTATATATAATAAAGATAGAGAATAGTATTTACTATTCTCTATCTTTATATTTTTTCGTAAAATTAAAGATTATAAATATATATTATAATATAAATACATAAAGAAAGGATATATTAGTACCATGATAAACAAAAAATATGAATTGACTAACAATACCATCACTATTTCCGATAAAACTCTGTATCAAATTCGTGCTCTTCATGATATTCCCAGATGGAATGTTACGAAGGGTGATTTTGGTGGATATATTGAGAAAGAAGAAAATCTTTCTCATGATGGAGATTGTTGGGTATCTGGAAATGCTCAGGTATATGGGGATGCTCAGGTATATGGAAATGCTCGGGTATCTGGAAATGCTTGGGTATCTGGAAATGCTCAGGTATATGGAGATGCTTGGGTATCTGGAAATGTTTGGGTATCTGGAAATGCTCAGGTATATGGGGATGCTCAGGTATCTGGATATGTTTGGGTATCTGGAAATGCTCGGGTATCTGAAAATGCTAATATTACTAAAATATCTGATATTTTAGTAATTGGACCTATTGGTTCTAGAAATGATTATACTACATTTTATAATATCAATGATAATATTGGTGTTGTTTGTGGATATTTCAATGGAACTATTGATGAGTTTGAAACCGCTGTGAACAATAATCATGGCAGTAATATTTTTGCTAAAGAATATAACATCGCAATTTCTTTAGCAAAAATTAAATTACATAATAATTAATTTTTAAAGGAGAAAACTATCATGGCTGAAGCAAAAAAGATGAATCTGAAGGCAGTTGACACCATGCTTTGTTGGATGATGTCCGAAGGAGTAAATGTTGATCAAGTTGATATTTTCTATCGACATAATCGTGATGCTGAATTGAAAGCATTACATACCGTACACAACGACTTCCTGAGTATGGATCAGGCTATTCCCGACTTTATTCTTCGGGAGTATGGTAAGTCTCCTGTTGGTATGTTTCAGGTGAAATATACTGGTTCTGGAAGTTTATTTGGTAGAATTATTCTGGATGCAGAAAGATCCAGATATGTTACTCCTAAGCAGGAAAAGAGAAAGAGAGTAAAGGGTGAATATAAGAGAATGAAAGGCATTCTCGATAATTATAATACTCCTAAAAGAGAAAAGTGGGAAACCGCAGAATGTATTGGAACTATTGTTGAAGAATAATCAATAATTAAAAATACAGAGGATTAATATCCTCTGTATTTTTTTAATCGTAAAGTCAACACTTTCAAATATATATTATAATCATAATAAAGAAGGAAATAATTAGAATATTTTCTATGATCCTTCTCAATCATTATTATTTAATAAGAAGAAGGAAAACTTCACAAACCAGAAAGGTAACATCATGAAAAAGAATAAGTCTCAGAATCAGCATCCTTGTATGTATTGCTCTGATGCCATGTGTAAGTTTATGGTATTGGGTGTAATAGTGTTTATAATAAGCACAATTTTCCTTGGCTATTGGATGGTTTCTAATCTTGATCAGGTAGATACTGTCTATAAGTCTCATTTCGTCCGTTGTCTTGATGATGGTAATCAGGATGCCATGAACACCTATTATCAGGACCATGTTAGCAAGGATGATTACTGCTTTGATACTAAGGCTAATATTAGTCTTTGTTGTATGAAATATGGCCTGGATGAAAGCTTTGTTGAAGAAATGTATTTTGAGAGTTGCTATTATGGTGATTTTCAGAAATTCTTTGATGAAGTTTTAAGACCGTTCTATATTACATAATCAAGTGTTCACATAGTATCATACATATGGAATGAATCAGCTCGTATTATAGTATCAGAACGTCAAAATGAATCAACCCATGTTATAGTATCTAGGATAAGGAATGAATCAGTTCTTCAGATAGTATCATGTGGCAACAATGAATCAATCTAAAAAATTGTATCAGGGATTCCTAATGAATCAACTTTACATAGAGTATCACAGTATCAAAATGAATCAAGGACGCTCATAGTATCATCCGGGAAAAATAAAAAAAGACAGATAGAAAATTTTCTATCTGTCTTTTTTATATTTAATCATCATCAGGAAGGAAATATTCAATTACATTATACATACGTCCTTTTGCATCAGTTGCATAATTGCCATCATCACTAAATTTCATTCTACCAGCATCTCGTTTACTAGGTAAAGGATAATCATATAGTTGTTTACCAGTTTTAGTTAGTGCAACAAATTCCCACTCACCAGTGTCAATACATTTTTTTACATGTAATTTAACATCATCATTTTCATATTCAATATATTTAGATCCTTCAGAACTTCGATAAGGATTCTCATCACTATCAAGTCTATCCATCATAAACTTAGTGTACTTATCATCATCTTCCTCATCAATATAGTCATTAGAAGATAATAATGAAGGATTATCTGGATCAATACCATTATTAGAAATTGTAGAAATGAAGTCAGTTCTACCATGATTTAAAATATTACGTAGATATGCAGATGCTAGATACTCAGGACTATTTGTACCATTATCTTTCTGCTTATCTTTTGCTTCTGCTTTCATTTTCAGATCAGCAATTGTTTTCTTTACAGAAGTGATTTCTTTTAGAATATTTAGTTTATTTTGTTTAGATGTAAGAATTAGTTCTGTTAAATCATTGGTGTATTTAGAAACACCTCTAACCTTACTACCTTTTAATTGACTTAAATCTTTTTCTAATCCTTTACCAAATTTAGAAGTTTCATCTAATAAATTATATAATAATGCTAATTCATCAGCAAATTCCTTTTTAAAATCATTATTATCTTTTTTATTCTTTTTATAATTTTTCTTTTGTTCACCAATAATAGATTCATCTAATTCTTCTTCTTCAAGTTCTCTCATAATTAAATCAACATCTAATAATGATTCTTCATCAATTTCTTGACGAGTTTTTCCTTCTTCGTTGATTTCGTCTTCATCATCAAATGCACCAATTAATAATGATTTCTTTTTCTTTTTATTCTTTTTCGGTTTTTCTTTTTTAGTAGTTGCAATTTCACTAATAACTAATGATCCTGATTCAATATCATCAATCTTTTGTTTCTTTACTGAAAAGTTACTAAGAGCTTTCATTTCATCTAAAATAGATTGACGTGAGTCTTCAGTAACAATATCAATTACATAATAACCTTCATTGTTGCTCATTTTAAAATTCCTCCTCACATTATTCTATTACATATGTGTTTAAAGGGTGAATTTATATCAAAATAATTAAGCACAATAAAATAACGAATATAACTATGAAAGGAGAGTATATATTATGAAATGTGTACCTCAGGTTTTAGATATTAAAGCAAAAGCAAAGATTATGTTTCGGTTAACATTATCCACTACTTATGAAAAGCGTTCTGCTGATATTCATATTGGTGATTTTATTGATGGTCTAATTTATCAAGATGGTGATAATCTAAAGGAAGTAAGTGGTGTTGTTAGAAGTATTAATACTTTTGAAAGATCACTTCCTCGTTCAGCTTATGGTTCTCCTGACTATATTTCTTTAAGAAATATTATTGAATCTATTACATTGGACGTTTCTGATAAATATAGTTCCGAACTATTAACTGTAGATATTGTGGACATTCGAAATTATGATATGGTTATTCATAATATATTAGAAATTAGAAATTTTGAAATTATTAATAAGAATTTAGTTCGTTTCTATTCTGAAACAAAGCCAATTGCATTTGTGTGGAACGATAAAGCATATCCTGTTGTGCCAGTTGAAACTATGGATTTTACATATATGGTAACAATTGATAGTATGCAAATGATCAACGTTCTTACTATTTTTGATGATTCTGGTTCTATTTATAAAAGAGTAATTAATGGGCCTGGTATGGATGTTGTTGATGAACGAGATGTTAGAGAAGATATGAAACATATTATGGGTATTTTTAAAACTCAATTCTTTAATAATTATAATGCAACAGATTTAACTGAAATGATTGGAAATATGGTATATACTCCTATTGTTAAAAATATTGATAATGTTGAAAGCTTTACTATGAATGGTATCACATATTATGTCGATGAACTTCCTAATGTTGAAGTAATGATTCCTAATAGAGATGCTGATGTACATAGAGAATCTACTGCAACTATGTATCCTTTTAAAATTATTGATAATAATTTCTGTATTTGTGTTCCCATTATCAATCATTTTACTGATGAAAATGGTGTATTATCTATGACTGTAAATGGTTATGAACAGTCTTGGATGGTCTGTCCTCATAAAAATAATAATCTTGACATTAAAGAAATTGTATCAGTGAATGTTTTAAATGGTTATAACGCTTCATTTAATACAAATACAGATTATTATGGGTTATATAATATTGACTTTAATAGAACTCATATGAATACATATCCTAATATTTATTATTCTAGTAAACATTCTAATATTTTAAATAATGGTATTATCTGTATTGCTTTTTCAGAAGATGGTGGTTGGACATACAAATACAGATTAGTATGTTTAGATGATTTAAAAGATAGACAATCTGATGAATCTGTTTATATTCCTAGAGCATATGTAGGAAATTATCCTGTTAGCGTTAACGAGAAACATCGTTTTGAATATAATGTGTATGTATTTGGTGAAGGTAATATTAAATTTAGTATTACATTAACTGATACAATTAAATAAATTAATTGTTGGAATAAGGATTTCCCCTTATTCCAACAATTTTAACATTTTATATTCTCAATAACATCTTAGTAACATAATATAATTAAACATCAATTTCAATTATATATTATATTTGTATGTAAGTATAAGCTAATAATTTTATAGGAGGATAATGAGTAATGAGACCAGAAGTAAAAGAAATTATCGATTCATATACCAATACATGTTATGTAATGGAAAATGAGATGGAAAGTGAGAAAAAATATAAAGAATTTATTATTCATATATTTAATCAACTTAGAGAAGGATTTGAAGTTAAAGAATTAAGAGAATGTCCAGTACATTTTAGATTTAAAGAGGATGGATATATTCATACATTACAATTAAGACATTTCTTAACGAATATTATCTTTTGGGAACCGCTTATTGTACTGGATTCAGTTAAACATCTTGATGAATCATTTATTATTGATCCAAAGAAAATTTCAGCGGGTTATATTAAAGCATATATTGACCAAAAAATTATTATTCCTTTTAGAAATAAGATTTCTAATAAGAAATTAAATATTATTATTCATGACCTTATTTTTAATCTGTCTAGAATTTCAACAGATTTTAATCCTATTTTAGGTATGAGTATGAGTATTGAATCTTTCATTAATGTAGCTAATAATAATGAAAGATTCAATGAAATTCTTCATACGAAGGTTGATCCTAGTTGGCAACCTAATGAAATTGAAGAATATCTTCATAAATTAATGCGTGAAGAAATTGAGATTTTGAAAAATGAAGAAAATGATCTTAAGCCTATGCTAAACGTTGGTGCAGGTATAAAGGATAAGCAACTGTTCGAATTTTCCGGAAATATTGGTCTTAAACCTAATATTTCTGGTGAAACAATTCCTATTCCTATTAATTCTAATTTAGTTGTTGGTGGTTTAAATACAATTAGTGGATATTTCATCGACAGTTTAGGAGGCAGGAAGTCCCTTATTATGAACAAAAGCAAAATGGGTCGAGGTTTAAACTTAGCTCCTATGTACAGTGATGTATATAGCAAACTCCTTTAATTGCTGGGAACTCTCAATTGAGACAATCAGCAGCCAAGCCTTATATTATATAAGGAAGGTTCAACGACTAGTCGAAAGACGTACACTCAAGTGAGTGGAAATGGGGAGCATCTCATTAGAGATGAAGATATAGTCTCATCTATATGGTGACATATAGCAGTTCATAAGAGAACGGCATAAGAGTAACGACCTTATGTGAAGATAAATGGAATCTGGTAAATTGTGTGCCCATTATGTCATATTGACATAATGAATTTTCTCTAATTGCGGGAAACTCCTTAGAGCTTATAATTACTAACTTATCATAGTGATATAGATAAGGGCGAAGGGTAATGCCTTAGGTATAGTAAAAAGATTATAAGATTGGACAATCCGCAGCGAAGCGTTTAAAAATATATTTAACAATTCACAATACTAATCGTTATTTTATATATTTCAATTATATATTATATTAATGAAAGGAAGTGATATTAATATGTTACTAATTGATATTTATATGAAAAGTCCTCTTTATGTAAATGGAATACAGTATTCAGATTATATAATCTCTACTAACGGTGAAATATATAGCATGTTAAGTAATAAACCATTATCTATCAGTAAATATAAAAAAGGATATATGTATGTTAATTTAAAACTTGGTGATAATACTAAAAAATGTAAAATTCATCGATTGGTTGCAATGACATTTATTCCTATTCCTAAAAAATATTTAGATAAAGGATTATCATATGATGATTTAGAAGTAAATCATTGTAATGGCGATAAGACTAATAATTGTGTTTATAATTTAGAATGGTGTACTCATAGTGAAAATATAAAACATGCTTTTGATAGTGGATTATGTGATAATAGATCAAATATTGGTGAAAATTGTAATTTTGCTAAAATTAATGACGAGACAGTATTAAAATGTTGTGAAATGTTATCTAATAATAAATCTATAAAAGAAATATCTGAGATATTAAATATTTCCGAAGATACTATATATCATATAAATAATCGTAATACATGGACACATATTTCAAAAAATTTTGAGTTTCCAAGATTAATGAATAAAGTTTCCAACGACTCAATTCATATGATATGTAAATTATTAGAGGAGAACAATTTAACAATTAGTCAAATTGCAAATATTGTTGGATGTAGTAGTAGATATGTTCGCAATATTAAAAATAGAGAAAGACGAACAGATATTTCAAATTATTATAAATTTTAAATATTTTTAAACGAACGTTCAACGACTAGTCGAAAGACGTACACTCAAGTGAGTGGAAATGGGAAACATTTTAGAAAAATCTAAAATGAAGATATAGTCTAGTCTACATAGAAATATGTAGCAGTTCATAAGAGAACGGCATAAGAGTAACGACCTTATGTGAATATAAACAGCCTTTGCCCGAAGATGTATGCTCTTAGTCTCTGATATTAGATTAAGAGAAAATAAAAAACACTGTAGATCAGTTCATCCAATTTGTCTTGAAATTAAAACTAAAAAGCATATGGACAGATTGATTGGTAGAATGTATAAATTACCACATGAAAGAAATTATAAAGTGTTAACTGAATCTGATACTCATATTATTGGTAAAAAGATTCTAGTTAAATCGCCTATTACATGTGCATCAAAGAAAGGTATTTGTGAATGTTGTTATGGTCCAATTAATTACCATACCAATTATGGTCTTGGTATTGGGTCTTTTGCTGGAGCTGTGATCACCGAACCCTTATCACAGAGAATCCTCTCAACAAAACATCTACTGACAACAACATCTGAGAAAATTGAATTTAGTGAAAAATTCAGTAAATTCTTTTCTCTTAATGCAAATGAAATTACTTTAAATATGTTAGATAGTGATGATGATAATTACGCTCTGTTAATCTTTAAAGATAATATCATTACTATGAGTGAATTAAATGAAGGTGAATTAAATTCTTTCGTCACAATGTTCCATGTTATAGATAATAATACTGGTGAGATCATGGAAATGAATGAAAAATCTATGAAAGAATTTTACATTACACCTGAATTAAAGAAACTAATGAAACATCCTAAAGGTGATCCTGAAATTTATGAAATTAATTTCAATGATATTGAAGATGAAAGTAGACTATTCTTAATTGAGATTGAAAATAGAGAATTAACTAGACCATTATATGACATCATGGGCTTACTTGACACTAGAGAAGGGCGTAGGAAATTAGGTATTGAAACTGTCAATGATTTAGTACAATCTATGATGGATCTAATGATTGAGTCTAGTATTGATATTATGAGTGTTCATGCAGAAGTACTACTAACACCTTTAATTCGTTCTATTTCTGATGTATTAGAACGACCTGATTTTACTAAATATAGTGCATTACAGGATACACAGATGTTAACAGTAAGTGGTGCATTAGAGAAACACCCGTCTGTATTAATTGGTCTATCTTTCCAATTCTTAGGAAGACAGTTACTATCTCCTCTAACATTCCGTAAGACTGGAACCTCTTTTGTTGATCCATTCTTTAAAGAAAAATTATGATATGAGGTGAATATTATGGATGATATTATTAATCAAATAATTAATGATGATTTTTCTATGGATGAATTATCTAGATTGGCGCGTTATGTTTTGGCTCAAATATATAGAAATTTATTGTCAACTGAGGGATTTTCTGATCATGTAAAGTTAATATGTGAACTTAGTGATGACCCAATGTTTGTTGATTTATTATTTGTGGATTATGATAGACATTGGGGTACTGGGATATTGCATTTAGATACGTATCATATTTAATATAAAATTTAATTATATATTATATTAATAGGTATAATGAAATAATTATACCTATTAATATAATAAAAATAAGAAAGGACGAATAATATGAGTAATATTTATGTAGATTTTGAAATGACGGGTCTTACTATGAAAGATAAGCCTATCAGTATTGGTGTTTATCTTGATAATGATAAAACATTTTATGCAGAATTCAATGATTATGATATCGAATCCTGTTCTGATTGGATTAAAGAAAATGTAATTACTAATCTAAAATATAATGAGTCTGAATCATGCTTATATTATATTGAAGATGGTTTTAGAATGAAAGGTAATACATATGAAATTGGTCGTGAACTATATCGATGGTTGAATATGAATTGTGAAATGCCTATCCAATTTGTTAGTGATGTTTGTCATTATGATTTTTGTCATTTTCTTGAATTATTTGGTGGTGCATTAAGTGATATCGTAAATGGATTTATTAATCCAGTTGCATATGATGTTAATGATAATCTTGCAATTATGAAATCATGTAGTAATGTGGAAGCATTTGATATCAATCGAGAAGAATTTTTAAAGGAACTTCTTGAAAATGAATTTGAAACTATATTTGATGATATACAAAAACATAATGCATTGTTTGATGCAAAAGTAATTCATTGGATTTACAATTGTACTGAATGGTGTAGAATTACTACCGATTTAGATATTTTAAATAAATCAAACATTGAGTAAATTTGGAGGAATAAACTATGGTGGTGTGTGGATTTCCTGGGATTGGTAAAAGTTATTATGTAAAAAATTATAATAACCGTAGTATTTGGGCAGATACTCATGATACTATGTTTAAAGTATACGATTCCGATAGTTCTTCTTATTCATGGATAGATAAAAATGACCATTCGAAAGGAAGACACCCTGATTTTCCGAATAATTATATTAAGCATATTAAGGCTGTCAATACAGATAATTCTTTAGTATTTGTATCTTCTCATAAAGAAGTAAGAGATGCATTAAAGGAAGCTAACATTCCTTATGTTATAGTATATCCTGATCTAGAAAAATGTTATAAGCATGAGTATATTGTGCTCCGTATTTATCGAAGAGAAAGAGCATATGAAGGTCTTACTGAAACACTTAGTAAGAATTGGAAAAAGTGGATTAAAGAAATCAATGACGATGAATATGGTATTAAGTTAACTATTAATCATAATATTTATTTAGATGATTTAATTTCTGATATTATTCATGTATATAATAATTATATGAAAGGGAAATGATTATGAGAACGTGTGCTACTTGTAGATTAAGGTATGTTTGTGCGGATGAGAATGAAAATTTCTGCAAAAATAATAATCTACGTTACTATGAACGTGATGAGTCTGTTATTGATGCAACGACTAGTGTACCACAAAACACTAATGAATCTGAGGATATTACTATGAATGATATTTTAGAAAAGATTAGAAATGATTTTTCATTAGATGAAGTTGGAGATATTCTAAAAACTGCATTATGTACAATGTATACTAAATTAAGAAAAGAAAAAGATTTTTATCATTATGATATGTATTGTATTGTATCAAGTATAGGTGCTGAAGACTATGATACAGAAGTACTATTTATAGACTCACCGACATATAGTGAAGATCATAGAAGTATATATAAAATTTAATAAAGGATGATTTCATGAATAAAATCATTGTACAACATTCAAGAATTTTAATTAATGATTATGACCTTGGCGATTGTCCTAAATTAGAAAAATATCTATCTATATGGGATAAACCTACGTTTAGTCTTATTCCTATGGGATATTTTTATGATTCAATAAAACGACAACTTCGCGTTCCTAGAGGAATAGATGTTTTATATGTTGAAAAACTATTAGATAGTACATCTATTATGGATTATTATCCTGATCCATATGATAAATGTAGTATTAAAACTAAAGTTTTCCCAAAAGATGATGTGCAGAGAAAATCAATTGCATATCTAGTTGGTCAACAGGGTTTTGAATACACATCGAAGTATAGTCAACTCGCATTAACTCTTGCAACAGGAGCAGGTAAGACATATGTAACTTGTGCAGCATCTCAATTCTTTAATACTAAAATTATGGTCATCACACCAATTGATAAAATTAAAAAACAATGGTATGAAACATTCATTAATATGACAGATGTTAATGATTTGCAGATATATGATATTGACTCATCATCTGCTATTAATCGGTTATATAGAATGAAGAAATTGCCTTATAAAGTTTATATTGTAAATCATGGTACATTAAATGCTTATGGTAAATCTCATGGATGGGATAGAGTCCATGAACTTTTTCAATTTCTTAAAATTGGTGTAAAAGTATTTGATGAAGCTCATTTAAATTTTGAAAATACGATGAGAATTGATTTAAATACAAATACGAAAAGAACGATTTATCTTACTGCAACATTTGAACGCTCCGATAATGAACAGAATAAATTGTTTAATCGATGCTTTAAAAATGTGATTAAATATGGAGAAATTCTTAAGAAAGATTTGCGTAAACATATCATGTTTTTAGGTGTTATGTATAATTCTAATCCAAGTATAGTTGATCAGGGTTCTATGCATACAGTACGAGGATGGAATAAAAATAAGTTTGCGGCATATCAATTACAGGATGATGAGTTTTTCAATGCATTATTATATGCTGTGAAGTATTTTATAACCTATGAAGGTAAAATTTTAATTCTATCAACGACAATAGAGTTAGTTGAAAAGATTACTGAATATATTAAAGATTATTTACCAGAATATAACGTAGCATCTTTACATTCAAAGCTTACTGATTTTGCAAAAGAACAGGCTATGAATGCTGATATTATTAGCACTACTCCTAAATCTGCTGGAACTGGTGTTGATATTAAAGGATTGCGAACCGTTATTATGACAGAAGCGTACTCGTCTAAAGTACAAGCAGATCAAATTCCTGGAAGATTAAGAGAGTATTCTGATTCAGACAATACATTTTATGTAGAATTAATTGATAGAGGATTTCCTTACGCATACACGATGTATACGAAAAGGCTTCCTGTATTTAAAAAGAAATGTAAAAAGATATTAACAATTGATTTAATGAATAAAAAGAATTGGAATAATGAATGAAGGTGATATTAATATATGCATACTGTATGTAAGTATTGTATAAGGCGATACTCATGTGATGTATATAAAAATATGTGTAGTAAAAATGTAATTTCACTAGATGACAAATATCTAGTATTCAACGTAATTATACCGATGAGTGAATATAATAATTTATGTTCAATTGATTTAACGTATAAATTTACATCTCCAATATTTGGAACTATCGATAAATACTTTTTAAATTAATTAGGAGGAAAATATTATGAAGATTGAAACGATGTTATGTAATAGCTGTAAACATACACATGTTTGTAAGTATCGTGGATTAATGCAAGATATGCATTCTAAGCTATCCAGTTTTAGTTATGAGGATCCAGAACATTTACTTTCAGTTGTATGTAAATGTAAGCATTATGACGCATATTTTTATAATACTACTTTGACTGGATCGACGTCTGCAGTCAGATCAACAGGAACTCTGACAAATGAGCCTTATACTGAGACTGTTTGTTTTGATAGCGCGTCTACAACTGGTAATGGTATTGACGGTATTACTAAACATTCGGAATTGACTGATACTGTAAAGGAATATCAGATGGTTGCTGAAAATACTAAAACCACTTATACTAATAAACTAGATCACGAATTGGATCATGATAAAGTACATAGTTTAGCTTATGAAAATGCAGTTTATGATCCTACAGATTCTAAGACAATTAAATCATTTATGGATTAATCGTTAATTTAAATATTATAATTATATATTATACTAGTAGATATAATGAAATATTATATCTACTAGTATAAATAAAAAATAAGAAAGGAAGTTAAATATTATGATCTTTAATAAAAACTATATGGAAGAAACCGATTGGTCTTTAATTATTGAATGTTCTGGAACAGATTATTTTATTGCTGAAGAAGCATATGGTGGACAAACTAAGGACGGTGTTATTTTAGATAGAGATTTGGATAAACGAATAAATATTATTAGAATTTATTTTCCTGAAGATGATACTGCAAAACATAAAAACTCCGATAGAGTTAAAGTATCATTTGATGGTAGAAAGAGAAAGAATGATCCATTCATTATACTACATTCGAATGGAGAAATGTCTAAGTTTAGTAATGATTGTAAAGATCAATTAAAAGATATTAATTCTAAACATATTAAATTAGTTGAAGAATTTGTTAATTATGCATGTGAAGAACTTCATGATTATTGTAGACAATATCGTGAACATCCAGAAAATATTAATATGGATAAATTAGATGAAAAATATGAGGAGTTTTTAAAACTAAAGGGTAATAAAAGAAGTGAACATAATAGAGAAAAGTTACTTAAATTAAGAGGTAAATATTAATGGATATTATATATACTGTACATATAAAAGAAATTGACCTTGTTTATTCTACAAATGATATTGATAAATTATTTGAATATATTCATGATCATATAGACCCATATACTAAATATAGTGATGTTAAAATATATGCTTTTACTGATAAACACATCATATCTCAATCAGTAGAAGAATTTAAAGATAGAATTCGAAGAAAAATGAAAGAGATTATCCCAACTAAAGATAAATTAGATTATATGATTAAATGTACTGATTCATGTGATATTGAATATTATGGTAATAGTATAAATGAATTAGTATTTAATTTTAATTGGGAGTCGCCTACTGAAAATATAGAATTTTTTACAACAATTAATCCACATGTACTTGATAATAATTATAAGTCAATTGATACTGGTACTTTAGTTACTACTAAACATAATGGTGGTAAATATATTGTAGTGGAAAATTTAAATAATATAATCGACAGTGCATTTGAATGTGATTCATATGTATTAGAAGGTATCAATGATGATGGTAAATATCATTATTATGATGGATCATTATCATATGTTGATGAGACATCTATATGTGTATGTGATAATCAAGATATTGAAGAAGGAACTTTTTTGTATTATATGAGAGAAGTTGCTTTAGGGAAGAGAAGATATCCAACACTAGAAGAATATAGATTATTAAAAGATGAAATGAGTAATATTTCTGATAATAGTTGGAAAACTCTTGATTGGGCTACAGATGATGCATTAATTTAAATTTTATCATTTATGGATTAATCGTTAAGTTAAAGATTATAAATATATATTATATAAGTATATACGAATATGTATATAGATTTATAATTAATTATTGGAGGAATAAAAAATGGCTACGAACACTACAAGACGAACTTTCCAGCACAAGGAAACTATCTCTATTAATAGAGAACAGTTTAAAAAAGTGGTTTATAACGACAGTTTATCTAAGAAAGAATTAAGAGTATTTTTACATCTTATGACATTCTTAGATGGCTACAACTACAAGGAGATTTCTAAAAAGAATATTGCAGAAGATCTCCAAATGAGTAAAGATGATGTTGATAATGCATTGAAGGAATTGGGGTTTGAACAGATCATTGAGAAAGGATCTTCCGAACACACTGAAAAGGGTTATAAATTTACATTCTAAAGGTGGAATGTTAGATGAAATGCGAAAACTGTATATTATATAAGAATTGCAGTAAGCGAAAAACATTGTCATGGTTAAAGAAAATGATTTGTAAAGATTATAAACCGGTAAACAAATCAAATCTACCGCCATGGATGAAAGATCTATAAATGATCAATATTAGTAACATAACATTTTAAAATAGTATCTTGCAAAAATGTTAGTTTTGGGAATACTCCTGAAAGTCTTCAAATTATTTAAGGAGGCCAAGCTAACTATGCTGGATAACAAGGAAAAAGAATTTGATATTATTAGAAATAATGATGACGAGATTGATGATATCCCATTAGATGGTACAACAATGGGATTTGAGTATTAAGTAATTAAAAAAAGACTAGTAGATAATCGCAACTGATTATCTACTAGTCTTATTATTTTATTTCTTATGCTTATTATTTTTTTTATAATTATAGTTGTTATTAGTATTCTTCTGAGTAGTAGGGACATTTTCTTCCATTACCTGCTCATCGGAGGTTTCAGGTTCTTCAACTTTAACCTCTTCCACTACTTCTTCAACAACCTCTTCTACTGTTTCTTCAACCTTTACTTCTTCAACCTGTTCCTTTTCTTGCTTTTCACTATCTGCAAGAACACTAGAAACAGTTAGTAAAGTCTCAGCACCATTATCTGCAACCTCAACTACTTTAACACCAGCAGTTAGCATTTTAATAATAACGCCGATATCTTCATAGTAAGGGGTAAGTACAGGACCATTAATAAATCCATGGACTTTAATCATACCAGTACTTAAAATTTTAATACGCTTCTTATTGGTCTTCATTGTAGTACATCCTTTCATATTGATATATTAATCATTAAAAATTTTCAAATTCATCGAAGTCATCAATCATAAAATTTTCATTACAGTTATCAGGATAAGTGATATTATCCTTAGCATCAGATAGATCGTCACGATCATTCATATCAACATCTTCAACTTCAGGTTCAAATGTACTATCGAAATCTAAATCTTCAGCTAAATACTCACCGTCATAATATACATCTTCAATTTCTGCTTCTAGTAGTTCGTCATCAGTAGAAGATTCTGATACCTCTTCCTCAACAGAAGACTCATTAACATCTTCACCATCAACGTCACCAGGGATAAAGTTTTCAATCATTTGAGAAATATCCATAGTAGATACATCACCATCTACAGGGGGAATAGCATCAACTAATTTCTTAATTTCAGGATCATTCTCAACACCGATCATTCGTACTTCAGGGTTATCTAAAAAAGCAGACTTGATATCATCGATATCATTCTCAATAACAGCATATGCAGTTGCTTCTAGAGCAGAAGTAAACTCATTATCTTTATTAATATATCTCTTTAAATCATTTAGCATAGTAAGGATACTCCTTTCATGTACATTATTATATGAATGTTTTTTAGACGTGCATATAATTATTAATAATGCTACGTATAATATATAATACCATAGGAATTTTTATAAAAATATCAAATGTATACCGTAATCTAAAATGCTTTAATCTATCTATATCAATATTATAAATATTATCATCATTTATAAAATATGATATGAACAGTTCATCTAAAATATCAGTTCCATGAGGAATTTGTTTTTGTTGAATTAAATTGATTATATTATCTGAAATATACTCTTGATCACCAACATCCATAAAATATACTGAACGAACATTATCTAATTTATTATAATAAAAAAATATAGAGTTCTGATATGTTATAGATGTAGTAATATATCGAATATATTCTAAATTATCTATGTTCCGAGTTTCTATTGTACGATAAATTGATTCATCATATAGTATTGGGAATTGAATTCCATAATCCTCATTTGTCAATACCAATGAATCATAATCATCATCTTTATAAAATATATGATTATTCATAATAAAATGAGATAAGAATTGATCATAAATTATATTATTATCATAAGAAAAAATAAAACTATTAAATTTTTTACTATAGAACAGGGTCTTATATCTATCAGATATTAGTGTGCATACTTTCTCTAATTCTTGGATAAGTATATAAGAATCTTCTTCAATAATACATTTATCATCAGTTCCAATATTGTTGAAATTACATACGTATTTTTCAAATACTTGATGATCTAATAAATCATGTTCATCTGTATCTAATGAACGTAATGTAAATCCTATTCTATAAAAGTTATTACTTTTAATAGTATCATATTCAATATTTGTTACCATAAACAGGTAGTCTTTATCTAAATATGATACATGGAACATATCATTTGGTAAAGGCTTAACTGTATTTGGAAGAATAATACCTTCACCATCATAACTACTCGTTAAACCTTCCTCTTCTTCAGCAAGATCTAATTTTATTTGATCAATTCCATAAATTGGAAAGTCTTTAATTAACTGATATTTTAGAGGCGAATTTGGACCTAGGATATTATCTACGTTTAATAATCCTGTATCAGTAATACTATTAACATTATTAATATGATAATATGTAACAAATGTTGGTGTATTATCTAAAAAAATAGTATATTGAGATTCTAATCTTTGTTCATATTTAAAAATATTATCATTAATAAATTTTTTATCACTGATTATCTGTCCCAAAAACCTCACCACCTATTTATTCATTTTAATTAATTGTTAACGGGACGATAAAAAATATAACATTAAGATAAAGAAGACTACTCACTTCTTTATTTTTTTTTCTTTCGGTTTTCTTCATTGTTCGTTTTATTCCTCCATAATATATCCCTTAAGACTGGTTGCTCATCCAGTCTTAAGGGATCGTTTTTTTGATTAAATTAATGGAGGATTTTGGAACACCAAAATCTTTTTCTTTTGAATTATAAAATAATTTAATACTGTTAACCCAGGGTTTTAATTCTTTATTTAACTTATGATAAAAATATGGTTCATGATCACTATCTGAATACATCTCAATATGTATATTGTCACCAATCAACCCATTACCAATAAAATATTTTAATGGTAATAAAAATGAACTATCGCACGATGCAATGTATATATGGTTCTTTTTTTTCTCATTTTTAATATGATAATATACACCAAGTATATCAAAAATTCCTTCAGCAATATGGATATATATTGGTTCAGAAGAAACTATATCAATCTGATTTGGGATTGTATAAAACTTCTTAGATGTATCCAATGTTGGTATAATTGAATATTTATTATATCTGAATTTATTTTTATTGGTAATATCCCGATATATTATATGCCCATTATCTACTGTTAAAAAACCAACATACTCATCATTTAATAAATTTGCAACGTCTGAATTACATGTTAATTCATTGATATTATTTTTTACCAATAATTGCTCAAGACTGAATATAGTTTTCAACTGAACTAATTCATCTGTAGTAAACTGTCGCCCTAGTCTATTTTCAATATATAGTTTTTTATCTTTATTATTTTTTGTATTTAATGGAATAGGAACTTTTAATGATAATTTATTATCTTTTATTTTTAATGACTTTGCTGATTTATGACTAATCGATTTATTCAATGATAATAAACTACTATTTAATGATAGATCATTAATTTCAAAAGTTCTTAATACTTGAGGGGTTATAATACCTGATACACCACAGTTAAAGCAATTGTACAACATAGGTATATCAGAATTTATATTAGTTTGCACATAAAATCTTGTCTTTCGTGGGTCTTTTTTAGAATCTCCACAAAATGCACATCGTAATGCAATCTGATTATGATTAACTCGATGAGCATATGGTAAGCTTAATAATTTATCAACAATTTCTACTTTAGTTTCATATTCATTCACATTTGACAACCTTCCTCATCCATATTATGAATTAACTCATAACTTTCATCATCACCATAAGGCTCAAATAATCTATTAAATACATCTTCAGAAATAATAACAAATACATTTTCTTCAGATGTTCGTAAAATATAATCATTCATATATAACTGATGAACTACTTTGTTCTTATCAATAATATGACCAGCTTTTACAGTCTTTCTAGGTGAATGGATACCATTATTAATAATAGTTGCAGAACCAACCCATTCTTTAATTTCTCTGTCATTCACATGTTTATACTGCATATATTCTAATGTCTTATATTTACTAAAACATGTTTTTGGAATCATGCTGAACTCACTGTTATTATCTTCGTAACTTTCAAAATCACTAATTAGTTTAATGATCATATTTTTAGTTGTGTCAGAAAACTTATTAAACGTGTAATATGTAGTATAATTATTTTTATCCTTTATCCAAATTTCAAAATCTATAAAATTTTCATATGTCTTACTTAATGTAATAGCATGAGCATAATCTTGTGAAATTATTTTAAACGAGTATTTGTGTTTATCATAAAATCGATATTTATTGTCAACTAATACTAAGTACGCATCACAATATGATGGAATCATAATTTCATTACTATATTCTTCAGTGATATTTAAACCATAATAACTCCATACTTGACCACTTGAATTATATGAATGGATGATACTAAGTTTGGGTCGTAAATAATTTCCAAATGCAAATTCATTCATAATATAAATTCCTCCTATATATTTATTAATAATACGTTGAAATTAAAATAAAGTTTGAGAAACTTCACTTTTATGAATTAATTTATGAAGTACATGTTCTAGTTTATTACCATGCTTTTCATACTCGATTAATCTAAGATTACTTTCTCCATCAACTACCCAAATTTCAAATTTTAAAAAATCGTTACCATTTATTCTAGACATAATTGTTTCTGCATATCGATTCGATATGTGTTCAACAGAATAATTATGATTATCATCATAAAATCGATAATCATCACTAACACTTACTAAATAAATATCACAATAAGATGGCATATAATTTCTCATATCATAAGTTATATCACCATACAGCTTAATTCCATAAAATCCAACAACTTTATCATTCGATATGCGATAATATACACTTTCAATTTTAGATTTTAAATATTTTGCAAATAGTGCTTTAGTAACCATAATAAATTTCTCCTTTTAAAATAAATTATGACTAGTAAAGATACATAAATATATCTTTACTAGTCATCGTGTTTAAAATAACTCTGCAGAAGTATTTTAAATTATAGTTGGTTTAAGAAATTTAAAAATTCATCACATAAAATATCTTGACTAACTTCAATTGGTTTTCCCAACAATTCATCATTATCATAATCTACAAATGTAAATGTTGTATTTAATAGTGTCGACATCATACTGATAATTAAATCTTCTTTGTTAATATCAGCCAATGTGCTATATTTATCATCAATAATTCTTTGATAAATAGAAGATGTTTTAATTTTAGTTAAAAACTTATCATTACGAATCGTTCGTGCGTTTAATCTAGTCTCAATATTTCCAGTTAATAATTGAGGAAGATAAACACATGCCTGATACTGTAATCTCTTTTTTAACATAACCAATAATTTAATATATTGTGTTCTATTTAACATTTGAAGATCACGATAACCTCCAAAATATTTTGCATAATAATAGAACACTAATTGGGATTGAAATTTAGTGATTTTAGTATTTTCACGATAATATTCAATCTCATCTTTCGATAATTCAATATGCATTTTATTTCTAATACGTTTGATTGTCTTTTTAATATTAACATCAGACAATATTACAATAGATTCATCAATTTTAGATGAATTCATTTCGAGCTTGTCCACGTTTATGTTCACATAGAGTCGTTAATTCTATGCCGTTCTCTTATGAACTGCTATATATTTCTATATAGACCAGACTATATCTTCATCTTAATTATTTAAGATGCTCCCCATTTCCATCCACTTGGATGTACTTCCTTTCGGAATAGTCGTTGAACCTTCTCTTATTTATTACCACACATAATTTTTGGATATATGATTATAATATTTATGGTTTCTTATTTTATTAATAAGATCTTTATATTTAGTTTCTGCAGGTAAATTTAATTCATGTCTAATTTGTCTTGTCGAATACCCTTTTTCTAATAATTCACATATTTTATATATTAACTGATCATCATATTTCGATCTAGATAATTTAGGAAAACTATATTGATCCGATATAACAGTCCACGATCTTTTATCTCGAATATCTTGAACTAAAGTACGTTTTACATTTAGATTATCAATTATATCGTTATTATTAAAACCTTTAGATATCATTTTACAAATTTTATGAATTAATTCTTCATCATATTTTACCATATGATGGTCTTTACCTTTATGATATGTTATTAAATTATGTTCAACTGCATGTTTAATATTTGATGTACCTGTAACCCAAGTTAAATTGTCTAAATGATTATTCTTTTTATTACCATCTTCATGATTAACTTGATCAGTTTCAATAAATCTAACAGGCATAAAATGTAAAGCGACCAATCTATGAACACTAAAATCATACGGTTCTTTATTATGATATAAACGAACCATTAAATATCCTTTATGATTAGAATATGGTTTTAAAATTTTATTAGTTTTTGTATTTTTTATTTGTCCAAATGTACTTATATCATATATTGTTTTTTCATTATTAATATAGATATTTGTCCAAATTTCTTTTTCCATTTAAATATTCCTCCTTTCTGTGTAATTACAGTATTTTTATATTAATTATGTGTGAAGTAAGAGCTTGGCTGCTGATTGTCTTCGGCATTATCCGGTCAGAGTTTCCAGCAATTAAAGGAGTTTATACTGAGCTATAACAATTAACCCAGATAGTCCACTAGCATCACGCTTAGCAGATAATTCAATTCGATTTTTCTTGTACGGTTCAATACATTTATCTTCACATAAGGTCGTTAATCTTATGCCGTTCTCTTATGAACTGCTATATATTTCTATATAGATGAGACTATATCTTCATACATATTATAATAAATTTATGATGTATGTTCTCCATTTCCACTCACTTGAGTGTACTTCCTTTCGGAATAGTCGTTGAACCTTCTCTTTATAATAAAGAGCTTGGCTGCTGATTGTCTTCGGCATTATCCGGTCAGAGTTTCCAGCAATTAAAAGAATTCTCATTATATATCATCATATATAATGACCCTATTTTATTAAGGAAAAACCGTAGCTGTTTGTCCAAGACGACATATATAACATTTATGTTCACATAAGGTCGTTAATCTTATGCAGTTCTCTTATGAACTTCTCTATATCTCTATAGAGATCAGACTATATCTTCACCCTTATTAATCAATAAGGGGCATTCCATTTCCACTCACTTGAGTGTACTTCCTTTCGGAATAGTCGTTGAACCTTCCTTATATAATGTATAAGGCTTGGCTGCTGATTGTCCAATCCTAAAGATTGTTACACTTTGGTACTTTAGGCTCTAAGGAGTTTCCAGCAATTAGAAATGTTGCTTTATACACATTACTGCATATATATCGCATATATTTTACGATATCACGTTCTTATCGAATTGAAATTTAAAAATCGTTTCACTAATAATTTTATCCTTTAACAATTCAACCATTTGAATTAAAGGATCTACCCCAAAGAATTCTCTTTGGGACCAAATAACTTTATTACGAACAAAGTTTACATTAACTTTACTATGAATGGATATAAATAATTTATTATAAATATCGATTTCATCCCCATATAAATCAAATAATCCTTCATAGAATCTAAAGATATTGGGACGCTTTTTAATACGGTTATATACATTGAGATAGTGGAACATAACAGGAACCATAATTTTCATTGATATTGATATATTCATCAATACTTTTGCATGTTCCGCATTAAATTCCAATGTTTCATTATATTTAATACCATCATTTGATGATAAATCAATATAATAGTTGTCTTCGGTCATCTGTTTAATTTTATTTACTATCGATTCAGATAATAAAATATTGTATATTAGCTTAATTACAGCTTCCATACTGATATTGTTATTTTTATTATCTAACAGGTATTTTAATTTTAAATAAGCGAGCAGTAATTCATTGTCCGGGTCATAAAATTTAATAAAGTAATTGATGTAGTGACAAAGGTCGGGTAATCTTTTTACATAAGATTCTTTTTTAATAATAAATGTATTTAAAGCGTTACCCTCATGCCTATTAAATAATTTATCAAAATTAATAATAATTAGTTTTCCATCATAGGAAACTTTCATGTCTGATTTGGTTGGCGTCCAATCGTCTACTCTAATAAACGATTTTTTGTTCATAGTTGTTTCTCCTCCTTGTTGCCCGCGTATACTATTATAATATATATTCATAAATTACTTTATTTTTTTATTCGGTTTTATTTTACTAATTTTGGCATGAGGAGTTACCCTTCTTGAGCCTGTCGTTTTATTAACTACCTTTACTTTATGTATATCATCCGTCTTAGGTGGTTTGTAAACACTAGACTTTTTCTTAATTCTTTTTTCTTCAGCAATACGATGATTTTCTCGTTTAATTTCTTTCAATATGGTATCGGTATTACGAATCTTTTCAAAATTCTTTTTCATACCAACAGATGTTACATTTGCTAAAGATAACTTATTTAATAATGTTTTATGAGAAGCTAAATACTTACATGCAAAATATATTGATTTTTCAAAGTTGATAATTTCACCAGGATTTTTAATATTTGGTTGATTATCAAAAATAATATCAGTATATTTTACTTTTAATGGCTCAATTAACATCCCATATTTATTAAATACATATGCATATGTAAATACAAATGAAGGACAATTACTAAATACTCGCATAACATATCGATTCAACGTAATATCTTTTGAGAAGTCACCTAATGGATCTGATAATTCAATGACCACATCATATTTATTATTTCTTTCACTTTCAGAAGGAATTAATAAATGAAAATAAAAATGTTGTCCATCAAAAAATTTATCACATTTAAAATTTTTATGCTTCTCTATAAGGTTGTTATACCGCTGATCTAAATTAGATTTAATCAAACCTCGATTAGCAATTGCAGTAGAACCTTTACCCATTGGGTTATCCATATATTCGAATATTGACTGATGATAGAACAAAAAATCACTCTCCTTTCTGATAGTATAATCGGAGGAGGTTCATAGACCTCCTCCGAGTGTATTATCAATTCATTTCAGTTGTACTTTCAATAGAAATGTACTGATTACTAGAAATTAATAGGGAGATAATGGATACAGTTGCTTTTAGAATTTCAATATCAGTCTCACAAGAATTGATAATATCTACAGAGTATTCTTCATTGATGATATTATAACATACTCTATTAGCAACACACTCATTATAAATCTTATTATTTACATCCTCATTAATATCTTCAATTACGCATTTATTATCAAAGATAGTGAATAGAACACGTTTAAACGCATTCTTAATAATCTTATACATATATCGATGTACATCATCAGTTTCAATATGCTGTAGAATATCATCAATAGCAATAGAAATAATCAGGTTTCCACCAATATTATAACCATAGTTATATGCGGATTCACATGCTTTAATCGCATCCTCTACAAGGTCATAGTTTGCACTCTTTTCAAGAGTAGTATTACCACCAACATGGATAATACCCATATTACATTGTAGCTTGGTTGCACGATTCTTGACATCATTTAGTTTAATGTCAACAATACCCTTATTCTGATTTTCTTCAAGCATATTCATATACTTAATATTAGCGTCTTCAAGAATCTTTTTATACATATTCTCATTACGGTTGGTAAATCCGCTGATTAGTGTAGTCTTAGGACCAATTACCATAGATTCAACAGCACCCATAGCATAGTCAATAGATACACCATCTTCAATGTCTTGCTCAGTGATAACTGCAGCACCACATAGAATAGCAAAATCATTATACATCTCATGAGAAATATTATTTACAAGAGGTGCATTACAATAAACAATAGCAGAACTACCAGTATTTCTGAAATCTGCTTGAATATGTCTCTTAATACTATCTAGCAAATACTTATCATAATGAGGTGCAATAACTACTAGACGGCGATGAGATTCACTGGCTTTAGTTACAGCAGGAATAATTACCTTAGTATAAGTTTCAAGGTCAATCTTATAATTAAACATTAATACATAAGGATTATCAATAACACAGGTACCATCATCATGAGTAGTAAAAATATTATCTAGATAAGTAATATTTGCCTTATAGCCATCAATAATTTCATATGTAGTTTCTTCAGTCTTAGACTTTACATATTCAATTGCAGGATTTCTTGTCTTTTTATAAATAGTATGAATAATATCAGAAATTTCATCATCACCATTTGTAGCAATGTATGCGATATTTCGGATATCATCAAAATTCTTTTTATCGATTTTTGTAGAATTGACATAAATATATTCCACAATACGGTTTACACAATCAGATAGAATTTTCATAAAGTCTTTAGGTCTTAAAGATTTTACAAATTCATCTTCAGATTCTAATTCATTTAAAATTGAGTTAGCTGCTACAATAGAAGATGTAGAACCATCACCAACTTTAATAACTACTTGTGCTGCAATTCTACATAGTAGCATTAAAATATTATTGTACACAGGATCATTAGAACGAATACCCTTTAAGACATTCCAACCATCCTTAGTTACCATCATTTCACCATATCGTTCAATGATAGTAGTAGAACCATAAGGTCCAAGAGTTTTAGTAAGAGATTCTGCTACCTTGTTAAAAACAAGAGTAACTTTATGCTTAAATTCGTCTTCAGAAATAACATTCCATTTTACGGAATTTTCATTTCGGTCATCATAACTAGGAGCATAGCTCTGATAATCTAAATTATTGCCCATTTTATTAGGTTCCTCCTTTATATAAGTTAAAAAAATGTTTTCAGTATAATAAAATTATACTTTATTAGGTAATTCAAATTGTTTAAAGAATCCTAGTTTAAATATTTTATCTCTAGATAATTGCTCCAAATTATCAATTTTAAAAGATATTTGATAGTCATCTGCGATATTATAATTATATCCAATATCTAATACTAATATATTAGTATATGAAATTTTATCAATATCAATCAAATCATTAATACGATTAATATCATTCAATATAAATGATGTTATTTTTTCATCAATAGAATTTACAACTTCTTTAAAATCACCACTAATATATTCCATTTTAGTTGTGTCTTTATATACATATGATACATCGTTTCGGATTCGTTCATCATAGTTTTCTGTGTAAATATACACTTTATTTACAAATAATTGATTTAATAGTATAACTAAATTTGACCCCATTAATAGAGTAGGTGAATCTTTTACAATATCATCAAATGTATAATATAAGTCATTATATGTAGATTCAAAATCAAAATCTTGTTTTGCAATTGCTTGTAAAATATTCCTATGACGAGTTGCCGTACAGAATGTCAACAGTTGATCATAATTCTTCCCATCAATGTTAGTAAAATCAATAAAATCTTTATAATTATTTCTATATTCATCACTCATTAACCTCTGTAATACAAATGGTTTAAATGTTTTTATAACATCCTCATATGTGATAAATATACATTCATTTTGAAATTGACTCATTATAAAACCACCTCAATATAAAAAATAAAAGCAATGGGATAAATTATTATCCCATTGCTATATTTTTATTTAATTACTGATCAAGCATATTTGCTAGTTCAGAAATATCACTTAACGTTTCCTGGTCTGCATCATCAGAGTAACTATTAGAAGTACTGCTGTTAGAACCGAAAATATTTTTTCTTTGAGCATACTTATTACCCTCAGCTAAATTAACACTTGCACCAACCTTATCGGCAACTGCATTAACAGTGTTCATTAGTCTGTCATTATAAAACTTAGTTACATATCTCTGAAAATGTACATTAAACTTACCAACATGCATTAAATAAGCTTCTAGTAGCTTAATAAATAGATGTAGCTCTGCAGGAACGGATTCCATCACGTCATAGTTACCAGTCTTCTCATCATAATTGATGATAGCATCGCCTCTTCTAAATTCATAATACATACTCATTTCAGGTTTTCTAGTATTTTCATTTAAATTCTTATGAATTGCTAAGAAAGGGCGAATTTCATTTGTTAGCTTCTTACCAGTACCAACCACCAGTAAGGATGCTCCATTACCCATAAATAAACCAACAGATGCTTCTTCACCCTTTTCAATTGCAGGAAGAACTGTATTCTTAATTTTAATTAATAAAATCATTACATTCTCCGCATTTAACGAGGTACTTACGTTTCTTTCATAATCGAACATACGACCTTCACTTCTCTTAGAAGGATCTAGTGCAGGGTTAATTCTAAGACTTAGCATCTCATTCCAAGAACCAACGGTAAGAGTAGCAGGATCAAAACCTTCAACATTCATCATCTGAATACCTCTTGTATTCATATCTAGTTTACCATCTCTCTGATTATTCTGTCTGTTACCATACATCATTGCCATAATACAATTCCTCCATTAATTTAAAAATTTTATATTATCAATACGTTAATGTATTAATAACTTTTTAATTATATATTTAATATATTCGAGTAATACTCTTTACCAGAAGTTTTAATTGTTTCTAGGTTTACAGATTCTAATACAGGATAAAATTTCTTTAAAATATTATAAGTGACTGTATCATAATCAATAAATGGTACAGTCCATTCAGGCAATTTCTCAATATTTCTAGGAACTGCTAATACTGCTAGTCCCTTATTAGCAATTTTTTCATTAGGATTATTGAAAATATTTTCTTTTACAATTTCATATACTTCTCTATTTACATTTTTTAATTTTTCTAAATCCATTTCATCCGTTAATAATAATTTAACAAGATCAACTTTTGCAGGTAATCTAATTTCTTGATCAGGATAAATATAATTCCATGCAGCAATTGCTCGAACACCTTGCTCTTTAAATGGATCGGCATATGCTTCTAACTCCTTTACGGATTTAGGAATAAGATATTCTTTTTCACCATTCTTTAAAGAATCAATAATCTCTTTTTCGAACTTAGCTAGATCTTGAATAATCAATGCAGGATTGATTTCTTTTGATTCAAGTAATCTAGTTTTAATAATAGATTCAAATCTGGCCTTAACATTTTCTGGAGTGGTAGATTTCATATAATCCATTCCCTTTGTATCTAGCTTTTCTGGCCAAATTTCACTACCTTCTCTAAGTCGAATTGACGTAATATATCTTTTCTTTTTAGATGCAAGAATAACTCTAGACATTAAGAATTCGTTCTTAATATTAATAAAATGACGATAGTCTTTAGGTATATTTACATCAGCAGTATACTTACCCAACACTTCTTTCATCATATTCGTAATACAAAATGCCATTGTATTAACTGAAATAAATTTTAATGTATCAATATCCTTATCAGCACATCTATAATCATCTTTGATTACATTATTATACATAAAATGAACCCAAGGATCAAGATGTAAGAAGTTACTATCGGTATCAATTGTTAAAACAGTTTTTCTAGTGTCATTCTTCAATCTTTGGATTCTATTAATCGGTGAATGATTATATAATACAAACTGTTTATAATATGACCAAAGCTTACTTAAATATACTTCAGACTCTTCAGGAATCTCATTCGGGTCTTTAAATTCTTCTGTATATCGGACAATATTAGTTAATAATGCTAATATTTCAGGATGCATCGAAAATTCATAAAGATTATTTTTATAATAAATCTTATTAATTTCTTCCTGAGATAAATTACATACAAATTCAGTTATACTATTAATATCATCATTTGTTACTCGATAAAACATATCACTTAATCGTTTAATTAATTTATCATGGTCAACATTTCTTAAAAATGACATATTCATTTCATATTTTTCACTAAGAATATTATTTAAAAACGTATAACACTCATTAATTGAATTGAATATAACATTATTTGATAGAAATCCTTCGAAAGCTTGCTCTGTTGTACTAATTAATGACTGACCACTACCAGTAACAGATGCAGCAGTATACATATTAAATAAGAACGATACAACATTACCTGATGCACCATAAATAGCATTTGCATTGACCTTTTCAGCTAACTGTTTTCTGTCAAATGTTGCATATTCATAAGATGTAGGATCGAAATCTTTTAATCGTTTTTTAAATGCTTTTCTTGATGTAAGGAATTTCTGAATCATAATAGCCAATGGACTAATCACTTCATGTTGATTCTTAAAGAATACACCATGACCAGCACAGATTGGCTTTGTATCTTTAATCCAATCAATTACAGATAATAGATTTGTTTTAATTGTTTTACCAATATAGTTATTATCAATTTCACAATCAGGATTTTTTAAATATTTTTTAACCTCTTTATCTAAAAATTTATTAATTTCTTTTTTAGATACTTCAGGATACATTCTATGAAGAATTTTATAATTTTCTTTTTTCCATTCTTTTATGAACGAATGTTCCATAACATCACCACTTTCGTCGTTATACATATATAATATATATTTAAATTTTCTTTTGTTGAATTGTTGTAAACTAAATAAAAAACAAAAATGTAAAGAAAACTTATAGATAAATAAGTCAATAAACAAATATATAATTATGATACAGAAAGGATGTGCCCTTAAATGATCTTTAATAACACAGGTCGTATCGTTGAAGAAGAAGCAATCAGCAATGAGGCTATGGCTTATATTATAGAGGCAGCGATCGCCGATCTACCTGAAGAAGATATTTCTATGTTCCTAGAAAGCGAGACTGAACAGTCTGCAGCTATGGAAGAGAATGTTCTACTAGAACGTACTATCGTTCGTCTAGATAAGGCAGCTAAGCTAAGCAAGGCACGTAAGATGGCAATCTTCACTATTGCTAAGGAAAAGAATGATCCTGATTTCAAGAAGCTAATGAAGATCTGGGAAATGGAACGTTTCCTAGAAGCTAAGCTAGAGAAGAAGTATGGTAATGAAGGTTCTCGTCGTGCTAAGAAGTCTGTTGCTAAGGCAGCTAATTCTAAGTCTAAGACTGTTAAGAAGGCTGTTGATAAAGCAAAGGCTCAGTTTAATGCACCCGTTAAGCTACCTAAGAAGCCTACTGGTACTGTTAAGATTTAATTATTTATTATAAATCTATCCAAGTATATTTTTATACTTGGATAGATTTTATTTTATAAAAATAAAAAGGATTTTCAATTATATATTATAATCATAAATCAGGAAAGGTGTTAGTATCAATATCAGTAAATGAATCATATGGAGGAATCGTATCAATTTGAATTAATGAATCATTGAATAATATAGTGTCATTGAAACAAAATGAATCAAAGCATATTTGAAGTGTACCAGAAAGTTGAATGAATCTAAGTCAAGAAAAGTTTCATAAAAATGAATGAGTCAAATCCCATAATAGTAACATAGGAACCTAATGAATCATGGATAGATATAGTATCATAAATTACAATGAATCAACAAAAGAAAAATAGTATCAGTCCAGGGTAATGTGAATCAAAACATCTTATATAGTATCAGAGAGTTGGAATGAATCATATAACGAAATTGTATCATATTGTGAAAATGAATCAGATCTACTGAGTGTAACATAACGCTTAAATGAATCAACAAGGGAAATTGTATCAAACGAATGGAATGAATCAGAGTGCAATAAATATATAGCAACAAATTTCATATAATGTTTAAATCATTAAAATATATAGTATCATAGTATTAGAATGAATCAGACGTATAGAATAGTATCTTTACCAAAGAATGAGTCATATAAGTATATAGAATCCAGGAAATAAAACGTATTAAATAAATCATTCAACTATATAGTAACATATAACATAAATGAATCATTTTACATAAGTGTATCATGTAGTATTAATGAATCATGTTCTATTATAGTATCATTGAAGATAAATGAATCATGTCGTTGATAGTAACAAAATTAACTTAATGAATCATATGTCACAATAATATCGCGGTGATGTAATGAATCATATATCATAACAGTAACAGAGGATATTAATGAATCATACGAAGCTATTAGTATCATAGTAATTAAATGAATCATGGCGGTCCAATATTATCAGAGTGTTGAAATGAATCATGGATAAGTATAGTATCAAAATTACAATGAATCAGTTCCAAAAATAGTATCATCGTGAGGTAATGAATCATCCATATTAATAGTATCAGGACGTATTTATGAATCATATAATAATAATTGTATCATATTATAAAAATGAATCAGATTTACTGAGTGTACCATAACGCTGAAACGAATCAATATGAAAAAAATTGTATCAAAACCGTTTAATGAATCAGAGTGCAATATACATAGTAACAAATTTCATTAATGCTTAAATCAATATCATTTCAATAGTATCATAAAAGGAGAATGAATCATACGTATATGATAGTATCTTTACCAAAGAATGAGTCATGAGTAACAAATTGAAATCATAGTAAAATACGATATTAAATAAATCAAATTAATGTAAAGTATCATAGTTTACTAATGAATCATTTCACATAACTGTATCATGTAGTACTAATGAATCATGTCATTGATAGTACCAAAATTAATTCAATGAATCGTCCCGTTTTATAGTATCATAAGAACGGAATGAATTAAGTTAAAAAATATAAGCATCACATCAGGATAAATGAATCATCGAGAAATATAGTATCATGTGATGAAAAATAAATCAAGCTAACTCATAGTATCATGAGAACAGAATGAATCATGGGAGTGTATTTGTATCAGTTATTAAAAAAATGAATCATTGATAATGATAGTATCAATAAGAGGGAATGATATAAATAAAATCATTTTATGAAATAGTTTCATGGTCTATTAATGAATTAATAAAAATAAAAGGATAAATATATTTATCCTTTTATTTTTTTATTTTTAATCTCATTTTCAAATATATATTATATAGTTATAAAGCCATAAACTTTATTATAACTTTCTTATAGAAGGATGTGTATTGTATGGATTTTCTAGGAAACATACCAAATAAAGATTCTCTTATGTTACTAGATGTAATTTATCATAGACCAAATAAAGATAATGATAGAGTAGACTGTATTGATATTATATATAAAGATTTAAAAACAGGAGAAAAACACTTAAAAAGTATTTTGAATCCTGAAATAGAAATATATTTCTTAAAAAATGAATATCGAAATTATACATATAATAAGACACATATGGAAATTTCGAAATGTGAAAAACACACTTGTCAATTTAAAGGTCTTCCCTGGTATATTGCAAAACAAGCAGGTGAAGAGTATGTAAATGAACTAAAAAGATTGATTGATACAAAACAGTATCGGGAATTATCTAGAATTCAATCATATCCTTATGTATTTGGTTCAGATATACCAATTGATACATGGTATCGAATCATGTGGCATTTGAATTATGAAAATGATTTAAATAAACCAATTACAAAGACATATCTAGATATCGAGGTTGATATCATTGATCATATTGGTGTTCCGACAAAAGGTGAATGTCCAATCAATGCAGTATCAGTTGTTGATGATGAAGGAAAAACAGTTTATACATTCCTTTTAAATAATGAAAATAATCCATTAATTAAAGAATTTGTTGCTGATATTGATAATTTTGTAGTTGAGTTACATGATATGTTTGATGAGTCTTATGGTTATTTAGATTATAAGATATATATGTATAATGATGAGAGAGATCTTATCATAAATGTGTTTCGATTGATTAATACTCTTAAACGTGATTATTGTCTAGTGTATAACGGATTTGGGTTTGACCTTCCATATATTATTGAAAGATTAAAGGTATTAAATCTTGATCCAACTAGTGTAATGTGTCATCCAGATTTCAGATATAAAGAATATAACATGCATATTGATACAAAAAACTATGCAGTTAAAAATAAATCTTCCAGTTTTAAAATATCTGGATATACAAAATTTATTGATCAAATGATTCTTTATGCTGCTACAAGAAAAGGACAAATGGAACTTCGTTCTAATGCTCTTAATTATATAGCAGAAAAAGAATTAAAAGATACAAAGCTTGACTATACCGATGAAGCAAATATTAAAACACTTCCTTATATTAATTATCGCAAGTTTGTTGCTTATAACATTAAGGATACCTTATTACAGATGGGCATTGAGCGAAAGGTAAATGATATAGAAAATTTATATATTCGTTTTAGTGCAAACTGTACAAGTCCTGATAATATATTCAAAGAAACGGTTTAATGTATAGACCCATTATATGGTGACATATATTGCAAATCTCTTTAATTGCTGGAAACTCTCAATTGAGACAATCAGCAGCCAAGCTCTTAATCATAAGAGAAGGTTCAACGACTAGTCGAAAGACGTACACTCAAGTGAGTGGAAATGGGAGACATCTCAATATTGAGATGATGATATAGTCTGGTCTATATGGTAACATATAGCAGTTCATAAGAGAACGGCATAAGATTAACGACCTTATGTGAACATAAACGATGCTCAAGTCAAGGGCTTATTATGAATATATTTTGCAAGGATATATACTAGGTAATAATGTCAATATTTTTACTCCTGATGCAGAAAGTGGCTTCACTGGTGCGGTGGTTGGTAATCCCTTACTAAATTCACATACTGGATATAAATTATTCGGTATGCCTTCAATGTATGTATTCGATAATGTTATCGATATGGATTTCAGCTCGATGTATCCGCATATTATCATTGCACATAATATTGAACGTTGTAGTATGATAGGTAAATTAATTATTCCTAGTATAACTGAAGACACTTATGGTCATATGTTTGTTGATGATAAGATTGTTGATCGAGTAGATAATGATGATGACGAAGATGATGAAGATGAAGTTAATACTTTAAATATGGGTTATGATAGTGGTAAAGACTTTATGGATAACTATTTAACGGGAGATGTACTTTCTGTTGCTCATAAATGGTTTAATCTTCCTGATGTTAATACCGTACAAGAAGATTTCCGTAAAGAATTTAAAATCAAACCTAGAAAGAGATTCATTATTGATTATGTAAAGAAGTTATTTATTGGTGATCCAATTGAAATTGATATTGAATAAGAGGGCAATTATATGAAAATTAATTTCGTAAAAGGACAAGTTAAACAAATCTATGACTTTAATCAAGAGGCAAAGAATATATTTGATAACTACATGTTTATGAATAATAATCTTGTCATTGGTGATAATAATCTTATTGGTAAGCATTATATTGATTGTGGATTTAATTTATATAATGAACCTGTAATTCAAGGCTTTGACTCTAGAGATTTATATGAATTATTAAAAACTGGACGAAAAGATATCAGTGAATATGAATATAAGAACGAAATGTTCTATATTAATAATAAACCATTTGGATATACATTTGCTGAATTAAATAAATATGATTGGTCATGTATAAGAATGCTTACATTTGTACAACAATTCAATGAATCTCACTATATTATCAATTTAAGTGAAGACGACATTTATGATTTAACAAAAAATAAGATTCTTGATCTTAAATGTGACCAATATATGTCTAGAATTTCTAGAAAAATAATTCCAGGATTAAAGAAATCTCATAAAGTACAAATTCGCTTTTATGACGATTCACTTTCTAATGTATTCCGTATGCATATTAAAGTTGATAGAAAAGTATTAGTATCTAACCATATCTATCAGTGTATTAAATTTTAAATAAAAGCGGGATTTATTTCCCGCTTTTATTTTTTTAGTATTTATGCATCATTTAAACATCTATATAAATTAATATGCAGATAGATGGTTGAAAAGGAGGGTACTAGTTTTGGCTAAAGAAAATAAAGACGAACAGAAGTCAAAAAAGAAAATAATTGGATTGAATAATCTATTCAATCAATCTATCGATACATTATCTTCTAATATCTATGGAACAGATAATAGAAACCAGCGTCAAATAAATCAAATTTCACGAGATTTTGATGAAATCATTAAAAATGAGATTAACAATACTAAGAGTATTACCTCGGATGAGATGAGTACATTTATTGTTAAATTATTTAATGATTTTGATAATAAAGAGAAGTCGAATGTAAAAACAATCAACGATATTTTTGAAAATGATGAAGCAGGGTTATTCCAATTCTTCCAACAACGATATCAGAATCAGAATCTTTTATATGAAGATTTAAATATGATTAAAACTCAGTTGTTTGAATTGAAAGAAGCAGTATTATCATTCCGAGATGCTATTGTTACTGCTGATGATATATCAAATGATGTTTCACGAACTTTATCATTCTCTAATTTAATTGATAATGCAGAGCAACAAGCATCATATGTCAATACAATTGAAACTTTAGAAAAGAAGCTTAAATTATTGACTAAGATAAAAAATCAAATTGTTCCTAATGTTTTGACATATGGTAAATACTATGTATATGTATGTCCATATTCTAAACTTTTCCAAGAGCAATATGATAAAAAAAATAAAGATCCACACTACATGTTTAATGTAAAAGAGTCTATTGATGACGATTTCATTAAGTCATTGAGATCTGATGATGTTATTAGTAAAACAAATATTAATGAAAAATCATTAACAGAAACTGTTAATGATATTACAAAAGATATTAATGTCATTAATGATTGTGTATCAATTCCTTTAATTGAAGGTGTCGATTTAGCTGAATTAATGGATCATAGACAATTTAAAAAGAAAACATCAGAATATACTGAAAATCTTGAACCAACAACATCAGACGGTACAGTTGATTTAAATAACACAAAAAAGACTAAATCTGATAAGTTCGATGAATATTCTGGATGTTATATTAAATATATTGATCCAAGACAAATGATTCCTGTTAAAATTTTAGATACTACTATTGGTTATTATTACGTACATGGTACTGATTTCCAGATTAACAAATCACCTTTTTCTACTACAATTACTGTAACTAATATAAGAGGTGGTAGTGGTACATATCAGAATACAGAGGATATTGAAACCGTATTCTTATCTAAAATTACAGATAAAATTGTAAAATCTTTTGATAAAAAATTCTTAGAAACTAATGCTAAGTTTAAAGAACTCATTTTAAATGCTCTAATGTATAATGATCTATATAAAAGAGAATTACGATTCCAATTCATTCCTGCAGAATATGTTGTAGAATACAATATTAATGAGGATGAAAACGGTGAAGGTCAATCTATTTTAAAGGATTCATTATTTTACGCTAAGTTATATCTAGCATTATTAGTATTTAAAATGATTAGTATTATTACTAAGAGTAATGATACTCGTGTATATTATATTAAAAATAGTGGCATTGATCAAAATATCACGAATAAAGTTCAGGAAGTTGCAAGATCTATTAAGGGTAGACAAATTAATTTTATGGACTTATTGAATTATAATTCAATTATTTCAAAAATTGGTGCTAATAAAGAATTGTTTATTCCTACTGGTCGTAGTGGTGAACGAGGTATTGAATTTGACATTTTATCTGGTCAAGATATTCCTTTAAATACTGATTTAATGGAAATGTTACATCAGAACATGGTAAATGGTACTGGTTGTCCTTCAGTCATTATGAATTTCATTAATGAGGCAGATTACGCAAAAACCCTTGTTATGGCAAACTCAAAATTCTTAGCTCGTGTCATTAGTCTTCAGATTGACTTAAATGAACCCACTACTCAATTATATAAATTATTAATTAAGCATTCTAATATTAGTATTTCTGAGGAAGCTATCGATTCTTTTGAATTTAAATTCAATACTCCTAAGACACTCAATACTAACAACTTAGGTGACTTAATTAATAATACAGATGTTGTTGTTAATGCTGCAATTAAAGCATCTACTGGTGAATCTGCTGATCAATCTAATGATGATAATAGATTAAAGGATAGACTATACAATAGACTATTCCGTAAAATGTTACCTATGATTGATTGGACTATGGTAGATGAAGAATATAGAAATGCCAAATTAGAACTTGCAAAAGAAGATGCTGAGTCAAAAATAAATAAATCCGGTAATAATTCAAACGAAGGTTATTAAATAATATCCCATATATGAATATTTTATATTCATATATGGGAAAATAAATTCTCATATCCAGATAAAACTCTGGATATGAGATTATAATTAATCTTCAGTGAGATTCTTGTTATACTTATCAGCCCAGTTAAGCATTCTATACTTAGGCTTATCAGTAACATCAGCTTTGCTGTATTCAGATTCAAAGTCTAGGTAGTCAGTCATTACCTGGAACTTATCAATTAGTGCTTTACCAATAGTATTAATCTGAGGAGATTGATACTTAACAACACTAAATTCGATATCAGTCTGAACAATAGCGTGCTGACCGGATTCATAGTTAAATTGGTCTGCCTTAGAAGACTTGGGGAACATGTTGGTTAGTAAGCAGCAATATTCAACTTCCTTACCAGTAGGATCGGTAGTGACATAAATTGCTTCTGCAACATGGTTATGCTGGCTATATTTAATAGTACTATCTAGTTCCATAGCACCATGATAGTGACCTAAGCCAGTATAGGGGTCAGAGATACCAGAAATCCACATATCTAGATACTCACGAACAGGAGAACCAGAGAACTCATATAGAGAAATAGTGATATTGGCAGTCTCGTCTCGTGCAACAGTACCAACTTCAAAAGAACGACCAGTGTAACCACCAGTAATCTGTTCAGTGTCTAGAGTGGTATTACCTAGACCGTCAATACGAGTAAAACCATATTCCATTAGATGACGAATTCGCTTAGTCTCATCAGGCATAATAGTTTCCATAAAAGTAGGCATCTTCAGGAAAAAGATTCTTGAATAGCCAGTCTTTAGAGGATCATACTGTTGTAAAGACTGATGAGTAGCATTTAGACCACCTAGGAAGATGGAATAGTTTTTAATAAAATCAGAATCATACTTCTTAATATTAGACTGAAGTGTATTTACTCTTGCCATATTGTTTCACTCCTTTCTCTAGATTAGACACGCTTATTGATATCAATTTCAATAATACCGCGTTTAGCCATAGTCTTAAAGACTACAGATAGATAGCAATGTAGAATATTGCGTTCTTCTTCAAATGCATTCATATCAAAGTATACCTGATAGGAACGAACCTTACTCTGTCTAAAATCAGTGAACATACGATCGGCAGCTTCAGTGAACTTGACACGATCTTCAGCTTCAGCAAAGTTATATAGACGAGTAGAAACAAACTCTTCAAGCATACGCTTCATTTCAAGTAGAACCGCAACATTATTTTCTTCAGATAGATCAGTCCATGCTGTCTGAGATGTACCCTGAACATTACGTACATAAGTATTCTCTGCAACGCATTCAATGAAGTTACAACGAGCTAGATATAAAGTTTCCTTTAGTTCTAGGTCGTCTGCATCAATTGCAGGCTTAATTGAATGAGGGATATAATTAGTTACTCTAGAATATGCCTCACCAACAAAGGGAACTTGATTACCGACATTGATATAATGAGCAGGTAGCTGTTCAGCTAGATCATATGTATAAGTAACAGTAATAATCTTATTGGTGAAAGGATCACGCATCTTCTTATGAGTAATTTCCTTAGAAATGATAAAATCATCTAATGCTTTGATAGTGGGTCTATTGAGCCAACGTTCTGCCTGTGCAACAGTAGTTACGATACCTGCGTCAATAACGCAACGAGCATCATAACGTCTTAGTGCAAGTTCAGCTAACTTTAGCTTTACTTCTTCAGAATAGTTAGCGTCTAGAATTAATTCACAAGGAATTGCTCTCTTGCTGCTAACAAAGGGATTGATTTCTCTATTGAATGCAGCCAGATATAGACTGTCAATAGTGGCTAGACGATCTTCAGATTCAACACCAATAGAACCTTCAGTACCACCAACTAGGGAAATACCAATAGTAGTATCTAAAGTTACAGGTGAATCAGGATCAACCATAAAACCAGGCATAGCAGAACCATTCTTAGTTAAGCCGTTAAATAAATTACAATCATTAAAGCTAGGAATGTTAATTTCATCGCTAATACCAATAACCTTATTATATTCATCATAAATACGGATAAAGTTATTGGATTCAGTAATGATTGTAATATAGTCACTACCTAGTTCAGGGTCATCAATGATATCGTCGAATAATAGTGAAGAGTTATTAACGATAGCACTATAGTCGAAAGAGCCACGATGCTGTTCCTTCATGGTTAAACTACCAGAAGAAACATCTAGGATCTCAAAGATATAGTTCTGGTGCTCATTCTCAGTATTCTTAATATTGTCACCAACAACACGAATACGGAAAGAGTTACCATACTGACCTCTACCCTTAGCAGAAGCAATGAATAAAGGATATACATTATAGCCATCATCATTTACTTCAGGGGGTAATACAGCCATTTCATCTAACTGTACCTGTAAAGAATCTTTATCAGTTAAATTCTCAACGGATACAGCTTCAAACTTAACAACAAAGTTAGTATTACCTTCACTATCAGTTACAGTTTTTGTATATGCACAAATAGCCACATTAGCATAAGCTGCATCTTCAGGCATAACACGCATACAATGGACCTTAGCACGACCACTACTTAAAGCAGCATAAGGCATATAGCAAGGCTGACCATATAATGCAAAATTGGGAGTACCATATTCTTCAATATAGTCAGCTACATTATCAATTGTTTTAATAACACCGTCCTCACCCTTTGCTGAAGTGAATACACAAAGTAGTCTTACAGCAGGATCGGATGCCTCAACAGGAGTTTCAGAAATTAAAGAGTTATCATTAATATAAGTCTGAACGTGAGGAACCAGATAAGACGGAATAATCTGTCCAACTCTAGGCATGATTACATCCTCCTTTACACATATTTAATATTATGCTAGTATATAAAAAGAAATGCATATTATTATTTACTTTATTGTTTTAATTACGTGATAGCAATTAAATGAGATAAAATTAGTATTTCATAATTTTTTCTAATGGACTTTCAGATTGATCTTTATTATATTTATTCATATTTAGTGAAGATGTTAACATAAAGTCCATATCTTGGAATGATATTGCCGCAAACGTAGAACTTTTAGAGCATAGTTCTTTAATTGATGCCGGTTTATAAGCATACATTGACGTTTTTGGATCACGAGTTAATTGTACCGAAAACTTTTCATCAATATTATTACCATTACGACATAATTGTGCAATAATAACTTCAAGAATTGTTGCAGGAGCACCAAACTTAACATTATTTAATTGAAGATTCTTTTCCCATACATCAAATAATTTATCATATGGAATATTTCGAATCTTACCAGCACATAACATTTTAAGAAATTTTTCAGCATTAGAAGAATCTTTCTGCAAATTACTTTCCATAATTAGATCATTCTTATAAAATGGAATGACTCTACAAGATTCGGGTTTAGCATTCGGACTTTTTGATAATGTTACATCTTTCTTTTTAATATCTTTAAAATACATAGTAATAAATGTAGGTAAATTCATAATATTATGCTCTAATTCTTTATCTTTACTATCAAAAATACTATAGTGTAATAAACCAAGTACATTGATAGATGAACCAGAAATTACAGCATATGAATTTTCAAAATAATATTCTGGTATATAAAACTCCATATAATGTCCAGTAAAAATTAAATTAGTACCGTCATTTTTTACATAATTTTGTAACATATAATATCACCTCTTAATTATATGGAAATTAAATACAAATAGGGTAATAAGAGCAACTATGTCTCTTATTACCCTAATGTTTTTTATTTAACCAATCATTTCAATAACTGATTTGATGTTATTACTAAAAGTTTCCTTCGTAGTCTCATCTTCAAACTTATTATAAATAAGATTCTTTAGATTAATGGTTAACTGAGTTAAGAATAAACCAATTGTTCTATCAACTTCCTTATTTGCAAATGTAGAAATGTAATACATGATTGTAAATAAGAAAATATTAGGTCTCTTATTATATTCTTCACCAATAACCTGTTCTTCAAGACCACCAAACTTTGCAAGATCAGTCTTAATTTTATATACATCACACATCTTACGATATCCTTTATAGATGTACTGTGATTTCTTATCATCTCTATAATAACCAATAATACTACGACCCTTGTAGCTATTTACAAAGTCCTTAATATTATCTAAAGATAATGCATAGTCAAAATTATTGATTAATTTCTTAATTAAGTTCTTTTTCTCTTCAGTATCAGCTTCTTCTAGTCTATCTTCAAGGGTGGTACGGATAAGATTATCCATATTACCATATCTTTCAACAATTTCGTCTAACTCTGCTTGACTCTCTTCGAAGATTTTATTCATCTTCTCCATTTCCTCATTTAGAGTTCTTGTTGTTAAAATAGACTGTCTTCTAAACTCAAGGAAATCTCTTTTGAATGCTTTTGTATCTTCAGGATTCTCGAATTCAAAATTTAATTCAATAGGATTACCATTGTTATTATAAATCTCTTCAATTGCTTCATCCGTTAATTTTTCAATTTCATCATCATCAAATTTAAGTGCAATTTCATCAAAAACAGATAATTCATCCTCATTCTCAATAACAGTCTTAGTCTTTTCTTGAATATCATCAGCAATACGCTTAATATCATTCATTTTAGACTTCATATTGAATAATTCGAATGCTCTTTTATTATTAGAATCTACTAAATCACCATAGTCTTCATTTTCATCATCTACTGCAGGTTCTACATCATTTAAATCAATGGATGTGTTAGTAGGTAGCGTTTCAATTTCATCAGCTAATACAATCATATCATTATTTGTGGTTTTAGTTTCTTCACTCATTATAAATTCCTCCAATAAAAGTATTAATAAAATGTATTATGTATTTAAATTGATTCACCTAAAATGTCAGAAAATGCATTAGGTATATCATTCATATATTTATTGATGATTTGATTAATTTCAATTTCATTATCACCAATATAATTCCATGCGATTGCTCCATTTTCAATATATTGTATTAATTCACCATTTTTATAATAAAAAATGTTTCTTTCAATTCCTTTTGATGACACATACCTGATTAAATAACCAGACTCATTATAAGTCCACCATTCTTTTTCACCATAAAGTGATCTATATGTCAAATTACCATTATCATCATACTCGTTATATAATTCACAATATCCATTATAAACTCTTTCAATTAATTGATCATTGCCATTATAATAATAGTGAGTCACATGACCACGTCTATCATCATAATATATAAGATGACCATTACTATCGTATCGTTTTTCAGGTCTTCGGAACCTATTTAGCCATTTAAACATATAATAATATTCTCTCCCCTTCTCTAAAATTATTTTACAGATATACCTATATTATTATACAGGTATATCTGAATATTTATTCTGAAATTTTACTAAGAATTTTAATACGAATTTCTGTCTGTAGTTCATCGATAATATAATCATAAGAATCTACACACATAGAAATATATGGTTTATAAAAATCGCCAATTAATCTACTAGAATAAATTAATTCTTTTACAACAGATGCTTCATAATTACCATTACCAGCACTTAGAATAACAAAATCTTCCGATTCAACTTCCATCCCAATAATATCTTTAATAATAGAAGGAAGACATGTAATAATAATTAAATCATCATTATTTTTAATCTGTTTTCTAAATGCTAATGTAGAAACATCTTTTTTATTTTTATCATTATAATAATTCACAAAAGTTTTCTTATTTTTAAAAATAAATTTTGTAATAAATCGAGTAATATTTTTTACATATCGAATTACGAAATATTTATATAGACATTCACCAATATTTACGATATCTTTACGTCCTGCAATTTCATTTAAATCTAATCCTAAATTAAATTTATTATCCATTGCTTCCATAATAAAAATAAAGAATGAACGCACATGTTCTTCTAATTCATTAATAATATCTTCATCTTCACTATATTGGAGTTTAAAAACCTCATATTTATCTAAAATGACATCAATATAGTTAGTTCTACTACTTACAGGGTCATTAATTTGTTCTATGATACTTTCTTTAATTAAATCAAATGGTAATTCGACTAATAAGTCATTAAATTCCACATTTGATGAAAGTTCAAATTCATCTCTATCATAAAACATTGACACAACACAACACCATCCCTTTATGTTATTTATATTAAAAATTTGTTAATACACTAATTATATTTTATTTAATTATTTAATTCGGTAAAGAGATCGGCATCAAAGTCAATATTATTTTCATATTCTTCAGACATACTTCTATAATTTGTATTAAATCCAATTCTATTATTATATGCTTCAGATTCTCTCTGAGCCTGTTCCATTTCTTTATATAGTTTTAATTGATAAGGATCTAATGCTTTATTTATATTAGGTGATTTGATTTCTCTAACATTATCAGAATGTAAACTCTTTTTTAGTTCATGTTCAGAAACTAATCCATGTTTTTCAGAAATCATTTTTCCCATATCTAAATCCTGATAAGAAATATATGAATTTTCCTCTAAACCTAATGCACTTCTTTCAGAATCGGACAATACACTATAAATTTCACCATAATCCATACCTTTATTTTGTTTTTCTTCATCAGGAATACTACCTTTTACAAATCCATATCTAGATAAATTATTTGCATAATAGTATCCATATAGACACATATTGAATGACATAATACTGTCATCATGCATACCAGGTCCTGCTTCAATCTTACCTGTTTTTGTACGAACTAATTTCATTAAATCATCAATAACATATGCACCAACAAAAGATTCCTTATGTTCTCGTACATATAGTGCTAAAATTTCAAACATCAATTCTCTAGACTTACCGTGTGTATATACACCATATAGTCTTCGTCTAGCAGCTTCTACACTTAAGAAACCATTCTTATCAACTTTTTCATCTAAATCAGCCATAGGATCTTTAGAATTATCAAAGTATAAATTTCCACGTATATCAGTATCTCGTAAATGATCAAGAACTGCTTCACCATTATAGTTTCTTTCTATAAATAAAATACTTCTAGGAATATGCTTCTTCACTAACACATATATGAACTTAATTAAATCTTTAACACCAATATTAGATGATCTAAATTCAGCAACTGTTTTTCTTACATATGGATCCCAAACAGTGATTGCTGAGTTATCCGCACCATAACCACCAGCAACGTCAACACCAACAAAATAAATTCTATTTTTATCAAGTTTCTCATACACATCAAGCTTAAATAATCGATTAATGAAAATTTCTTCAAGAATCTTACCTTTAAGCTCTTGAATAGCATCTAAATCTTCAGGTTCATAAGGAGAATCACTACTACCATGCAACATTTATGTTCACATAAGGTCGTTACTCTTATGCCGTTCATTTAAGAACTGCTCTATATTTCTATAGAGATCAGACTATATCATCATCCTAAAATAATTTAGGAGCTTTCCGTTTCCACTCACTTGAGTGTACTCTACTCATAATATGATATTTATTACATACATATCATCATTATTTTCGATAGTCGTTGAACCTTCCTTATATATTTATATAAGGCTTGGCTGCTGATTGTCCAATCCTAAAGATTATTACACTTTGGTACTTTAGGCTCTAAGGAGTTTCCAGCAATTAGAAAAGTGTTTAATATCATATTACTATGATACGGCGCTATCAGGTTAACGCTGTAGAAATACTTCTCGCTTAATTTTCATCTTATCATTATTTAGGACTGAACAGATTTTATTAAACCAGTTTTCATCTCTACCAAGTTGTTTATATGAATATTCAATATAAACAATGTTATTGCCAGAGTTTGTAGCAATGTATTCTTGGACATCTTCAATTTCCATATCATAAAATTTTTCAGTCCACTTACATGTCTGCTCAACTATTTCTAATGCATCTTGACCTGATTGAGTATCTAGATCACCAGGAGTACTCGTGAACACACGAGCCGTCGGAGCTCCATTTCGTTTTGCATTTTCAGATGCAGTAACAAAGGCAGGCATTTATCTTCACATAGAGTCGTTAATTCTATGCCGTTCTCTTATGAACTGCTATATGTCACCATATAGATGAGACTATATCTTCATCTCTAATGAGATGCTCCCTGTTTCCACTCACTTGAGTGTACTTCCTTTCGGAATAGTCGTTGAACCTTATTTAAAAAATATATTTTGAAGAAATAAAAGTTCTAGCTCGTCTATTCTTTACTCGTATAATTAAATCATAAAATAGAATATTACTAGAATATTTAGGATACCCGAAATTATTCATAATTTCCATTGGTGTTAAGCCATCCTGTAATAATTTACATATTAAATGAATGGTACTATCTGGATATTTACAAAAACCATTTAATTCACCATGTAAATGCGTTATATTTGGTTTCGCCGATCCATGTTCATAAGAGTGTTTATTATTTTCTTGAACTGTAACCCATGTTAAATTTTTATAATAATTATGGTCTCTAATACAATCATTATGATTTACATAAACTCTTCCAGTTTTTTCATCATAACCTTCACAAAAATGGAACGCCACCAATCTATGTATATATAAATATATTGCTTTTTTACTAATTGATTTAAATGGTGCACGTACATAACCATCTTTGTCTCTACCAGTAATATTTCGATATTTTTTTGTTATATTATTATAGATATTACCATAATTACTTATTTTATATAATCCTTTTGGAATATCCGGATGGTTTAAATCAACAAAAACTTCAGGTTCATCATTAATTGTAATATACATAAATTCAATCACCTCTTTAAGAGATGTTTTCTTCAAAATATTTTTTAAATATTGGCTGCTGATTGTCCATTAAGGAGTTCCCAGCAATTAAAGGAGTTTGCTATATACATCACTGTATATAGGGGCCAAATTAACCCGCTGCCTCAAGAATAGTTTTAATATAAGAAATAAATTCAAACTCATCATAGAACTGAATAGTTTGAGTGTTACCACGACCAATACGTTCTGCAGCCTCTTTACTTCTAGCAGAGGGCTTTGTAATGATCTTATTGTTGTTATTAATATTTTTAAGAGATTTTACGTTATCAATCTTTTTAATCTCGTTACCTTCTTCATCATATGCAATTTTAAATTGTAAATAAGGCGGCAATAAATCTCTTTGATCTTTTAATCTACCTAAGTTTTCTTGAGCTCTTTCTTGTGATAGGTTCAAGAACATAAATTCGGAGTCTGTTGTACCAAATAAAAAAGTCCAATTTATAATTGCAACTACTGATTGAGTTTTACCAATCTGACGAGGAATAACTAGATAATGATCAATATTATGTAAGAAACACCATGCTTCTGCTAAATTAGCACGATTTAATAGATATGAAATACCAGCAGGATTACCTTGGTCTGGAATTCTAACACATTCTCTTAAAAAATACCAAGGATTAATAATACATTCATTAATGATTCTAAATATTTGATCGTTTGTTAAAAATGGAGAGAATGGATCAACTCCTTTTAATGAAGGATCAAATAATTTAAGAAAAAACATATTATTTTTAATACCTAATTTCTTTAAATCAACTGCAGTTTGTATAAAGGATATATTTGTAGTATCTAAATCATATATAAACTTTTTCTTCAATATAATTCTCCTTTCTTTAAGGATTCATTATATAAATGTGATTTTAATTAAATCGTATAACCGACTATTTCAAATATATATTATAATAGTAGTAATATAAATAAGAAAGGAAATGTCATTATGAATATTAATATTACTATAATCAAAAAGTGTTTACAAAAGGAATTTGGATGCGACAAGATAGCTGTCACTGATGGATCAGTATATGCACAAAATGAGCATATTATTGCTTTAGCAGTTTTGCTCCCTCATGAGGGTAATAATTATCATTATCTTATCAGATTTTCTACAGTGGCAGGATTTGACAGATGGGCAAATTCCAGAGCTATTGAAAAAGAATTTGATACAGTAATGGAAATTGTTCAATATCTTAAAGAAAATAAGTTAGAAATTTATAAGAAATTATTCGAATATCTTTCTAGAAAATATGAATATATTCAGGAAGAATTTGATGACGAGTTAACAATATTCGTATGAGGTTATAAAGAGGAGGAATATATCATGTATCTCAAAAATGTTGCAAATATTATTTATGAAAATATTATCGTGAAGACTTATCTCGATAATCGTATTCTTTGGCAAGGTAAGGCTAAAGATTTAAAAAATTGGTCAGATATTAATAGAGGATGGTTCGTTGTTGAAATTTTAGTCGATCATAGCGATACTAGTGAAATAGCAGATTACAATAAACGTAAAATTATTTTTGTAACTTAAGAGGTAATATTATGAATAAATATCTTATGAGAATCGAAGGATATTTTTCTGGATGGAAGGAATTTGAAATTGAGGCAGAAAATAAACATGATGCTATCATAAAAGGCCAAGAGTATTGTCAAAATCATTTTGAATATGGTCATGGTGGAAATTATAAACATGACTCAATTGAAGTTGTTAAAAAATTAAAAAGATGATCTTATTTGGGGGTATAGTAATGAATCACATTACATATGAGCAGTTTGCAACATGCTGTAAGCATTATAATTATACAACACATGAAGGATATAAAGCTATGTGTTTTGCTGCAAACATCATTGGTGAGTATTATAGTACTTGTATAGATCATGTGAAGAAAGTTTCTCGCGATAGTTATCACTCTGATGCGTTAAAATCTCTTGTTGACATGAATTTAAGTGATGCAAGAATACTATTAACTCTTTACAATAACTTAGACTGTAAGGTGTTTGATATGCTCGAAAAACATAAAAATGATAATAGTAATAAGGAGTAATTTAATATGAAAACTAAGTATGATATGAGAATTTGCAAGTGTGGAAGAATCCATATGGTAGATAATACCGTATTAATGAAAGCTTTAGATAATAATAAAAACTTACTCTTAATCTGTGCAGGTTGTGGAAATGCAACCTTAATTGGTGCAGATATCGAGAAGAATTTATTTGATAAAAATAAAACTTCTTATATGATGTACGCTTGTGACTTTTCGGAGTATGAAAATGCGAGCATTACTGTATCTGATTTTGCACCAACTGAAAAACATAAAGGTATTGAAGAAATTGTCTATAGTCACGGCTATCGTGTTCCCATGATGAGTGGCATGTATGCCACAGACTATTCTTTTGGAATGTTTTCTGATAGATGGTATCCTGATTTTTATAAAATTCAAAGAAGTGATATCACTGTTAAGGAAATTATGGAGTTTATTGATGAATATAATCATGACAGAACCACTGTAAATATGGATAGATTTATTCGCGAAACTCCTGATGAGATCCTAGATGAAATTTCTCGATTTATGATTGAAGGATTGAATTTCTATGGAACTAAATGGGAAACTGAATATAATTCTCATCCCATTGAACCATAAGTACATATTTTATGAGGTAATAAATATGAAAATTTTTGAAAAAAGAATTGAAGATAATTTCGTTGGATGTTGGCATCAATATTATTTCTTTGGAAAGAAAGTATATACAAAACTTATACGCTTATATGTATATAAATAAAAATAGAGGTATATTATATGAGATTTGAATTAATTGATAGAGAGAAAAGGAAGGAAGGAAGTTCTATGTTATTTTTGTGGGACAGACAAAAGCGTGAAATATAAAGTAAATCTTTTTGATGATCCTACAATACAAGATATAAATGAAAGATTCTGTTGCAATAAGTGTATATGTTTCTTTATCGATAATACTGAGTCAGAATTTGAAAAGACTTTATCAAATCATTGATAACATTATTATTATTATAACTTAAGGAGCAATAATATGGATATATCTGAACTTAGACAAATTGCTGCTGAGGAACGACGATTTAGAGTCGAAGAAATGATTCTCGGCATGGCAGACATCGTATATGAAAACAGAAGACTTCGTCATGAACTAGAAGAAGCAAAAGAATTTGAAAAGAAGTATCACAATCTATTGAATCAAAGTGTGGATAATGCAAATAAACATACCGCAGCTTTGTTTAAAGCAATTGTAAATGGTGCTTTTGTAACAGACAACGATTAACAACATAAATTGGAGATGATATAAAATGATAAACCTAATAACAAATGAATTCACATATTTATTTTCACCAACAAAAGAGTTGGTAAATGAACTAGAAGAAGCTTTAGAAATAGGAGATTGGGATAACGGTCCAATCATGGTTAAAAAGAAAGGAAAAGAGTATACTGTAATAATCAATGATGATTTAGCTACGGATATGCTCATGAAGCTATATTCAGAATTAAATCCAACTGAATGGAAAAGTATTTTACGATATTTATATGTCATGGTATAAAAATCGTAAAGTCAACACTTTCAAATATATATTATAATAGTAATAAGAAGGAAATATTAGAATATTTTTCTATGATCCTTCTCAATCAAATTTCAAAAAAGTATCAAAAGGAGAAAACATCATGAAGATCAACTTTACCTTTACCTCTAAGGAGAAGAACGCAATCAACAGCTTTGCTGAAGCTTGTGGTTTTGAAGGCGACGTGTTCGCTAAGTCCAAGACTGAGATCAACGATATCTGTGACCAGGTATCTATTGTTGACTTACCTAATGGTGGCATCGTCACCATTGATGATACTATCATCACTAAGCTTATCCGATTCTGTGAAAGTAAGATCGGTACCGCTAAGATGATCTATCACATGTTCAAGGACACTATTGAAGGTTATGTTGAGCTGATGAAAAAGAATATCACTCACAGAACCATGATGATCAACAACTGCAAGAAGCAGTTTGCAGAAAATGAACTTGATGGTGTGGAATATATTTTCTGTACCTATACTAGTGGTATGGAAACCAGATACGTCCATACTGGTTATGAGTTCATCATCTACGACGATGAGATCCTGGAAGCTGTCCTGTGTGATCGAGCTGGTATGATCTCTGATGATATCGATGAGATCAGAGCCCTTATCGATGAGCACAACAAGACCATCAATAAAGTTGAGATCAAAGAAGAAACCGATATCGAAATGCTCGAGCATCGGATGCACAAGGAAGCTGAATTCCGTCGTAATGATGAGATGAGATACAATGGTGGCAAGAATATGATTGCCGCTTTCTGCTATTATGACAATGAGGACGATCAGGTCATTAAGACCGAACACATCACTATTATTCCCATCATCGATAATGAGATCAATTATGATGTGTACAATGAGATTACCAATCATGATCATATCATGCTGATTGATCTTGTCCATAAGTATGATATGCGGTATGTAGACAACATCATTCGATGGATGTCCATTCACAACAAGTCCGTCAAGGAAGCTAATAAGGAGTAATCCAAACAAAAAAAGAAAGTGGTTTTCCACTTTCTTTTTTTAACTTAATTTTCAATTATATATTATAACTATATCAAAATAGAAATGGAGTGTTAACAAATGAAAGAAAATTTAAAAAATATAGGAATTGCAGTTCTCATAGGATTTACAATATTAGTAGTATCAATAATTGTTATTATTGAAAGAGAAATTCCAACAAAAGAAGATGAAGAACCTACTATTGAAGCATCTGAATATCTTGAAGGTACTACACCACCAGAAGGATGGGATAATGATGTATTTGATCATTATTATCAAATAACAAGATCTGCTCATTATTATAATGAGTTTACAGTTGATATGTTTCTTAAAATAGATGATAATTTTGAAATTATTGAAAACTTTAATAATACAGGATTTACTGTAATTCACAATACAATGTACTGTCAAAATATATATTGGGTTATTGGTAACTCTGAGTATACCGATAATGATAAAGTATATGGTGTGATTATGACAAATGAACAACCATATCGTTTAACATATAGTGATGATGATCGTCCTGGTATTTATTCAGATATGCCTATTAGTGAATTTTACCAATATATGTCAAAATACCATCCTCATGTATGGGAAACTCCAGAAGATGTAAAATCCAGTATATTAAAAGTTGATGATACATTTTACACATTACAATATGAAGATACTCAATATTCTCAAATTTGGGGAATTCATATTACTGACAATTTATTAATATCTATTGAAATTATTGATACTGAACTATATTAATATGATTCTTCAATAATCGTTTATTCTAATATTATAAATATATATTATAATAGTAGTAAGAATAAATGATTTAATTAGGGGGATTTATATGGTACATTTAACTTTCAGTACAGATATAAAAAATTATAAATTAGTTTTTCGACCATCGAAAAAACTATTCAATGAGTTATATAAACTCACAGAAACAGAAGATTTTGTACTTAATGGTATTTCTATACATAGAGTACGAAATAATTTTATAATCGATATTGATAAAGATGATAGTATATCATCTTTATCAATTTTTGATTTATATGTAAATACTGACCCATTAAAATGGACCAGTATTATAAACCACATTAAATTACCATCATAAGGAGAAACATCATGAACATTTGGGACATCTTTAGAAAAAACGAAAACGTTTATAACATAAAAACAGAACCAAGCACAATTGTCATCAAACGTGCAACTCAAGTATCTGATGCTATGATGATGTGGAATAACTATTGTTTTTCCGACAATGTCATTATGGTTGAAAATAATGACGGATATTCAAATCCTGTAGTAATCAACAGTAATAATGTCAATGAGGCTATTGAGAAGTTTAAATCAATCAAACACGAAAAAAGTATTCTCGTTGTATCTGATGAAGATACTGATACTTTGAGAGTCATTTATACTCGAGGAGAAGCCGTTAAATTTTTAAAGAACTATAAGTTCAAATATTGAGGAGGATATTATCATGAAGTTTACTATTGAATTTACTAGTGCAGATGAAATCAGTTTCATCGAAAATCGTTTATGTGAAAGAGGATATCCTGATAATTATCTAGGTTCCATTAAATCTGCAATTAATCTTACCAATAGTTCTCCGGATCAAGTGCAGATAACTGCAATTGGAAATGGATATTCCATTTCTATTGATGGTGATTATGCGTTAGACCTCATCGAACTTTTCTATGAGAATAAAGAAAAAATGATGACTAAGATTGATGCTATGATCTTTAATAGTCAATCTGCTACTATGTGTCGTGAAAATTTTATCTGTAATGCAGATGCTATATTTGGAGATAGTATCAATGATAATATTTCTGCATTATATTGCTATGTTGATAAGTATGATATGCGTCATTATACTTATGTCAAGTATGGTGAAGAATTTGACTATGAAAATATAGCAACTGATAGAACGTATCACATCTTCATTGCAAGAGATCTCGATATCAATTACAATGTTGAAGATGCTATTCATGAATATAATATGTCGGTTATTAAATCTAAACAAAAAGAAGAAACTATTACTGATTTTGATTTAGAAGTTGTAACTGAATTAGTACGTTTCTTAAATGAACTTGATTGTGTTCCTGAATATGTACTCGGATATATGTGGTTAGGCAATACTTGTAAATGTACTGGACCCATTGATGAGATGCTTCAAATCTTAGATGATGAGCATAATTATAATTTCGTATTGCTAATTAATGGCACTAGAATGCTCACTGATAAAGATGTTATTCGTGAGTATTTAATAAATAATAAGGAGTATGTAAACCAATGAAAATTTCTAAAGAAGAACTACCGCTATTAGCCAATGCACTAACTCAAATATTTGAGTTTGAAAACAAAATGGCTTTTGTATATAGCAATGATATTGAACTTGGTATAAAAACATTTGATGATATTATGGAATTATACTTCTTTATCACATATTATACTAACATCAAACATGCTATTTTTGTATCCTTAGATACAGAAGATGGTGATGTTACTATTATCAGTGGTATTGGTGATATCATTGCATATATCGAAAGCGATTGTATGATTCATTAAAAAGAAAGGATTTATTTATGGATTACGGTCAGTTAATTAATATTGTAATAAAAGAAATTTATGATCAGAAATGTAAGCTTGTACTTGTATATGACCAGGGCAATTACACATTTGTGAAATATCCAGACAGTACATATGAAGCTAGACAAATGTTACAACGGGTTGATTTTGATTCAAAAGTAGTTCTCGGTGTATGTAAAGAAGATGGTGAAGTAATGCTCATACGTGGTTATTCTAGTATCTTATCGTATGCTCATTAATATATGAAGATACACATTGAAATCATGTAAATGATTTATTAAAAGAAAGGATTTTATTATGAAGTACAACGAGTTAATTAGAATTGGCTTAGATTCCGCCCGCACTAATAACCATAATATGGTTTTAGTATATGATCAGCTCAATCTAATTAAAGTAAATTATGTCAATGATTATGAAGATGTATGTAGAATTATGCATTGTGAAATTATGCCTAGTACAAAAGTAGTGTTCATTGAATTTTTAAATGGTGATGAATATATTCGTTACACACAGGAGACTATCAAAACTCATATCCAATATGATCCTGAGGACTTTAAGAATGAACCTAAAATGTATTGAAGATGATGTATTAAATGACCCAACGGTACATTTATTAATCAATATTGCATTAAGTGAATCACGTATATCTTCAACTGGTAATGCATTAGTTTATTATGATAAATATAATAGACTAGAAATAAATTATATGGGATGTTGGCTAGAAATGAATTTTAGAAGATTTCAGTCTGAAGCGAAACTTGATACAACAGAGTATAATTGTGTCTTCGTTCATCGATATAGAAACAAGCCTCCTATTATTAGAATAGGATATACTCAGGTTGTAAAATATATCAATAATTTGCTTCTAAACAGTGAACGTAGATAAAAATATATAAAGAAATGGGTAGATAATTTCTACCCATTTCTTTTTTGTTTATATTCGAGATTCCCTTAGCCCTGGTAATTTACAGGTGTCCGATAAAAAATTCCATAATTCTTTTCAATAATCTTAGTAGCTAGAATAGTACTTCTGATTTCATTTAATTGCTTTTTAAAACTTTCTAAAGTTGTTTTAGATTGAGTTACTTTAGAAGATAGTTCTCTATCAGCACTATTTAAATAATCGAGTGCAATCTCGACAATATCTAGTTGACTGTATAATTTATCGAGTAAATAAATTTTATCATCAACCGATTCAATTTTTTGTGCTTCCACAAACAAAATATCAATATCTGCCTGGGTAATCTTTTTTAAATTACCACGTTTATCCCAGATATTTTTAGCAGATTCAGTAACAATTCTCTTTACATGATTAGATAAATACTGCTCAGCAACTAGCTCACCATAAACATCCTTAGGATCTTCACGATAAGATTCAGATAGTAATACTCTATATTCATCTAAAGCAGAACCAAAGAAGCCTCTATAGATATCCTGAGTCATTTTTTTAATATAATAACTAGGAGTTTTTAGCATTTCAGTCTTTAATGCTAAACGTAAAGACTGCTTTCTTAGTTCCAACTGTTTAATATTAGTAATACACCAGTTAACGATAGACCGAATATCCTTATCGACTTCCTTATCAGATCTATCAACTAGACTATTACCAAATGTATTAATCAGCTTATGTACAAAATCTTCATAGTTCTGTCTATAACCATGCTTATAAATAAACTCATTAGGATCATTGTCACCATATGTAGTTTCAAGCTTATAGTTCTTAGCAGTACATGCTTCAATTAAAGCAAAATAGAATAGTGTTCTAATCTTATCATCTCTTGCTAATGTCTTTAGTGTGTAGTTCAAACCAATTACGTTATAACGAACAATGTTTGCAAATTTGATAGGAATTCTATCAAAATAAATGACATTGGCTAATTCATGTAGAATTAATGCAGTAACTTCAGCAGGACTTGCATTTAGTCCAAATTCAGATAATAGAATACTATCAATCTCAATGTACCAATGCTTATTTTCATACCACTTTGCAACAACTTCTTCAGTCTTACAGTGATTACCGACAACATTAGCAGTAACATGTCTAAGTAACTTTTCACCAGGATACACATTAACACCAAAGAAGCTACCAATATCATTCTCAACAAGATCAATCTCTAGTTCTAGTTCAAATAAACGATTCAATGTATTTGCAACTTTATCTAGATTTAATTTTACATCAATACCAGATTTTACAGTAGCAATACATTTTTCAATATATAAAAAATCTTCAGATTTTACATGCATATATTTTCACGCCTTTCATCATTAACTATTACAGTAATGTTAAATTGCATAAAAATAAAGTGGAAGTACCTATGAAGGTACTTCCACTTTAATGGAGGTTTCGGAATATGATTCCTTATCTTAATGTGAGATACATTACCTATAATATTGTTTATATTATTCGATAGTATATTCAACAGATGCAACTGCAGAGGGTAGATAACCGTCACGGACAGCGATAACCTTAAGTGTGCAGGAGCTAGAAATAGTAATAGCACCATTGTAGACAACACCGGTACCTGCGTTAGTGCCTGCACCAACAGCAGGATCGTTACCGTCTACAGTGTAGAAGAAGGTGCAACCGGGAGTGGGAGAACTTACAGTAACAGTTCTCATACCCTCATAAGTACCTGCAGCTAAGCTGACAACAGGAGTTGCTGCCTGGGTTGCAGTCTCAGGATTCTGGACAATAGGAGGATTTAGTGCAAACTTATTGTCAAGAATATGGAACTCACCCTGAACAGGTAGAACGTCAGTGGTAATGAAACGAGAAGTACCCATGACGTTGGGAATCAGAGGAGTCATAGGATTGCGATATGCATTCTCAATGTTTAGACTGTACTTATAGTGCTTGAAGGTGATGATTTCCTTGGTTAGAGGATATGCAACAACACGTAGACCACGGCCTCTAGGACACTTCATAGTGGAGATAACGTGGATACGGTTCTTGTTAGCAGTCATGACACCAAAGCGATAGTCTAGCTGAATGCCACCAATCTTAGTATCTTCATCAATAATCCAACGGACATTATCCTGGATTAAAGTGATGTTGTTGGGATGACCATAAACAACAAACATTAGGTCCTGTTCACGTAGCTTAACCTTTAGCTCATCGATGAAACGGTTTAGGTCATATTTGAGCTCGGTCTCAATGTACATAGAACGAGTGACATACTTGTTTGCAGGAGGCTCACAAGAGAAGTATGCTTCCTCAGTGAAGCCATCAGTGTAACCGAAAGGTAGTAGATCATTACTACGGTTCTTCCAGTAATCATAACGATCATTTAGATAGCCTAGGATCTCACTATCTTCATACTGAGATAGAACAGTAGACATATCAGCAATGATCTCAGTAGTAATATCGAAATCAAATAGAGCCTTGTAATCCTTAATCTTCTCGAGGGTTAGACCTGTATTGATGCGGACACCATCAGGAATCTTCCACTCGAGTAGTTCTCTCTCGCGATCTAGCTCAATAGTCTCGTTGTTATTTTCGTTGGACATATGGCCACCGAACTGAACAGCAGTAATTAGACCAGCCATAGAACCGCAAGAAACAGTACCATGATAGAAGTCAACCTGACCAGTTAGGATATCCTTAACTTCCTGACCAGCAGCATTGGTAGCCTTGATCTCAGCAGTAAAGGAACTATTAGCTGCCATGTTGGGAGATACATTGACATTGATAGTCTGCTCAGCACCATCAACAGTCATCTTAACAGCCTGAACACAGAAGTCCATAGCTAGAGTGTCTCTGGTCTGAATAGTACCACCAGACTCATTTAGGATGTTTAGGTCCATGAAGGGGAAAGCAGTAACTGCAGTACCATCAGGATACCACTTGTTAGAGATAGGCTTACCTCTACCCTGGGACATAACAGCCTTATAAGAATCATTGTAGAAAACGTCAGGGATATAATACTTCTTACCATCTCTATCCTTTAGGAATCTACGCTCATAAGCAGCCTTAATAATGGGCTTGGTAGGAACCTCAGTCATGACGATATCCTTAGAATGACCCTCAATGTAGGACTTCTTTAGGATGGGTAGAGTAATACCAACGATAGGTGCTAGTGCAGCAACACCAGACTCGCGTAGTAGCTCTAGAGAAGAGTTCTCAAATAGCTGATCTAGCTTCTCGGGCATAGTTGCATAGTAATCATCATCAACGTTACTTTCCATAACGTCATGTAGTAGCTCTTCCTTATAAGCTTCCTTTAGAGCATCAACTCTTAGAATCTTAGTAATATCAGAAATTGCATCTACCTGATAACTGCTCTGGAAAGACTCAAATAGATGCTTTACGGAGTTTTTAAAATCTGCATTCTTATCTAGTGAAAAAGAACCGATAACTTTTACGCTATCGGAATGATCCAGATATTCATACATATAAGATACACATCCTTTCTAATTTTTATATATTTGTTTGTTAAAACAAATATATCGTGAATTATCGTAAAATAAAAATAAATATAGCTAATTCACTATTTTCTGTGGAATAAACAATATATTATTTTATATAAATGTTATATTACATAGAATTGAAATCTTTGATATTTCTAAACATTTCTATGTTTATTTTAACAATTTCAAGAGCATATTGATAGATATATAAATTTTTAACATATGTATTTGTTTTAAATGGTCCTGTTACTAAATCATAAAGGTACTCATTTAAAGTAGTTAAATTATTTTTTACTTTAACACAGACTTGGTTGACATCAAAATTAATATCAATAATATTATCAATCTTATTAGTTATGTTAATAACTTCATAATATAATGTAATAATATCTTTTAATAAATTTGCATTTTTGATATCATCTTCAGATGGTTCTTCAGTAGTAGGTTCTTCTGATGTTTCTTCAGGAGATTCTTCACCAGTCATATCATCAGTACCAGCAGTATCATCTGTGATATCCTCAGTATAATCTGTTGTATCATCACCTTCATCAGTACCTTCATCTTCTACAGGTTCATCTGTTTCTGTATCATCAGTTGGTTCTTCTTCAGTTTGAGTTTCATCGTCTGTGGTTTCAGTATCTTCAGGAGTTTCTACATCTTCGGTATAATCGACATTGTCATTTTCTTCCACTTCAATAGTTTCTTTTTCAGCTTCTAATAATATGTTTTTCCTAAAATTAAATATTGCCACGAATTTTCACCCCTTACTCATCAAGATGGAATTTAATTCGTTCAATATCACGTTCTAGTTGAGAACGAACTCTCATAAGCTGGTATTTTGCCTGCTTATCACCATCACCCTTAGCATCATCAATTTTTTCATTGACAATAACTAATTCTTCTTCTAAGTCTTTTATGACTTTTTGTCTTGTTTTTCTATCTAATTTTCTATCTCTACCAAATGCAGCATATAATGTAATTGCACCAATTACTGCACCAACAAGAGGATTAACTGCTGAAGCAACAACACCTTTTGTTACAGTAAATAAAGCAATTGCACCAATACCCTTTTTGATAACATTCTTTAATTTAAAACTAAACTGTCCAGTAACTATACGGTCAGTTCTTTCTTTTTTGTCTTGTTCTTTAATCTTATTCACTGTGTTATTAATAAGATTAACAAGAGGATCAAAAGATTTTGATATTGTAGTTTTTACCCTAGCACTATCATGTGCTTTAGCAACTACTTTATTAGCAACTTTTCTATTTGCATTACCTACTTTATTAGCAGCATTTCGAACACCTTTACTTACACCGGTATTTTTAGCTTCTAATAAATTAGTATATTTCATAGAAAGTTTATAGAAATTTTCCATTACTTTCATATCATTTTCTGATTCCGGATCATAGAAAATATCGACTAAAGAATCTTCAATTTCAGCAGCAATATCTTCTAATACACCATCAGAATAAATAACATCGGGTTGCATTTCAGCAATGTGTTCTAATACCTTGGTAGTAGTTCTATTAGTAAGAATTTCTTTTGCTTTCTGCAAAGACTGTAAATAGGAATAATATAAATTATATTGAGTTCCTGCATTATTTTTTAATGTCTTAGTCATTGTAATAATTTGCTTATCAATTAATCGGATAAAATTCTTTGCCTGAGTAGGAGGAACTTTACATTCTGATAATTTTTCAGCAATTACAATAGGTACTGATGTAACCAATTCTAATACATCACCAGTCATATTCATTTCAATATTACAAATCATTTTTGTTGATTTGTCTAATAGACCAGGGAATTCATTAAAATATTCAGCACCTTTTGACATCTTAATCTTTCTTAATAATAATTCTAACTGTGTAATTGTCTCAGGATTGTAATTAATATTATAAGCAATAATATCTAATTCAGTATCTAGATAATAAGATTCACAAGCATAATGCTTTGTAAATCTATCAGATGCAAGAGAATACTTAATTGACTCTTTGATCTTTTCAATATTATCTGTATCCTGAATTAAATTTTCAATTAATTTAAAAGTATCTTCATAAGATGATTCATCCATATCATTTTCAAGAATATATTCTTTTATATGATAAGAATATTCTTGTAACTGTTCTTCAGAAAGATTAGAATTTTCTAAAATATGATTTAGAAAACTAATAGATTGCTTTGTATTGATTTTATATAAACATGACAGATTTTCTAAAATAGTCTGTCTAGGGAGTGATTTAAAATTTAACATGAATTCAGAAATGTTAACAGGTGTGGGGTTATTACATACCCGATTACAATGTTCCTGAATAATCATGTTAGGTGTAATTTTTGCTTGTAAAATTCTATTTTTATTAATATTAATCTGCATGTTAGTCACCCCATTTCTTGTATATATTAATATTACAGTATTGTTTTCAAGGGTTAAAAACAATTAGAGATATAGGTAATTTTACCTATATCTCTAAAACCATATTAGTTATTTAGTATATGAATATCTCATATTAATTGAAATATAACAAGTTATTTTACTGCAATATATAAATAATTGTAACTAGCGTAATTTAGCATGGAACATTTTGCAACTGTTGTACTGCTATAATAATATGACTTAAATCCATTTTCAACAATTTCAAGACGCGTGACAGTAGCCTTTGCAGGATTATTAGTCAATGCAATAGCTTTATATTCCCCTGTATCATCATGAATAACTTCCTTACACACAACGAAAACAATTGAAGGTGTAAATCCTAAATTTATTATTTGAGATTCATTACTATCTCCAATATATGCACCAATTTTAATTTCCGAATTACTACTCCCCGAATTATTGATTAGCATAGGAATAAAACTCATATTCAATCATCCCTTCTGTATGAATATATGTATTTATTGTTATTTAAATTGAAGCTTATTATATGTATTTCATTAATGAAATGTTTCATTAATGAAATACATATAATAAGAATCTATAAGAAAAACATATATGTCTATTATAATAGACTAAAAATAAATTTAGGAGGTAAGTATATTATGGCTTTTATTCCTATGTTAAATAACAACAGTGGTGGATCTGGTGCAAAAGTATTTACTGGTGTAATCAGTACTACTTGGACTGAGGATGAAAACACTGGTGTTAAAACTCAGTTTGTTGCTATTGAAGGTGTTACTGCAAAGCATACTGGTAAGGCAGATAACATTAATACTCATGAAAGAACTACTGATGGTTATGCTGCTTATGTTGAAGAAACCAATCAGTTTTTAGAGTTTATCACCAATGGTGATGCTGAAACTGTGGATGGTGGTGCTATGTTTTATATCTATGGTGATGCAAATACTGTAGAAATTCCCTTTATTCTGGAGGTGGTCTAATGGGCCACATTCTATATTTAAGAAAAGGTAGTAATCATAGTTTTAATGGATTGCCCAGTGGATATACTCGATTATCATATATTGAGTCTACCGGTACACAATATTTAGATACTGGGTTTAATCCAAATCAAGATACTCGTGTTGTAATGGATTGTGATTTTCCCAATACAAGTACAACTTGTTGGATTTTTGGTGCACGAACTAGTACCAATGTTAACTTCAGTATGCTATTTGTAAATAGTAAAATCAGAACTGACTATAACGTTGCACATGAAATATATGTTACATCAACATCTGCTACTCATATTGATAAAAATAAGGATGTAACTACAGTAAATAAAACTGATACTGTTACTGATGGTACATACACATCAGCAAATACATTCTCATCCCCTTATTCTATATATTTATTTAGTACAAATGATGCTGGTACAGCAAAAACCTGCTCCAGTGGTAAAATTAAAAATTGTAAAATTTATGATAATGGTACATTAGTTCGAAACTTTGTACCATGTGTTAATTCTTCTGGTACTGTTGGTATGTATGATACTGTTGGTAAAACATTCTATAGTAGTGCAAGTTCAACTGCATTTAATGCAGGTTATATTATATCACTACCTAGCGGATATACTAGATTATCATATATTGAATCTACTGGTAGCCAGTATTTAGACACTGGTTTTAAACATAATCAGAATACACGAGTTGTTGTTGATGCTCAGGTTACATCACAACCTTCTTCTCATGCATGGCTGTTCGAAGGTCGTGATTCTACAGCGTCTGGTTCAAAAAGTGTATTTTTATTAAGTGGTAGTACTTGGAATTCTGACTATAGTAGTAGTAATAACAGATATGCTTTTTCAAGTATTACAATAACTGAAAGACTAAGTATTGATTATAATAAGAATTCGTTAACAATTAATGGTTATAATAAAACATGGACAGCTACTACATTCCAAAGTAATACTAATCTGGCTTTATTTGCATGTAATACTGCTGGAACTATTTCTGGATATGTTTCGGCTAAAATGTATTCTTGTCAAATCTATGATAATGGTACATTAATACGACATTATGTTCCTTGCAAAAATTCTTCTAATGTTGCTGGTTTTTGGGATTTAGTAAATAAAGAGTTCTGTGCAAGTACAAGTTCTACTGCATTTGTTGCAGGTTCTGCTGCTTAAGGGGGTATTATTATGGGAAAAATTATTATCTCTGGTGCGTCAAAATCCACTATGCCTATAGCATTACCTCCAATCGGAACTAACTTAAATGATATGAGTTGGAAAGATATTCGTAAAATTTCCAATGCTGGTATTGCTGCTGATTATTTTTCAGTTGGTGATACAAAAACTATCATTTTAAATGGTCAATTGGGTAATTCTTCATATGGTAGAACATTTTCGAATTATGCTATTGATGTATATATTTTAGGCATAAATCATAATTCTGAAATAGAAGGCGAAAACCACATTCATTTTAGTATTGGTAAAGTTAAAGGATATGATATAGGTATTGGAACAAACTATTGGGCTAGTGCAACTAATGGTGGTATTGGTTCTAATATGAATCATTGGGGTAATTATAATTATGGTGGATGGGCTGGATGTGATTTACGATACGATTTTCTTGGAAGTACCAATCAACCTCCTTCTAATTATGGTAGTTCTCCTTCTTCTGGGCGTACTGGTAATAATCCAACTGATACATGCACAACAAATCCTGTAAATAATACACTCATGTCAACATTACCTGAAGATCTTCGATCTGTTATGAAATCCATCATAAAATATTCAAATAATGTAGCTGGAAATAGTAACGTATCCAGTAATGTTACTTCAACTATAGATTATTTGCCAATATTATCAGAATTTGAAGTATTTGGAACTCGAAAATATGCAAATCAATATGAACAAAATTATCAAAAACAGTACGCATATTATGCTGCTGGAAATAGTAAATTAAAAAATTTTATTTTTGATGAGGGGACAAGTGTTGAAAGTATATCTGGGGGAAGATGTTTTTTACGTTCTGTTCCAACAGATTCATTAAATAAATTTTTAATTATTAGTGATTCAGGAACGATTAGTAGTATTGATTGTAAATATTTCTATATCGTCGGTCCTATATTTGCAGTTTAATAATGGGGAGGTAATATATTATGGGAAAAATTATTATGAGTGGTATTGTTAATCCTCTAGTAGCACCGTCAAACTTCCCTACTATTGGCACCCCATTTAATGATATATCTTGGGAAGATATTAAAACCATAATCGATACTGGAGTTGCAGCTAATTATTTTTCAGTTGGTGATGTAAAAGAAGTAACATTAAATGGCTCTATTGGTATTGGATTAACTTTTAACAATACAAAAGTATGTATGCAAATATTGGCATTTGATCATAATAAAGATGTTGAAACAAATGGTGAATCTCATATACTTTGCGGATTTGGTAAATCTACATTAACTAATGGCATTGATATAGCTTTTGTTGATAGTGGATATAACAGTACAATTATGAATGATTATTTTAACCATGACCATGATTCTGATGGTATTAGTGAAGGATGGCAAGATTCTAATCTAAGAACATTAATTTGTGCCGAGTTTAAGAATACATTACCATCAGAGCTACAATCAATATTAAGATCTAGAACTGTCTATACATGTAATACTGGTAGTGGTTTAAGTATGTCTCAATATGTCACAACAACAACAGAAACAGTATATGTTCCTGCTGAATTTGAAGTAATGGGTACTAGAAGTATAGCTAATAATTATGAGCAAAATTATCAAAAACAATTAGCATATTATGCTGCTGGAAATTCTAAAGATAGATATAGACATGATAATCCAACTACACCATGTTCATGGTGGACTAGATCTCCTTCATATAAAAAAGCTGGTAAATATTGTGCAATATTATATGAGATGGGTAGTTCATATGCTGGTGCTATGGAAGGTTCATATTCTTATGGTTTCGTTCCATTAATTACCATTTAACATAAATGGAGGTAATATATTATGTATAAAATTACTAAAGACAATTCATTAATCGGTTATTCAGAAACCGCTGTATATATTAAGCTTCATCAAAACGGGTCTTATGTACCTTGTAACATGAATGAAGCTGAAGGTGTATGTGTAAAATTACCTTTCACCTACACTCATATTGATGAAGAAACTAAAGAAGAAGTTACTGTTAATACTGTTAAAGATACTGTATTTGCATTAAAAGAAAATGCACTTCATGGTACTGAAGAAGTTGTATCTTTAGAAGAAATTAATGGTGCTTTACTACTTCAAGGTTTAGTATAAAAATATTAGAGAATATAGGATATTTTCCTATATTCTCTAATTTATATTATTTGAATGATTTAAATACACTTTCTAAGTAGTAATCGTTGTATAGATTACTAATGCATCTAATACCGTACTCAAGACATACCATATTTTCAATACGACAACCTCTTGCTAATCTATACTCATCAGCAAATACAACAAGGTCAGCATCCTTTAACATACCAATACTCTTACCGAGACATTCGATAGGACCAGCATTATCAGTAAAGTATGTATCAATAATCTCAATATTTTCATAAAATTCTTTTAATCGATTTTCAATATCTTTTCTTTCTTTTAAAATTTCTTCTTCTGTTCTATTTCCCATAGGCTGAGAAATAAAAACTTTAATTACTTTCTTATCCATTTTATTCCATCCCCTTTTATTTTAAATATTTCTCATATACTGAGAAATATCAGTTCTAATCTTTTCTTCTAAAGGAACTATATATGTATTACCAGCTTCCTTTAAAATAACATGTCTGGTATCTTTACTTAACTGCATAGATTCTAATGCAACTTCACATACATTAGAAATTAGCTTTACATTAGCAGATTCCATAGCGATGAAATCAGTAATCATAGCTTCTTGTACAGGTAGTAAAGAGTGATGATCCATACCGTTACCAGATTCCATTACATTCTTACAAATCTTTTCAATAGGCTTAGAGGTATCTCTATATGCTACTTTATGAGAAGGAAGGAAAACCCAGTCATATGTAACTACATGTGCCTTAGTTTTTACAATACTAACACCATCAGGTCTCTTAACTAGAGGAGCTAGTGCTCTTAAACTAAAAGCAGGCTCAATTCCCTGAAGAATTAATTTTGTCATCTGTCTACCCAAATCATTATCTAAAGTCTCAACTGTACCAGTACATCTAGACATATTTGCTTCATGCTTTACGATTCTATGAGAAACTAATTTAGGATCAATAGTTAAGATTCTCTTAATATCATCAGACATAGGATGACCTGCTTCACCTACCCAAGAACCCTTTGATTGTAGTTCCATGATATGTTCAGCCATAAGTGAAGGAATCATTGCATTACCCATATAAATACGGTTATTACGATTGCGGACATTGAAATCCTGTAATGTAGTATCAAATCTTACATAAAAAAGATCATTTTTATTATGGAACTGGACATTCTTGACAGGCATGGGATCAGTCATTGATTCCATGACAAGATATGCCGCAAGTTGCTCTTTCATAGTATTCACCGACCTTTTATTCTTATTTTCTTTATTTAAAGTAATGTTTTATATATAGGAAAAATTAGAGATATAGGATAATAAAATCCTATATCTCTAATAAATTTAATTACCCCAAACTACATATGCATAATCACCATCAACAAAATATGAATTAGATGATTGTGTTATACCATCCACTTGAATATATTTATTTCCATACGTTATACTAAAATTATTAGCTTTATTAAATGTTGTTGATGAACCCGCAACTGTGTATGTAATATAATTTGATAATGATGTTACACCATAAACGGGATTATCACTTGATGAACCACTATCAACGCATATAGCCATAAATCCTTCAACATTAGTTATTGTTGATAATGGAATATATACTGATGAACCTCCCATAGTTCTAGTTCCAGTTTCAATTTTATAACCAGAACTTCCAGTACCAGTTAATTTAACACCATTAACCCATGCAGTATAAGGACTAATAATTTTATCAGAAGTTGCAGTAGCACTTGTCTGACTAGCTAGACTATTTGCAGTAACTTTACCATTACCATCATGATATCCTTCAGGAATTGTATAACTCCCACCACAATTTAAAGAAGATGATACTGCTCCTTGATTTGGCATAGTACCTGTAATTTCTTCACCATTTACCCAAGAAGTTTCTCCATCTAATAATTTATCAGGAGTTGCCGTACCTTTTGTTTGGGATTTTAGGGAAGTACCACCAAGATATGGAGAAAAATTATCGACGATAGACATAGTTCTATCCTCCTATTAAACAAATTTATAAATAAATTTGTTTAATAGGATAAAATATTAATTGAATATTAAAATTTAATTTGCTTAATTTCTAATACATATCGATTTATATTATACTCGTAATCATCTTTTAAATAAACCCCATTATTTTCATAATATAGTTGAATTTCTGAATTATTTCCATATCTTAAAGAACCGATATATCCATTAATGAGAGAATAATCTGCACTTGCATCAAATATATGTCTAGAACCATTTACTAATTTTATATATAAACCATTTGCACCATTTTCAAATGTAATGACTTGACTATAATCAGAAGAAGGTGTCTCTTCTTTAATTATTGTGAATAAACTTTCATTGGAACCACTTATTCCAATAAAAGGTGACATATTATTTAAAATCGGCATACATATATCTCCTTTCTGTTATCAAAAATTTATGATATAAAATGAATATATATATATATGTATATATGTATATCTGTCTTATATCATTTCTTTCCGTATAATAAAATTGTTAAAGTTGTTGAAGAACCTCTAACAAATAATATACGTGGATCATATATTACATAAGTACTATTATTCCATTCCAATATATTATCAAATGATTTATCAACAGTTGCTGTATTAGAATCTGTGGTATATTTCCATGATCCACTTTCATAACGTCTTTTGTATAAACCAATTTATAGTCATTTAGAGTTAAAGTATCTGAACTTGAATCTAATTTTAAACTAAAAAATTCAAAATTAGTCGTACATGCTATTTGACAAGTAAGTGATGTACCATAACCTGTCATCACTCCACTAAAATTCATATTCAATATATTCATATTCACTTAAATCAATATTATTAAACTCTGGTACAATACCAATTGTATCATATGGTGAAGCTGGTGCTTCACCAGTAAATAAAATTGTGGTGGTTTTTAATAATTCGAGAGAACTATTACCCCAATATTGGAAGCGAATGAGAAATTTTCAATAATAGACATAAATTACCTCCTATCTAAATCTATATTAATGAACACATTGTTTCTCTTTTATAACCTAATTATATGAATTATATTAATGAAATGTTTCATTAATATAATTCATATAATTAGCATACTAACATAAACAATATATAGTATTTATTATAGGAGGTAATAAATATGTCTATAGTAAATAGCTTTTCTCCTTTTCTTGGAGCAGGTGGAGGTTCATCCAATAAATCTGATTGGAAATGTACAATTGTAAAATTAACGACAATTATTGGTGAAAGTGTTACTGGTGATAATCAAAGATTTGATATGAGTTCATATGTAACTGCATTAGGTATCGTACCACAAAAAGGTGATCTAATACTAACCATTCCAAGTGATAGTTCATCGGTTATTAGACGTATGGATTTAAGAATGAGTACATGTACTTATAATGGAAATACCCAAAAATTAAACTGGAATTATAATCAGGAAGAATATGATTATCCATGTGTTGTATTGAATTATAATTCTCATTTTAATAATATTGATGTGTATTATGTACGATATTAAATTATAATATATTTAGAAGATATAGGTAAAGTGCCTATATCTTCTAAATATTTTTTATCCTTATAAACAAATTTATTATAAATTTGTTTATAAGGGGGATGTATGAGAAATGTCTATTATAGATAACTTCGCACCTTTTCTTGGTTATAATACACAATCAACAAAAGGGTTGAAAATAACTAAAATTCACTCAGCACAATATTATCAAGGGGAATTGAATTTAACAAGCTATGTTACTGCGGCAGGAATAACACCAAATAAAAATGATTGCATTATTGCAATTTGGGTAGATGGTGAAATGTCATATAAACATTTACCGGGGTCAATATATACTGGAACTTATTGGTACTCTGCACCATATAAAGATAGCATGACATATCATGATTATCCATTCATTTATATTAAACAAGGAACACTTACTTCTGTATTTGAATTTTATTATATCCAATATAATTCATAATATATTCATTATAAAAAGAGATATATAGATTATTAAATAATCTATATATCTCTAATAATTTATTTTGCTTTAACGTATGTATTTGGATTGGTAGAAGATGTGTTAGGTAATACTAATTTTCCCTTATTATATAAAATATAAGGATATTCACTACTATTATCACCATATGCAGCTATACATACAGTATCTTCATTACCATAAATATCTGTTAATACAGCATATGTACCAACTTTATTATGTAATGCTACAACCTGATATCCTTTTGATAAATCATTACTATATGTTAAATATATAGTTGATGTACCATTTGTACTATATGATGTAGAACCCATTAACCATGTACCGTTATGACAGTATAATGGATAAGTGTAAGCACCATTAAAATTTGTTGTAGAGAAATCACTCATAAATGACGACCATGTTCCAGTGAGATCTTTTGAATAGAAAAAGTATTGAAAATTTGAAGAATAATGCTTTCCTGATGCAACCCATAATCCATTATGATGATATATATCAGTTATTTGTACAGTCACTGAAGTGTCTATATTTTGTTGTGTCCATGTTCCACTAGGGTCAGTTGTATACCAAATACGTGCAGGATAACTATTTACATTAGAACATAAACATAGAACCCATATACCATTATAGCAATATACTTTATGAATTCCAGCATAATATCCTGTCTGTACTTCTGTTCTCGTCCATGTTCCAGTAGGATCAGTTGTATAATAAATTACTGGATACCCATTAGTTTTTGAATGTGTAATTACCCACATACCATTATAACAATATATAGAATCACAACTATTAGTATTACCACCAGAAGTTGATATTTGTTTATATGTCCATGTTCCAGTAGGGTCATTGGTATAATATATTATTGGAAGACCTGTACCCGTAGCACCACATATTACCCATGTACCATTATAGCAATAAATTGAATTAGTATATATTATTGATGATTGGAGTGTTTTTGTTGTCCATGTGGATGATGGGTCAGTCGTATATAATATACACGGATAATTATTAGCTTGAGTGTATCCACATCCTACCCACAATCCGTCATAGTAATAAATACTCATTAATTTTATTTTGGTATTATTGTTTATTTTTTTCACAGTCCATCCACTTGAAGATGGGTCAATTTTATTGGTTAAATACTGAGATAATTCAGGATATTTTGACTCATCAACATTACTACCATCACATTTTAACCAAGTTTCATCTAACTCTATATCTGAACTAGCGAAGGATTCAACATCGCCTAGTTCATAACCTTCTAATGAAACGATATTAGAAGAACTATCAAAATTTGATAAAATAGCCATGTATTATCCCTCCTTACTTATGATAGTTTAGTTCCAGCAATAAATGCTGTAGATGTAGCACTACCGTAGAATCTCTTTTCTACTAGATCCCAAAGACCAACTACACCGGAATCATTCATTACAGGAATATAATTTCTAACTAATTTTCCATCTTTTTTAATACTTTGTGCATATACTTTACCAGTCTGAGCATTATTATCGTACCATGTATTATCAGCATTACCCATTTTTAAAATACCAATTTTTACATTTGTACCATTATATGAATCGGTCCAATCAGTAGATGAATTTAATGTATTATTAACATAAATATTTTCTACATTAGATGAACCGTCATAAGTTACTCTAATCTTAGATCGTGTATTAGATGCTATTCCACTCTTAAATTGCATATAACCATTTGCACCAGCAAATGTATCATTTGTGAACAATGCATCTATCATATATTCATATGTATCAGTTTTATTTACAACAAGTCCAGAGTCAATATACGCATCAGAATTGTTTTCAATATACTCTAATCTGGTATAACCAGTAGGCAATGTATATTCATTTTCCATTACTTTAATAAAAGTATTATTTGCTTCAGGTAGTTGATAATATGAACTATTATGATAAATTACATAAGGTCCGTATGATGTACTATTAGATCCGATTACAATATCGTTATTGTATATATACATGCATGTTCCGGACTGGGTAACATCTTTAGCAATTTGAGTTAGTGTCCATGTTTCAGCAGGATGATTAGTATAATAAATATATGGATAATAATCTTTACCTGTGAGACCTATCCATCTACCACCATGATACATTATTGACTTTATAGCTGGATCATCTGTGTTATTTGATTGAATTTTATTCCAAGTTCTAGTAGGATCATTTGTATACCAAATAACTGAATATCCGTCTATACTATTGGTAGTATCACCACATGCAACCCACATATTATTATGATAGCATATATCATATAAATATGATGCATTATCTGTAGTAACTAATTTTCCAGTCCAAGTCCCAGTAGGATCATCTGTATACCACAAAACTATATTCCTATTACTACTGATAGCAAATATATACCATATGTCATTGACATACATAACCTTTTGTATTTTAGATATGGAGTAATTAACATTAGGTAATGTTATCAGTGTCCAAGTCCCAGTAGGATCATTGGTATAGTAAACATGATTTGTGAGATTAGTAGTATCAGAATACGCAGTCACATATAACCCATCACCATATTCTATATTACATAAATATCCATTTAAAGATATTTTATTCCATGAACTAGATAAATCTGTTGTATAATATATTGTAGAATTTCCGGTAATTAACCATAGACCATTATAACACCGAATATTATATAAACGTGCACCACCAAAATTAAATTTAACTTCATTCCAAGTGCCAGTAATATCATTAGTATAATAAACATATGGATATTTACTAGTTGCTTCAGAAGTGGGATGTCCAATCATAGCCCAAGTACCGTTATAACAATATATACTTTGTATATTTGGTATATCAGATGCAGAATTATATACTTTTTTTGCAACCCAATTATTTTCCAAATCTGATGTTATGTACATTTTTTTACATAACTCAGGATAGTCAGTTTCATCAATAATACTACCATCACACTTTACCCAATTTTCACCTAAATATTTTCTTAAACTCTGTCTTAATTGACCAACTTGATATTTATCCCCTGAACTACCAGAGGAAAATGAAGAAACTAGAGGCATATTATTTTCCTCCTTATGCTAAAATATTACCAGCAATAAATGCTGTAGATGTAGCACTACCATAGAATTTCTTTTCTACTAAATCCCAAAGACCTGCTACACCAAATTCATTCATTACAGGAATATAGTCTCTAATTAATGTACCATTATCATATAATTTACAAGAATATAATTTACCTACACTTATACGAGTATCAACAGCACCTGCAGTATTTACAGATAATAAAGTTAAGTTACATCCAGCAGAGAAAGTTTCACTTGCAAATGTAACAGTCTGCCCATTTACAGAAAATGCAGTTTTATTCATATCGTAAGTTAATCGTGTTGCATAATCTAGAGTTAAGGTTTTGGTGTTATATGCAATAGAACCATACTGAGGATTAACAACACCATCTCCAAGCCATACTGCAAATGTAGTAACTTTTGTACCTTGTCTTGCACCGAATAATGCTACATTTCCACTCGCATTATTTGTTACCCATAAATCTAATACTGCTCTTGTATCTTGATTAGGTGTAAATCCAGTATCAATATACTGAGTACCAGATGACTCAATATAATCTAATAACATATACCCACTAGGTAAATTATAACCACTATTAGATGATTTCACTTTAATAAAAGTATTAATATCTGAAATATTATTTATTGTAGGAATAATATATTCTGATTTCCCAGTATATGTAATATATGGATAAAATGTACTACCATTATATCCAACCATAACTGTTTGATCACCAGTTGTATATATTTCTGATAAAATTTCATTTGTAGTTGTATATTGTGATATTTGTTTAATTGTCCAGGCATCTAATGGATTTCTAGTATACGATAATGTATTATATCCATCATATATTGATAAAATTGTATATAACCCATTATTGTATGATACATTAGGACTGCGATATGCACTACTATTTGTAAGTATTGTAGTACGTCCTGTTAATTGAGTATTTAATGATGGTGTATAATATACATGTAAGTGAAGTGGAGAACCACCACTTCCACCACGTCCCGAAATAACAACATATTTATTGTCATAATACGATATATGGTTCATTCCTGAAAGTGTACTAATATTACTACCAATAGGCATTTGACTCCACGTACCAGATGGATCAGTAGTATAGAAAATACCACCAGCACCTTTACATCCAGCAACCCAATAACCATTGACGTAATTAATAGAAATTATTCCATTGTAATCTTCATATGATGATAAACTTACTCTAGTCCAAGATTTTGATTTTATATCAGTAGTATAATATATTGCCGATTCATAACTAACATATGTGCCGCCAATTACCCACATTCCATCATGATAATGAATGCATGAAAATCGATCCATTTTAGATGTAGCAGTATATTCAGTCCATCCATTATCTAAATTATCAGAATACCAAATTCGACCATAATGACTGCTTTTGTCGTAACCACAAGCAACCCATAATCCATCATGATAACATACATCAGTTATATAACTGGTACTATTACCCATTTTAGTCTCTTTCCATTCACCAGATGGATCGGTAGTATGGTATGAATATGGATAATATGTGGCTTTTGAAGCAGTTGTATGGTATACATATCCGACCATACACCAAACACCATTGTGATAATATATACCACCTGGAGTTACCGTATTTGAATCACTTAAATATTTACTAGAATAACTTTCTTCTAATGCATTACCTTTTTCTAAATATTGAGATATTTCAGGATATAATGATTCATCAACCTTACGACCATCACATAATACCCACTCTTCACCTAAATAACTCTTTATACTATTTCTCATATCACCTACTTCATATGAAGAAGATGTATCACTAGCTTTGTCAGGAAAAATTGATTCAATAGCCATTCTATTTCCCTCCTTAAAAATATAAAAGAGAAACATATATGTTTCTCTTTTATAACCTAATTATATGAATTATATTAATGAAATGTTTCATTAATATAATTCATATAATTAGCATACTAACACGATTAATTCATTAACATAGGAGGTAATATATATGTCAATTTTAAATAATATATTATCTGACAATCCAGATACTATTGAAGATATTAAAAATTTAAAAACTGATGTATCTAATATGAAAAATGCTGATGTAAAAACACATTCTCATAGTACATCAGATATTACTGGACTATCTACAGAACTAGATTCGTTAAAAAACAATTCAGGAATTCCTTCTGGTATGATTGTGTTATGGTCAGGTGCATCTAATGCAATTCCTAATGGTTGGTTACTGTGTGATGGTACTAATGGTACTCCTGATTTACGAAATAGATTTATTGTTGGTGCTGGTAGTACATATACTGTTGGTGCTACAGGTGGTAGTGATACTGTAACATTAACGACCAATCAAATGCCTAGTCATACACATACATTTAGTAACAGTAGTAATTATAATTTTTATACTAATATATCGACTGCTACAACGACATTTGAAAATTCAAATAGAGCTAACGATTATAATATATCCGCCAAATCACTTAGCGGATCAATTGGAAAAACTGGTGGTGGACAAGCTCATGAGAACAGACCACCTTACTATGCACTTTGTTATGTAATGAAAGCTTAATAAAAAGAGAATACTGTATTTTTACAGTATTCTCTTATATTTTATACTTTTACATCAATTAAACTTGCAATATGCTGTAGATCTAGAATAGGAGCATTAAAGAACTCAGTATCCCATAAGAAATAGTTTTCACCACTATCTTTTCTCTTATATTTCTTAACACATAAATTATCTTCCCAGATTTTATTCCATCGGTTCTGATAATTTTCATCTCGTATTGCTAATTTCTTTTGAATTGCTTGTGTTAATTTACCACGAAGCATACCCTGTCCATCTTCATTTACAGTAAAATATTGCTTTGCATTCTCAGATGAAAAATAACAAATAGGATATTCTTCATAATAAATTACATTATCTTTTAAATACAATTCTGTCATTGCAGGAATATTAACATCACCACAAGCTGCTCTTCCTTTAAATCTTCTATGTGCAATATATTTCATGATATTCCTCCATTAATTGATTTTATTACTGGATTGTTTTTTATAGTATAAATAATAAAAAATAGAGATATACGAATTATTCGTATATCTCTATATATGATTTATTTAATTAAAAGTATGCTTTATATTGATAAGTGCCAACTTCAGATGTTTTAACATATGGTACACTTACACCATCAGTATTATATGTAATTTTACATGAATTATGTGTAGGATATGAATCACCCGATGATTTACATGTGTAAGATGAAAATTGACGATTTGAAATAAAGGTCGTAACAACAGTATTTGAACCAGATGTTCCTTTAAATAAAATTTCAATAGATTTTGGCATAAAACCTAAAACAATATTTCTACTACTGGAACTGCCAATTACGAAATTTTCATTATTCTCTGCACCAATTTCAATAATTCCAGGAATACGACAATATGCACTTATACCAGAACTAATAATCTTATCACCTTTTTTCATTACTGGTAATTCTGCAGAACCAGAATAAATACAATTAATTTCAGCATTTTCATTTCCTGATTCTAATGCAATACATTCAGATGAACTAGAAACAATTAAATTATACAATACGACATTATCAGTAACTGGTAAATTGTATTTTAAATCATAAAAATTTTTATTATTCACGAATATTTTAATTCCTGATTCCACTTTTTCCAATGATGTAATTTCAGTTGATTTAAAGTGAGTGAATGTGTATGTGTTTACTAGATTGAATGCATAAGTACTTAAATCTACACTATATTCATAAATATTATTATCTTTTATAAATAATGAAGTATTATTTTGAGATGTTAAATACATAGTAGTACTAGAATTGCTTCTAAGTGGTGATTCATAATTAGTGGTAACTACCTTCTCAAATGTAGGGATATCTGCTGTAATATTACTAATTTTATAAATAGCATCTGATGAAGATCCAGCATAACTATGACATACTAAAATTATATTATCATTTTGATATATTACATATGGTACAGAACTTGTACTATTTGAAAATAGCTTATTTGTTGTTAGAGTTGAACCATCCCAGGTCATTCCAAATATAGAAGAAACACTACTATTACCGCCTTCAGATAATACAATAACTTTATTTTCTGCAGTTTTTATTATCGTACGATCATCACCACAAGAGAAAGAAGATACTGACTTAGGAGCTACGGCTTTTGTTATTGTAGTTCCATCGAAAGTGTATACTGCAACATATCCATTGTTACCATTATAATAGCCACCAAGTTGAAGTAATGTGGATTCATTTAGTGATTCATATACTTCTACTACTCGATCATTGCTCATTGAATTAGCAATACTTGCAATTGTTGAAGATGAGTAATCGTTATTAAATTGAATGAAATATAAATCACCAGTCGGCTCATTATCAGTATCATGTTCAGTAACAAAAAATCTATAATCATTCATTTTAACAATAGTTTTTTCATAATTTTCACCAGTACCCGATGTTATTAAATTATTAGTATATGTAACAGTCCAATTACCATCAATATACTTTACAATACAATAACATGTATACGAATTAGTAGAATCACGATATACTGCAAATATTGTATTATCGTTAATTTGAACAAATTCTGCATTTTTATTATTATTTGGTACTACAATATCATCATATACTACAGTTTTTATATTTGTAGAATAAATTTCATTATTATCATTTACATTAACAACATCACCGGCGTTTACTGTATATCCTGAAGCAACTCGATATTTTTTAATTAAAGCTCCACCGGAACTACTATTACCACTATTTTTATTAGGAAGATTATTTATGACTCCCATGATATTTTAACCTCCTATATAAATCTATATTTATAAACATATATGTTTTTCTTTTATAACCTAATTATATGAATTATATTAATGAAATGTTTCATTAATATAATTCATATAATTAGCATTAATAACGATAACAATATATACATAGGAGGTATAATATGGCAATTACAAATAATATACCATCTGGTCATATTCATGATATAGACGATATTAACGGGTTAGAAAATGAATTAAATACTATTAAAAATGCAGATGTAAAAACACATACACATAATACATCAGATATTACTGGTTTATCTGATACATTATCAACTATGAGTAGTCCTATTGTAAAGTTGGGTGAGGTTCAGGCGACTAATGCAACATCAACTAAGTTGACTATTAATACAGGCACTATTAATATATTTGACTATAAACAAATAAAAATATTTACATATATTTCTACTAGTAGTTCTATGACTGGTGTAGGTATTGGATTTGATACTGTTAAAAGTGATTCTACAGGACCGACACATAATAGATATAAATTAAAATTTAAAAATATGACATATAGTTCAGATAGTGTTCATGCATCAGGTCCTACTTTTGATCTCGGAACAAACTTTAGTGATTGTTATATTGAATCAACATTAGTACCTAGACAAAATGGATCAGATAAAAGTTGTGAACATTGGTCTAGAATGGAATGTTCAGTAGGCATCTGTTTTTCTACTGGATATATGACAAGTACAACCAAATTCAATACGATTACTATTAACCCCACGGGAGGAAATACAATAAATAAATATACACATGCCGTTGTATATGGTTATAAGTAATTAATATATTTAGAAGATATAGGTAAATTGCCTATATCTTCTAATACTTTTTAATACTTATAAACAAATTTATTATAAATTTGTTTATAAGGAGGATAGTACATATATGCCAATTACTAACAATATTCCTTCTATTGGAGGATTAAAATATCCGCCCACAAATCATAGTCATAATGTTGATGATATTAACGGTTTACAAAATGAATTAAATACTATTAAAAATGCTGATGTAAAAACACATAGTCATACATCTTCAGAAATTTCAGATTTATCTACAACTATTTCTAATGTAGTCTCTTCAGCCATTCCATCTAATGATTGGGAATTATTGAAAAGTGGTATGGGTGATAATTATTCTTATCCTAAAATTACAATCCCTTCAGACTATAGTGAATATAAACTTAGATTAGATATTAGGGCTATATCAAATAGTGATATACAGTATACTGTAATAGAATTTGTTAATGCAAGTACAAGCACCCCAGCTAGTTTAAGCCATCATTCATATCATGAAGTTTCTACCACTATATCGACCAAAACTGATAATAAAGGATTTTTCATTGCAACAACTAAATCAAGTGCACCACATGTTATTGATTTTATATTTAAAAAAGATACAGATTTTAATTTACTCAACGGTGAATGTATAATAATGAGTAAAACTGACAATGATAATTATAAGATAAGTAGTAAATTAGTAAATTGTACATGTAACTGGAAAGATACTATAATGATAAGTTGTGCAAAATCTACATCATCATATACATATTTTGTAAGATGTAATTATTATTTATATGGTAAAAAATAAATTTTTAGAGATATATAGATTATTAAATAATCTATATATCTCTAAATTATATTCATGCTTATAAACAAATTTATTATAAATTTGTTTATAAGGGGATGTGTATAAAATGGGAATTATGGATAATTTTTCATCTAGCATCGTAGAAACAAAACTAGATGAAATTAAAAACTCTAATGTAAAATCACATACACATAATGTATCTGATATTAATGAATTACAAACCAAATTAAATTCAATCCCATCATTACCAATTTCTATTGCAAATGGTGGTACTGGTGCAACTACAGCAACACAAGCTAGAACTAATTTAGGAATCGATTCTGCTATTTCTACAGCACTATCAAGCTCCAGTTCTTTAAAAATTACATATGGTCAATATAGTGGTTTTACATACGATTATAATGGTAAATCAAAAACATTATCATGTGATGGATATCCAGTGGCAATCATTATTTCTAATGCAGAAAGAAACGCTATGAATCAAGAAACTGTTAGTGCAGATCCAGAAGGATATCATGACTCATTCCAATATACTATAGTTGGCGTAAGAGGTGGTACCTGGAGGTATGATCGATCTAGCATATCATGGAGTAATAACTCAGTAACAATTAGCGGAAGTTATGATGGAATGGGAACATCTTCCGAATTTGAATTTGTTTATATAATTCTATCTACATAAATACAAAAAAAATAAAAGGGATATAGAATTTATCTATATCCCTTTTATTTATATTTAGTTTTCAATGACTTCACAAATACCATACCGATATTTAAACAAATTTAAATACCTAATTCGTGTATGAACTTTTTCTGTATCATTGTATATATTTTTAACAACTATAATATTATTCACATAATCATATTCATAAAACGTGATAATATCACAATTATCATTGAATGCAAACATACAAAACACACAATCACCATATTGATTATATTGGAAATATTCCTTCTCCATGTTACTACTAACTTGTGCAATAAGGTTATCGTTTTCATATGTATTTAAATAGTTAATAGTTGTGGTACATTTATGATCTTCAAACATACTAAGTTTAGTAATAGTATTATGATCATCATATTCCATATCAAATCTAATACCATTGCCTACAATTCTAGAGATTCTATTACCAAACTCATCATAAATGATTCGTACTTCGACACCATTAAGTTGAGTATATCGTAAATCATCCATATTACAATTTACTTCTTTAAATTTAACAGTATCATATTCATGATACATGACAACTGCTTCTACTCGATTGTAATCTCTTTTCATAATAATTCCCAATATTCATAATCATCATCAGTACTTTTACTATGAACTTTATTATTTTCATCATCATATTTCCAAGTTCTTATAACATCATTACATTCTTCGTAAATGACTCTACCTTTATCATCATACTTAAAATATGTACAAATATCATCAAAATGAATACGAATAGGATGCATTTCACAATTCACTTCATGCCAACCATAATGTTCAGTTAATACAATAGCTTCCACTCTATTGTAATCTCGTTTCATATTTATTCTCCCTTTAATTAGCATACTCATAAATACCATATTGGTATTTGGTTAATCGATATTTATATGGTTTAGTTTTTGCTGAATGTTCGACTAAATTATTATCACCAGTATATTCACCACGGTAACAATATTCAGTTAAAATATCATTTTCATAATCATATTCCATATACCTTTCAAATACTGAACCAGACATTACTGATTTGTAATAAATAACATCACCATTATCATTATACTCATACCATTCTTCAAATGTAGGACTACCATGATAAATAAGCCGACCATAATCATCATATGTGTTGGTATAATGTACATATTTAGGTGTTGTTTTTACACATGAGATTTTATGTACCATATTGTTATATTTATCAAAAGCTCTAAGTTCTATTATACCTGATCCATACTTAACAAATGTCGGATTACCTCTATTATCATATTTATAATAATGATTGGTCTTACCTATATGAATATGAATTGGATTCATATCACAATTCAATGTTATATAATGATCATCATACAGACCTTTATAATCATCTTTAAAAACCTGAATAGCTTCTACCTTATTATAATCTTTTTTCATAATTAATCTTTCCTTTTTATAAAATATCAAATGGATAATACATAGCATCTTTATGCATTATCCCATACGTAACACCTTTTTTAATGATATAATATCGTGCTTCTAAAGTATCATATTCTTTTTTACCATTCTTTCTATTTCTAACTAACTGAGCTTTAATGGTAAAAATACCATCAGGCTCATTACGAATGTGGAAAAATACATGAGGCATTACATTTTTTAAAATATCTTTAATATATAATCTGTCACCACCAAAGATTAAATCATCCATGATTCTTTCACACTGATCTTTATTTACACCAGTACTTCTAATCTTTTCATCATTACAATAAATTCTTAAATATTTACTACTCATAAAATTACCTCATTTAAATAATTTATTAAAATTAAACTCTTCTAATTTATAAGATTCATCTTTAGATCCAGATGGATAATCAGTATATTTGCCAATACTAATATAATCAAGTCTTCTGTATACATAATACTTGGATTGGTCTGCTCTTATTACTTCAAATACTCTACGTGTTTCATTATATTTAAGAAGTTGAACCCTAATTTCGAAATCACCAATTATAAAATCAACCACATAAGGATTTATATGATATAAAATATTATGTAAAATTTCATATCGTGACAATGTAGTGTTTTCTGTACATCCAAGTATTTCTAAAATCTTATCATACATTTCTAAATTATCAATAACTATATCACATATACGATGACCATTGCATCGTATAGTCACAGCATATTTATCCATCATTACTATTTACCCCTCACTATTAGAAAGTTCAAAGCTAATATTTTCCTTCACAGTATAACTATGATAAACAGTATTATGTATTATATTTAATAAATCGAATCGATATCCTACTTTTCTTATACGATATGGGATAATAGAATTTCTAGTAATTTTGGTTCTAATGCCACGTTCATCTTCAATCCGATGAGCAGTTTCTAATCTAAGAATATATATACCATCATTTAAATTACGTAAACAACTCATATACATACGTCTTATAATATAGGAAAGTACATTCTTAGGCTGCTTACCTGGAATTACCCCTAAATTAAATAGTACTAATTTAGGAATATCCTGATTCGGACAAATAGTAATACTATCTACAAGTTTATTATGTGCATCATATACTGTAATACGATTAATAATAATTTCGTTATTGTTCATTTTAATACCTCAGTCATATTCCCTTTCAATCACTTTACCATCTTTATATACTCTTTTATAATATATTTTTTCACCAGATTCATTATATTTATAAAATTCTTCAAAGTTGTTAAATTTATATCTAGTCATACGACCATTGGCATTATACTCACGAACTGTAATATTTAAATTATCATCTACCATCATATAACCATTGACATTACTAAAATAAATGACCACATCCCCAATGCTATCATCTTTATATTTACTTTTTGTAGATATCAGTCTACCATTATTATAGGTACGCCACTCTTCATACTCATCATCCCAACATTTATAAATCAAATGGCCATTCTCATCATATTCATACCATATTTCATGATTCATATCAGAATCATAAGGAACAATGCCAAGTTCATGAACCAATCGACCTTTATTATCATATTCAAAATAAATTTCACTATTATCATCATACTGTTCATGAATTATATCCATATTACAATTTAATTCAGAATAATACGTACCACAATGATTATCTCTGATTTTTACTACACAAACTACTGCATTATAATTCATAACCTAATTCATCCCTTTCTGCTTCAGTCATTTTTCTTAAAGATCCAACAGGAACTACTCTTTGACAAGGAAATGTTTCCATATAATAGCCAGTGTGTCCACAGAGACTACAAATATGATGATAATGTGGTGGATTGCTAAGTAATACAGGTGCCTTAAAATCACATATCATAGTACCTGTTTTACATTCTGGACACTGTTCATGAACAAGTATAATTTTTACATCCATAACCATTTTCATAACTATTATTTTCCTTTCGTATATTCATATAATCGATATATTTGATTAATATTGGTTTTTAAATATTCTAAAAATTTGATATAGTCTTTAACATTTTCTGGAATATCAGGATCACGTATCAATACCCACCCAGATTCATTATCAATACTACCTGGATCAATTAGACAATACCATCGATCACTATCTATCACTTTAACAATATCCCCAATATTAGCAGCCTGTATTTTATATTTATCAGTTTCATCTAAAACAAAACGTGAATGATTATTATTGAAAACATAATTAGAACTTTTTGCTTTAATTAATTCACTATTGATCATATTAATTGCAGCACTAATAATCTCATCCATATTATATTCTTCCCCTTTATATTATCATAATATATAATTAAAAATAATTATGCTTCAATATATTCACTCAATTTATCAATTTCTTTCTGAATATTATCTAATTTATTCATAATTTTTTCGATATCCCAAATATCATCATGTCTAACCTTAGCATAGAAGGTGATTTCATCCAACATCCATTCTCTACAACTTTTAAACTCTTCAGAATCAATTGGATCATCAGCTGAAGTACCTAATACATCCAGCAGTATATTTTTTACATATTTAATAAATTCATTACTATCAATACATGCAGTAATATCATTATCTTCAAATATAAGTTTTTTTGGGACAGAATAATATAGTTTATCATCACTATGATCATTATTTAATATAGGATCAAATTCTACACCAATCATAGTAAGACTATATGTTACATGTTTAAATCGCTTGTTAAACTCTTTATTCATATCAATTTTAACAATTCTGTCTAAATAACTTTTTGTTTCTTCATAATTTAAAAGTTTTTCCATAAGCATATCCCTCCATTTATATTATTATAATACATAATTGAATTTTCCAATTAAACTATTATACATAGCCAATAATATCAGGACCAATTCTCTCGTTACCATTATTATCTCTAAAATAAATTCGATTCCCATCTTTATCAAATTTTTGCCAATATTCAGTACACTTAGTTTCAGAATTATAATAATGAGTTAAATTACCATAATCATCATATTCATAATAACTGTAACCATTGCCCAATAAACCATTATCTATTCTTTCATGGACAACTCTGTTATCGTTATCATATTCAATCCATGTTTTATAATTACCATTATTCGTTTCTTTATAACATACCCGTCCTTTATCATCATATTTATATAATGGACTATATGACGTAGTTTGTGCACTTAATGCTTCAACATATTCAGCACTTAATACTCTTTTCTCATCATCAAAATTATTATGCTCATATATAATTTTTCCTTCTGAATTAGTAGGAAGTTTTTTATAAATAGTATATAGGTAATTATTATCACAATTGTGTGCAATAAACTTATATTTATACTCTACAAAATATTCTACTGTATTATAATCTTTTTTCATAATTTAAATCTCTCCATATTCAGATACTTCATTTTTCATTTCATCCAACATAGCAAATACTTTACTATCAGTCCAATAATCACCATGTCGAATCTTAGAGAAACATTTAACTGTTTGCAAAAGATGTTCTTTGCATTCTTTTAAAAATTTTTCATCAGTACTATCAACACCACTGACAATTAAATCAATTAATTTATTCTTTACAAACTTTTTATATTCTTCACCATCCATACTAAATATAGATGTCATAGTTTTTTCAGGTACAGAATAATAAAATATGCGATCATTAATCATTTCTTGTGTACTATCAGAAAAATCTACACCAAATACTCTAAAATCTGCCATAAGACGAAATATACGATCTTCATAACTATCTTCCATTCGAATTTCAAAAGCTTTAAAATTACTCATATATAATACCTCCGCATTACATTAATATAGAAAAATATGTAACAGTAAATAATATAATACCACTGACAGATAATAGTATAGAAATGAATACTTTATCTACCTCATATGTATCAACAATTTTATCTTTTATACGTTTGAATAATGATGCTTCTTTTTCTTTCGAATCAGGATTATCATCAGGTGTATAAATATCTGGATCAATATGAACAGTATTTGTTATAGGTAATACTAAATTTTGATCAATAGATCTAAAGCAGATCATATTACCAACTTCATCTCGATCAATAAAATATTCTGTTCCAGTAGAACTTTTATAATGAATTAAATTGCCAAATTTATCATACTCACCCCATGATTCTATTACCTCATGTATTTTTGAATATGTAACATTTCCGTTTTCATCATATTCATAATAATCTCTATTTTCATTCTCCATGATTTTATTTCCCCTCTCAAATAATTATATTTATTATGTATAGACAAAATTATATGTCTATACATAATAAATATTTAAAATTTCACATTTCCTTTATATGGAATCGTTGTAATTTCAACTAACATTAAAGGATCTTTTATAAATAATTTATCATTTATTTTCTTCAACGATACATTATCTAATTTATCCTTCAATTGATCATAAATTGAAAATAAATCTTTCTTATTTAACCGATTATATTGACTTTCAATATCAGTTAAATTATAATTTAATATCAACTGATCTCTTACTGATGGTATCATCGTCTGAGATAACATATAAATATTTGTAATATTATTACTGATTAAATTAGCATTTAGTGCTTTTTGGATCAACTTAAATGTTGATTTCATTTGCATTCGTTTTATGTTATAAATATTTCTATATTTATTTCCAGTAATAGATAATATAAATGGAACCATATTAGAATTAATTGTATAATTTCCATTACAATCATGAATATCAGCAATAAATTCAATAATATTCCGTTTTGTTAATAAAACAGAATCATCTTTTCTTGGAACGATAATATTGCAGTTATGATTCACATATTGGAAATTATAGGAAGAGTTTGTAACTAAGAAGTTAATACTATTGTCATCATTATATTTATTAATGACATAAGGAATTACAGAATTTTCAATCGGTCCACTTTCAATAAAGTATACCCCTTGAATATATTCCACAATTAATTTAATATAATCTATTGAATTACAGATCAATCCTGTCAACGGTTCATTATTTACATCACTTAAGAATTTAAAAGTAAAATACTTTCTATAATCAGAGTGATATGCGGTATTTTTAAATTCTTTTGTAGTTATTGACGGCATACAAAGATAAATTCTTGAGGTTAATTTATGCTTTGTAAAAAACCATCGATAATGAGCAGCTAAATTTACTATATTGGAAATAAATTCATATACAATTGACTTATCTCCACTTTTAATATAGTCATTGATATATGTATTTGCTAACTTTATTAAAATTGGTTCCAGATCAATAAATACATTAATATTGTCTTTTAAACTAACTTTAATATCTTTTGATTCTCTGAGAAGATTTGTGAGTATTTCATATTTTACTTTGAATAAATTAAAATAAGGATTTAACATAATATCATTCCTTTAATCGATATTGATGACATACATTAAATCATCATCACATTCATCAAGTTCAATAGGTTTTTCTTCTATTGTAAAGAAACTACGTTTTCTTCTAATTGCATTCTCTAAATCTTCTAATGTGCCAAAATCGTTTTCTAATAGGATATTAACTAAACGATCAGCATCCTCATTAGATAATGAGATTCCTTTACCTAATCTTTTATTTTTTAGATTAATTGATCTAATATCCAATGTACTAGGGTTGTCACCCCATGCAATTCTTAGAACTGCCTTAACCCAATCATGTGTATCATTTTCACGCACAATTCCTACGATATCTTCAATCTCATATTTAAATTCAGGATCTTTAAATTTCTTTGCCATTTTACCACCTCCATATGAATTGTATTACTTTTATGTGGATTAGATTTTAAAATATTACTTACACCCTACCATATTCTTTATCAATAATTTTTTGAACTCTCATAACATATTTACTATCATTTTCATATCCAATATCTTCTTGAATTAGATCAAATAAATCTAATTTATACGCATTATCTGCATCACCGTAGTATCGAATATATCTATTCCAAAATCGATATAATACTGTATCAATAAGGTTAAAATGAATAATATAATCATTTCTCTTCACAATACATTTTCTAAAGTCATGATATACCCATGGTGTAGCATGATAAATTTTTAAGAATTCAAAGAACGATAATTGTACTAAATAGTGTTCATGATTATCCCATTTAGTCAATGCAAAATTCATATCTTTTTTTACAGTAATAAAATGATGAGGGATCATAATAAATCCGATAATTAATAACAAACTAAAACAGAAAATAATTAAAATATCTAATAATAAATTTAACATAATCATTTCTCCTTATAAATTTTATGTCCACAATGAGGGCAAATTGTATATGCACTATCATCAATCATAGTACTTTTATTATCCTGAGTATTTCTATCTATTTCAGTCTCATTAGATATACCATATGTCGGATCATAATAAATACATGCTGATGGACCAATACATGTGTAAATATAATATCTTGCGTCAAAATTTTTATGCTCACATTCCCGTTCATAATGTGTACAAATTTTACTAAATACCATATTATTCTCCTCCAATACAAGGTAATTTATCAACAACTTCTCGCATTTTAGTTAACCAGATTTCTTTAGCTTCTTCAAATGTATATTTAGTTTCATACATGAAACTTAAATATACATCAAAATATACTTGATCAACGTCAATATGATATAAATCAATAAGTATAGTACTTATTGTTTCAAATAATACACAAAACCCGTTATTATATAAGTCATCGGTACAAAAACCAATACGAGGAAGTGTTTCATTATTTCCAGTTTTATGGCCTTCACAACAAGCAAATGTTCTATATCCTTTTTTATTTAAATTAATAATAATATCAAAAATATTATAATCAATATCATACATAATACCATCATCACATTCTGGACATTTTTCTTCATAACATCCGTCATCTAATGATTTTTCATAGGGATTTAAATAATGATATCCACAGTTAGGACACCACATATAAAATTTACAAGAATCAGTATTATTATCAATATTAGTAATAATCATAACTATACCTCACTTTTTTATAATTCATATTTATTACAAAAAATTTAAATAAGACCTGTATACAACTTAATGTATACAGGTCTTATTTTATTTAATTAGCGATGTCTCTTTTCCAGACTGTCAACCTGACGAGAGTACTTATCATTATCGCTAGAACCACCATAATTGTAGTTAGTGCCCTTCAGAACAGAGATTACAGAGTTACCTCTAGGCAGTCTCTTTGCATCAGTAATAACCAGATTATGCTTTCTAGGATCAGCAGATAGCATCATACCAATTGCACGGAAGATGTTCAGCTTAACATAATAATCTGCACCTTCTGCACGACCAGACTCAATGTCATTACCAGTCAGAGGAGTTACAACCTTCTTGAACTCATCAGACATACTTACACTAACCTTATCAATCTTATCTCTCAGCACAGGAGGAATAGAATTGATATTGGATACAATTGCGGAAGAATTCTTATTCAGGAAAAGATACAGTGCCACATAAGGACTGGTCTTACCTTCATTTCTTACCATAAGCTTTACGCGAGAAATATTATCTACGCCCTTGCTGGCAAGATACTGCTCTACATAATCTTCAATAATCTCACTAGTGAGATTATAAATTACGCCGACGGGATTAATATCGATAGTCTTGTCGAGGATGTTATTACCACCCATGTTGTTGTTAGCGTTTACATTCATTGTACGTTACCTCCAAATAAAATCGAATAGTATATAAACCATTATATGTGGTTTATACGTATATAATATATAATTGAAAACTCTTTTGAATTATTCAATTACTATTAATATAATAGTTGTAATATAAATTACTTATTATTAAATGGAATTCTTGCATGTTTTACTCGCTGAGATTCTTCAGCTCTCTTAGCATTATTAAATCTATCGAGCGTGCCGACGAGATATCCCGTGATTCTTCTGATACGTTCAAAAGGCATATCTTCTTCTGTACGATTACAGTTAGGGCAGCAGTCATAAATAATGCCATTATAACCACAAACAGGATCTCTATCTAGAGGATGATTAATGGCACCATAACCAATACCGGATTCTTGCATACACTTAACAATATTATCTAATGCATCTAAATTAGTACTAGGATCACCATCAATTTCAACATATGCAATATGACCAGCATTCTCATACTGATGATAAGGAGCTTCTAATTTAATCTTATCAAACACACTAATATCATAATAAACTGGAATATGTGTTGAATTAGTATAATAATCTTTATCGGTAACACCTTCAATGATACCATATCGTTTTTTATCAATATTTACAAAGCGTCCAGACAAATTTTCTGCAGGGGTGGCAAGTAATGTAATATTTAAACCACTCTCAATAGTTTTTCTATCTGTAAAATCTCGCATATGTTTAACAATTGTTAAGCCTAATTCTTGTGCTTCTTCAGATTCACCATGATGTTTACCAATTAATGCTTTTAGACATTCAGCCAAACCAATGAAACCGATAGATAGTGTACCATGTTTTAATACTTCTCTAACTTCATCATTCCAGTCAAGTTTCTCAGAATCGAGCCAAACTCCATTTCCCATCATAAATGGGAAATTATATACTTTCCGTTTAGACTGTACTTCAAGGCGTTCTAATAATTGATCATATACTAAGTTTAGTCTATCATCTAACATATTAAAGAATTCACTAATATTACCATTAGCTTCAATACCGATTCTAGGTAGATTAATAGATGTGAAACTTAGGTTGCCTCTAGAGTCAACTTGTTCTCTAGACTTATCATTTATATTACCAATAACTCGGGTTCTACATCCCATATACGCAATTTCCGTTTCAGGACGTTCAGGATCATAGTATTGTAAATTATAAGGTGCGTCAATGAAGGAGAAATTGGGGAACATTCTTTTCGAAGTACATAGAAGTGCTAATCTATATAAATCATAATTAGGTTCTCCTTCTTCACAATTAATTCCTCTCTTCATCTTGAAGATCTGAATCGGAAAAATCGGGGTTTCTCCATTACCAAGACCATTAATAGTAGTTAGTAATAGATTTTTCATAACCATTCTACCTTCAGGGGAAGTATCAGTACCGTAGTTTATTGAACTAAATGGTACCTGACCACCTGCTCTCGAATGCATGGTATTAAGATTATGAATAAATCCTTCCATTGCCTGATAGGTATCTCTATCAGTATCTTTTAATGCTCGTTTTCTAGCAATTTCAATAATTCGATAAATATTATCAAGATTATTTTCATTATCAGTCAATTTATATGCCAATGTGGCATCCCAACCAGCAATATTCTCTAGCATAGGATATTCATTGGTAACATTTGTTACTTTAATTAATGCTTCGTTAATAATTTCTTTAGCATTATCAATATTCATAATATCTTCATAAGTATTAATTAAATGATTTTTAAAATTTTTAATATAAGTCTTTTTTACACCAGGAGCCATATCACGATCAAAACTAGGAATGCTTTGTCCACCCACAATCTATTTAAAAAATAGATAGCCGACTATATCTTACCCCTCTAGCTTCACCTAGTTAGGGGTCTGCATTTTTCGCTTTTGTTTCCATCCCAAAAGCTACGATACTCGGTTATTCACTGTTAAGAGGTGACCAAACCTCAACCCTTATGCGGCAGTTATCCTTTTTCTAGTCTGTTGACCTGTTTAATCATCATATCCACCTATTATAACACTTACTGAATATTCAATCTCTTTAGATCTACCTGAGCCAGAACTCAATTCTTGAAAATCTTTGATTTTATGTTTTCTTTGAGTTCCTTTTGATTTATCAACATCACAATTAAACATATAAAATCTATCATATAATGTACCTTTTGGAATACCACTAGCTTTAGAAATTTCCTTCATAGTTCCAGTATACACGGTACCATCAGCCATAATTAATTTATAAATAGAATCAATATTACCGTTTTTTCCATTTTTAAACATACTTATACTGTTATTTCTATGATTGGAAAATTTTAAATTTGATGGATTATTATCCAAAGGATTATCATTTATATGCTCAATCAATTCATATGGACCATTATTAATAATAGATAATGCAATAATTTTATGATATTTTACATTATTTGTCATTCTTCCAGTATTTGTGGGATATTTACGTTGTAATCCTACAGCATAATATCCCCGTTTATCAATATATGGTTTTAAAATTCTATTTGTATCCATATTAATAATATTGAATGTTTCAGTATCGAAATAATAATTGTCTTTAATATGATCTAATGACCATAATGCACTAATTTGCACTAAACTCATAATATCACCTCTAGTTAAATATTAAATAGAGATTATATTCTGTGTTATAATTAATTTGATTTGATTAAACGTGGCACTGGATTGTCATATATTTGGTGTGAATATATGATTTCCCCAGTTAGCAAGAATATTAGCAGTCATTTCCTACTGTTACTAAACGTTATTCTCACACCTTGCGGAACACAAGTTAACGCAGTTTCTACTATGACTTTCATCATAGCGACACAATGTTCAGTTTATGTTGGTCATTCTGATTACTCTGAATTGCAATAGCTGCAAGTGCCGCATATGATGCAATTGATTGGGGTTCTCTTAAATGACCATGACCTGTTGTAAATCCATCTTTAAATAATTTTGTTAAATTAATCTGACAACAAGTTGTCGTAAAACTATAGAAATCAAGATCATGAATATGAATATCACCCTCATTATGTGCCTTTGCATGATCAGGATTTAACATGCGCAATTGATAATATTCTTTAGCAGATTCTGAACCGAATTTTAACATACTACCCATAGGAGTAACACCATTAATATTGGCATTTTCACGAATCATATCAATATTTGCACTATCTAATGATGTAATACCTTCATATGTATTCATTAATCGACCCATCATATCTCGAGTCTTTCGTCTATTTTCTCTATATAAAATATATGCCTTTGCAACATCAGGGAAGTAAACCATTAGAGCCTTTTCTACTTCATCCTGAACTTGCTCAATATCTACAGTATTTGTATTCTGATCAAATGAAAGATTATTTGACACATTTAATGATAATTCTTTACAAATTGGGTTAATATAACTTTCGTCATAACCTAATCCCATAAACGCCTTTTTAATTGCTAATTCAATTTTAATAGGCTCGAAAAGGTTTTTATCACCGTTTCTCTTAATAATATATCGCATAGTGATATCCCTTCTTTCTATAAAAGATATAAAAATGATTAAATTTATCCCACAGACGAGAAATCTGTGGGATAACGTAATCAAATATTACAATAATATTGATTTAAATATTTGTTTTATACCTTTTATAGTTTCAATATCAATATTAATAATCGTCTTGCCGTAATGATTTTCCTCATAAAATCTCATAAAATCAAAATTTTTATCTTCTTTTTGAATAATTTTTAAATATGATTTAAAGTCATTAATGGCAAACGCTCGAGCTTTTACGGCTTCTTTATCACGATTTTTATATTTTTTATTACGTTCAATCATTGTAATTAAAGAAAACATTAGTCCAAGACTATGTTTCATACCTTCAATATTATTATTCTTCTTATTTTCTTGTAATACTTTATGAATCTCATCATACTGATCCATAAATGATTTATTTGGACTTATTTCAATAGACATTGTATCATTCTTAAATGGTAATAATTTAATTTGACCCTCATATAGTTTATATGAACTATCAATAATATTTACCGATTCTTCACAGATATATTCCACATCACCATTATGTCTATATTCGGAAATTTTTCGATATGGTTGGGTGTGTATGTTATATTTTTCCATTATACTTTTACATTTTTCTAATGTCATATAAAAGAATAATCTACTGTCTACACACTCATCACCATTTCCAATGACTGTGTCATATAATGATCCTAATTCAAATGTAATACTTCCTGATGTACAATTATTTTCAAATATTCCGATAGCACGACCAGTTGCACCAAATAATTCAGTATGTAATAATACATCTTCAAAACATTCGGATACTGATCTATATTTATATGATAACTTACTTTTTGATGGTTCCAATCTTAAAATTCTTGATCTTGTACTGTTCCATGTATAATATAATTCTTTAATAATACCTCTATCATTATAATGTCGCATTAATTGTGTTTCAAAATACACCATATATTTATAACGATTAATAATTGATAAAAATGAGTTATACCAAATACGTAAAAAGTCACGTTGATTTTTACATTTATGATTATCCAAATATATCCCATTACCAACACCAATGCATTCAATATTAGATGAGTAATATATTGGATCATTATCGGATAAAATATTATCAATAATATTGATTATTGGAGTAATATTATTTTTAATATCATTGATATATGATTTCCAATATTTACTAATATCGTATAAATTATAATCATAATTAATAGCAACATTTTCAAAGATTAAATCATAACCAGAATCTTTATTAAATCCATTAACATATGTAATATCAACATTTTTAAGTTTTGGTATATTATTTGTATTAATATAAATATCATCAGGATTGCATATCATAAGTAATATTTTCTTCCCATGTGTTAATTCAGAATTATTTAGTAATTTATTGACATTAGTATATATATTACCTCCAATATTTACACCTTGTATCCACCAAGTATTTCCGACAGATTTTGATACAGCTTTACCATGAGTCACTATAACCATATCATACTTTAATGCTCGTAATAAAAATCTTGATGGTTTCATGTATATTTTATTTTCATTATATACGTCATTATTTATATAAACCTTACCACCATTAAATTCTTTAAAATCCATTTCAGTAGATACTGAGTTCTTTTTTATAAAATCACTAGACCTGTTATCTATAGATTTTTTAAAGAATTTAATCTTTTCATTATCAGATAGATTATTAAATTCTATTTTACATAAACTTAAATATGCAATAAATCTTTCAAAATTTGCAATCATTAATGAATTTAATATTGCTTTAACTTTTTTAACATTATTTATATGAGTTTCTAATTCTACATATAACTCATCATCTGATAAATTAGTTGGAAGTAATTTATCAAAAATATTTTCATTATCAGTTAATTGTAATTCACCACCAATAATAACATCATATAGAATTGCCATAGAAGCATTATGTGCATTTGGATCGCTGTTGTATTGGTTTGTTATTTCAATAATATAATTTTTAAGATTTTTTAAAATATTATCTGAATTTAAAATCTTTTCTAATCTATTTTCGTCCAAATATTCAGGATTAATATTATTAAAGTTATCAATATAATTCTCTGCCATAATAGCAAAATTATGTTCAATGAATATATCATTTAGTTCCGATTCATCAAATACTTTATTTTTAGCTCTAAATTTTATAATATTTTTATCCTTTTTCATAAATTCACATCCTTTAATTTATAATAAAAAATAAAAGCATAAACATTATTTTAATTTAAGGTAATATAAGTATTCTTGTATTATTATTGATATTATATCAATCATAATTTATATGATATTATCCGGTCCCTTAAAATAATGTTATATAAATTGTGTTAAATTACTCTCCCTATACTGGTGAAATATCCAGTATAGGGAGTTTTATTTTTTAACCTAGTGCATCACTAGAGTCATCATCTAATTTACATGTATAATTCTGAGTTACACCGTCACCATTAGTTGATGTTAATTTTACTTTATAATCATTCTCTACACCACTCTTGATAAACTTATCATAAGTTACCCAAGAAATGGCCCAACAAACAATACCTTGAGTGATGGAAATGAAACAATCTAAACCGATACTATTAATAGAACTACTAGAGAATACGTATAGGAATGCTAAAATAACAGAAATAAGTGCATTAATAAAAGGAATGAATTTATTAGGACATTTTGTAGCTCTAATCAGAATGCCAATACCCCAACAAACAGGAATTAGTACCAATAGTTCAGGTTTAATCATATCAACAATATTGAGTTCCATAAAATCGACCTCCTAACATAATATATTTACTTTATTGTTTATAGACTAAAACTACGAGCATTTTTCGTTTTGTAACATATATATAAATAATATGACATTTTATTATATCATATAAAATATAGAAAGGCGGTATTATCTATGTCTACTACTGCAATTGCAAAGCTAGGCGTAAGCCTAAAGCTTGATAATGGCAATGTTGTTGAACTACGTGAAGGCGACATTGTTAACGACCTTGTTTATAGAAACAATGGTGTTGAAACTACTCTCAGTGGTTCTGTACGAGTCATTGATGCAAATACTCGTTCCAACAGCACTATTCCTGATGATTGTCCTCCTGAGCCTTATGCTCATCGATTCATTCAGGTTCCTTCTCTTGTAATCGATAGTTCTAGTGAATATGATGCTGAACTAAATCGTGTTTCAATTGCATCTATTCTATCTATTGGTAGTGTCACTGAAAATGCTGGTGCCATTACTGTCGGTATCGGTGGTCAGTATAAAGCACTATCTGAAGTTCTATCTACTGCAGAACCTGGTGCTACTATTAAGCTACAGGATGGCGAATTCACTGAAGCACTATCTTTCAATAAGAGTGTAAAAATTGTTGGTTCCGCTAATACTGTTCTAACTGGTCCTATTAGTGTCGTTGGTTCTTCTGATGAAAATGCAGAACCTATGTCTCTAGAACTAGAAAATGTTAAATTAAGTGGTAATGCTGCAATGACTGTACGTAATGTAGGTTCTTTAACTATGACCAACTGTGTCGTTGAAGGTTTAACTGCAAGCGATGATGCAGCATATCAGCCTCTAAATGTTCTAAGTGAAAACCCCATGGTTGTTAAGGTTACTGATTGTACTTTCGGCGATTCTGATGAAAAGTCTTACAACTTACTTAACATCTATGGTGCTCTAAAGAGCGGCTCTGAATTCTCCAACAATACATTCTCTGCTGAATGTTGCACAAATAACATTATTAATATTTATAATGCAGATGAAGGTGCAGTTATTAATATTAAGAACAATCATTCTGCAGTTTCTAAAAATATGGCACGTATTACAACTGCAGGTAATCCCACATTTACTGTTAACCTAATTGGTAATAGTTATGAATCTACTAATGGTCAGGATAATTGGCCTGATCCTGAATATGCTGGTCTAATGTTCTTCCAGCCTAGTAAGAAGACCACTAGCTTCTCTAACTGTACAGTTAATATTGATAAGACAACTATGTCCAATCCTGATGGTCAGTTATACTTCATGTATGCTCATGGTGAAGGCATTATCGAGCTCACTGAAGATAAGTTACCCACAGTTGTTGTTGATGGTGTTGTTCAAACCGAACACGTTATCCTACCTCGTACTAATGAGGAAATTGCTGGTCAATAAAAATAATTATAATCCCATATACTCATTTGAGTATATGGGATATATTTTTTATACAATTTCAACAACATACCAATCATCTGCAAGGATATCACGAATGGAAGGTACCCACATAGCATGAGAACCATCAGTAGTACTAATCTGTAAATAAGGTTCACATTTAAACAGATCACCTTCATTTAATCCCCATGCTTCAGCAGTTTGTTTGTTACAGGGAATACCATCAGGATAAGCCTTTTGATATACAACAAACATACCTTTGCCATTCCAGCCTTCACGAGAAATTCTCTTACCAGATTTAACAGCCTTTAAAGCTTCACCAAAATCACCAATATGAGTAACATTCATAGTATAATTCCTCCAGTTCTATAAATTTAAATATTGTTGAATGTAAAATAAAATCGTAAAACCAATGATTATAATTATATATTATAATTATAATAAAATAAAAGGAGTATTATTATGATTTATAAGTTTTATGTAATGATGCGAAGAGTAATTTCCTCTCTTGCATTAACGGAAGTCGAGAAAGAACACAATCTCCGAAATGGTTATTACTATGATTATGTAGCTATATATACGTTTGAAGACGCAGTTGACCTTGGTTGGATTCGTCCTGATGGTAGTCGGAATTGGGTCGTCCCTCCATGTGATGAAGATTCTCCTACATTTGTTTGGGGATTTAATGATGAGACTGAAGCAATTAATTTTGCTTGCAGTCTTAAGAATGAAATTGGAATAAAAATAGTAGGATGATATTATCATCCTACTATTTTTTTAAATACTTTTTTTATTTTGTTAACTTCTTTATTTACTAATTTTTCATCATAGTTATTTAGCATACCAGATGTAATAAAATGAAGATTATTGTTATATTTAAAATCAATGGGTCTAACTAAACTAGGATCTCTATTATCAATAGGTCTACCACTATTAATAATGTCAGAAACAAATTGACTACAAAAATAACGGTATTCTCTATTATCAGGAATTCCCACATAATTCTTTAATAATCCCACAAAATTATATTTAAACTTACTTTTGTTATTAATAAAAAACTCTAATCTCTTTTTCATTTTATTTAATTCAGATTTACTAACCATTAGTACATATAAACTATAGGGAATATCTCGTTTAGTGAAAAAATCTTGATGAATATTTTCTTCTTTAAATACACCAATAAAAGGATTTGTATCAAACTTTCTACCAAATGAATACATATGACTCATTGATGAGTCAAATGAAATACTACAATGTGAAAATTCAGAATCAGTTACAGTTTTAATAGCATTAGCTAATAATGTTCCAGAATGCATTAACATAATAAATACTGGATATTTTCCAGTATCTACTGCTTCACTAATAATATCATCATTTGTTTCATTATATTCATTCTCAATACACTTAAATTCAAAAATAAATTCATCATAAATCATACTATATAATGTATTTAAACATTCAGTCACATGATCTTTTATATTTAATTCTTTATTTTCATGACAAAAAATATCTGATTTATCATGAATCATAGAATGTAATGTTTCTAAAGATTGTTCAATAGTAACAGAATTTACTGCAGATTCAATTATACCTTTAATTTCTAATTTAGTAGGAATATGATACATAGCATCTAGTGCTTCTGTTACTTTCATAGAAATATCTTTAAGGTTACTATTAGATCCATTAATAAATTCTTCTTTTCTACCTGCAAGATATAAAATAAATCCATCATAATTCTTATCAACGATCTTTATATAGTCAATGTTTTTTTGAGACTTCATAACATTGTCCTTTAAAGTCTCTTTCTTTCTATCAACCTGCATATGAGGATGATGATTATCACTTTCTTTAATCTCAATTTCTAGATTTAAAGAAGGGATATATACGTCAGGAATATAAAACTTTTTTTCTCCTTCATATTCATAATAATATGTATGGGGAGAAGGACACATTATATCAGATGATTCCCAATTCATGAATAAATCTAACATTTTAAGAAAATCTAACTCATAACTACCCGTATAAGTTTTTTCTGTATTATCAGACCATTTATATTTACCGCTAATTTTTCTATGTTCCAGCATTTTTCTTTGTTGTTCAGGATCATCTAATAGAGATGTTTTACCATACTTACCAATCATTCTTTGTTTAAACATCTCTCTGTATTTATCAGTACATTGCTTTCTACCACATAATCTATTATACTTATTAGTAGACTCATTCCATTGTGTCGGACGTTTACACATAATACATTTAGAACCAGTTTTACCAGTTTTAATATAATACAAATATTGATTTATAGTAAAATCTTTTGGAATATCTTCAATATGATCTTCCTCGATATGTTCTTGTAGACTACTAATAGAGATATAGCAATCCTCACAAAAAGGACATTGTATTTTTTTAGCCATGTATTCACCTACTTTATCATTTCTTATTACATACTTGTTTTTAGCTTATTTAAACAGCATATTTAAAAATTAAAATAAATTTTAAATATATATTATAGAATTAACAAAGAGATAAATTATCTTGGAGGAATTATATTATGGATAGTAGTATTAAACGTAAAGCCGATTTATTAAGAAATGCTAGACCCGTAATAATTTATTCAGAATATAGTAAAGTATGTGCTGTATGTGATAAAAAAGAATTACCTAATGCAACTATTACTAAAGAAGAATTTTGGCTATGTGAATCATGTCTAAATGTATTAAAAAATCTTGTTAATTCTAATAAATAATATAATAAGCCACTTTTGAACAATGTATCATGAATGGCCAGCGAATCATGCCAAATTATAGTATCAGATGCAATGAATGAATCATTACACAAAATAGTGCCAATAGACGTAAATGAATCATAATTATTTAAAGTATCAATGTTCGCGAATGAATCATAATATATAATAGGATCATCTCCGTATAATGAATCAGAGTTTTTGTTATAGTATCAAGGTGCAAGAATGAATCATAGATGATTAATGTATCAATAAATGCAAATGAATCTGATTACATAATATAGTATCATGACGAATAAATGAATCAATCCAAGTTATAGTATCATGATCATAAAATGTTTTTATTTAAATATAAAGAAGGTGATAGTATGAAAAAAAGATTCTTTGATTTAGCAAGAAAAGAGTCTTACCTCTAAGTGATATGAAGTATCACCGTTATCATATTGGATGTGTAGTTGTAGAAAAAGGAAAAATCATAAGTTCTGGATTTAATTCAACAAAAACACATCCTATTCAAAAAACATATAATATTGAACGATTTACATCTGATGCAACTCCACATACTCTACATGCAGAAATTTCAGCATTATCCCATGTTATTAATAAAGATGTTAACTGGGATAATGTTGAATTATATATTTATAGAGAGTTTAGAAACGGAAATGTTGCATTAGCAAAACCTTGTAAAAGTTGTATGAAGTTAATAAAAGAACTCGGAATCAAGAAAATTCATTATACAACTTATGATGGGTATTGTACTGAAATTTTAAAATGAAAGGATATTAATTATGGAAAATCAATATATTTATTTAATGCTTGAAGAAAGTGAAACTGCTTTCGGCGAATATGAAACTGATGTAGTATATGCATCAACTAATGTTAATGATTTTTTAGTTGCATTAGTAAATGCTCCTAGATGTAGTGACCTAACGTTACAAATTATAGATAATGGCAGAATTAATATTAATAATGATCAACGTTTAACTATGAGATATTCTCATTATAGTCATATGAATCAACGCTTGTCTCTACAATCTTTTGCTGATGTAGTATTTGGATGTAAATCTATTCATATTGATGTAAGAAATACTATTATTAATTATATTAATGATTATATTAATAAAACTGATTTTGTAAAAAAGGATAATGAATATATAACAAGGGTGGAACTTGAAAGAAATAAACACCGATTAAAATTAATGCATCAAATTGCTGAAGAATTTGGTTATGATTTAGTTAAAAAAGAAGAATAATTGAAAGGATTATATTTATGGAATCTAATGAAAACTTAAAAAATGAATATGTATATTTAATATATGAACTATATGTAGATGACGATGTAGCTTGTTTTGAGCCGATATGTGTTACAAGTAATATCATAGAGTTTCTAGAAATTTTGGTCAATATGCCTATATTTACAGAAGTGATAGTATCAATTATTAGTAGTGGTGATCAACAGTTAAAGACAGTCAATAATAAACCATTTAATTATACATATGAATATTATTCATATGTATCAAAACGTGATGTATTATATGAATTAATGGAAAGACTATCACTTACTAAAAAATATAATTGTATTGATAATATTACTAGAAATACTATAATTACTTATATTGGAGAATATATTGATAATACAGATTTTGATGAATTAGAAAGAATTGAAAATGAGTATAGAGATGCTCGTGTACGTGAAAATAAAATAAATCAGTTGAATAAGCTGGCTAAAGAACTTGGATATGATTTAGTCAAAGAAGAAGAAAAGACATGGGGATAATACATCCCCATTTCTTTTTTTTTATTTTTTTATACATACCACATTCATTTAATATATAATAAAGAGAGGAGTGAAATGATTGGCAATTAAACCAGAACCATTATTTGGTTTAGATAACTTTGGTAAACCAAAAACATTATCTACAGCAGAAACCATAGCCCAAATGGTTTTAAATATTTTATTATTGAAACCTGGTCAGCTTCCTTCTCTACCTCATATTGGTATTGATATTAAAAAATATTTATATAAATTTGAAGAGGATATTGATCCAGATCATTTAAAATCACAATTAATTTATCAATGTAATAATTTACATGGATATATTGATTTAAATGGTGTAGAAGTTGTAGTATTACCAGTTGGTCATGAATCCATTTTATTTATTTCAATCCCATTAACTGTAGCAGTTGAACAAGATAAAGAAATATTAATTGGATTTAGATATAAAAAAACTGGTAAAGAAGTTACATTTAATTATACGATTGCTAGTAGTATACTAGAATCACAACAATCTTAATTTTGGAGGAATTTATAAATGAACAACGATTTCGAATTAGATAAAGGTATTGATTTAGAATCTTTAAAGCGTCAGGCTGATGCTATGAATAAAGTGCGACATACTGCACCTGAAGAAGACATGGAAGAAACTAAAGTAGTTGGTTCTGATTGGATGAATCCCAATAGACATACTCCTAATACAATCAAATATGAACATAAACCTGAACTGGTTCCTGATGAAACAGCACCTATTGTTACTCAGGAAAGTTTAGTAGATAATTATGATGGTCCCGGTTTAGTTATCAATAAGAATGAATTCACTGAAGAAGTTGAAGAAATTAAACCTAACTATACCGGAGTGACTCCTAGTACTCAAGAACATCTCGATGCATATCTAAAGGAAATGGATGAAGATATTGAGATGTTGAAAGAAAATGTAGAAATTCAGAAGCAGGAAGAAGATGAATCTGAAGAAGAATCTTCTGAAATGACTGCAGATGAATTTAATGAAAAGTATGAACAAGCTGTTGTTATTATTGATAAAACAAACTTTGGTCATATTGTAAACTTCACTGAAGAAGAACATGAGAAATTAGAAAAGGTTAGTAAGATTAAACTAGAAGAAATTGAAACTGTTTCTCTAGAGACAATCAAAACCAAAAAGATTAAGAAAAAGGCAGATTTTAATAAGATTATTAAGAAAATTAATAATCATACGACAACCAGTGTTGTATTACCTATTTCTGGTTATGTTGCAGAAATGAGAGGTTGCTCTGCTTATGAATTAATTTCTCTAATTGGTAATAATGACAATGCTATGTTAAGTGCACAGAATCGTTGGTCTGTCATTCATGAAAAGCTAGAATCTGCCAGTATTGGTAAGATGAATTTTAATGAATTTATGTTAAATACAGCATCTGCTGATTATGAAACCTTAATTTACGGTATTCTATGTTCTACTTATCCTGACGATAGCTCTATGACTATTACATGTGAGAAATGTGATAAGAGATTCGAACATAAATATTCTGTCCGTTCTCTAATTCGTGCAGAAGAAATGTCCGATGATTTGAAGGATGCTTTTGTACAGATTGTAGATAACAGTATTTCTGAAGAGGCAGCTAAGAAAGTTCACGATGAATCTCCTATTAAGCAGGTTAAGCGTGTTAAGTTACCTATGAGTGGTATTATTGCAGAAATTTACGTACAGTCTGCATATGACCTACTTAATAAATCAATTAAGGGTCTAAATGAGAATAAGGATAGTAAGTATAATGATACTGCAGTCATTTCTACTCTAGTAAATTCTTTATATATTCCTGATGTGGATGATCCTGGTTCTTACTTCGAAGTAGATGAATCATTAGATATTGCTAAAACACTATATACTATGAATGAAAAAGACATTATGGTCATTCGTAAGCTCGGTGAAGATATGATGAAGGATATGAGTGTCGAATATGGCTTAATGAATATTCGTTGTCCTCATTGTAAGCATTATACTCCTACATTACCTGTTAACGTGGAAGATGTACTTTTTTTCAGGTATCAACAGGCACTGAATACCGAGATCGAATAAAAGAATATTATAATTTCGTAGACGATTTCTTAAATTTATTCAAAAATCAAATTCCATTACAAACTTTCTTACATGAACTTTCTTATAAAGAAGCTTTAGAATTAAGAGAAGTTAGAATAAAAAGAATGGAAGCTGAATATAAAAATGGTAATTTTGATATTCAATCTGAATTAGAAGAACATCTATAAATTTATTCTTCCATCTATATAGAATTGGTCCTTAAATAATTATTTATTATTATTCTAGGGGGCGATTTTATTGAAATCTGATTTAATTACAATATTCAATCAGCTAACTTCACAAGAGTTAGCTGATTGTAATTTATTTGATGGTGTACTAGAAAATCATTATGAAAAAGTAAAATATTTACATTCTTTATTAAATGGTGTAAATATGAATAACATTAAAAATATTTATTGTGATTCATTTTTATATGATGTTTTAGACGTTATAATTATACCGAAAGATATTAATTATAATAACACCATTATCAAAAAAATTAATAAAAACTTAAATAATTATTTCTATAGTAAGTATTTTGAAATTAGTGTCATAGAAATAAAAGATTTTATAAAAGTCTTAATTAGTGTAGTTGGTGGGGTTGAGGAGGAGGAAATATATGAAAATAGACTTATTTAATTTTGAAAAAATGATTGAAGTAAATAATTTAAAAGAAGTTACTGACCCAGTATTATTTTTAAAAGGTACAATTCCTTCTCCTAATGGACTATTAAGTACAGATATATTTGGCATTTCTATGAAAGATAGAAAAACTACTTATGCATATATTGATTTGGGTAGTGAATTTTTACACCCATTTATATATAAGCTATTGAAACGTTTAAATCGTAATTTTGAAAGTCTTGTGCATTCAACCAAAAATTTTAAAATTGAGAATGGAGTACTAGTTGAAGATGAAAACGGTGAAACCGGACTAGCATTTCTATATAAGAATTGGGAGAAGCTTAATTTTACAAAAAATGATAGTTTAATGCGTAATGAACGTGTTGATGTATTAAATGCTTATACAAAAAAAGAATTATTTACAAGATATTGGTTAGTTATTCCTGCATTCTATCGAGATGTTAATTTACAATCAATGGGTAAAGGTAAAATTTCTCATCATGAAATTAATGATAAATATGCAAGATTAATTCGCCTAAGTTCTATTATTAAATCAAATAATGAATTTTCATATACATTAGGAACTACTACAGCAAAAATACAAGAGTCTTTAGTGGAAATATATGATCTATTAAAATCTAAAATTGAAAAGAAACATGGTATGATTCGAAAAAATATCTTAGGTAAATCTATCGATTATGGTGGACGTGTAGTTATCTCTGCACCAACATTCCATGCAGAATCTTATAAAGATATGCCTGTAGATTTATATCATGTTGGTGTACCTTTATCTTATTGCTGTTCATTATTTACCCCATTCATTACAGCATGGGTAAGAAATTTCTTTAGACGAGAATTTGAACAAATTGGTGAACAGTATCCGCTTGCTCAAAAGGATGGAACGGTTCGATATGTAAAATTAAAAGAACCTGAGACATATTTTGATGATGAGATGATTAAAAAACAAATTGATCGATTCATTAAAGCTGCTATTGATAGATTTGCACCAATAGAAGTTCCTGTCGATGATGATAAATTAGAATATATTAATATTAATTTCGTAGCTAGACACTATAGTAAAGATAATCCGGATAGTTTAAGCACTATTATAAATAGACCTATTACTTGGTGTGATATTTTATACCAAGCGGCATATGAAGTATGTACTGATAAAATGGTATATATTACAAGATATCCTATCGTAGACTATTTCGGTACATTTCCTTGTAAAATTCATGTTATGAGTACAATTGAAACCATGCCTGTTAAAATTAATAATACTGTATATAAATATTATCCAAAAATTGATTTAGATACATCGAAAGAAAAAGTTGCAATTAGTTTCTTAGATACAGTTACTATGAGTAATGTATATTTAAAAGGCCTTGGTGGTATATATAGTTGCCACTGTGCATAGAAATATGTATTATAAAATCTCTCTAATTGCGGGAAACTCTCGTTAGGTTATAACTACTAAACTTATATAGTAATATATAAGTGGCAATGGGTAACTCCAAAGGTATAGTAAAAAGGTTATAAATAGAGACAATCCGCAGCTAAATTGTGTGTATAATTAATTTGAAGTGAGGTGATTTAAATCATGTATATTATTATACGATCATTAGAAGAAGAGTGGAAACTTATTGATGATCCTGAAATAAAACCGATATATGAAATAAGTAATTATGGAAATGTCAGAAATATAAATACTGGAAAATTACTTAAACATCATAAGGACAAAGATGGATATGACGCAGTATCATTAATGAGAATCGATAAGAACCGACCTAGTAGCCCTAAAAGATTTAGAGTATGTAGACTCGTGGCAAAAGGATTTATATCAAATCCAAACAAAAAACCAACAGTAAATCATTTAAATGGTACTCATGATGATGATTATGTTGAAAATTTAGATTGGGCAACATATAAGGAACAAATTGAACATGCTGCAGCTGAAGGACTTAGAGCAAATTTTAAAGGTTCTAAAAATCCTGGTAGCATATATGATGAAGAATTTATACATAATATATGTAAATGCTTAGAGAATGGTATTATACATACTGAAGATATAATGAAAAAACTTAATTTAGAAAAAGAATTTTATAAAAATAAGAAAAGATATATAAAACTTGTAAGTAAATTAAGACGTAGAATAAACCATCATCATATTACATGTCTTTATGATTATTAAAAAATACACACAAAAGTTCAACGACTAGTCATTATGACGTACATCCAAGTGGATGGAAATGGGAGACTCCTAATATGAATATTAGGATGAAGATATAGTCTCATCTATATAGAAATATATAGCAGTTCATGAGAGAACGGCATAAGATTAACGACCTTATGTGAAGGATTTCTGGACTATGACGGAGATCAAGTGTCAATTAAGGGCCTATTCACTCAAGAGGCTAATAAAGAAGCTGAAGAAGCAATGATGTCCAAAGCACATTTATTAACAATTTCTGGTGATAATATTAGAACCTCGTCTAATGAAAGTATTCAGTCTTTATATGAATTAACTAAATTCTAATATAAAACTATGGAGGATATATATTATGAACAAAAAATTTGATGGTGATTATTTATATATGTTGTATGATACATCAAAGCATTGGCCAATTCCACTATGGATATCAACAGATTTGAATGAAGCAATTAATATATTAAAAATTAATAGATATAACAAACGTGGATTAAAAATTTGGATAAATGATACACAGCAGTCTAATATGATTACGTTTAATATTTCTTATTATCAACTCATGATGGATTTTATTGATGATCCTGTAATTCCAAGAGAACTCGTTAAAGAAATTAGATCAATTATAAACACGGATGTTGAAAAAGATATTGAAAATTATAATAGAATGCAGGAGGAAAAACTAAAAGAGCAAGAACGATTAGATTTAGAAAAATTACAAAGATTAGCAGAAAAATACGGTAAGACCATTATTGATTAATGGAGGAGATTTTCCGTGATATTTAATAATCTTGAAGTTATATCTATTCGAGGACATTATGAAGCATATTTAAATGATGAATTCATATGTTCCGGAGATACTTTTAATGAGTGCTATCAAGATGCTATTGAAATATTAAATGATGGAGTTTATAAATAATAAATGGAATAAGAGATAATAATTTATCTCTTATTCCATATTTTTGAATTATGATTTCATTAATCGTCTTTTATTTTTATAATCAGATTCTAATCTATAATAATATTGATGTTCTTGTAATTTGCCTACAACATCAGCAGGTAAATCACTTTTACATGCATTATTATATAGTAAAATTAGATGGTTCATCATGTATCCCATGATTTCAAAAACTTCTTTACCACTATCATGAGAAGTATTAAAGAATTCATAAGAGTCAGTATCATTTTCAGCAAAATCAAATACTTCTTTTAATGATAAAGGTTTTGTATTAGTAACCATCATCATAATCTCTGCAACTTCATCAATTTGTTCTTCCATCTTATTGGCATATTCCATACTAATCTTATGAATATTATCAAAATGAGAACCACAGCAATTCCAATGAATTAATCTCATATTATGTTGGTATAGTACCAGTGCAGTAAATACTCTTTTTAATACAACTTCAGCCATATTATATCCCTCCATCAAATGATAAATAGTTGTTCAACTTCTAAGTGATATACATCACGTAGTTTTTCAATATAATCTTTACGTTCAGATTCAGCATTTTCCCAATCTTGAATCTTAAGATTAATTGTACCATGTGCAGTCTGTAATTCTGTATAATGTTTCATTGCATTATATAGGAATCTCTTTATGTCTAGTAATGCTAATTCATAAAAACTTTCCCAAGCAGTAATTGGAATCGTTGAAAAATTATCAGCATGTTCTACACCAAACTCAATTTCAACTTCACCATATGCAGTTGCTACATTATACAGATGTAATCTATTTGGTGCAACGAATTTAAAAGTGATTGCAGGTGCAGCAACAGATGCTAAATTTGCATTTGCTTGAGTCATCATTAACATATTGTATGTATCAATACTACCATCAAATACTGGTGCTAAATAACCGTTACCAAGTAATTTATTTTTTAATAAAATATTTCTAACATACATAATCTCTCTATCACCAAACATATCGGGCATAACATAAATAGATTCTGTATATTCTTCCTTTAAAGCTTCAAAATCATTATTTAAATTAATTGTTTTTTGAATAATATGTGGATAAAATGAACTAAATGTTTTTAGTGTTTTTAATTTAATAACTTCCATCATAGATTCATCTGGATTATCAAAAGGTAATCTAAGACCATATACACCAAGATCCATTTTGATAGATGTTAATAATTGTGAAGGATTCATTGCCATATTAATCATCCCTTTCTATTAATACAATCTAATCAATTATATAGTTGTTAATAGTATAGAAAAAATAAAAGGGTGTCATATACCTAATGGTCGGATTAGGTATATGACATAAAACAGATTAAAAGGAGAATAAATATGAAACCGTTATTTAGGAGCTTGGCTTCAGTAAAAATAGGTAAATGGTGGGCCTTCACGGACTCGAACCGTGGACGTTTCAGTTATGAGCTGAAGGATCTAACCAACTGATCTAAAGGCCCATATTATGGTGCACCTGGAGGAAGTCGAATCCCCACAAAATATCTTAAAAGGATACTGCTCTACCATTAAGCTACAGGTGCATATATTTTTTGATTAATATTATGTATATGATATAATAATTTATTATTATTTTTTGATTCAATAGTTTTATTAAAAATTTCAATTATATATTATATTAATATATACTCATAATAAGGAGGATTGTTTATGTATATTTGTGAGTATTGTAATGCAGAACATGATGGTTCTTATGGTAGTGGCAGATTTTGTTCATCTAAATGTGCTAAAAAATTTTCACAAAAGTTTATAACAGAAGATGGTAGAAACAGACAAATTAGAGTATTAACTAATCCTGATAATAGAGAAAAAGCAGTTAATGGATATAGAAAATATTGTCAGGCTAAAGTATTAGCTAAACGAGATATTCCTAGATATGAAAAAACGTTATCAAAAGGTTTTAATCATCGTGTTAGTAAAGGTACTATAGGTGAAAGTATGGCTGTATTAAAATTTATGCAACGTGATATTCCTGTTGCTGAAATACTTATTGATTTATGCGGTGTTGATTTATTAGCATATTTTGGTGGACGATGGAATACTATTCAAGTAAAAACATCAACATATACTGTTGACGATTATGGAAATAATATTTCATTTTCATTGACTGGAATGAATTATGTTGTTGATGGTAATAAGATGTATTATAGTAAGAAAAACTATCCTAGTAAAGATATTGATTATTTTATTTTATATGATGCATTACATAATGAATTATTTATGATAAAAAATGATGGGATGCGTAAAAACATAATTATTCGATACAAGAAACCTAATGGTATTAATGATAAGGGTATAAATTATGCAGTAGATTATCAAATTGATAATGTGCTCGATAATATTGAATATGGGTATACTCCAGATAATATTGTTATGATTAATGGAGTTGATTGTTAAAATACAAGGAGGGTTAAATGGTATGAATAATATACATATATTGAGTAAAGATGATTTTAAAAAATATAAAAAGAAATTAAAAGACGCATATCATCCGGTTCAGATTGGATCAATTGGTGAATACGTCACTATATTAAAATTTGCAAAACGAGATATTTCTGTAGCCAAAATGAAAGTCGACATATATGATATTGATCTATTAGCATATTTTGGTAGACGATGGAATACTATTCAAGTAAAAACATCAACTAATGGAACTGATAATACTATTGTTTTCCCATTAACAAAAAATGGATGGAATTTAAATAATCATACTATAAGTTCTATCAAAAAGGAATATTCAACAAATACAGTTGATTATTTTGTATTATATGATGCATTGCATGATGAATTATTTATGGTTAAGAATGACGGAACTCATAAAAGTATAACTATTCGATATAATAGACAGATTCATGGAAATAAATATAATGCTAAATATGCAGAAGATTATCAAATTGATAATGTACTTGATAATATTGAATATGGATATGATTCTGATCAAATTGTTATGATTAAAGGTATTGATTATTAATTAAAAAATCAGATAAGCTATAATTTTATAGCTTATCTGATTATATTTTTTTTAAATAAAAAGTAGGATATACTGCAATGATTGCAGTATATCCTGGACGGGAGTAAGAATTTGTGGTGCCGGAGACCAGACTTGAACTGGCACGAGATCGCTCTCATGGGATTTTAAGTCCCAGGTGTCTGCCGATTCCACCACTCCGGCGTATTTTTTAAATAATAAAAAAGTAATGGTCTAATAAAATATATTAGACCATTACATGTGGCGTCCCAGGTAGGGCACGATCCTACGACATTTTGGTTAACAGCCAAACGCTCTACCGACTGAGCTACTGAGACATATATGGCGGAGAAGGAGGGATTTGAACCCTCGCAACACCTTTTTAGTGTCCTATTCCCTTAGCAGGGGAATCTCTTCAGCCTCTTGAGTACTTCTCCGTATATGATTAATAATATGTTATCTAAATAATAAAATATTATAGTATATTTAAAGTGGCGGAGAGAGTGGGATTCGAACCCACGGCTCTATCGAGTCACTGGTTTTCAAGACCAGCTCCTTAAACCACTCGGACATCTCTCCATATAATTTCAATTAATACTATGTTATATAAATAATAAAATATTATAAAATACATAATGTGTATATAATAATACACATTATGTATTTCTTCATGGAGCTGGTGGACGGACTTGAACCCCCGACCTGATCATTACAAATGACCTGCTCTGCCAACTGAGCTACACCAGCATATTTTTTAATTACATATATGTACATGAAATTATATTTTATTATTAACTTTTTTATAATTAATCGTTTTATCAAAAATTTCAATTATATATTATAATTGTAATAATAATGAAATTTATTAAAGGAGAATATATTATGAAATTATCAAGTAAAACTATAGTTGCAATAATATTATTTCTACCAGGTATCGCTATACCAACATTAGGTATATGGTTATATCATTCAGTAAATATGAATGGAGTTTTTATATTTATTGGACAATTGATATACATAACGATTATTCAATATCTTGGATGGAGTGGGAAAATTGAAATACTCATTGATAAATTAAATAAAATTTTAAATAAGGAAAACTAAACTATGGATACAGTAAATAATATAATCTTTGGTATAATAGCATTCATTTTTATCAAATTAGTATTATCAAAATTTATTAGAGCATTTATGGATTGGTATTATGATGATACATGGGATATAAAATGGTAATGGCGATACAATTCAATATACATATTATACTAATGATACTATTCGTATATATGGGGTGTTGACATAAGCTATAAATATTTAAATAATAAGGAGAATGTATTATGAAAGTTATATTAACTAAAAAAGATGATTCGGCTAATATTAGATATAGATATGATAGTAATCATAAATTAAATCACATTAGAGTTGTGCCTGTTGATGGTGAATCATTTTCATTATATATTGAAAATGAAAACATCGTGTATAATGATAATGGTACGATAATTAAATTTAATAAATATAAAGAATTAACTGAATACATTGAAAGAGATATTGAGTATGAGACGACAACTGATTCTAATGGTGACATTATTGGTAGAAAGATTATGAATATACATCGACATCCAAGAAAAATTGATTGGGGTAATGTTACATTTGCAAGAGATATGATATCAATGGTTGGGAAACAACTTAAAGTGCAAAATTTCTTTAAATGAGGTGAATAAACTATGAAAAGAGATTATAATAGAGTAGAAGCTGCTATTATATATGGACCAAATTGGTATGTATTAGTAAACTGTGACTATAATTTCATCAATTATGTTGTAGAAGACAGATACAATGATTATTGTAGATATGACGAATATGGTCGCGTGGTATATCATACAAATAATAGTGGATTTGAAAATTGGATTAATTATGTTGATGATACCAAACATATCCAATCATATGTTGCAAAATTTCCGAATGGTGAAATAGAATGTTCTGTGGTTAGAAATGGAAAGCATGAAATTGTACCAAACCATAATGTTATATTAAAATATGATGAACAGACTATGATGTATACATTTAAAGAAAAATAAAGAGAAAATCATGAAAAAAGATTATAACCGAATAGAAGCCTTTGTTATATATAATGGTAAAAGATCATTAAAATATGTTGCAGTAAATTGTGACATGAAACCAATCCATACTGAATATTATTGGGGTGGTTGGTCTAAATCTAAATATGATGAATATGGAAGAAAACAAATAGCTTATAGTTCTACTGGTCTTTCATGGAAATTCGAATATAATGACGAAGATAAAACTCTTAAAATTACTACTGAAACAGGATATACATATTCTGTAAAATATGATGAATAATAATTAATATGATCGGAGCTGATAATTATGGGAGCTATAGTGATAGGTATCATTTTTATATTATGGATGATTCTCGGAGCATATGCAATGATTAAGGATATTTGTCAAAATATTCAACATAGGAAATTTAATAAATCAATTAACGATATGAGAAGATTTATTAAATTAATAGAAATTGAAGATAATAATGGATTGGAGGAATAAATTATGATAGACATGAAAGACTTTATCGTAGATGAAGGTGTATTTATTAAACTAAATAATGGATCAACATTATATGCTAAAGATTCATATGGACTAGAGTCTCAATTTGAATCTTTTATTGATAATGAATGTCGTAAAATATTACAACGATGGGAAGATGAAGGCACTATCATTTTAACTAGTGACTTCTCTCAAGTAAATTTCGATAATTTACATAAAGCTAAATATTTTAAATTTGCAAAAGTTCCTAGTAGAAGAGATTTAGAAATTATAAATGATAAAATGGGATATAATAAAATAAGTATACTATACAATTTTCCCACACATAAATGGTTAAAATTGGATGTTGTCAGTAATAATACATCTTTTATCAACTATGAAAAAATTGTAAGTGACTATAAGTCTGTTTTTACTAAAATCTTACTTGCCGAAGCAACAATCGTAAAATCTAAATTAAAGGAGTAATACATTATGAGCACCAGATATTATACTAGAATTTATTGCAATGATAAGAAGATTGCATCTATCGGAGTTCCTGATAATTATCGTATGTTAGTAATGTATGATTTTGGGTTTGATGTAGAGTCTAAGTATGATATATTAAAAACTATAATTGACCGTATGCTTTATACATTTAAATATCATGAGTGTGGTACATTTAAATTTAAGCTAGAACTCGTTAGACGAAATACTTCTAGAGAAATTGTATTAAAGTATGATTGTCCATATATTGTATATAAAGATAAAGATAATTATTGGTTAATTTCAGAAAGACATAGTTCTTCTTTTGAAAATTCATTTATACTTATTACAAAAGAATGGATTCAACATATTGCTTTAGCTGGATGTGAGCTCATTCCTGCGTATTATATTAAAAGAATTAAATAAAGGAGTAAGTATAATGAAAAAATTAATAATGACTAAAAAAGATGATTCGTCTAATATTAGATATGAATATGATAGTAATAATAAACTGAATAAAATCATATTTAATCATTCTATTGGTTGTACTGGGATGTTGTGTATAGAAAATGACACAGTTATTTATCAACATGATCTCGATGTTCGATTTGTATTTGATGAATATGGAAATCCAATTAAAAAGATACTAGAGGATCAATATTATGGAGAATATAGCGAATATTCATATGTTATGAATAAAAATATTGTTATCGGATTAATAATGGAAGATGGTGACGGTCATATAATTTATCGTGATTTAAGTATTTGTGAAGCACAAGATATAAATCATGCAACAGAAATGTATAGGACATATGGTGGAAACAAACTTGCAAAACAGATTTTATTAAAAAAGGAGTAATTATTATGAAAAAGTTAATATTAACCAAAAAAGAAGATTCGTCTAATATTAGATATGAATATGACAGCAATAATAAACTGAATAAGATTATATTTATACAGGATCATGGATATACCGATGAATCGTTATATATTGAAAATGATACAGTAGTATATCAGCCTGGACTATATATTCGATATGTATTTGATACATATGGTGTTCTGCTTAAAATGATACGAGAAAGAGAATATTATGGAGAATATGAAGAATGTATATATGTAAAACTTCCAGATAATAAAATCATCGGATATTTAAAACACGAAAGTGTAAATGATATACATTATCATCGATTAACAAAACTTGAAATGAATACTGTACATCAAGCAATAGTCACATACAATACATATGGTGGTGATAAACTTGCAAAGCAAATATTATCAAGAGAGGAGTACAATTGATATGCGATATATGGAAGAAAACTTTCAAGAAAAACATGAACCTGATGTAATTTATTTAGAAAGACGAGAAAAAGGATTCATTGAAAGAATGTATGATGATAATGGTAACATCATTTATAAAAAATTTCCCGATCAATCTAATCCACATCAATATCATTATGATAAATTCAATAATACTACATGGACCAAAAATTGTAATGGTGTAGAACAATGGTATTATCATAATGATAATGGATTACCAATCTTTCGTAAAACTTCTTGGGGCTTTAAAGGTGAGTGGAGAGATTATGATGAATTGAATAATCGTATTGTTCTCACCAAGTTAAGCAAATATTCATGTAACTATAAATATAATGAGGATACAAACTCCATTGATTATAAGAATAGTAAAGGTGTTGATAAAACATATTACTATTCTGATAAAGCAGAATTAATCCGTGTTGAAGATAAGACTATAAGAGATACATATGAATCAAATGCTCAAGAAATTTTAAATAAGATATTTAAATACTTATTTGGTGAAAATGCATATGTTGCAGATAGCTGTGGTGGAAATCAGGCAAATGAGTTAATATATGAACGGATTATGGAAAACTTTCCTAAATATAACTCATGTAATAATACCAAATTACATGAAATTTTTGCCGATATAAGGAGGAAAATATATAATGGCTAAAATCATTGAATTCCCTAAAAAGAAGAAAACTGAAGAATATCCTGGAAAAGAAAAAATTGGCGAACATCTGTCATTATTACTAATGCATGGTATGTTAATTAAAGAATTTGACATTGATGAATCTAAAAGTGTTTATACTGTTGATGTATCAATGCCTGAAAAATGCAAAACAAAAATTATTGAAAAGCGATCCACTGAATTAATGATGTTAACTCGAGATCGTTTGATTAAGATAGTCCTGCTAATGATTAATGGTACTGATACCGAAGATGGAAAATACACTATTGATGAAATTCTACAAAAGCTTGATATAAATATTGAGCTCAGACATAATGAAGTGTGGTTGGAAAGAGATCGTATCAATTTTATAAAATCACTAAATGTATAATTTATATAAGGAGTATATTATGAACATAATTGGTCAATTTTATAATAATCATTCTCTTGCATTTATTATCATAACGGATGTGATATTCGTATTAGTGCTGTTTTGTATAGCAATTGCTAAAGAATTTAAATTTGAGCCATGGTATTATGATAGTATACTATATAGGTTCAACGTACATAATCTTGATTGGCTTAAAACTGGAGAGCCAGAATACTCACCTTTTAAATTCTATTATAAAGGATCTCTAGTCGAAACTTATACATATGATGAGTATTTAAATAAACCAGAAGGTCTTCCATTTTACACATGTTCACCAGAAGTAAAGATACTTTATATTAATAACATTCCAATATATTGTATCTATAAACTAAATAGAAAAAGAGTTATCTACTGGAATACTGAATATGATTTAAAAGAGGCAATAGCAATCATTAAGTGTGGTAATAAAGCATATAAAAAAAAGCTTAATGAAAAACTCTCTACTTCTAACTCAAAATCACTTATTAATAATACAACTGACATTGATCATTAATAATAGGATGTGTAGAATATGATGAAACGTGATTATAATAGAATAGTAGCTTTTGTATTATTAGATGATGGATATGAAGCAATTAATTGTAATTGTGATCCGATCTACACTAAATCTGGTGAATTGGCAATTATTTTAGAAGAATACTATACATATAATGATAACGGTAAAGAGATTTATAATATGACAAAAATAACATATGGTGAAGAAACCGAAATATCTGAAATATGGAAAGATTATGATTCTAGAGGAAATTTATTGCTATGGAAGGATAGTTTCGATACATGGTTTGAGTACGAATATGATGATAATGACAATCAGATTCATGTCAAAAATTGTATTACATCATATGAATATTGGCTAGAGTACGATAATAAAAATCGTCTTATCTGCATAAAGGATTCTGATGGAAATGTAAAACAATGGGAATATAACCCATTATCCACTCATTATAAAGATAATAGTGGATATGAATCATGGATCATATATGATAAAAATGGAAAGCCAATACGATTTGAACGCAATAGTGATCGAAAACAATATCATGATATTTGTAATATGAGTGTTTGTGATATGTATCCTGATTTACTTGTAAAAACTACAATAGATTAATTATAAAGAAAGATATGGGAATATTCCCATATCTTTCTTTTTTTCGTAAATTTAAAGATTATAAATATATATTATAAAAGTAATGTAAATATAATTTACATCAAAAAAAATCATTTTAAGGAGATAGTATCATGAAAAGAAATTACAACAACAGCATCGGCACTCTGGTTAAGGAACATGAATTTGCAGAACTGAACTGCAACTGCAAGCCTCTGCATCGTAAAAATGATGAAGGTGCAGAATCCTGGAGAGAATATGATGCTCAGGGTCGTCTTATTTCTTATCGAGATAATAATGGGTATGAAGAACACTATACCTATAATAAAAACGGTACGGTTACTGTAAAAGGACCTTTTGGAAATATTCTGAGATAACACATATACGAAAGGTGTCTATTTAGACACCTTTCTTTTTTTATATAAATACCACAATATTATAAGTATAAACGAGGTGATAAGATATATGGAAACAAGAACTAATTTTTATAGATATTTAATATCAAAATTTGATATTATCATCCCGAATGAAGAACCTTTAAAATTGAGACAAGCTAATATTTATAGCTTTCGTATAGAACGTGATTATGATAATTTATTTTTTCCTATTTTCCAAGTAAAATTATTAATCGACTATCCACTCTACTATAAAATAGTCAAAAATAAAACAACTGTAAAATTTAATGTCAAATTAGAATCATATCAATATACTGATACAGAAAAAGTTAAATTTAGAGAAACTATTTTTGATTCAACATTTGCAATATATACTGATGACGATAATTTCCATTTAGATAAAGATAATTATAATAGAATGATGGATATCACAGATAACCAAATGACTGGTGGTTTTATTGAATTATATTTATTCAAAGAATCTGACATAACATCGTCAAGAACTGTAATAAACAGAATATTACAATCATCTAATATTACAGATGCTCTTGTATATTTATTATCAAAATCAGGAACATCTAAATTATTGATGAGCCCATTACAAAATACAAATCAATATAATGAAATTGCATTATTACCTACTACAATTATTCAAAATATATTATATTTAGAAAAGCGATATGGATTTTATAAGAATGGATCAATTCTATTTTATGATTTCGACACAACTTATCTATTAAGTAAAACTGCACTAGGTAATACATATAAACCTAATGAGTATAAAAAGGTCATTATTGAAGTATATAAAACTGCAAATAATAGAAGTTTTACTCCTGGTAATTTTAAAGATAATATAACAAAGACATATACTCTTCATGTGACCAGGGATAACCTATCAATCAATACAAAATCTATTATTGAAAATGAAATAAGTGGCTCTGAAGTAAATTTAATTAGTGGTAGCTCAGATAGTGTATCTACAGCAAAACCAGATGTTAGAGTACGTTCAAATCATAATAGTAAGTACTTAGTAAATAATTTCAATAATCCTTTCTTAAAAGATATGATTGAAAATGAAAAAATTGAAAATGATCATATTCTTACTATAAACGCAGTAGATTTTGATATGGGGTTACTATCTCCCAATAAACAGTATTCATTTATATGTGAAGGTTCAGAATTACAAAAAGAATACGGTGGTAATTATAGATTATCTTCCGAGATACTAATGTTTGAACGAGAAGGTGATGACTTTAGTATTGAAGCTGCACTTAAATTTAAAAAACCGAAATAATAAAAACAGATATAGGCATATTTTATATGATCCTATATCTGTTTATTTTTTTATTGATTCTTCTTTTCTTGTTTTACTTCTTTTTGAGATTCTTCTTTAATAGTATCTTTTCTACTATTTAATGTATTCTGAAGAATTTGAATATACATATTAAATCTCTTTTCAATTTCAGTTAAATATGTTGCAATAGTTAACTGAATTAAATTGATACAGATTTTATAATATTGTAATTCTTTTGTGGATAGTTGGGCTAACTCATTTTTATTATCATTTTTAGTATCAAGTTTATTGTTATCAATAACTTTACCTTCTTTTGGTTGATTATCTTTATTATCAATAATTTTTGAACCTTCTGCTTTAGTATCCGATTCATCTGCTTCTAATAGATAATATAAAGAAGATTCATCAAAATAACATTCTTCAATTAAAAAATACGATTCTTTTAATTGATTCTTATCTCGTCGCTCTAATTCTCGTTTAATATTATCTAATTTTGTATCATAACTTCTCATAGAAGCTCTGGCGTTATTTACATTTTTCTTATAATTTCTAATATAAGGAATTGCATAATTTAAACAAATGTCAGAAAATTTAGGAGAAGAATTTTCATTGATATTAACAAGTTTAGGTTCTTCTGTCGTCCCACCACTAAACTTAATTTTTAAACTTTCACCAAAACTCTTACCGTTAATCGTAATTTTACCAAACTCTTTATATTTTTCAACATTTTCCCGACTCGTTAAATTATCCAATTCAGTAGCACTAGGCTTATTATTACTATCTAACATGCCAATGATGTTATTCATGGTAGTAGTCATTTTATCAGTACTATATTTCCATCTAGGGGTTAGATTTGTACTTAGTCCACTATAATCAATATTTGCAAATTTACTATAATTCTTCTCAAACCATTCTAATTTTTTATCAGTAATAGTATCTGTGAACTTTTCAATAAATTTACCAAATATTCTGTGTACAACTTCTTTTGATTTATCTAACCAGGATGTTTTATTTGTTGCTTGATTTGTTTCAGCTTCGAGAATAACATTATTCTCCATACAAGAAAGAATCATATCCGATTCAATTTCCATTCTTTCCTGTAAATACTCGTTAAATTCAACATCAGATTGGTACTGTTCATTTAATAAATATCTAATCATTTTACTTTCACCTCGGTACCATCTTTTTCATTAATATATGATTTAAGGATTCTCTCATATTGTTTCATAGAATCTTTAATAGCTTTTACTTTCTGCATATATGTATTAACTATACATGTAGTTACAAATTTAGTATAGTTAAATTGATACTGAAGATATTCTTCATAAAGCAATACATTATCATAGTTTTCACAATTTACATCGATAGGAATCATTTCATTTATTGTGGCTTTATTAAATACTACAGTATTATTCTTTTTATTTATATGAACCTTTCGACTAAATATATTCTTTAGATTCTTTAAACACTTATCAATTTCTTTAAATTCTTTTGCAGTTTTTTGAATTAATTTTTCAATTTCTTTATAGTTATTTAGTCCATCCACAATGTAAGTTTTATCAATGACTAATGTAGATGGTTCGGTTTTATCATCTCTAAATAACTTATCAACTTCATCATAAAACCCACATTTATTTGTATTGACAGATTTGCCAATAATTTTACTTCTGATATTATCTTTAGTTTTATCTACTTTAAAAGAATCAACTTTTTTATCAATATCTTGCTTTGTTAATATATCAATATTGTCAACTTGTGAATTATATTCATATATAATATCATACACAATATTAGTTTTCGGAATATCGAAGTCTATTGTAAAATTATATCCTTCAAAAGTAATTTGCTTATCAGGTAATAACTTTATTTTATCCTCATTATTTTTCAAAAACTTAGAAAATGTGGTTATATAAGTTTTTGTACTTGTAATAAACATATGTTGAAATTCAGTTAATTTATTGATTAATTTAGTGAAGAAATCATTAATTGCTTTTCTGATATCATTAGCACCTTCTAGTAATATACTAGTATCATTTTCTAATGCAGCGTAATGTTTTTGTTTAATGTATACAGTATATACATTAAATGCATTTTCTTCTATATAATTAAGCATATTATAAATATCATAGGTTAAATCAGATTCCATATATGATTCTACTGAAATCGGTCTATGATAATTTAAATTAGTTTCATTTTTAAAAATTCTACCAGATGGAATCATTTAATCACCTCGTTTCGCTATTATTTAAATGTTAAACGTAGATAAATAAAAAGACTTATAGGTATAGAAAACTATACCTATAAGTCTTATAAATATTAATTAGATTAGAGCCATTGCAGCCTCTAGTAGAGAATCACCAGATTCTTCAAACTCAGCAGACTCAGCAGCAACCTTAGTATTGAAAACTCTCTTTAGAATAGCACCATACTGGCTGTACATCTCGTTCATTAAACCAACACAGTGAGAGTTGATAGACTGCATAGCAGTAACTGCACGGTTAGCCATACGGGTCTTTGCAGTAACAACAGATGCTGCTGCAGTATCCTTGGTCTTATCCATGTCAGCAATAATATCGTTGATAGCCTTTACGGTATCATCTTTAAAGTCAGTCATAGCTTTAACCTGACCACTGTGATTCTTAACAGCATCGATCATCTTCTTTACCATAGATTCGGTAATTCTGATATCCTTCTGCTTTTCTTTACCACGGCAGGTTTCAGTAATATACTTCTTAAGTTCATTGATGTTAGCCTTCTTAGTAGCAGCTTCATCCATCTTCTGAACCTTCTCTAGATTTTCAGCACGGTTGTCTACCTTTAGTACATCATCAACCATACCCTTTAGAGTAGAAATCGCTTCCTTACTAGCATCAGCAGGAGACTCATTATACTCATAACCATTGAAATAGAAGTCGACCTTACCGGCCTTCTTTAGAATCTCAGACTCATACTGCTTAACAAACTTAGCAGCATCCATAAACTTTACGAATACACGAGTCTGAATCTTCTTAAACCAGTCAATGATCTTATTCTTTAGCTTAATTAGGTTGTCTTTAACCTTCTTAGCATACTCTTTAACAGAAGCTTCCATTACAGAAGCACCATCTTCTACAGTCTGAGAGCCTTCAAAAATAGCATTCTCAGTCATAATATCTGCAATATATAGACCTGCAGTTAGCTTAGAGATACCTGCAAAGGACTCAAAAGCAATCTCCATACCAGATTCTACGGTAGGATATACATCTGCAAATTCAATCTCGTTTTCGACACTTGCTTCAAAAACGGGAGTCTTAGTAAAAATAGACATATGTATATTACACTCCTTTCAAATAAGAGAAAATAATAAAAAATTACTTACTTCTCATTGCACTTAGGCAGACGCTCTTTGCAAAGTTTACATAAGCACCAAGAGCACTACTCCAAACATTAATCATACGAATAGTAGCAGTCTGAGCATTCTTAATACACTGAATGGTTAGACGGACAACACCCATACGTCTACTTTCTAAAGGATCATCCTTCTTTTTAGACTCATTAGCCGCCTTATCAATACCACGAATAATCGCATTTGCTTCAGTCTTAGTTACTTCTTTAGCCTTCTGTAAATCCTTTAGCATAGAAGTAGACTTTGCTAAATTATTGAGATATTCAAGAACCATATTCTTAGTAATATTCATCTTCTGCTTGCCGTTTTTCTTAGCACCCTTACCATAGAAATAGTCAAATAATACTTCATCTGCATCGGATGCACTACTAATATTAACGCCTAGAACAGCTCCAAGCATTTCATAAACTTCAAATGTTCCACTCTTCTTAATTTCATCTTCAACTTTAGTTAACTTTTCATTAGTGTCAAACTGACTACCGAAAAATACACTAACATCAATTTCAAAATCATGTCTACTTAAAGCTTTACCTTCATTAACTGATTTAGAATCAAATAAGTGATCAGTATCAAACTTATAGCCTTCAACATTGATAGGATCGCTCATCTTAGCTTCCTTAACCTTAGCACCAAACTTCTTTTCGAAGTCTTCACCATTCATAGCAATAGCTCTAACACGATTAATGATGCCTTCGAACCAGCTTAAAACGCTCTTAAAGAACTTCTGAACAGCAGTCTTGATCTTGGTGAAAACTTCCTTAGCAGAAGCTTCCATGACCTTGCTCTTCTCTTCCTTAGCGGCTTCTTCTTCCTCTTCGCCCTTCTCAGCAGCTTCAGCTACGATACGACTCTGTTCGATTTCAGCCATGTCATAAGCATACATAGACTCTAGAATTAGCATATCATCATCTAGAGATTCCATGAAAATATCAAAATGGGCATTCATGCCATACTCAAAACCTTCACGAAGCTCGAATTCGAGATCGGTGGCAGTTGCTTTATTAGTAAAAATTCCCATAAGTAATTTCAGTCCTTTCTATTCATTTTATTAAAATGTTTTTATATTAAGTCATTTAACAAAGTATTCAATGATGTCTATATTACAATATTGTTATATTAATAAAATTCCAGTATCATCAGTTGAATTTACTTCTGACTTAATATTATTTAGTGTCCAGCCACTATTTTCTTTTTTAATCTCAGATTCTACCTTTTTATCTGTCATAGTAGAATCAACCTTTAACTTATCAGCATAACTATGAAGCTTAGCAATTAATGCTTCCTGTTTTCTGATAACTTCTTTCTTTTTATCAGGTGACATTCTATTGGAATTTGCATTGATATTATTCTTATTTAGCTCTAAGAAATATGCCTGAACTTCTAAATAGTTAGATAGTTTCATTCTACTATAATAGAATTGGAAAATCATTCTACGAATAATAGCAACTAATCCAATAGAACCTAGAATAATACCACCAGCAACACCAGCAGCAACGCTTAAAGATTCATGAACACCTGATTTGACAACAGAATTGATACTTTTAGCAAAGTCTCCACTAGCGACAGACTTATTGAAAGAGTCTAGTGAAGAAATACCAATATAACCAGTACCATATCTAGAATCAACAATTGAGAATTCGATCTTATCAATCCGTTTAATATATTCAACATAAGATACGATTAGATAACTAATTGCACTTACACATGTATATACTAAAACATTGTATTCCATAATGATGAATTCTTTATTTAACTTAAATCCTTTTTCAAATACATCACGGTATGCAACAATATTACCTAATGCCTTTTCAACAATCCCAATCTCATCGATTTTATGATTATTATTATCAGCAATCTGACGTAATAATGTTAGTGATTCAACCATAGATGTATATCCAGAATACTTAGTAACATCACCTTTAGACTGAGGAATACCTTCAAAGTTAACATGTTTCTTATTAATTGCTGAAGTATATAACTTAGTAATCATATTATTACTAAGTTTAATCTCTTCTGCTTCAGTTAGTGAAAAAATTTCACGTCTTTCTTTAAATGTATTAACATTTTCAAGAAAGATATTAATTGCAGGATTACTTCTCATAATTTCTCACCTCCTCAATCTAATTAAATACGATTCATAGTTTTTAGCATTTCTCTGAATGTACGTTCAGAGTTAACATTGGTTTTCTCTAATGCAGAGAAAGAAACAGTCTGAACATCTCTATCCTTATCAAAATAGAAATGTACTAGCTGTGCAGAGCTATCGACAATAACAAAACCAAGTAAGAAATATTCTCTCATGATTTTATTAATAAACTGAATATCCTTTAGATCATAACCATATTCAGTTCTAATATACTCAACTTCTTCAGCAGAAATTACAATAGTAGCATTGGGAATAATACCCTTTTTAGATAATACACTATTACCAATGGTAGATAATGCTTTTCTATGCTTTAATGTAGTCCACCAAGAAGATGCACCTTTACTCATGTCAGAGATATCACTCTTAATTTCTTTGACGTTGAATAAGAAATCCTTAAAGAAAGAAATTTCACCAGTTGTCCAACGTAAGAAATTAAAAATTTTATCATTATTTACACATGCAGAAGTCATATTTTTAATCATCTCACTAGATTTAACAAGATGCATATATGCTTTAATACCAACAATGAAATCCATAGTACCAACGTACTCACCATTATCATTAATTAACTTAATTCTTAAATGTAGAGTAGTTGCAACTAATTCATTGGATTTTTTAACATCATTATCAGTTAAAACATTTTTAAATAATTCAATATTTTTCTTATCAAATTTATATTCATCTTCATCTTTAGATGCTTCAGTTACAATCTTATTATGTTTTTCGCTAATAGCACTATCTTTAAATTTATAAATAACTTCAGATTTGGGAGTATATTTTCTATTTAAAATATCATGACGAACATGTTCCATTAAATCAATTGCTTGTTCTTTATTCTGAGCTCTGATAGTACTAGTACTACCTTCATAAGTAGCAGATAAAATCTCGTAACTATCATCTTTAATTTTCATATAGTTAACTGATTCATTTAGAAAACGAATAGCATTTTCTTCAAGATTCAGTTCAATATCAAAAATATTGGGATTATTCTGATGGAACTGTCTTAAATATTCAGTAGCATTTACACCATCATGATATTTTAAAGTGGGTGACATAGAAAATACTACCTGTGCAAAGGTAGCATAATTACGTTCTAATGCCTTTGATGTCATCTGAGCAGTCTCAACATCAATAGAAGAACTCACAATTACAGGAAATTGTAAAATGCCTTCAGATGCTCTAGATGAAATAGAGGATGAAGAACGCTTTAATTTTGAAACATCTCTACCGACTTCTGAAGCGTTTTTCTTAAGATCGCCGATAGCATCAAGTACATCTCTTAAAGTACCCATCTTATACGATTTCCCACCTTTCTACATAATATGATATTTATATATTTGTTTTAAAACAAAAAAAAGTATACCTTAAGTTTTCGCGGATATAAGGTTATAATTTAATTATTTTTTATTAATATTTTTAATAGAGACTAGAATTTGACCAATTGTAACCAAAATGTCCGTATTACTTACTGTATGTGATCTCTTTGATGTGGTATGTCTATACAAAAATGTCATCTCCTTATAAATGTTTCTTATTTGTATTACTAATACGTAGTAATAAAATGACAATAATTTGAGGGTGACATTCATAATATAAAGCACTACCGCATCCCTAAGATATACTAAAAAATGTATTAATATTTTTTAAGTGCTTATAGATATAATATATAATTGATTTTTCCTTTGATTTTTCGCATATAAAACAAATATATAAAACCGATTACTTTCGTAAAATTGTGAGGTGAAAGAATAAAATGGCTAAACGACTAGAATGTATTTTTAATAGTGTTAATGGTGAAAATACCGCTGTTTTCACTAGAACATCTATGACAAAGAAATCACCTTCACCTGGTATTCTATATAAAAAAAATTGTCCAGACGGAAAAACTTTTTATTGTGACCCTGCTGATGGGGGTACAAATAATTATTATAAATTAATTGACCCAGCATCATATAAAATAAACTATAATGGAACAGTTTATGTGTGGTTAAACAAAGGACATTTAGTTAGTTGGAAAGAAATTGATTATGATGAGTCTTTAGTTTCAACTAATAATGAAACTATTACAGATAAAACAAGAAAAACTGCTACTGTAAACACATCAATATTGAATGTATATAGTAAACCATCCGAAAAATCATCAATTGTATTAACTCTTGAAAAAAATAGAACTGTTGTAGTGTATGAGCAATACAGTAGCGGATGGTGTAAAATTGGTGATTCGTTATATGTCCAAAGCAAATATCTTAAATTTGAAAATACTAAAGGTACTAATACTCAGATTACAAATAGTATTAGTAATATGGCTACAGCGATAACCAGTGGTGTTAAATCAAATATTGAATCCAAAGACAATTTAGGAGGCTCGTCATCTTCAGTATGGCCATCTAGAACTGGTGGTGGAAGTACAGTAAATGAAATTGCTATTAGTCCGTTAAGGATTAATAGAACATCATTTTTTAATGATTACAGTTCTTTTGACAATGAATTGAAAATAATTGAGCAGAATTTAAATATCGGTATTCGAAAAGGTAATGTTGATGATATTAAGCATAATATGATGAATAAATTTAATAGATTTAAATTAGTTTATCCAGATTTACAATTAACAAACTCATTCTCTCATCTATTTTTTACAAGACCTGATTTAAATCTATATGATAATGATGGTATTATGCTTGAGCGTGTTGCAATAGATCCAACGTTTTATTATTTGAATAAAAATACTCCAAATTTATTAAGATCTTTAACTCGTGATTTTGATAAGAGTCATGATTTTAATCCATTCTTATCTAATATGGCAGGTAGTTTTGAACTAAAAGACGAAGTTGTACAGAGTATTGAAACTGCCCAAACTTTTACTGGTCATAAAATGAAATATGGTCGCCATAATATTGAATCTAAAACTGCAGACTCATTTTCTATCAGTTATATCGATGATCAAGATTATAATATCTATAAAATTCATAAAGCATGGACTGATTATATTTCAAAAGTATATCGTGGAGAATTTAGATCTCGAACAGATAATATACGTGCAAGAGTATTAGATTATGCTTGCTCAGTATACTATTTCTTATGTGCTCCAGATGGTGAAACTATTCTATTTTGGAGCAAATACACTGGTGTATTTCCCACAAATACACCATCAGCAGCTTCATCTTGGAGTAAGGGCAATAATGTTAGATTACCTGATTTTACAATTAACTATGAATATAGCTGGAAAGAGGACTTTAGTCCATTAAGTTTAGCTGAATTTAATATTAATAGTAAATCAACAGGTAGTTCAATCAGATATGCCAAAACGTATGAAAATATGATAACCACTACAGGTAAAACCTTTGTAGGTGCTCCGTTCATTGAAACATCTGTAGGTAATAATGGTTATACGTTTAAATTAAGATTTAAAATGCCGTAAATGGTGGTGATTATTATATATGGCTATTAGAGACTATTCTACTATCCATAACATGAAAAAATTCGTTATGGGTCAATTAGCCCCAAAATATTTTAATATGGATAAAACCAATGACTTAAATGTCGGTGCATTAGGTTTTATGACAGATTTAGTTGGTACTAGTACCGAAGATGCATTTAATACAGTCAGTGTATACTTAAATGAGATGTTTCCTCATTTAGCAATTATGCCTGAAACTATATATAACAATGCAACACTATTCAAAATTGATGGATATTTTGGTACTGCTTCAGAATCTACAATGTATTTATTTATTCCAGAAGATATTGTAATTAATAATGGAACAAAGAGTGGAGATATTTACGAATTCATATTAGATTCAGATATGCTAATCGATGTTGAAGACCTTCACTTTATGTTAGATTATTCAATTCGAATTAAATATAAAATTCCATCATATACTACAGAATATGTATTTACTGCTGAATATATGAGAGAAGAATATGGTACAGTATTTGATAATACGATTAGTAATGTCCAATCACCATATTTAAAAATTAAACGTGTATTCTATGAGAATATGCATTATTTACAAATTGAAGCAAAGGTTCATCAAGTTGACAAATTTGTAAATGCAGATAATGTTATCACAAGTGATACAATTAATCTTCCTATTTATAATATTCAATTTGACAACTATCTTGCTAATTTTGAAGTATTTTATAAGCCTGCAGATAGTACTAAATATACTCAATTAGAAAAACGATTAAATGGTACTACTCCTGTAAAAAATCCCTTCTGCTATTATAAAATAGTAGATGAAAATAAATTAGAAATTTCTTTCTCATCTAGAGATAACTATTTCTATCCAGAATATAATAGTGAAATCATTATTAATTATTATACCACTATGGGGCCTGAAGGTAATTTCGACTCTTATGTTGGATCAGATATTGTAGTAACTCCTAGTTCTCAAGTATATGATTATAACAATCAATTACCTGTATTTGCAATCCCTATGGGTGGTTCATATAATGGTGCAGCACCAATGAGTGTTGATGAATTGAAAAGATTAACTGTCGAGATGTTTTCTACTGTAGGATCATATACAAATGAAAATGATCTACAGTTATATTTTGATAGATTCAATAATAAGTTCAATTCTGATATTTTATTCATTAAAACACGAGATGATATATTTGAACGAATGTTTTCATCGTTTACTATATTTAAAGACAGTACTGATGAAATATTCCATACAAATACATTAAATATCGAGTTAACTGCAACGGATTTCGATGAAGAGATTGATCAGAGTGATATTTCTATAATCAAACCTGGTCATATATTCACATATAAAGATGATAGTTTAGATACTGTATTAATGAGTACTGCAGACTTAACAAATTATAATACATTAAGCGATCAATTTATATACAGTAATCCATTTTTAATCTATTTTATGAAAAATCCAACATCTATAGCATATTATTTAACCACAGTCAATAATGATTATGTTGTAGATTATATGGAAGCTGATCGAAATTCATTAGTACAATTCGTATGCAATCAAATGAATGTTAAACGTAATTCACTCATTGGTGAGAACAGTTATCATGTAAAAATCATGTTCACACCAACTTCTGAATTAGATAAACCGATGGTTATTCGTACCATTATCAATAACGAGACTGGTGAATATACTGATGACATTACAAATAGTATTAGAGTAAAACTGGCATTTAATGGTGATAATGGTATTGATACATGTTACTATTGGATGCAATTAGAAGAATATGATCTTGAATTAAACACATATACATTTGGGTGTAATATCGAAACTGATGATTACATTTCTGATAAAGGTAAATTCAGAATAGTCAACGCATATGATGTCCACTCTAATACCATAGGTGGTACTCATATGGTATCTATGAATAATACATTATTAAATATTTATACTTATTATAATGAGGATGTATATAATACAATTCCTACATTCACAAATAAATATTCAACAAAATCTAATCCAGTTACATTTATTGAACCTGTTGAAATGATGAATAGTACAGTTGTATTTAAGTCAAATAATGACGGTGTAATCGATGAGACTGGAAAAGAAACTGGAAATACATATACCACTACAATTAAATCAGTACCATTATTAAAAGCATCTATTGTTGCAGATGAAGGATTATCTTCAAAATTTGTATCTACTATGAGAATCCAGTATGGATATTTGTTAAATATTATTGACAAGATTACAAATAATTTCTCAATAGATCTTAAATTTTATAATACTTATGGTAGATCTAAAAACTTTTATGTTGATGATTACGTAACTGTAAATAGATTGGATAAAGTTAATATTTCAATTCATTTCAAGATTCACCCAGTATTTGGTACTGATGAAATTGAATTCATTGAAAATATTAAATTATTTATTAAGGAATATATTGAAGGTATTAATAATGCGGGAACTAACTCCATCTATATTTCTAATTTAATTAAAGCATTAGAGAATAATTTTAGTAGTATTGAATATCTGAAATTCTGTGGAATTAATGAGTATCCTACAGAAGTCCAAGCTATTGAAAATACTACAGTGGATTTAGATACATTAACGAAAGAAGAACGCATTAATTATGTACCTGAATATTTAACTCTTAGTAAGGATGATATCATTATCGATATTATCTAATAAAAAACATTATTGTAAAAGTATATATGAAAGGTGTGATATATACCATGAACGTATTCAAAAACGTTGAACGTAGAGTAGAATCTACTTCTTTCAATAAAAAAGAATTAAAAAAGATCGATATGATCAGTGAATCTGCGATCAGTAATCAGGCTCTTCGTAGAATTGCTCGTCAAGATAAGTTAGATATGGTAAATTATCAGATTGCGGCAAAGGAACATGCTGATAAAATTAATGCTCGTCTAGAATCTTTATCTAAGCAGTCTATTACAGAATCACAAATTACTAATAAGATTAGTACTATTGGTTCTGATTATAAACTCAATATTTTCAAAGATATTGTTTTTGAAGTATTTAGTAATGCACTTGTATTAGATGCTGATTTTGTGCATGAAAACCAGACCATGCTTAAGCAGGTAACTGATAACTTTATTGATTCTGAAGGTGGCTTTAAACTACTTGAAAATGCTATCAATGATACAGATTCAGTATTATTAAAAAAGATGAAAAAGTCTTGTGAGTCACTATCTAATGATATCGTTAAACGAATCATTAAAGAATCTAAAGAAACTGTGGATGACTTTAATTTCAATCTGAATAATGAAGAAGAGGAAAAGTTAGACTATATCAAGGGTGATCTTGATGCTGATAAACTATCCGAATTAGTAAAGGATAAGGTTCTCACAGTTGTACGTGATGAGAAAGAGAACCAGACTAAAAATGATGAACTTGTCGCAGATATTGAAAATGAATTAGTTGATGATGAAGATGTCGTTGACAATGATACAATTGACGAAGCAGTATCTAAAATTGTATTAAACAATAATATCTTACATGAAGCAACATTATTCAACGCAATTCTCCAGGATACATATGAAAATATTTTAGCTGAAAACATGGCAATTACATCAACAGTTATTAATAATGCTGAAAGAAATGATGACATGGTTGCAGGCTATGATGTAGACAGTGATTCTACTGAATATGAAGATGTATCTGACGACCAAGATGAGACTTCAATCGATGAACTAGATGGTATTGATAAAAACTTAGTATTAGAGAATGCTAATACTGTTGATATGGATGTCGTTATGGCTGAAGCTTTAGTTAAGTACACCCTAATGGAAACTATGTATACTCTAAAGCTTAAGGACTATACATATAATGACATTAAGAAGATGACAGATAATATCTCTAATCGTCATATTACTAAAGCTGGTCCTATCACAGAATCTGTAGGCAAACATGTAGAATCTGAGGAATTTGTTAAAGCTCGTGCTATTTTCTTTAAAGATTTACAAAATTTAAAGAATAAGAAGAATATTGATAAATCTAAAGCAGAAATTTCTAAGATTGTCAATAATTGTGATGATAACATCAAGGATGATATGAAAAATTTATGTAAAATTGGTATCGATAAATTAAAGGAAGAAAAAGAAAAGAATCCTCAGTTTGCTAAGGACTATGATGAGTATATTGAATTCTTAAAAGGATTCTAATAGATAAAAAAATATTAATAGGAATAATACATAATATATGTATTATTCCTATTAATTTATTTTGTTTTGATAAATAGTTTATCTGATGTATTATATAAATTAAAAAAGTGATTTCTTAAAAAATCAGGCATAGCAGGAGTATGTCTATCGATTGCAGTTAATATAATTGTATTTATTAGGTTTTCATCAGATTCTGTAAATTCTTTATTTAAAGAAACACAGAATATTCCTTCAAGTTCAGAATAAAATACTTCTTTATATAAATTATTTAATTCATTATAAATATCTTCTCTAACATACCCAATTTCGTCTGCATGTTCATTCATATATCTATTATATTGCTTTAGTTGCAATGAAATATTTTCATCATTAATAATTTCAGAAAAATTCATATGAGTATACCTCCATTATTTTTATTTATTTTTCATTTTACGTTTATTAAATTTGGAATCAAATTCTTCCATATATCGTATAGATATTTCTATTCTTGGTTTAATAGAATAGTGTTTTTCTATAACACCTTTATATATAATAGCATCATCTTGAATTAAATGTTTTTGTATCATATCTGAGTATGTTTTTGCTAAGTTATCAAAATCCGGTTTACTCATATGATGTATTAATCCTAGTTCAGCTAATATAATCTCGAATCTATTCATAGATGATGGAATTGGTAAATATGCTTTACAATAAAATTCACATGGAGTTTTAATTGGAAACTGTCCAGTATTTATACTTTTTACATATCTACCAAATACTTCATTATAGTTCATTTTATTTTTAACATAAAATGATTTTGTAAATTTAGAATATCTTGGCCTAGGAGTTGCTTGTGGTGTAAAATAAAATACAAATGATACTTCATTATATTTTATTTTTAAATTTTTTTGAATTAGTTTTTTTATTTTATCAACATCAGACATTTTTATTTTCAATAAGTTAATAAGATATATAAATCTATCCATAAATTCATTAGGAATATCACCATATTTATCATTGTATTCCTTTACATATTTATTGTTCATTATACATTAAAAACCTCCGATCTTCCATAGACCTTCAGTTTTATTTCGTAATGCCTGAATAAAGTTATCCACCATATTTGATGGAATAGAAGTAACTGACGTTACATACGCATTGACAAATGCTTGAATCTTAGTCATAAGATGTGTTGTAGAAATATCAACACCACATGTAACTGCTAAGAATTCAATCAATCCTTGGTTTTGGAAATATAAACTAGGTTGAGTGGTTGATGTAATCATAAGATTTGTATATAAATCTCTAATTGACATAGAAATTTTTACTTCAGTTGGGAAACCATAGATATTCCATGCAGTACCATCTCCACCCTTTTCAATTCTGATATTATCAATAATACCCATTTCACACGAAAACCATCCCTTAGCAAATGCTTTTACTAGGAATGGTGAACCATACGTATTCGGTCCAGTTTGTCTAGGAGCAGATAATGCTATCATAAACATCATAGGTACAATAATATTTAAAAATATACTTTCATTATCACCATATGGAGAAATTAAGTTAAGTGAGAATGAATATGATTTACTATATGAAGAATCTCCCCACATATCTGGGAAGATAACATTAGAACCTGCTAAAATATGAGTTGCAGATGATACAAGCTTACTAATATTACTGTTTGGACCATCTTCACCTACAGCTACACCGGTAGCACCTGAACTAGTTTCAATGAGTCCAGATTTAACAGATTCCCAAAATGTACTATCTTCAGCCAAAAATAAACCTTCTTTTGCTAATCCTTCTAATGTATCAAATAATCCAGCAATCTTACTAGATGATGTATTGTTACTATTATCTTCACTAAATGAAGCATTAGCTTCTACATAGCATCTGACATATTTATAATCATCATATAATTCTGCAGCCATATCATTGATACTTTCTAATAGATTACTCACGAATCCAACATCATCTCTATCACCAGTATCACCTTTACTATCTAATTTATCCCAAACTGAGTTTTCAGATGATTTAGATTCATATTTAACATTTGTCCATTTACCCCAGTCGTAATGTTTATATTTTGTAGTAGTACCAGGAACATTGAGATCTCCAATACCCATATATATTGAACATTGATGACATAGGTTATTTACATATCTGATATATTTTGCATAATTTGCTTTAAATCCAAAATATCTAGCATCTTGTGACATTATTTTACTTTTAACATCATCGGATAACAATGCACCTTTTGATGCTGATTCAACATATTGACCAAATACGGTTTTATCATCTTCAGATAACTCTGGCAAATATGACGGAATACCAGGAACTAATGATACAATTGGAGCTTCATGAATAATATTTTCTAAGAATTTTCTACCTAGATGTAATCCATCATTAGAAAATGGTCTATAGTCAGTTTCATTAGTAAAATGGTATGGCATACCAATGATTCTAGACATCTTCTCTAGATCTCGTATACCATAGTTGTTTTTTAACATAGAACTATAGATTGAGTCTAAACCTGGACTAGTTTTTTGGGTTGCAGCTTCTTTTATTTCTTCATTTGTAGCAGGTTTATTTGTATTAGTGGTTGTACTAGTAGATGATGTCCCGGAACTAGCTGTTAATGTACTAGGGTCTGGACTAAGTAGATACGATTTTAATAATCTGACATATACAGTTTTACCATTTGATTTTATACCATATTTTTCTGGCTCATGTAACTTATACCAACTATTTCCACCACTAACAGACGTATCTACATAAAATGATTTATGATTCTTTTTTATTAGAGTTCCTATAATACTATATGATACAGATGGACCCGTTCGTACATTTACTGCAGTATTTTGTCCATTGACACTATTAAATGTACATTCGACAATTCCCATTTATAAGTCACATCCTTTCTATTTGTTTTACATATTACTATTTTGTTTTACGGATAATACTTATTAAAATAAAAGAGATATACGTATTGACGTATATCTCTTTTATATTTTTTAATGAATACCAGATGCAATTAATCTAGCATTCTTATATCCATCACTTGATTTAGCTTGTTTCTGTTTATTCGCAATATCTAGCATCGTATTATTAGTTGAAGATTCATTTATACTATTAGATTTCTTAGATGATGATTTAGAAGATCTATCAGAAATTGTTTTAATATAACCAGTATTTGATTTAGTTTCTGCAGTATTAGATGCAATATTACTTAAATATGTTACCATATTATTTAAAATTTCATAAATCTTATCAGGAAGATTTACTTCACTATCTTCTGCACCACCAACACCAAAATCATTAGTAGATTTTGTCTGAGGTGTATATGTTACAGTTTCAAAATTATTATTAAACTTAACATTTTGATTATTTTTTAATATATCATTAATACCATTAATGCGTTTAAATATCTTCTTAAAGTTTTCATCTAATTGCATTTTAATTGGTGAATTACCATCACCAGAACCATCAATAACACTAGATATTCTATTATTATCAATATTAATACCAGGTAATTCTCCAAATGCTGGTACAACACCATCATTTTCAGAACCACCAACACCAGTTCCTTGTGCCCATTCTTTCATTTTATTATAATAATATTGTGCATATTGTTGACGTTCACCTAATTTAATCCCAGCAATATTAGGACTAATACCTTCCCAATCTTTTAAGAAACGTCTTGCAGATTGTGCAGGACTTGATTCAGAAGTTTTCCATTTAGACATAAAGTTTCTATAACCGCCCTCAGATGTAGGAACAGTAGCAAACTTTAACTGAGGGTCTAAATCATACCAGTTTTTACCATGAGCTTTAGCAAATTTAATTAATTTAGTTGCAGCAGGACCAGTAAATCCACCTAAACCAATACCAGGATAGTAAATACCATCGTCACCCTTATATGCATTTCGATTAATAGGAAAATTCTGTTTTGCATATTGAGCAAATAATCCCTGAGTAAATGCACCAGGATTTGCCATTGCAGCAGTTTTTCTACTACCCATAGTATAAGGTTCATTATAAATTGATTCAACTGCAGTCGGGTCAATACCACTTTCTTTACGCCAGTTACCAAGAACACCAGCAATATTTACATCAGGTATACCATATCCACGTAAGAATTGATATACTCGTTTAGCATTAGCATCAGCACTACCAGAATTACCAGAACTCAAAGAACCACCACTAGTATTAATACCTGCAATTGAGTCACTACTACCCATTGTAGTAGTAGGAGCATTAGTACCAAAATAATCACCGAGTACAGTATTCATATCAGTACTAATAGCACTTAAAGGTTCTAATGAAGAACTAATTTCAGTAGATAGTGCGGAAATCATAGTAGCCAGTCCTAATTTATCAACAGCGGGAGTTGATGTCATACCACCATCAATGGACATTGTATCTCCACTGGAAGCACTACCCATATATGTGTTACCAATATCTGATGTGCTAAAATTATTTCTTAAATAATTGAATGGGTTCATTGATTGACGAGTATCACCTTTACGAACCTCATAGTGTAAATGAGATCCAGTACTACTACCAGTATGTCCTTGAATACCAACTTGTTGTCCCATTGATATTTTTTGACCTTTAGATACATTAGTACCATTTAAATGAGCATAGATACTCGTATTTCCTCGATTATCTTTAATTTTTACATGATTACCAAATTGACCACCATCACTATTACCATAGTATCCACTGTCGGGAGCATAACCTTTTACAACATTAACTACAGTACCATCAGTAAAACTTGGAACAGGTGCATTATTAGCATTGACTAAGTCAATACCATTATGCATTTTATTTTTACCACCAATATACCGCATACCATAATTACTGGATATACGATATAATCCGATTAATTCTTCTAATTTCTTTTTATATGATGCACTATTGTTATTTTGCTTATTAGATGCTTGGACTGCTGCCTTTGTAGCTCCAGTAGGAACATCTGCACCACCAATAGCTTGATCCATCCAATAGTTATTCCATTCAGTATTACCAGAACTTATGGCTGTACCATTATCCCAGAAATTCCTACCTTTAGTACTAGAGTCTGAATTATCAAAGAAATTACTAAAGAATTCGCCAATCTTACTAGGAATACTCATAAAAGAGTTAATAATATATGTGCCAATTTCTTTAACTTTTACTTTCTTTTTAGTAATAGGGTCAATAAAATTCAATTCTTTGTTAAACCACTTAGAACCAGCATTATTAATCTGCTCTAAGAAGTCGCCGACACGTTTACTTAAATTACCATCAAATGTATTTGTTACTAGACGATGTAATGCATTTTTATAAACGGGCTGATTACTATAAGGATCTAAAACAGGATTACCTTCCTCATCTAATAGAGGAGCATTCCACCACTTAGATCCAGCATCATTGATTTGTTTTAAGAAATCACCTGCTCGTTTACTTAAATTGCCATCAAATGTATTAGTTACCATTCGATGTAATGCATTCTTATAAACAGGTTGTTTACTATATGGATCTAAAACAGGATTACCATCTTTATCTAATAAAGGATCGTTCCACCACTTAGAACCAGCATCGTTAATTTGTTTTGCAAAATCACCGACACGTTTACCCAAATTACCGTCGAAAGTATTTTGGATTAAACGTCTAATCATATTCTTAGGCACAGGTTGATTAGTGTATGGGTCAATAACAGGTTGACCATCTTCATCTAATAAAGGTTCATTTAACCATTTAGCACCAGCTGTATTTATACCAGCAACAAATGTTCCGACCTTATCAGAAATTCTACCGAATAAACCTCGGTCACCATTTATATCACTAATCATTTCATCATATGTCTTTTTATCAATAGCACCATTACTGAAAGCAAGTTCAATACTTTCAATCTGTGCTTGTTTATCATCTTTACTTAAATCACTTTCTGGTTTACCAGTAAGTTTTTCTTTCATTTTCGCCCATAATGTTTTATTTTCTCTATCGTTAAAAGAATCAAAAGATTCTATTTGTGCACCTTCAGTATATTGAGCATTACCATTTTCATCGTATGTTACATTACCTTTTTTAATCTGCTCTTTTAATGTATACTGGTCATATTCTGTTCTAAAACCACTAATTTTAGAATCTAGTTTAGAATCATCAGTATTAGGTAATAAATATTTATAAATGATTACAGCAATATTATGTAGTAAATCATATCCAGTCATCTCATATGCTAAATCACAAACAATTGCAAATGCAAACGCCCAGCTATAATTTAACATACCTTTTAAACCAGCACTAACAGTACGCATACCTGCGGTTACATCTTTTTGAGCAACATGGAATAAGTTTGCTGTTTCAGATTTAGTACCACCACTAATAATACCATATGTCACAAAGCCAATATCTAGTGCACCTGCAACAATATTAAGTCCAGGTACAGCATAACTTAACGCACGAGCTATTCTAGAATAATTTCCCTGTAATGTTTTTGCAGTTATCTTAGCAGCAGCGTTATCTATTAAATTGACAATTTTAGTAATAGCACTACTAGATTTAACTTTTGAAAATTTACTCTCAACAAAACTAGCAAATTTACTAGGTAATGTTTTTAATAACTGCATAAATTTAGTAATGCCTTTAGCTTGTTCATCAGTAGTACCAGCACCTAATGCTAATGTATCATCTACAATATTAGATGCAGTTTGTCTATTTTTAGTTACATTATTATATAAATTACTTGTATGATTTCTTATTTTTTCTGCAGCTTTCATAGCAGCATTAATGCCTGTTGCAGTTGCTCTTGAACCAACACTTGCAATTTGACCACCGCCACGAACTCCAGATTCAACCATGTTATTATTTACTTGAGTATTACCGGAACTGTCAGTTCTATTACCATCATTATCCTTTAATCCAAATGATTCTAATATAAAACCACCAAGACCATTAACTAATCCAGATAATGCACCTGAAGGATCTTTGAAGAAGTTTAAAATAAAAGGCAATGCTGCAAGTAAGCCTGCAGTAATTAGACCGGTTTTACTAAAAATCTTACCCCAATCAAATGCAGATTTATCACGGGTTTCATTACCATGTTCTAATGAACCAAGAATCTTTTGGAAAATATTTTGACGACCCTTTTCTTGTTCTTCGGCTTCTCGTTCTTGTTTCTGTTCTGCCCAAGTAACACCATCAGTTAAATAATTTTTATAATATTGATCAGATTCACTTCTAGAAGTTAATCTGGCCAATGCACCACTTTTATTAGTATTATTATCTAAATCAATTAAACTATCACTACTAGAACTCATGGAGTCTGTAATAGGATTATCTGAAATATTATCAGAACTATCATTAACTACATTGACTTTAGCACCTTGTCCTAATAATGCATTACGAATATCTTCTACAGCACCAGCCATCTTAATGGTTGCATTTTCTGATGCTTGTTGACTCTTAAATCTATCTTGTTCAAATTTAGATTTATTTTTATAATCTTTACCATATACTTTTCTGTATACACTATCTTCAATTTTATTTAAATCTTTAAGTGAAACTGAAGCTTTATCTTCATCACTTAGTAGATTATATCCAAGACCTGATGCAAATTCTTGATTTTTCTGAATTCTATTCTTATAATCTTCAAGAATTTCTCTTCTTTTTTTAGCTCTATCACTAATCTTATTTCTATACTCACTAGACTTACGATTTCTATCCTCTTGATAACTTGCACCACCAGGATATTTTCTAGCTAGTCGTCTAACTTCTTTATCAAGATCTTTTTCACTATGAGGAATAATATTCCCATCCTTATCAGTGAATTTCTCTTTAATAGCTCTTTCTCTTAAAGCATCCATGTCAACACCTTGATATTTAGCTGATGCTCTAATATTAGAGAAAGGATTAAATGTTTGAGCTAAATCTCCAATGGAACCAAGAAATCCTCGGTTTCCACTTCTAATATCATGTAATGTTTCTTGACTACCGTAATTCACATTACGGTTACTTAACATATCACCAAGCTTACCAATTGTTTTAATTGGTAGAGAAATTGCTTGGAAAGGTGCTTTAACAACTGCTAATAAACCTTTACCAAGGAAACTAAATGTCCCTTTAATAATAGTTTTAGCAAAGTCACCAACACCACTAATTACACCTTTAGTAAAATTACCAACTGTTGTTACAGTTTTAGTAACCATCTGACCAGGTTTAGAATCTGCAATATTTTTTAGAATCATTTTTCTAGCATCACGTAAACCATCACGCATATGCTTAGGTACAATGATTCTATCAACGACCATAGATACTAATTCAGCAGGTTTTTGTAAAACCCAACCAGTTACTTTACCAATACCATCAACTGCAGTATTAGCTACTTTCTTAACAGAATTTGCAACTGGAACAAATAAATTATTTTTTAAACCATTTGCAATATCAGGAATATGGAATGTCTCAGCGACACCACCAACAAAATCTACTAATTTATTACCAATCCTATGAAATTCTTCCTTAATAGGATCAACTGCTTCAATAATAGGTAAAGCGATTTTTTGTTCAAACCAATTTTCAACACCAAATCGCCATTCCATAGTTTTATATTTTAATGGTTGTAATACATTTACTGATGTCATAACTGCTAGTTTACTTAATAAACCAGCCTCAGTACGATTACCATCTTCATCAAATTTACCAAAGATTTTTTCTTTCCATTTATCAGCAGCTAATGCAATACCAGCACCAGCACCAACAATAGCACCACCTAATGGGCCTAGTGATAATGAACCTAGTAAACCAAAAGAACCCAATGTTGCTCCACCAATACCACCAATAATAGCACCAGCACCAGCATGACCAAGTTTTTTCATAGCCTGATCACTATTAACAGCATTTGTTAATTTAGTGATTAGACCACCTCTACGTTTACCGTCATCATCTAAGTCACCAAACATAAATGATTGGAAAGACTCACTCTTTCGTAACATTGCTGCACCTAGACCAAAAATGGCACCGGTGATAGGACCTCCTGCAACTAATGCAGGCAACACACCTAATCCACCTAAAATACCACTTGCAGTACCTAATGCAGCACCACCAATTAAATAATTTTTGTTATCTCTAAAGAAATTCTGAACTGATTTACTAATAAATCCACCAGTACGTTCACCATTTTCATCATGCTCACCAAAAAGCATATTTTTAAATCGTTCAGATCGAGATAATAAACTAGCACCTACACCTAATACAACACCAGACATAGGCCCTAAGAATAATGAACCTAATAATCCAAATCCACCAGCACTTGCAATTAAACCTAAGCCACCACCGACAATACCACCAGCAATACCTTTAGGTGCAAAATCCTTTAATTTAGATGTCAGCTCATCAATATTTACTTTATTCTGTAACTTACCATCTTTTAATTTATCCGTAGTGCCAAAAAATGCATTAGCAAAAGATTGGAAACCATCTCTTAATGAATCACTGAAATCACTAAGAACACCTTTAGCTTTATCCTTGGCACCATCAACACCATTTTCGCCAAATAGAAAATCATTTACTGATGTTCTAAATGATCCAAACATATTTTTTATATTATTAAGAACACTATTTTCATTATCTGGTCCCATTATATAATTTTTAACACTATTTTTCATATTAGATAGTTCATTACCAACATCTGATAACAAACCACCATGATAATTACCGTTTTCATCCTTAGAACCAAATAAATAGTCTTTAGTTTTGGTAGCTCCAGATTTGAGTTTTTTCATAAATTCGGTTTGTTCTAATTTAGTAATTAGACCATTGTCACCGACTAATCTATCTGAAATTTTATTAAATCCTTTTTCAAACCAATTAAAAAATTTATTAAACGATTTATGAATACCTGACATTAATGTACCAACAAATGATCCATCAGTATCAATATCATCAGTGGTTTCTTTACCAAAAATAATTCTATATAATGCGTTATCACCTTTTATCAGTACATTATTAACAGCATTTGTTAATTTTCCAAACTTTTCTTCAATAAATTTTCTAAATCCAGTTCGATTGCTATCAGATTGCGTTGGAGAAGTACCATTTAATAATTCATTAATTTGATCTTGAGTATATTCACCATAGTCAGATAAACTACGTGCATCAGTTCTATTGCGACCAGCATTACCTCTTACAGCATTATTTGCTTCAATTTGAGATTTTGCTTTGTATAATGAATCATCCATTATACCAGAGCTAACAATATCGCTCAACGTATCAGGATTAGCTTCTTTTTCATTTACCCAATTTCGAACACTAACTCTACCAGACAATTGCTCTCTAGCAATTCTCATTTGAGCGGATTTAGGTAATGATTTGATCATCTTACGGAACATTTCAGCCATTTGATGATCAGTAACATCACTATTATCCTTAAAATACATTTCAATTAAATCGTTAGCATCACCAGATTTTGCATTAGGATTAAATCCAACATTTGATTTTGATAATCCCGCAAAAAAGTTTCTAATAGATTCATTGAATCTTGCCTGTTCATCATAATCTAAATTAAGCTTAGATACCCTAGATTCTAGATCATATATATCACTATATTCTCTAGTGGCAATTCGATTCATTTCCTTATTAAAATCTTTTTTAACAGTTGCTAATGTTGTCCATTTACCATTATCTGAATTGTATACTAATTCATCATGACCTGTTAAATGAGCTAATATTTTTCTTAAATATGTAGGAATTACATTAGTAATTGCTTTTTTTGTAACGCCATCAAAGGGTATTGCACCTTTTTCATATTTACCAGGATCGATAGATGTATATACTGATGTATTAACACCTAATGTACGGCCAATGAAACTAGCAATACCTGATGGATCATTCTTATTTTCACCCCATTGATAAATTCTATCAAAGAATAAGGGAATAAAATTTTCAAAACTCTTATTAAATGATTCCATAATCTTTGAAGTCATTTCAGGAATCATTTTACTAATAACAGTTTTTGGAATGATTGCTAACGGATTATTAACTAATTCTAAGAATGCATCTTCAGTACCAAACATAGTTTTTAGTGTACCACCAAACATAGTACCATCTAATGCATTATTAAGTTGCTTCTTTACTAATTTAAAATAATTAGATAGACTAAATCCACCATAATCACCCATTACATCATCAATGGGACTTTGATATTTATCAACTTCTTTTTTACCAGTAACAGCCGTCATTTTCTTTAATTCAGTAATGACATCACCCATTAAAGAAATCTGAGTATCATAGAACTTTAATGAAGCACCTACATAAGATGTCATATGATTAGAATTAAAGTCAACAACCCGAGATACATTTTCATTTATTGTAGTTAATCCACCATGTAACTGCTGTACAAAGTTACTCATTGATTTTAACTGAACATCTGCTATGATAGCATTTTGTTTACTTGTAACCTTAGCAGTTTCTAAAATCAGATCACTTTGACCCTTGATTGCAGTTACCATAGGGTTATTTTCATTAATATTTGAATTAATAATGATATTAGGTTTATCAGATTCAGTTTCCTCAATCTCTACACTAATATCATCATCTGTATAACCATCACTAAAAATATCATCAAAATCGTCAAATCCACCAGTACCTAAAATAGCTTCGGTTTCTCTAGCTTTATTATAAATTTTACCAGATTTAAAATCTTCTAATGCATTCTTACCACCGATTTTAAATGAGTCGATATTTTTAGCAGCAGTTGTGCCTAAAATATTTGCAAGTCGTGTTGTGCTACCACGATTTGATCTAAGTAATTGCTTAGTATCAGTAATAATTGATTTATTATCTTCAAATGTAGCCATAACAAAAGGCATCTTGTCTTTGACAACATCATAACTAGCATAACCTAATGATTTTGCTACATTTTTAAACCAATTTGAAGTTCGTGTAATATCATTTTTATTAAATTCCGCCATATCTGTAATCCTCCTTTCCAGAAGTATATATGCAGAATATTCTTACTGTAATGTTTTTTGAAGGACTTTATAGATGTGGCAGAAAAAAATAAAAAAAATAATAGGAAGTATGGAAAATATCCATACTTCCTATTACACCTAAGGAGAGCCAAATACATTATAACCCATAACATATGTTACGACCAATTATCCATGTATCAGAGATAATTGCAATGAAGAACATTATCCCCTTTGAACAAATCCGTCAAACGAGATAAATTTATCAATAATAAGTTTAATTACTTAAACTTATTCTTGATCCATGCAGGTGCCTTGGACTTCTTCTCCAGAACCTTATGCTTACCAGTCTTAATCTTAAACTCTTCAGGAGGAGTATTGTCACCAGGCTTACGAATGCTCTTGAAAGTACCAACGGATTCATCAACAGTCTTAATAGAAATAGAACCCTTGAAATCTTCACGAGTGGGGAAGTCAAACTTCTTATTAGCATTCATGAATAGATAAGTTGCTTCAGTAAACACTTCATAGAAACCATCTACGTTAGTAAACTGATGATTATTCATGAAATCATCTGCGGCCTGCTTATCCAGACCAGCCTTTTCTAGTACCTTCTTTAGAGAGTCTCTCATCTTCTTAACGATTTCGACCTCAGTCTTTACAAGCTCACCATTCTTAGTAGAGCAATATACTGCCTTGTATTCAGGAGTATTCATTAGGGTCTTCAGAACACGATCATAATCTGCTCTGCTAAAAGTCTTCTTAATCTTACCAGACTTAGAAACAGATACACTTTCCTCAATTTCCTTTAGAACTTCGTCTAGAGTCTTCATGCTCATATGTTGTTACCTCCATAAAATTAATAGATTATATAATAAAGCATTTATATACGCTTTATCTTATAGTTTATCGTATAATATAATATTATACATTAATTTCAATCACATACATATCATCATTGTTAGATGATTCTTTTGCGATTTCTCGTGTTTCATTTTTTTCAGCTTTCTTCATAAGCTTTTTATGTTTCTTATCAATGTATTTAAATACATTGTCAATGCAAAAATTATTAATATTAAGATTTTTCACTTCTAATTTCATTCCTTCCTCATTAAACTTTAAACTGGCTTCTCCACTAATCCTCATAGTAGTCATCATTCCTTTATATTACTAAGATGTATATCATTCAATAAAGTTTTACTTAATAAATCCTTGTAGTTTTTTATTTGCATTTTTAATTATAAAATTAACATATGCTCGACTTATTCCAAATAAATCTCCAATTTCACGTTGATTTAAACCTGCAATATTATATAAAATAAAATATGTGAATTCCTTTTCATTTAACACTTTTTTAAAAGAAAGAATTAAATCATGATCTTCAATCTGAGAAAAATGACTATCTTCAACTTTAATTAAATCAATAAATTCCAAATAATCATCAGAATTGACATCAGTAACTAAGTTATTTAATGATAATTCATCTTTATGTTTTGATTCTCTACGAAAATACGTTGAAATTTCATTTTTAATACATGTCACAGCATATGTACTAAATTTGATATTTGAAGATATATTAAAAGTTCTTGCAGCATTTACTAGTCCTATGTTACCACAAGAAATTACATCTTCATCAAATTTATATGTAGGATAGAATTTATTGACACAATAATATACTAGAGGAAGGTTTTTCTCAATTAATTCATTTTGTTCCTCTAATGTCATTTTTTTATCAACTCCTATCTAATTTAATTAGTTATATAACTGTGTAGTTAAAAATAAAATTATCATATTGAGATATATGGACTCTGTTGTCACATATATCTCAATATGATTTATATAATTCTCTCTCTTCTACTACTATAATATATAATTGAAAATTAGTTTAATTTTCATATATATCCTGTAACTTTCGTTTTAATTCAATTAGTACTTTATTACCAAACATAACTAGCAAAGCAGAAGGAACCATACGTGCTAAAATTGCAGACGGACCTAATAATGTAGAAACTTCTTCATCAGGTCTAAATTCACTATAAGGTTCATAACCTTCATCAACTACTTCACCAACAATAGACTTCAACGCAGAATAGAATGCGACCTTGTCGCCAACACCTACTGTATCATTATATTTGATATAGAACTCAATTAATACACCATCAAATACTTCTCGTCCTTTAATTTTACCATCAGGACCAGGTATGAGTTTTTCAGATGATTCTGTTAAAAGAACACCTGCTTTATAAATACCTTTAGAATTATCATATTTATTAATTAGCTTTTCTTTTTTATTGATTTTACTATAATATCCAGATACAACCTTTTTCAAACTAGGAGAAAGATCATCTAAATCTACAGTACAATAAACTTTAATATCTTCAATAACTCCAGTATATTTAGATTTAATGGGAACTTTAGCAAGAGACTTATAATGATCTTGCATATCATTAGATAGTCCAGCTAGGAATTTATTAATTTCATCATCTTCAAAAGATGTGTCAAATTCAATAAGAATATCACCAACGTGGACTTCATCACCAACATTAACCATATTATATACATTAGAGTTTTTACCAATTGTCACATTGATTGGCATAACAACAGAAGTTGCCATTTCTTCAGACATCTTCTTTGTAATAATTGTAGAGTCTTCAAATGTTGCATAACTACTCATTACTGCAACTTTCTGAAGAGAACCTAAATTAAATCGATTACCATTAAAGGAATCATTCGTAAAGAATCTAGAGTCATATGCTAAAACATCCTTTGCTTTAACTTTCTGACCCAATTTTAAATCACAATTTAATTTATTTGACATATAAAAACCAGAAGAAGAGTTTTTAACAACTTTAGGTTTTGTATCAATTGCTTGTGATTTACCATTATTATATTTCACCATAACGATACCAGTAGATTCATCAATTTCTGCAACTTCACCATCATCTTCAGCAGTAATAACAAAGTCTTTAGATAAATTATACTGGATTGTTTGTTCCATACCATTAGAGATTAATACAGGCGACATATTTTCAACAGGAATGATATGACCTGACTGCTTTGAGGCCCAATTGTGTTCACATAAGGTCGTTAATCTTATGCAGTTCTCTTATGAACTTCTCTATGTTTCCATAGAGTTCAGACTATATCTTCATCCTAATATAAATATTAGGAGCTCTCCATTTCCACTCACTTGAGTGTACGTCAATAATGACTAGTCGTTGAACCTTCTATCTTAATATAAGACAGCTTGGCTGCTGATTGTCTTCGGCATTATCCGGTCAGAGTTTCCAGCAATTAAAAGAGTTACCAATACATATTACTATGTATATGCGACAATTAACCTATCGCAGTTCGAATTGCATCATCATGTGATGCACCCATAGGTGTTAACATTTCAGCAGCAGTAAATAAATTGACATCATTTAATTTATCATGATTTTCATGTTGAATGTCAATAAATCCTCTAGCACCTTTAATGTTAGGTTCCATTGTCAACTTTCTTGCAACGCCAACGTTGCCATCCAATACCTTCATATAGCTCGCAACACTATACAGTTCTCTTATGAACTTCTTTATGTTTCCATAAAGGTGAGACTATATCTTCATCTATTAAATTAATAATAGAGTTTCCCATTTCGTAAAGAATAATAAATATTTATTATTCACCACACCATTAGCTTGTGTGTCTACGCATTAATAATGATAAAATAATAACTATCATCATTAGCTAGTCGTTGAGCCTTATTCAAATTATATTTCATATCATATATCAATTTTCTAATATATTTATTATCATATGATAAATTTAATATATTACAAATTTCTTTAACACTATCACCATTCATTAATAACATTTCAATATTATCACGGTCTTTTAAAGATATTACCGTATTTCTAACACGTCTACTTGTAGGAAACACATAATCTTTAGAAATATCTTTCCAAGTTTCACGATTACGTACACCATATACTGTTTTTACAGGTATATTCAATTTATCTGCAATCTCTAATGGATAATATCCTTTTGATAAATATTCACATACTTGCAAAATTGTATTTTCATCAGTTTTAGCAAAATGACATTTTGATCCTGATGCGTGTTTAACTAGATTATTATTGACTGCATGTACATTTTGTTCATGTGGTGTTGCCCATGTTAAATTTTCAACAGTATTATCAGTTTTTATACCATTTTCATGATTTACTGTTGTTTTGTTTTCCGGATTAGGTATAAATGTCTCGGCAACTAATTGATGTAAACCCTTTTTAATTCGATTTCCATTAATATATAGATCCACATTCATATATCCACCATGATTTTTATATGGTTTTAAAAATCGTTTAGTTAGATTACTGTAAACACGACCGTCAGTATAAATATCATAATGTGTTTTAATTCCGTTATAAATGTATGGTTGATTCATATAATCACCTCTACATAAAATATTTTATGTAAATGTGAGTAACATGATAAAATATAATTTGAATCTTGGTTGCGGATTGTCCAATCTTATAATCTTTTTACTATACCTAAGGCATTACCCTTTGCCCTTATCTATATCACTATGATAAGTTAGTAACTATAAGCTCTAAGGAGTTTCCCGCAATTAGAGAAAATTTGATTGATATATTACTATATCAAGCCCCAATAGTCTAGGGCTAGTCGACATACCTATAACACCAAGCATAGTTTCAGAATAAGATCGTTTATCTTCAGTATATGCTTGATCAAGGTTCATACCAGATAATCCTCTAGGAGAAATTGTATGACTCTTCTCAATTTCATAAATGGGATTTAATACTGAGTGCTCTTCCACTGTATTAATCATTAATAATTTCTTAATAATAGCATCTTTAGGAATACTAATCTTTGTAGGATTAGTATTATTTGCAGTTGTTCTATAAGCAGCATAAGCATCTGCCAATTCTCTATGAATTAATGCATTAATGACCTCATTAGACCTTACTCGATATAGATTCATATTATTTTCCATAATATAACTATTATCAGCCAATAATCTATTAGCTACAAGTAATACTGATACGAAGTCAGTAGGATAATCTAATTCTATTAAAATCTCTTTTGTAATAGGATCAATCATAAATTCATAGAATGTATCGAATGCATTCGCAAGATTTCTTGCACCATAAATATCACCAAACATATCAACATAAATTTCTTTATCATCAAATTGACTATACTGATATGCTCTAGTAGGAAGTGTTGTTAGACCATCTAATAATAAAGAATTTTCAAAAGGATATCTATCATAAACAAGATATCCATCCTCAAATTGAATAATTCCAGTATCATCAGTTTTTACAGGTCGTTTATCAGTAAAATAATATTTAATTTCAGCTTTTTGAAGAACTTTCGTAATACCTTCACAATATGCAAGTAAGATAACAAGAGGAATCTTCTTACTCATAATACTTGCTCTAGAATAGACAAATGTTTTTGTACTAACATTAGTTTCTTCATATTTATTTTGTAATGATGGCGGACTATTTGCTACAATAAAATCAACAATGTCTTTACCTTCAACTTTTTCATTTTTATATGACATAATGATAGGTTTACCATCATTATAGAAACCGATACAGAAATCATCTTCTCCTAATTTGTATGTTCCAAGACGTTTTTGAACATCATCTTGATTAAATAATAATTCAAACTGATTAGTTTTTAAACTAATTATACTTTCACTAATGATGTCATATTCTAATACAGTTTTATATTTTGTATTAATTTTAGATGCATCACCATTAACGATTTTAACACCAGCCATTGTTTCTGTAATTAATTTCTTAAACTTTTCTAATTTAGGAGAATATTTCTGACCATAACGATTGATAAAAATCTTATTGTAATTTGAACATACCTGAACTTCATCAGGACCTGTTTTAGCAATAGGTTTTGTGAATAACTGTTTCGAAATAATCTTTTTGTTGCCGTTAATATATAAATAACGATCATCAACAAATTTAGGTACATCAAAAGTTAAACTATGTCTAACTCTATTTTCATCTTCTAATATTACTTTATATGTATCTTTATATGTTAAAGAATCAGAAGAATCTTCAATTTTAATATCCTTCACATAAACTTTAAGATCTAAGTCATTTAATTGACCTAAAATCTTTACAGTATCTGATTCAAATACTTTATCATTATACTCTTTTTCAAATTGATTAAATTTAATTTGAGTAACATTTTTGTTTGTAGTAGAAACTTTATCAGAAACATCAATTGTAGGAATTTCAATATTATCAATCTTAAAATCTAATAATTCCTGTACAGTTTTATCTTTCAGACGAATTTCTTTTTGTTTCTTTCTAAGTTCTTCATCTCGTTTTAATGATGCTGTAGATTTACCGATTTTCTTTTCTTTAATCAGTTCATCAATTTTCATAACAAGTTCTTCATCATTATCAGCATCTTGTTTAGCTAATTCAATGATATCATCTTTTTTCAAATTAGCATTAACATATTTAACTTCTTTTTCTTTAACATTTTTATCTACTTCATCTTTTATATCATTATCCATTTCAGGTTCATCATATGTATCATCTTCAGGTGTAGTATTGTTATCTAATTTATCCATATCTTCATCAGATACTAACTTATTAGTCATACGACCCAATTCACGCTTTAGAATACTATATTCCTTTTTATCAATTTGAGAAGGATTAATTCGTAAGATCATATCCTTATTATAACATACAATATCAATATTTCCTAAAATAGATAATAATTCAGGGAATTTTCTAGTTGCAATTAATATGAAATTAATTGGATTTTGTTGGGTTAAATTAAACCAATTATCTACATTCATACAAATAGTAGTATTTGTGAATGTAGATAATTCAGGGTTATTTAATATTTTACTTAAAAAAGTAAAATATTGTTCAATGGTTTTCTTTAACCCCAAACTACCAATGTTGTCAAAGAAAATTTGATTATATACAGAAAGGTCATAATATGTATTCTTTTTCATCATTTGATTAATACTAACAGGGGTTTTCATGTATTTATATTCAGATTGAATACGTTCATAAATTTCCTGTCGTTCTTTTGTATAATTTAATCTAATTACCTTATTTCTAACCTTTTCTGCATATAGTCTGTCAATATAAAAGTTATAATATTTAGAATTTGTTAGCATAACCTTCGGAAGCTTTAAAAATTCTAAAGATGCATCAATATTACGATTATTAAAAATAATCATACTATTAAATGCAGATGATTTTTCATTTATAGGTAAATAAAACTTCTGACGATATATTCTCATATGAGGTATATCTTTCATAGTCGTCATGAATATCTCACCTCATTCTATATTCGAAATTTATTTATGTAAATGTTTTCCTATAAAGAAAATATAGATTAAATGTACTTTTATATAATTATAAAATTATGCCAATTATATATGAGAGGGTTTAGGTAACATATATAATTAGGTGTAGTTCATAATCAATAATCATATAAAAGTAACTGTAATATTCATACGAATGTAAGGATGTCCTCATTAATAATTTATTTTAATTAAAAATTTGGACGGATGGTAAGAAGGTTTTTGTTACTATGAAGGAATTTCTAGAATATCTCATCATAGCCTCCTGATATTGTAAATAATATTATACATTCCATAATATTTTAATATCATTATTTTTTTGTTAATTGAAAAATAAATTATAATTATTTTTTATTATTTATATAACATAGTGATAAAAGAAAATCAATACTAGTCGGAGAGAAGAAAGATAGCAAGGTCAAACTGATATGCAGTCTTTTCTCTGGGTAAAGTCCCTATACAATCGTTATTACGGGTAGAGGTAGTTGTTAAGGAGATAAGGAGCCTCGACCAAATAGGCATTTCATATGATTGATTATAAGACCTAGATCAAATGTGAGTTGGCGATAACGTATGTTATTTTAAAATATCACAAGAGACAACCCAAGATTGTATTTGAAAGAGTTTTTAGTGCCTCCTGACTGACATTAAGTTTCCATAACATAGGTATTTTTTACTATTGGTATTCAATGTAAGGAATTCCTGGATCGCCCGCTATTATTGACCCCTTCAGGAGCTTTGCCATGTTTGTTCTATGTCTGGGGGGGTAAGGGGGGGCGTATGAAAGAAAGGGGAGAACGAAGTGAACCGCTTTCTTTCAGTATAATATATAACATGTTTCCATTAATATATTTTTAGAATATAAAATAAAAAAAATCTAATTATAAAAAAAATAATAATTTTTATAATGGTTAAACCTGATTGGGAACTAGAGTCATCAAAATGAAATAAAAAATAAATCGGGCTCACGCGGTAATTCAATTGGGCGTCGCCCAATTGAATTATGAGGCTGGTCCTCCAGCCGAAAGCGTTTTATATAAGCCGAGAACCATTTCATGGTTCTCGTAGCCAAACTAGAGACATTTAATATAACATTTTAAAAAAACTTATAGATATTATTTAATATATTTTGAGAAATATATTAAATAATATCTATAAAATAATTTAAAAATATTTCAATTATATATTATATCAATATACACAAATAAATTAAAGGATGTGAAATTAATAATGAATAATAAAATAAAATATTTTGCTATGATATTAACAGACGATACTGTTGGTATTGTTGATCAATTCTATATTTATAAATATTTAAAAGAATTTAATAGAATAAAACAAATGAAATCATTTTTTGATTTTGAATCAGCACAAAGATGGTTAGTTCAATATATATTCATCAATTTTAGTACAGAAGACTATGGTATTATCGATATTGATGATAAAAACACATATACAATTGAATTAAATAAGTTCATCAAATATGATGATGCTGAACATAAAAAACAACCATTGGATATATTATTTGATAATAATAAACCTAGAAGAAAATGTATGCTTAATTATATGAGAATTAAAAAACCTAAAAATGGTTTTTATAGTGTACTAATATTAAAAAATAATGCCATTGGTATATTTGAAACAAAGGCATTATTTGATGAAATTAAAACAAATAATCCAGTAGTACACTATAGAGTATTTTATACATATAAAGAAGCAGATAATTATATTAGAGAAACCATTCCTTTAAATGAATGGGCCGAATACAATTTAAATCTAGGATATTTAAAAGTTGATAATTTATTAAGAAAAAATCAAGATAATTATGAGAATTTACAAGATTATTGTAAAATCAATTTATCTGAATTACAAAAACCATATAAAAAGAAAACTAAGACAGAATTAAATCAAGTTGAATATCATGTTCCATGGAAAGCTCCTCCGTTAAAACGTAATTTTCATTATAATCCTACAGAAATTGAAAAAGTGAGAACTAATCAATATGTTTCTATGGGCGATACAAATACAGAAGTAACTAATAAAAAAGATTATATTAGTTATTATAATGAAGATTTAAAACAGTGGGTTCATCGAAAGAGAAAACCTAATGAGTAAATCCTCCATGAATAAAAAATATACGAGGAGGTAATTATTATTAAACCTAAATTATATGTCATATATGACAAAAAAGATAAAGTGTTAGCAATTACTGAAAATAAAATGTTATTAGAATATTTTATTTTACAGGCAGAATTATATGATAATTATATTGAAAAAATAAGTTCTGAAAAGAAATTTAATAAAATGATGATTCGATATAGTGACCTCTTACTTGAAGAAGTAGAGGGATTTGCTGTACGAGAAAAAGAAAGAAGATATATTGAAGATTTGATTCAAACTACTAAATATCAAATTCAATATACTATGAAATGTTTAGAGCATATTAATAATGATTGTATCATGTCTTTTGATGAACATGGTATTCTTAAAGATGCAATTTCTGTATTAAAAAAGAATACAAAAAATAAAAATATCAATGAATTTATAAATATTCGGGTATTTATACGACAGTTATATAATTCATCAAACATGTTACAAACATTAGATGATTTAACAAAGAATTTTGAGCATACAATTATGGAGGACTATTATGGATAAAATTGTCGTTATTGATGGTGTGGATGGCTCTGGTAAAACTACCCAAGTTAATATGTTAAAGAAAAAATTTCCTCACTTTAACTATGAAAAATTTCCTAGATACTCATCGGATACAGGATATTTAATAAAAGCATATCTTGATGGTTGTTATGAAAATAATAAAGATTTTGCTAAATTATCTGAATTAGAACGAATTAAAAAATATAGTCTATTATATACACTTGATAGAACATATTATTTTCATACAGAATTTCATAAATTTGATGCTATTAAACTTAGTAATTCTATTAATGTGTTCGATAGATATACAACGTCCAATGCATTTACTCAAAGTGCATTTTTAAATGATGAAGATTTAAATGAGTACCTTGAATGGTTAGATGACATTGAACATAATAAATTTAATATTCCTAGACCAGATTTAATTATCTTCTTAGATTTACCTCCTGAAGTTTCTTATCAAAATTTATTAAATCGAGAAGAATTGGATATTATCGAAACTTTAGATCGAGCAAAAGCAATTAATGAAAAAAAGAATTTAGTCATTAAAAAATGTAATGTCCATAGAATTAATTGCTATGATAGTATTAATAATAAAATGAGAAATCCTGAAGATATTCATGAAGAAATTGTAGAAAAAATAAAGGGATTAATGTAAATCCCTTTATTTTTTTATTACATTCGACAACCGTGATACTATATGCGGATATGATTCATTGAGTGAGCATGATACTATTATTGTGCTTGATTCATTGGAACAATTTGTTACTATCACGACATCTGATTCATTGGGTTTGCCTGATACTATCGCGATGATTGATTCATTGCTACCCGAAGATACTATCAGGAGATATGATTCATTATGCATTATTGATACTATAATACAGTCTGATTTATTACAGCTCATTGGTACTATTTCTGTGACTGATTCATTCATGGAATTCGATTCTATGCCTACTGTTGATTCATTTATGCTAGTTGTGATACTGTTGATACTATCAGCTAATGGTTTCATTTGTTTTTCATGATACTAAATAGCGGAGTGATTCATTGATATATTATGTTATTATGCGACCATATGATTCATTCACACACGATGGTACTATGACTGGTGCTGATTCATTGTTCGGACACGATACTATAACATAATATGATTCATTAACGTCTTGTGATACTATTAGACCAGGTGATTCATTTAAATCTGTTGATACTATCGAGGACTATGATTCATTTACGTAATGTGATACTATAGCGTGATGTGATTCATTCAGCATCGATGATACTATTCCGATTAATGATTAAATCATTCAATAACCTTGTTAAAACACGCTATCATCTGTGTTATATAACAAGGTTATTGAATGATATTTTTTTTTGATATTACAATAATCTTTCGACAGAAATTACTGTAGTACCATGTTCTTTAGCATAGTTATTTGCTAAAGTGTAAATATCCACAGACCCAGGAATATTGGGATATTTGATTTCCCCGTTTTCGAAGGTTACTCGATATTTACATACCGCAGGACAATTAGGTCTCATTTGGATACACCCCCTCACTAAATACGATATCATTAGTAATCAGATTAGTAATTTTTACAATCTGATCCTTCTTATCTTTATATTTAATCTTTGCATATGCAACCGGATCTTTTCCGGTCTTGAACTTGTCAACAGACTCATCCATAAAAGTGACCCCATATCCAATTTTCTCAAATTTAATACTGGGTTCACTATTGGAAGTATCCGGTTTAACTTCAGTGACATGTTCATTGGAATCACTAGACTTAGTCTTAATGGACTTAATAGTCTTCTTATCCTGACTGTTATTATCAGAGGTATTCAGATCAGTATCAGAAATACTTTTATCTTCGAATACAACTTCACCAGTATTATTATTGATTAACATCTTTAATTTACTGGGCTCTTCTCGATAATTAGTATTATCTAAATATCTCTGAACACGAATTAGAAGTTCATCAAAATCAGTTAATTCACTTCTAATGACTCTTTCCTCACCACTATTAGTGATGATGGTATAAGGAATTGCGATTCCAACAGTATTGGGAATGAGCATTTCCTTATTGGGGGGAGGTAAGATATGTACATGATTTAAATGTGCTTCCACAAAAGGCTTGGGAGGCTTAAGACCATGACGATATTCAAACCATACGTCAAAGAGGTGAGACAGGAAAATTTTAACTGCAAATCTCTTTGCCATTGCAACCATATGTCCATCGGGTAACTTTCCCTGAACATATGCTTTATATGTAGGAGATTTCTTGTCTTTAAAATTCTTTTCGTGGAGAATTTGCTTTGCTCGTTCAGCAAATTCTCCACGCTCATTTTTTTCCTTATAATATGCAAGCTTTTCTCTATAAAGCTTACCATATACAGCATCATCCTTATTAGATACTTTCATGAAGTTTTCGCCCATCTTCCAACAAAGTACCTTAAATCCAGGATCATAGGAAAGTTTCTGTCCTCTGTGACGACGATCAATTTCAGGATTACCAGTAATACCTGCATATTTCCAGATACTACCAGCAGTCTGACAACGATCAATATCAATATATGCAAGAAGTCCTGCAGCATAGATGGGCCCAACACCCTTATGGCTCATCATCCACTGACCAACAGGATGATTCTTAGCATAAACCTCAAGGAACTTGGCAATATCATTTTCTAATCCTTCAAGAATTCCCTGAATTCTAAGGAGCAGTAAGGGATTTGCTTCCTGTCCATTTTCATATGCAAGTTTCACTTCAGCATATGCCTCATTACCAACTGCAATACGTTCGGATTGGAATTGGTAAAATAATTTTACTAGATCACGGATTTCTCCATCAGTAATTGGATAATTTTTGGCTGTTTTTGATGTAATTTGCATTTCCATCGCAATCATTTTCATATATGCGATTTTCTGCTTTAACATCTCTTTCACTTCATCAGTTAACTTTGCCATAATTATTCTCCTTTTACATGATATGTTACAACAATTCTCAAATATTGTTTTTTGTCATCTTAGATGCATTACTTTTTAAAATAAGCCTTATTAAGCTCATTAATTTCAATAGCTTGCATCCGATAACATTCTTTAATAATATTATCGAAACTATCATTACTAGTGTTAATAGAACTCAGATGCTCACCCATAGGTTTCAACTGATTAAGTTTTTGTCTTAACATATCTTTCTGTCCATTAGTTAACTTTGCCATGATTCATTCTCCTTTTGTAATACTTTAGATGTGATTAATAAGTGAATCATTGTTATTCACTTACTGTTATAATATATATTTGAAATCTTTGAAAATACGATTTTATATATTACTATACATTTTGATAATTATACTTTATATGGAGGAAAATATAATCATGAAAATTACCAATTTTAATAGTTATAATTTAGATGATTTTGTTGAAAAATTTCATATGTCTAATATGTTCGGTAATCATAATTTTACTGAATTACAAGTAAGAGAAATGCTATCTCCTATCTCAATTACATTTTTCTTAGAAAATATTAATAGAATGCAGTCAATGCTACTATGTGAAGAAGGATTTTCATATGTACATCAATCACAACGATATGTAGCATTTAGTAAAAATATTGATTTAGTCTTACCTGAAAATACTCCAGAAGAACTAATTATTGAAGGAAAAGATCTTATTAGAAAAGTAGCTAATGTATATCAACAAATGACTGTATTAAAATCTGATGCAAAAAATAAAAAGAGACACACAGTTGAAGATTTTGAACATGGAATTCCTTACGAAGATGCTCGATATATGATTCCTTTGTGTGTTCCGACTAATATTGCAGTAACTTTTTCTGGAGATAGATTAATCGATCTGTATAATTTATTCTATAATTATCCTATCATTATGAATGATATTAAAGTTCATTTTAATCGTCATATTGATAGAAATTTAATCAATATGATTATGCAATTTGTACATAAAACCAGTATTCCTACATTCAATATGTATACTCATGAAAAAATGGAATTATACAATAGTGGTGATAATGTTCATATTATTGCACATAGTCAAAATGGACTATATAATGCAGCATATGGTGCTCTTGCAAGTCAAAATGCTGAATCACCGGAAAATATTATTGATAAATGGAAAGAGAACGAAGAATCTTCAGTAGAACAACAATGTGAGAATCTTGTAAATAATGTAATGTCTTATGGACATAAGTCTATTATTGAACAGATGCGAAATACTGTAATTATGAAATGTTCATTAAGTACTTACCACCAAGTCATTCGACATAGAATTCATAAGATTCAGAGAGATGATGTATTAACTCTTGGAACTGATGATTTTAAATATTATATTCCTGAATCTATTGAGAAACATGAGAAATTTTCTAATACGTATCATAAAATTATGAAACTATATCAAAATTTCTTTGAGAAATATAATAAAAAGTATTCAAATGAGTTTGTATCTTTATTCTTACCTAATGCAGCACTCATCTGTTTTGTGGTTAATTCCAATGCTTCTAATGACAATTGGATCTTTAGAGAAAGATTATGTTTAACTGCACAGACAGAAATTCGAGAGCTATATGATGAAAAGTTCCGTAGATTATATTATTTTGCACCTAATGTATATCATCATGGATTACCTCCTTGTGTTAGAGGAAAAGGATGTAAAGAGGGTAAGATGACATGTGGTAAATGGTATCTATTATCTGATAAATATGATACTATTTAAATATACATATATAACAAATTTATAATAAAAAATAAATAGGAGTGATTTTATATGTTAGATAACATTATGCTTATTGCCGGTGTTCCTGGTGCACTGTTATTAATCATTGCAATTATTGCTACAGCAATTATTTACAAGTATCTAGGTTCCAAGAAGGAAGTTGCATTAGAGACAATTACTAATGAAAAACTTCGTACTTATGTTGATCTTCTATGGTCCACTGTAATGGTTACTGTAGAAGCTACTAACCAGACTATGGTTGATGGTCTAAAAGCTGCACATGAAGATGGTAAGTTAACTGAGGAAGAAGCTAAACTTGTAAAAGATACTACCGTTGAGATGGTATTAGAGACTTTAAGTGCAGATGCTAAAGCTGTTTTAGATTTAGCGTTTGACGACCTATCTAAGCAGGTTGGTATTATGATTGAATCTGCAGTAAGATCTGCAAAGAATGAACTCCCTTTGGGCTAATTTCTAGCTAATCGTGAAGAATATATGTTAAATACTAATAGAGTGATTAAAAAATCACTCTATTAGTATTTTTTAAATCATTTTTTGATTATATATTATATAATTAATATATGAGAGATAGGAGTATTCTTATGGATAAATTAGATAAACTTATTATATTAGAGAAATATGTCAATGACTTAGAGTATTATTATGATCAGATTAAATTATTATATAAATTTCTTAATATTGATGATAAGAATTTACGAAAAGGATTAAAAGAAACATTAATTATTACAAAAGATAAAATTAAAAATCTCAAGAAATGTAAAACTTTAGAGGACTTTGATAAATATGTCAATGTCGATAAAATTATTAAAGATATGCGGAGGGATTAATAATGAAAGATCCTAATATAAAATTTATATATTTATTAGGCAATGATAAAATTGGATTTCATTCCCACACACATGATAAAGAAATCGCCAAAAAATTTGCTAAGCAGAGAGATGGTGTATATAAAATAAAGAAAGTAAAATATACCAAAAAACTCTATGAAACATTAAGTTGCAATACCGAATTAGTCACTCATGATGGTGAAAATTATATGAGTGCAATTGAAGAAGAATATTATTTCGATTCATTTGCACAATGGGAGAGTGATATATTACATTATATAAAATATTTTCTAAAATATGATAAATATATAAAATACACAAAATCTGAAAAGAAGCGTATGAAAGAGCTTCATAATTTTTTAAAGCATTATATAAAATATCGTAATGATGTTTATGATAATGGATATGATATTGAGACACCATTGTATAATACTGAAGTTACAACAAAATGGTATATTGACCATATATGTAAGGGGTTTCAATAATGTATTACTTAATATATAATAAGAAAAATGATAGATTCTATGGATGGACAGATAGTAAAGAATTATTAAAGATTTTTATAAAAATAAATAAAAATAAATATACTTATATTAAAACAAAAACTTTACTTGAACCTGAAATGAGTAAATATGATCTTTATATTAATAATTACCAATTAGATGCATATTTTCAAGGTCAGACGGATTATGATAGATATCCTTTAATACTACGATCGGATGAATTTGGATTGTTAGAAACTTCGATATATAATTCATTATTTTATTTAAGTTTAATATTAGATAAATTCATACCGTCAATAAAATATTTTAGAAATGACAAAGATGAAAAACAAATGATGAGGTCATCATGTATTATATTAAATGATCGTATTAATGAAACAATATCAGATGATGAGCCGATATATAGTGATATTATTAATATACTCGATTATTATGAAAAGATAGGAATAAAAGAAATTAATAATGTTTATGAATCTTGTAATGACTGATTTCCTTTCAACAATTCGATAAGAAATTTAGGAAATCTACGAGAGGACGTGTTCCAAAATGAAAATTCCTACTATAGAAAAGTATGATACAAAAACTTTAATTGAAACATTACAACTAGAAGCTCCTTCACCATTAACTGATCGATATATTGTAGTAATGAGTGATAAGGACAAAATTATTTTAATAAAACAAGTAGAGACAATTGTTAGAAGATCTCTAGAATATAAGCAATATATTAAATTTCTTAAAGATGAAATTGATATGACACAATGTTCATTCTTTAATAATGTGACAAATAAAAACGGTAGACGAATTTCGATAGAAATTCATCATGAACCTTTTACATTATTTGACATAACAAATATTGTTGTTAATAAATGGATGGATGAAGATAGAGATTTAAATCCTATTTTACTCGCAGAAGAAGTAATGAAACTCCATTATCAAAATAAAGTAGGTTTAATACCGTTATCTGTTACAGTCCATCAATTAGTACATGATGGTAAATTATGCATCCCACTACAAAATGTATATGGTAATTATATTGCATTTATAGAAGAATACGGTGCATATATTGGTGAATCGTTAGAAAATGTACTACATACTAAATTGAGTATGTCTAAAGAATTAGAATACCAAGATACTTCTATACTTGAAAAGAAATATACGTATTTAGAAATTGACGGATTTACTCTGCCACAAGTAATAGAATAATTTAAATTAAATCCAATTAACACATGAACTTAGTGTTAATTGGATATTATTATTGCTATTTTTTAAAAATATTTTTAATTATATATTATAATAAGATAGTAATGTGATAATCTTAATGAAAGGAGCAAGCTATTAATTATTTAATAGCGGTGACTACTTTGGAAATTAACATTCAACTGGATCGACCCAATAATCTAAAATATGATGCTTCATTATTTGAAGTATATACTTTAGATTATGGTGATAATTATCATAGATTGCCTGATGAACCTTCTTCTGAATTTGAGAAAGAGGTAAGAAACATCAGAGCAAGATATAAATCTTTATCTAAATATAATGATGCGATGAATCTTTATAGAGATTGGATGGATTATCTTGCAGAAAAACATGGTGGGTATGATATTCTTAAGAAAAAAATCAAAGCTGGGTTAATTGAAGATTATATACCGAGAAAGCCTAGACTTAAGAATACATCTACCTTAAAGTATATGTATAAACACAATATCATTGTTAGTGAATCACAAGATATGTATATTGATATTGATAAAGTTGATTCTTATCTAAATGATATTTATTCTGATGGTATTAATGTATCGGATGTTACAGTATCTGTAATTAAAGATAAGTATGCAGAAAAATTATCAGATGAGGTTGGTGAAGTTGGTAGAAGAATCACCACGACTGCATTTACTGGTGACGAAGATTTCATTTCATCGTATTTCTTAAACAGAAAAGTTAAACGAAATAAGAAATCTAAGAAAAAGAAACATAACCCCAATAAAGAGAAATATCTGTTAACAGATGTAATGAATGGGTATTATGATTATGATGAGAATGATATCGAAGATAGTGAAAATGCTAACTTAATGGCATATAATGGTTTGCTTCTCAATTCTGGTACAACCAGAGAAATGGATGTATACAGAAGATTGAATGAATTGGGATGGAATTCGTATAAACTGATGAAACGTTCCAAATATAGTAAGCGTGTCGCTTCTACATTTAAGCCTTTAAAGAAAGGTAAAAAGAAAAAAGGATTCGATGTTCAAGATAGTTATGACAGTCTGATCATTGATATTATCCAAGATCAAGGATATGACAATTATGAAGAATTTGAAAAAGATATGTTAAATATGACATCGAGTAATGTTTTACGATAATAATAAATAGGAGTGACATATTTTGAATATTAAAAGTAGAATCTTAGAATTTATTCCAAAAGATTGTATGTTAGAATTAGATGCAATCTCTAGGGATGTATTAATTCCTGATAATAATACAAAAGTGGATAAAATGATTGCCACATTTTTAAAATATGATGTTCCTTTTCAGGAACTTGGTCCAGGCACGAATAGACTAGCCGTATTTATTGATGGTTATGTATTTAAAATTGCTTTAGATAAAGATGGTAAGAGAGATAATCTTGCTGAATTCAGTATGAGTCAAGAACTCCAACCATTTGTCATTAAAGTATATGAGTGCAATGGACTAATTATTGTAACTGAGTATGTTACAGTAATCTCTAAAGAAGAATTCATGAATAGTAAAGATCAGATTAGAGAAACTTTATCATATCTATCTGAAGGTTATCTTCTTGGGGATGTTGGTTCTATTTCAAAGAACTTTGTTAACTGGGGATTTCGAGATGATGGATCTCTAGTAATCTTAGACTTTGCTTATATTTATAGAGTCTTAGGAAATGAAATGACGTGTGATGGATTAAATAAAGATGATACTATCTGTAAAGAAATGTTGGAATATGATGAAAATTTCAATAATTTAATCTGTCCAAGATGTAGAAAAACTTATACGTTCCATGAGATTCGGCGTAAAATTAGCAAAGACTATGAGAATAAAGAACTTAATGCAATTAAACAAATTGCGATTAAAGTTACAAAACCTAACCAGAATGTTAATGTAACTGCATCTGTTGATACTTCTGATGTTGAAGATGTAACTGAAGAAGTAGCTGTTGATAATGATTATGGAGGTAATGATAATATGGGTAAGAAGTATAAGAAACATGATGGTTATTACGATAACTACAATACTGAAGATGATCTGGATAGCTATTTAGATGCTATGAATTTCATGCAGAAGAAATATGATAATGAACATCATATTTGTGATTGTGAAAATAATCATTGTGAATGTTTCTGTGAATCTGTAAAAGATGAACGAGTTCCTGTATATAAGGTTGTTGTTGACCCTGAATCTGATATTGAAGATTTCAGAAAACATACTAATCTTGAAAAAGGAAAGAGTTATGTATGTGATTTAGAAGAAACTGATGAAGGTTTAGTTAAAACTGTATATGAAGCTACACCTGAAGAGCAAGCAATGATTGATGAACTTGAAGAAGAACTTGAAATGTTCAATACAGAAGATTCTAAAGAACTTTATAAAATTGTAACAGCAGAAAATCCTATTGAAGAAGCTGTTGAAAATGTTGAAGAATTTTTAGAAGGTAGTAACGATTCTGATGACTATGATGATGAGTCTGATTCTGATGATGAATTTGTCGAAGATCCTGATGATGAAGTAGTAAAGGATTGGACTACTGAAGAATATCCACTCAACGATGATTGTGTGCAGGTAACAAATGTTCTTGGTGCTGGTATTGAATTTATTGAAATCGGGCAAAAAGAACTAGAAGAGAAACCCGTTACAAAATTAGAAGATGCTGGTACTGATGTAATTGTACTTACAGATTCTGATGAAAAGAGAGAAGAAATGAAAAAATTACTAATGGCTAGTAATGATTTTGATGAGTCTGAAGAATATAGTGAAGAGTATGATGAATTGTATGAACAAACTCTAAAGGATTCTAAGATTCCAAAGAAAAAACATTTTGAGTAAAGGGTGATCTGGTTTGGCAACAATTATCAGAATGACTTCTGATGAATTTATTAAAAAATTCATCAAAAAGGAAGACTATAAGAAATATAATTTCTTATTAGTGTCAGATGATATTAGTACGAATAAATCATATGATAATGTGTATTCTATTAAAGCATTATTACCGCCGCCTAATGTCATGACTGTATTTATTCAAGAAGGATGTTCTAATAAATATCGAGAAAAATATTTTAAATATCTTTCCAATCCTAGAGTTGAAGCTCTTATAACTGTTATTGTTAAACTTGCCGTAGTTGATAATAGTGATGTTATTTTGCTTTGCTCTAAAAATGAGAGTGAGTTTAAATATGTTTCTTTGATATGTGAATACATTAAAGCAGTATATGGTGTTGATACATGTTCTTATAAAAAATATAATAAGAACAGAAAGAAGTATGATAATATTAAGCATAAGAAAAGTACTTTAAAGATTCTTAAAAAGAAATTAAAGAATATTAAAGAAGTACCCGTTCCTCAAATCACAAGAAGTGAGATGTATGAACGATTGAAATCTATGGATAAACAGCAATTACGATCTATTTGTAAACAGAATAGCATTACTTATAGTAAAGATGATTCTAGAAAAGATCTGATTGATGTTATCATGGATGTATATTAAATCTACAATAAATATAAACCCACATAGTTTTATGTGGGTTTATATTTTTTATAAAGGGTGTGATTATTGTGGAATTATATAAAAAACATAATTACACAAATAAAATAATTGAATATTTAGTATCTAGAGAGATTGTTGAATACGATATTCAAGAAGCAGGATTCAATATTGTTAAACGATATAAGTTATTATCAGAATATAAAATCAATCAATTAGAGCAATTATCTAAAAAAGAACGTCATATATCATTGGGTTATATACAAAGATATGATACTGATTTTAGAGACCAACTAAATAATAAATTTGTGGAAGTACGAAAATTATTTTTTGAAGCAAATAATATTAATCCAGATGATGTGTTATCTATTAAAAAAGATGCAATATTTATGTTAAAACGATGTCATTGTACTGAGTTTGATAATATATTATTTAGAGAAAAAAATATATACACATCTTATTATTATTTAAATAAGAAAGAGATGTATGTAAATAATAATACGTTAGATATTAAGGGAATATCTGATGAAAAATTAAAATTACATGAAAATTATATGATTGATTTATTATTCAAATTATTTAAAATGGTTGAATTATCATCTAAACGACAACTAATTAACAACTTAAAAGAGGTTTCTTATTTTTATAAAAATAAGAAACTTCATATTGGATATTATCGAGAATTGAATTCTGATTCATTATATCGTTTAAAAATGATAATGCCAGGTACGAAAGAATTTATAGGTGTACAATATACTGATAATATTGATAATATTGAAATTGAGTATAATTATATGAAATATATTGTACCAATTATAAATTTAATATTATAAACCTAATGTGGGTATTTTATCCCACATTAGGTTTATTTTTATCTGTATATTCAACTAGTAATAATTGGATACTACGAGTGATATATTGAACAAGATATGTATTAGTGTAATATCTTGAAAATTCGACATATTGGGTATCACTAAACGCATTTAATACTTCTTTTGCAATGGATTCAATTTCATCATCCATATTCGGAATAATTGTCATTTCTTTTAATGTATAATATAATTGATATTTATTAGTATATACTTCACGAATCACAGTATCAATTATATTTGTACATTCTTCAAAAGACATTGGTCTTCCAGGAATTATATTATTCGGTTGATTTGAACTTTCTACACGATCAATGACCTTTAACATGCGTTTATGAATAATAATGAACCCAATAATTAATGTAATAACAATAGGAAGTGTAATTTCAAGAATAATAAATAGACCATTCATCGGTAAGTCCTCCTTATTTTTTTAGTCAGATGTCCATTTTTTAATATTTTTACGTAAGTCTAACACATGTTTATCAAAACTATCATATTGTGCACATAATTGAATATATTTATTAATTTTAGAAATTTGATCATCCGATATACCTTCTCTATATTTTTTTAGGAAAGTTCCAAGATTACCAAATCCTTGTTTATAGTTAATAAATATATCATTTTCATGAACTAACTCATGTGCAGTTTCTGATAACATAACAACTTGGATATTATTATTGAAGTGCTCTTCTAATATAATATCAGCTACTTTATAAGTAGTAATTTTTTCACCATAATATAACATATAATCCACTACAATAGATACATAATCAAATAATGTTAGAATGGGACCATGATGCATTTCAATTTTGACGTTATCAGTTTCTTCCTCTGTTTTAATGTTAGACATAACTTGACAAAAATTTAGTCCAATATCTTCTTTTAAATATTTAATATATCTAGAATAAAATTTAGATGTACGTATTAATTGCTCAGTTGATTTAACGAATGATACGAAATTGTCTAAGTTTGCAAAATATTCTTCATCTTTATAAAAAGGAATAACATATAGACTAGTATCAGAATCAATCGTAGGATTTTTTGATGGTTTTTTATACTCAATATTAGGTAAATTTGTCATCTTTACCCTCTTCCTTTCTTGTAAATATAGACTTTTCAGTCAAATACAATATATTAATACATTGTTGACTTGAGAAAATGCTACTACTTAGAAAGTAGGTGAGGAGTTTGCTTTTAGATACATTTGTTAAGTATACAAAAACTGTAGTTAGTAACTCTGTTGTTAAATTTAATTATAAAGCAAAGGAATATGAAACAGTAGATTCATTGCGAAATGCAGATGAATATATTGCAGCTATACAAAAAACTGATAGATTTGACTTATATCCTGAATTCAATATTGATTCTATTGTATCTGCAGGTTTAGGACATCTAGGTTATGATACTTTTGAATTAGCTAGTAATCCTGACATGATTCCTAGACAATATCGAGATGCTGTTCTTAAATTTGAACGTCAATCTATTATAAACGATTTCATTGAAGTTAATGATTATTATCGTACATTAATTGGAAAACCATCTATTGATGAGGATGAATCTAACTTTATTCGATTGACAGAAACTCAATATGAATCATTAGATATTCCAAATAATCAATATATTCATGATATGAGTGATATTGATATTGGTAAGCTAAATGCTATTGGATTATTGGATGAAATTAAGAAAAATAATCCCGATAAGTTATACTTAAATTTTTTAGGTAATGATAGAATTAATTTGGTTACTGCACGATCTGCTCCAAATTTTAGTATTTTGAAAATTGATAAAGAAGATGTTCCAACAGTATTTTATGAAAATTTTATGAGAATATATGAGGAATGTCGAGTATATTTTACGTCAGTAATTTATAATAAAGATGTAGGTAGTGCATATCCCCTATATGATAATTTTATAGGATTATGTATTATGATTATGACCATTCAACGTATGGTATCTAATACATTTAAAGATGGTATTGAACGAGAATTCTATGATTGGGATTTTATTCAAAAATTATATAAAACTTATAATCTGCCATTTGTAGAAACATTGAGCATGGATTATCATGTTTTATTTATGAAAAATTTAAATTATTTATTAAGATATAAGTCAACGGATAAAGTATTATTTGATATTTGTAGTTTACTTGGACGAGATAGGGTGGAAATTTATCGTCATTATTTAGTCAAAGAACAATTAATGGATGAAAATAATAACCCTGTGTTTTATTACAAAATAAAGACTGATGAACATGGACAACCAATATTAAATGAAGATGGTAGTTATGTTTTTATTGAAGATATCAATAGGATGTATGAACTATATTTTCAAGGTGTTAATGTAAATGAACGAAATATTACATTAGCTATGAAAGATGAACGATATCGAACTCCATACGATGAGATGATCGAAGAAGATCCATATTGGAGACATGATGAACATCTCGAGAAATTATTGAATGGAATTGGTACAGAAGCTGATGGTAGTCAATTTAGCCAACCATATAACTATGTAGAAACCAAATATTTAAGCTTAAATGTTATGTACAATATGACTGATATGTTATTTGAAATTACATATGCATTTAATATGTTATTAGATAAAAAAGAAGAAATTAATTTCATTACTTTGACATTACCTAAAATTGTTTCTGATGCTTCATTTGGAATATTTGATGTAGTTGTATTTTTAATTACATTAACCTGTAAAATAAATGGATTTAAAGATTCTATTATAATGACTCCTTCTAAAATAGCAAATATTTATGCTAATACGGAAGAAGATTATAGAATGTATGCATTTAATTTTGATCCAGAACAAATTGAATTAATTAAATCCATGATAAAAGAAAATAGTAAATATATTGATACTAACACATTATTATATTTTGAAAATTTAACTATAGAAACAGAAGAAGATGCAAATGCATTATTTATTAAAATTAAAGAATTTAATAATTTCATTATTGAAAAGATGAGAAAGTCTAATAATATTAAAGAATATCATTTATATAAAGATATTTTTAATATTGCTATGACTACAGAAATTCAAAAAAATCTTTTCACAATTGAATCCATAGATGATGCTGGTGAGGTTGTTAGTAAACAAGCCTCCACTTATTTAGAGTATCTTGAAAATAAACAGCCAATATTAGCAGAGATTGTTAAACGAGCAGACAATGCATCGATCACAACTATGATCGATCATGTCACTTCACGTATTAATCAAATCATGCCTGACTTAGAATATTTATTCTTATTAAATGATAATAATAATCCAGTATATACTGCACTAGTTGCACTATTAAAATTCTTTAAATCATATACTGTCGACCTCACTCAATTAAATATTATATATGTATTTGATTCACCACATTATAATCTAATTAAACTGGTAGAAGATATTCATAGTGTTGATAAAATTCTTCAACCGGAAGAATATTTTAATACTCATTATTTTGATGAAATTAAATCATATTTAGCTACAATTAGAACAAGAAATGATATTTTAAAATTTAATGAAAAATATACACCGTTTATTAGATTATTATTAGATGATGAGCTACTTTTATATGATGAATTATTGTACATATTATCTGATATGAGATACAATGAGCATTTATCATCATATTATGGTGATGATCTGGATATCACTAAATTAATTGCTATTAGAAATGAATTATTTAATATATATGATGAGTGTAAAACATATGGTATTACTAGATTTAAAGATAGATATCTTTATGATGAATTAGTTGATATTAATTCAATAATGTATATTATTGATGAATTAATTGATGATAAAATTGAACTAATTTCTAAAAAATATGATTTTAATATAGATATTGAATTAAAAGAGAAAATAAAATTCTTATTTATTCTTAATTTAAAATCAGATATGACTCATTTTATTGAAGAATATGATGTTCGTGCAAGGTTCACAAAACATGATGATGTATTTCATGGACATTATACTTCAAATATTAATGGTGTTGTCTCTAAGTCTCAACATAATGATAGTTTAATTTATACTAAAGAACTTTATCGAATAACATATAACAATTAAGTCAGAAAAACATAACTATAATAATCGATTACAGAAAGGGTGACTTATAACATGAATGATATTCGACTGAATGATCGGTTAAATAATAAAGATACTGTTTCATTTGAAGCTCCTCAAAAATCTGGTTTCCGTACTAAGATTATTGGTGGCTATGATGCTTATAAAGACAAGAATGGTGTTACACGATTTGGTGAGACTGTTTTTGAAACTGAAAATATGATTGTATTAGGTGGTTCTCTATTTACCTTAGAAAAGCTATTTGGTGTAGAATCTCCTCTTAAGGTAGATTATTTAAACGACATTATGGGTATTGCAACCACTGGTGAAGTAATTACTGATACATATCCTAAGGATACAGTAGTTTGTTTATTTGGTGTTGGTACTGGTGGTGCTGGTGATGCTATTACTGAAGTAAAGGATGTAAAGTATTATGAAAGAGAAATCGTTGATATGATTCCTCTTCGTCAGACTGCAGACCCTTTAACTACATCTGAGTCTAAGAAATATTGGTTTAAGAGAGATATTGAAATTAATGGTATTCAGAAAAGACAGTATTTTCTAAAGACCTTCGAAACTCTACCTGAAATCAAGGTTCTATGGAGAGATGGTGAAGGTGATGAGGATGGTTCTGAAGTAGGTGAGAACGTTCATACTACTCCTGAAACTAATAATACTCCTATTGAAACATTTATTGAGATTACTATGAATATTAATAAGAAAGATATTCGTGAGTATTTCGAAGATATGGGTAATGTTGAAGTTGCTCGTTTAAACAGTATTGCACTATTTACTGGTATTAAATCTAAGATTAGTGATACTGAAGAGGACTTTAAACAGGTTAAAATGTTCTCTAAGTTAAATATCAATAACGAGGTTATGACTTTAGCTAAAGATTTAACTATCGCATATCGTATTTATACTTCTTAATAAAATATATATGACAGAGAAATGTATTTATTACATTCTCTGTCATTTAAATAATTTTTTAGGTGGTGAGCATATTGGCAACATTAAAATCTGAATATAGAGAAATGTTAATGAAAATGACACCTGACGATATTACTGCATCTTTTATATTTAAATATCTAGCCGATAGATCAGTAAAAGAAAATGGTAAAGTGAAAATTATTCCATCTAAAATTAAAACGTCAGATACATTTACATTAAAAGCAAAAGAATATACTAATGATAAAGAAGTTCTTACGAATGTAGGTCTATTCATTTATAATAAATTTTTATTTGAAGAATCTTTGTATAAGGTAGTTGGTTATATTAATGAACCTGTTACTGCTGATGTACAAAAAGGAATTGAGAGTAAATTATCTGGTGCGTTGTTAACTGATAAGATTACTCCACAAGAATTTGGTACATATTTAGATAAAACTCAATGGTTATCTATGCAATTTAATTCAATATTTTCATCTTCATTTACAATGAATACAATTAAACCAAATGCTAAAGTAATGAAGAAAAAAGAAGAATTGATTAAAAAACATAAAGATGATATCGAATCAGGTAATGTTACTGCAGCATTTAATATTGAACAAGAATTAGTAAAAATGGCAAAAGAAGAATTAAAAGGTGATCCTGGTATGAATCTATATGATTCAGGTGCTCGTGGTAGTGTTAGTAATAATTTAAAAGCTAATACTATTATAAAAGGGCCAGTTTTTAATCCTTCTACAAATAAATGGGATTTTGTATCTTCTAATTTTACTGATGGTATTAAAAAGGAAGAAATTCCTACTTATGGTAATAGCGTAGTCACGGGAGCATACCCGAAAGCCGTTAAATTAGCGGCATAACATAGTGATGTGTTATGAAAAATCTCTCTAATTGCTGGGAACTCTAACCGGATAATGCCGAAGACAATCAGCAGCGAATCGTTTAATATAATTAATCATATTATAATTAACAATTATTAAAATTATAATAGGATGTGAAATATTAATGGATAATAACGAATATTTATATATTGATGTGTGGGCAGATGTTATTGATGATGATGGTACATATTATCCATATTTAGTATCATCTCGTGGGCAGGTTAAAAGTCTAACTACTAATACCATGATGTCACCAGAGATAACAAATACTGGATATCGTAGAGTTACATTAAGTAAAAATTGTAATAAAAAACATTTTTCCTTACATAGATTAGTTGGTAAAACATTTATTGATATACCTGAAGAATATAAAAATAATGGTTTAGGATATAATGATTTATGTATTAATCATAAAAATGGTATTAAAACTGATAATACTGCAGATAATTTAGAATGGACAACAATACGAAAAAATACACTACACGCAATAGATACTGGTCTATGTGTTGGTATTATTGGTGAGAATTCACATTTATCTAAAATATCAAATGATACTGCAGTAAAATGTTGTGAACTATTATCTATTGGGTTAAAACCGAAAGCTATATCAAATCAATTAGATATATCTTTAAGCACTGTCCGACATATTAAAAATAGAGAAGCTTGGACCCATATATCAAAAGATTATGATTTTTAAATTTTAAACGAACGTTCAACGACTAGTCGAAAGACGTACATCTAAGTGGATGGAAATGGGAGATATCTTAATATAATTAAGATAATGATATAGTCTGGTCTCTATAGAAATATAGAGCAGTTCATAAGAGAACGGCATAAGATTAACGACCTTATGTGAACATAAACGAGGTACGCAGGTTTCTGGTGCTTTGACGAAAGAACTCACGGCAGCATTCCAAGATATTACCATTAGTGATCAAGAAGATTGCGGAACTACTATGTATTTGGAAGTTCTTGTAGATAATTGGACTAAGAAAGATATCATGTATCGGTATATTAAAGATGGTAGTAAATTAGTATTATTAACAGATGATAACATTAATAACTATATGGGTAAAAAAGTAAAGTTGAGAAGCATTATGTTCTGTAAGAATAAAACTGTATGTAAAACATGTGCAGGTAAAATGTTTGAAATGTTAGGCATTAAAAATATTGGTTTAACTACTGCAAAATTATCTGGTACATTATTAAATTTAAATATGAAAAAGTTCCATAACTCTACAGTTAATATTAATCCCATTGATTTAAATTCTTTAACATTATAAATTAAAAAGATTTTTAATTATATATTATAATCTAGATAAAGGATAAATATAATATTTATCCTTTATCTAAATATTTAATATAATAAGGAGTATGAGAATAAATATTAATTTTATAAAAAGTTATTATATCTATAACATTTATTTAGGATAAGACATGAACCATCTTATCATCATGAATCAAGTTTGGTAAGCTTCGATTCACCTCCATTTTGTCAAGCGAGTAGATATATAGGATAATATTTAATATTATCCTATATATCTAAAAATTAATTTAAATCATAGCTCTATCAAAGTATCACTATACCAGAATGAATCAACAAACGATATATAGTATCAACTTAAAAAAATGAATCAGTGAAGTATAATAGTATCATCCTGGAAAAATGAATCATATTAAATAATATATGTATCACAAGGATTTAATGAGTCACGAAATCATTAAGTATCAATTTCAAGAAACGAATTATCCCCATTAATAGTATCATCATGAGCTAATGAATCTAGGATATAATTAGTAACATATAATGATAAATGAATCAAAATTATGTAAGGTATCATTAGTATAAATGAGTCAGGGTGTTAACGAAGTATCAGGATATAAGAATGAATCAGGATTTTACTAAAGTATCTTAATTAGAAAAAATTAAATCAACGTGCGAAATAGTATCAAACACGTATAATGAATCAAGTGGTTTAATTTGTATCATAAAAGCTCTAATGAATCATAATGTCTGATAGTATCAATCTACCACAATATAAAATAATTGACCAGAAAAATATCTCTGGTCAATTATTTTTTCTATTAATTTGATAATTTTATTAAAGGAGGAATAAATTATGGGCAAAAAAGACAAAGGTGTTCGATTAGTAAAATTGAACTGGGATGAAGAATGCCGATTAGACTTAATGCTAGGTAAAGGTTTCTTAATTACAGAACCTGCTATCACAAATAAAGATCAAAAATCATATAATGGTATCCAATCTTCTCGATTTGGTACTGATTGGTCTGATGACGACGCCTTCATGGATCGTTGGACATGTAAATGTAAATCTATTCAAGGTAAAATATTTGAAGGTGAAGTTTGTCCACATTGCAAGACTAAAGTAGAATATAGAGATGTTGATTTATCGGTTACTGGTTGGATTGTGATTAATAATCATAAGTTAATTCAGCCATCTTATTATAATAAACTATCTGGTATTATTGGTAGTAGACAATTTAAAGAAATCGTTGAATATGACAAATTTATTGATAGAAATGGTCATATTCAACAAAAAGATAGTTCTAATCCATTTAAAGGGATTGGTATTATTGAATTTCAAGAAAGATTTGATGAAATTTTAGCATATTATAAAAATAAGAAAAAGAATAAATTGGAAGAAATTAAAGAGATTGAAGAGGATAGAGATAAGATATTTACATCTTCAATTCCAGTATTCTCGGCTGTCCTTCGTCCGATTAGTTTCAGACAGGAATCTTTCTTCTATAATAGCATTGACAAAAAATATAATAGTATATTTTCATCTGTAAGATTGTTGAATGATACTGAGTTATATGAAGCAAGAAGAAAGAAATGGACTAAAGAAAAAAGAGAACGAATGGATAGTTCAACTATTTTATCATCAATTCAAACTAAATTAAATGAACTTTGGGATTTAATTTTTGATATCATTAATATGAAAGAAGGACATATTAGATCTGATATCTTAGGTGGTATGATTTCATTTAGTAGTAGATGTGTTATTATACCTGATCCAACATTAAAAGCTGATGAAGTTAGATTAAACTATACTGCTTGCTTAGAACTTTTTAAATTCGAAATAATTTCGTGCTTAGTTAATATGGCAGATATTACTGAAAACGAAGCATATGAACAATGGTTCAAAGCAAGAATTGTATATAATCCTAAAATTTATGAAATTATGAATTATATTCTTAAGAAATATCGTCCGAAAATAATTATAAATCGTAATCCTACAATTAATTACGGTAGTTTACTGTGTGTTAAAATTAAAAGTATTAAAAATGAATTTGATGAGGATTATACAATGAGTTAATTTGTAAGCTCCTATATACAGTGATGTATATAGCAAACTCCTTTAATTGCTGGGAACTCTTATATTATAAGACAATCAGCAGCCAAGCTCTTATAATATTTAATATATGTGAGGTGAATCTATGGGAAATAAAAAATATTATAGTATGTATATAATAATTGATGATGAGCCTGAATCATTTAATTACTTAGTCCAGTTAGATAAAGATACTAGTAGATTTATTATAGAACCAATTTATATTATTGGTACTTACGGTACAATTGTAAATGTAGAAACTGGACATGTTGTAAAACAACATGTTGATAATTTAGGATATTGTCGTGTAACATTAAATGCTATTGATACTAAAAACGATGATGAACATACAACAACTCAATTTTTAGTTCATAGATTAGTTGCAATGACATTTGTCGATGGTTATGATTATAACAATGATCGTATTGTTATAAATCATTTCGATTCTAATCCTTCTCATAATTATTATAAAAATTTAGAATGGTGTACACAAGATGAAAATATTCAACATGCTGTTGCAACAGGTAATATGGATGCTCATTTATTACAAATGAGTAAAAATAATATAAAGTTTGATAATAAATTAGTTCGACAAATAGCTAAATTATTAGAGGATGGCTCATCACCAGCTGATATATACAAGATATTAAATATTTCAGATTTAAAAATAAAAAGTCTATATGGAATAATTGAGCGTATACGATATGATCCGTCGTTTGAATATTTGAGAGATGAATTTGATATTCCTGTCAATATTTTAAATAAAACAGATATTGATGAAGTTCATAAAATTTGCAAATTATTACAAGACGGATTATTGGCTAGAGATATAATAAAATATCTAAATATTACTGATTCAAAAGAAAAAGAACGAATGAGAACAAAAATATCTAAAATTAGACTAGGAAAACATTATACTGAAATTTCATCTCAATATAATATACCTAAAACTGATGCGACATATAATAAAAAATATTCTAACGATGATATTCATATGATATGTCGTTTAATATCTAAAGGATATAGTAATTCTGAAATTATAGATATTATGAAATTGGATAATAGTAATAAATTAGCCCGAAAGTATATAACATCAATTAGAGGACGTTTTATTAGAAAAGATATAACTAAATTATATAAATGGTAAATAAATATTATAAGAGAAGGTTCAACGACTAGTCATTATTGACGTACACTCAAGTGAGTGGAAATGGGGAGCATCTCCCTATAATATTTTATTATTATAGGGAGATGAAGATATAGTCTGGTCTATATAGAAATATATAGCAGTTCATAAGAGAACGGCATAGAATTAACGACTCTATGTGAACACAAATGTTACCAATTCAAATTCTTAGTGTATTAAACGCAGACTTCGACGGTGATATTCTTAATATTGTTTCTTTAAAGACAAAATCATTAGAGAAACACTTTGATAAATATTTTAATCCTAGAAAGAACTTATTTATTTCTAGAAATGATTCATTATTTAATAATGATGCAAATCTATTAAAAGATCAGTTGATCGGATTATACCAATTTAATAACATTGACTAAGGGAGGAATATAATTATGATGTTAACCGGTCCTAAAATTGTAGAAGAAGTTAATGCTGCTAGAATTTTTATTGAACCTTTTAATCCTAATCAAGTTAATCCCAATAGTTATAATTTAAGATTAGCTAATAAACTATTAGTGTATACTGAAGATGAACTAGATATGAAGAAAGATAATCCTACTAAGGAAATTATTATTCCTGAAGAAGGATATGTACTACAGCCTGGTGAATTATATCTAGGTAAGACTATGGAAACTACATGGACAGCTGAGTATGTTCCTTGTTTAGATGGTCGTAGTAGTATTGCTCGTCTTGGTATTGTCGTTCATATCTGTGCAGGTTTTGGTGATATTGGTTTTGATGGGAACTGGACACTGGAGATCACTGTATCAAAACCTATTCGTGTTTATCCTGGAGTTGAAATTTGTCAGATTTACTATCAGGAAGCAGTTGGTGATAAGATTTATTATGAAGGCAAGTATCACCATGCAACTGATGTTATGAGTAGTGGTCTTTATAAGGAATTTGAGTAATATGAATAATAAACCTGTTAAATTAAATGATACAGAATTTATTATAGCAGTTCAAAGTTTATACTTTAAGAAAGTTAGTTATTCAATTGAAGTATGTTCTGAATTAGTACAAGAATTTATGAAATCTGGTATATGTAGACGAGGATATAGAAGATTATGTAATATTTCAAAGTCTACAGTATATGAAGAATTATTAAAACTTGTACCATATCAGGATAGAAAATTTTATGAAAACAATAAAACATTGATTGGTATTGATAAATTAGATATAAAAATTCACGTATTAAAAATTTATCAAAATCATAAATTAGATTCTGTTATTGATATTTCAAATAATAAAGTGCTATATGATATTAATAATACTACAGATGACACAATTATATTTAATCAGTTAATGACAAATATTAATCTCATTATGTATAAGAGTACATCATCCTTGTTAAATCAGTTAGAGTCTGAAGAAAATAGAAAGTTCTTTAGAGGAAAAACATGGCAAATTTATGACGGAATGTGCAGCTCATTAGTATCAATGAATATTTTAGATGAATATAACATCAGTGAAGTTCATGCCTATAAATATTCTAATGTAAGTATTCATATCAATGTTAACTTATTACAAGATATTTATTATAATTTAATATCATCTGCAGATAATAGTGAACCTGTATTATTAGCAACAAATACACATGATGATGAATTATTTATTGTGAGAAATATTGTTGATAATAATCCTAGATGTGAGATGTATATTTCATTAGGTGATGGTACAGTAACGAAATCCGTTGTCATTGATAGTAATACAGACATATACATTATATTTAATGCAATGATTACTGTTATGAATGCATCTGTAGAATATAACGCAAATGTTGAAATAAAATAATTTAAAGATAGATATAGGGAATTTCTCTATATCTATCTTTTATTTTTTGTAAAAGTTAATATGTATATAAAGAAGGAATTGCTATGAGTAAAAAATATGAATTGACTGATGATATTATTATCATTGAATATAGTATTTATTCACATACCCTTCATCGTATTCGTGCTTTGAAAGATATTCCTGAATTAGGTGTTAATGTTGGTGATTTAGGTGGATATATTGAGAAAGAAGATAATCTTTCTCATGATGGAGATTGTTGGGTATCTGATAATGCTTGTGTATTTGGTGATGCTAAAGTATATGGTGATGCATTTATATGTGATAATGTTGAAGTATATGGTTATGCTCAGGTATATGACAATGCTATAATATGTGATGATGTTTCAATATGGGGTGGTAGCAAAGTATATGGTGATGCTTTTATTAGTATGAATGCTCAAGTATGTGGATTTGCTCGGGTACATGAACGTGCTTGGATATCTGGAAACTCTGAAATAGGTGGATATGCTGATATATATGGTAATTCTCGAATATATGGAAACGCTAAAGTGGTAGGATTTAATAATGTATATGGAAATGCTCAAATTTATGGGAATGCTTTTATAAGTAGCCATGATTATGTAGATACTGATTATTTTGAATAAATTATAAAATCGTAAAGTCAACACTTTCAATTATATATTATAATCATAATAAAGAAGGAAATAATTAGAATATTTTCTATGATCCTTCTTAATCATTACATACTGTAAAGAGATGGAAACTCTACAAACCAGAAAGGTAACATCATGAGTATAGAACAAGATAAACTAGTCATAGATAACTATGACTTAGTTGATCATCTAATCAAGAAATATTATTCTCAATACGAGAATGATGAAGATGTTTTTAGTTGTGCGAATATTGGCCTTATTCAAGCATCAAGAAATTACAGATCATCCTACAAATCAACATTTAGACAATTCGCTAGACATTACATATTGAGAGAGATTGATGCATATATTAATCAGGAAACATCATATCACAATTACATTTCTAGTTTAGATGATTATGATTTGGCTCTTATTAATTATGATCAGAAAGTTTTTGAAAAAATTATATATGACATATTAATTGATATGATTCCAACATTAAAAATGGAAGAGCGTTGTATTATGGAATTACTTTATTGTGGTAAATTATCATCTAATAACGATATTAATAAATTTTTAAAAATCACTAGAGATGGTATGTGTGTTCCATTTATATATGATAGAGCTATTAAAAAGCTTCGTTACCGTATTCGTAACTGTAAATTAAATGGGATACTGTAATCCCATTAATATATCTATAAAAAGAAAGTATCAAATGATGCTTTCTTTTTTTATATAAATAGTAAAATTAATAATTTCAAATATATATTATAATCATAATAAAGAAGGAAATATTAGAATATTTTCTATGATCCTTCTTAATCATTACACAACTTTTGTAAAGAGAGTAAACTCTATAAAATCAGAAAGGATTTATTATGACAATCGGCAATTTTAAGTACATATATGATGTCCCTGTGAGCATCATTCGTTGTGATGACCTGGACACTAAACATCAAGGATTTGTGTGTATTCTGAATAAGGATACGAAGGTCGTTGATGTGTTTAGTATCATTCGTTCCGTACCTTATGATTCTACCGATTATGTCGGTAGTTTCATTGCAGATGAGGTCGACGTTAGTAATGGTGTTGATGTTTGGGAAAACTTCCAAGCACTCCAAGAATGGTTTAACTGGAAGTATGACATTACTCTAGTTAATGCTAAGGATCCTGTCCATGGTAATATCTGGTTACCTATTGCAAATGTTAACCGATTCAAGCCTATCGAGAAGCCTGATCATATGGTATATTCCTGGAAGATCGCACAATCTGTTAAGTGATCATTAAAAAGAAAGCATCTTTATGGTGCTTTCTTTTTTTATATTAATATCGTAAAATCGACACTTTTAATTATATATTATAATCATAATAAAGAAGGAGTATTAGAATATTTTCTATGATTCTTCTAAATCATTAAAGTATTTTTAAGAAGAAGGAAAACTTCACAAACCAGAAAGAGGTAACATCATGATTATATCAGAACAAGATAAATTGGTTATGGACAACTATGATTTAGTTGATCATTTAATCAGTAAGTATTACCCGAATTATAACGATAATGATGATGTTTTTAGTTGTGCATATCTTGGCCTTGTACAAGCATCTAGAAATTATAAAACATCGTATAAACAACCTTTTAGAGCATACGCTAGAAGATATATTTTTACTGAGGTTAATAAATATCTTAAAAATGAGAATACGTATGCTGATCATATGGTTAACATAGATGATTATGATTTTTTATACGATATTGATTATGATGATATGTTATATCATACTCCGCTAGTTGATACCATGAAAGATGTGTTAGATTCTTTAACTAATTTAGAATGTACTGTAATTACATTGCGATTTTATAAAGATATGACTCTAAAGAATATAGGTAAGCATTTAAATAAATACCCTGAGAGCATTAGTCAAATAGAAGCTAGAGCGCTTCGACATCTTCGTTATCCCTCACGAGCTAAGCGATTAAGGGATTTTCTATATTATTAAGAAAAAAGAAAGCATTATACAATGCTTTCTTTTTTATATAAAAACCACCATAAAACATTAAAGTAATATTGGAGGTGATAATATGGGCGGATATTGTGTTGCACAAACATCATTAGCTCATACATATGGTAATGTAACTTGTTTTATTACCGAATATATTAAAACATTATTTCCTAGAGATTACTTTAATACAGTACATATAGCTTCAACTATTGCATATAAGCAATTTGATATTTTTAAGAACTCTAAGAAAGAGTTTATTAAGAAGCGTAAGCCTATGTTAATCATTAGACCTAGAATTGAAATAAATGATTCTGATACTTTTTTATACAATACATATTTAACAACAAGAATGACAGATAATTACATGGATCATGATATGGGTAATTTATTGCCTTTTTTATATGATTCTGAAACAGGTAACCAAATGAGATTTTTAATGAATCGATTAAAAATGTATTTTGATGTCACTATTGTAGTAGAGACTCAAATGGAACAATTAAATCAGGTTCATTTTTTTAAGAATAGAGTACGACAAGATATGCCTTTTTTTATTCGTACATCATTAGAGAGTTATATTCCTAGAGATTTAATGAAAATGGTTGCAGATGATAATGATATTCCAATGTATGATGACGACGGGAATGTTGGACCATTTTTAGAATATTTAAATGGTATATCTGATTATCCTATTTCATATAAAATGAAAAATGCATCAGGTAATGATGAATTTTTCAGATTTTATCCTGCAAATATCGATACTATGTTTACTGGGTTAAGTATTGATGATGGTAGTAAAAAAGGAATGATTGCTGATGCACATACGATTAACTTTACCGTGAGTGCTGAATTTAATTCTGCAGGTTTATATTATTATTTTAGTAAAAAGAATGATTTCATTGATCATGAAATTTATTCTTTAGAAGATAAGAAATCTGGTCAGATTATTCCTTATTTTACAGTAAGTAATTTATATACTGGTAAACTTGATGATGGTTGGAATTTATATTCTGCACCTATATTTATGGTTGATCCACATAAAGTTCCTGATGAACTGAATTTAAAAGATGTATTAAATAATAGTATGGTATCTGCAATTGAATATCATAAATTAAATCATATGCCTCTTGGTATGTTTATGAAAGTTATTCTTATGAAAAACAATCATAGATTAGTTGAAGAAGTTGACTTTAAAGTAGATTTTAAAGATTATATTTTATATACATATGATTGTGATCCAGATGCCACATATAGATTAATTATTCATATCAACACATTATATGTAAATGATTTAGTTGATGATATTCTCAAATTATCTGAAGAAAAATAATTAATCCATATTTTAAATATATATTATATAAGTATAAAGGAGGTTGACGTATGGTTGATTATAGTCTTTATAGTTGTAGTATTTCTGATTTAATTAATCAGATTATTAAACGAGAAAGATTACCTGATAGTATTAGTAAAAATTTAAAAGAGAGATTAAAGGCTGTGGATGATGATACGATATATTATAAAGAATATCCATATAAGACTCCTTTAGTATTTATTAATCCAAAGGTAACGTTAAATGATATTTTTGAAGCTAGAATCAAAAATCATTTAAATGACCATATTATGGTATTTACTGGAGTTGCTGTAGATCCTGATGATGACGAGTATTATGATATATATGACGATTATGAATATGATGGATAATGAATGGAGAATGAGTAATGAAAAAATATGTTAAATTATTAACGGATAATCTTACCAAACCAGTAAGTAAAAAATATTATTCTGAGAATAAATATCTTAGTAGAGAATTAAGTTGGATAGAGTTCAATAAGAGAGTACTATTTCAGACTGTAAGAAAACAAGTACCTCTTATTGAACGCTGTTCTTTTCTAGATATTACGTCATCTAATATGGATGAATTTATCATGGTTCGATTATCATCAGTTATGAATAAATTAAAATATGGTGTGAAAGAACCTGAATTATCTGGGATGTATCCACAGGATGAATATCATGCGATTTTAAAAGCAATTAAATCTTTTAAAGAATTGCAAGATAATTGTTATGAGTATCTAATCAATACATTAGAATCTCGTGATGTAAAGCTTGTGAAATATAAAAGTTTAAATGATTTTGAAAAAAGATATATTGACAATATTTTCTATCAAAATATATTCCCTCTGTTGACACCCGTTAATATTGATTCTACAAATCAATTTCCAGTAATTAAATCGAAACAACTCAATATTATTGTATCACTTGAAGATAGTATTAAAACAAATCTTCAAGTGATATCTTTTATTCCACTAGATTCTAATCTAGATTTGATTTATAAATTACCAAGTAAATCAAAAGAATCTAAATATATTTTATTAGAAGAAGTAATTTATGCTAATCTTAATAAAATATATGCAAATAAAAGAATTATTGATTATGGATTAGTAAAGATTCTAAGAGAAGCTGATATTGAAGTATCTCATGATGAATCTACATATATTGTAGATCGTATGAGACAAACTTTACAGAAAAGAAAGTTTAGTGATCCGATATTTATGGATATCACATCTAATGTATCGAAATCTCTTCAGAAATTATTAATGAAGATATTCGAAATTGATAAATCTCATGTATATGAATTTGATAATAGTTTTAACTATAAAGCATTACATGAGATTTATCTTGAAGGAGAAACATATCAGAGATTTACATCACAATATCCAAGTGAATTGATTGGTGAACTTGATATGTTTTCCGCGATTGATAATGGGGATATTCTTTTACATTCACCATATGAAAGTTATGATCCAGTAATTAAGTTATTGGAACATGCGGCGAATGATAAAAGCGTAGTCTCTATTAGGCAAACGTTATATCGAGTATCTTCTATTGATTCTCCAATTGTTAATGCATTATGTAATGCTGCATCTAAAGGGAAGCAGGTTACAGTAATTTTGGAGATTAAAGCAAGATTTGATGAAGAACGAAATATTTCTTTAATTGAAAAATTAAAGAACTGTGGAGTTCAATTAGTATATGGTACTGAGTTATATAAAACTCATTGTAAGTTTATTTGTATTGTTAGAAAGGCTCAGAATAAGAGAGGATTTAAAATATACTCTCATATTGGTACAGGAAACTATAATGATAAAACTGCAAATATTTATACTGATATATCTTATTTTACATCTAAATTTAAGATCGGTATAGATTTATTGCAAGTATTTAATATGTTAACTGGATTTTCTGAACCAACTGATAAAATTAATAAAGTGTATTTCTCACCATTTAATTTAAGAAGTCAATTAATTAAAAATATTGATAATGAGATTAAACTTGCAAAGAATGATAAACCAGCTATCATTACAATTAAAGTAAATTCTTTATCTGATAAAATAATTATTGATAAACTTTACGAAGCATCAAAAGCTGGTGTTAAAATCATGGTATTTTGTAGAGGAATCTGTTCTATGAAACCTATTAATAAGAACATCACAATTCGTTCTATTGTTGGTAGATTCTTAGAGCATAGTAGAATTTATTATTTTCATAATAATAAACAACCAAATGTTTATATTTCTAGTGCAGATCTATTAACAAGAAATCTTGATAAAAGATTTGAATTATTATTGCCAATTGAAGATATTGATTGTCGTAATAAACTATTGAAAATTCTTAGTATGTATTATAAAGATACATTTAATAGTTTTCAAATGGATAAACATGGTAATTATGTTAAACTTGCTGGAGATTGTAATATTCATGAGTTGTTTATGGAAGAAGCAATTGAAAATTATAAATTGAAATCGATTCCTAAATTAACAAAACAGATGAAATAATGATTAAATAAAAGGGTATGATAGTTCATATCCTTTTATTTTTTTATAAAAATCGTAAATTCAACACTTTCAATTATATATTATAATCATAATAAAGAAGGAATATTAGCAATTTTCTATGTTCCTTCTAATCATTACACAGCATTTTGTAAGAAGAAGGAAAACTTCACAAACCAGAAAGGAACTACCATGACTATGAAGACTCGTGATGCTCTGGTTGCTGAAAACTATGACTTAGTGGAGCGCTACATCAATACCAATTGTCCTTATTATAAGGATGATGAAGATGTCATTGCCCAGGGATATCTTGGTTTGGTGAAGGCTTCTAGAAATTACTCCGATGAATATCAGCAGCCTTTCAGAGCATTCGCAAGACGATATATCGAGACTGAGATTGACAAATATCTCAAAAAGGAGATGATCTACGATACCTCTATTTCTGATTTGATTGACCATGATCTGGTGAGTGTTGGTTATGAACAGAAAGTTTTCGATAAAATTGTATCTGATGAGTTACATCATATGATGATGCATATTTTAACTAAAAGGGAACTTACTGTAATGCAGCTATATTATGATACTGGTTTGACCATGGATGAAATCGGTATCTATTTCAATGTTACTGGAGGACGAATTTCACAGATACATGCTAAGTGTATCAGAAAGATTCGACGTCGGTTAACAAATGACTCCAGATTTAAGCAGGCTCGTGTCTATGCAGGATATGCTGTAGACCGTACCAATTCTCGGTATTGGGGTTTGATAAAAGAGAATGACTGAAATCAGTCATTCTCTTTTTTTTATATAAAATCGTAAAATCAATACTTTCAATTATATATTATAATCATAATAAAGAAGGAATATTAGAATATTTTCTATGTTCCTTCTCAATCATTACACAACACTTTGTAAGAAGAAGGAAAACTTCACAAACCAGAAAGGAACTACCATGCTTAAAGTAGACGACAAAGAAAAGACTTTTGTAAAGTATCGAGATCCCGATACTGGTTATGTTGTGTCTTATATTAAATATAAGGCTACTGGGAATGAGAAATGGTGTGTATATGACCATGATGGGAATATGGTATTTCTCAGATCTCATGGTTGTATCAGCAGATATCATTACTGTGACGATATCATGATTGCTGAGAATCAGATTGAGGATGACGATTTTGTCTATGTCTATGTTACTAATAGATTTGACAACAGACCCTTAGCATTTTATTTTAAACAGCACTGACGGGAGGAGGTATAACCATGATCGTTAACAGCGGATTTCCCTCTACCATTATTAACCTTACTCGTGAGAATGTGAATGGTAGAACCATTACCACTATGGTGGACAGAGAAGGCCCAATTACTATCATCTTTGATGATGTGGTCGGTTGTGATTTAAGTCATGGTAATGTACCTTTGGCAAAGATCATGAACTGATGAGGTGTAATAAAAAGAAAGCATTGTATAGTGCTTTCTTTTTTTTATATAAATTCGTAAAGTCAACACTTTCAAATATATATTATAATCATAATAAAGAAGGAATATTAGAAAGTTTTCTATGTTCCTTCTCAATCATTACACAACACTTTGTAAGAAGAAGGAAAACTTCACAAACCAGAAAGGAAAACTACCATGACCACTAACTATTACTTTGTCAAAGAGATTGACTATGTCACTGAATATGGGTATCGTGTTACATATACCCGAGATGTTCATGGCAATGAGTTTTGGGAAGTTTTTGACACTGAAGGAAATCTCATATTTGATCGTGCTAACGATTCTGTTAACATTATCACTATTTGTGAGATGTTTACTATGCGTGGATGTTATGACTATAAGGATGGTGAATGTGATTATATTCAGGCATATAATCATTTTGAAGAACCTTCCAACTTTTTCTATCTGGCTAATCATCAGATGAATGGTCGGTGGATTGAGGTAAGACGTACCTAAAAAAGAAAAGAGAATGGGAAATTAATCCCATTCTCTTTTTTTTATAATTAAGCCTCAGAAACGACTTCGAACCATAGTGCACCAACAGGCTGATTCTCAGGCTGAGTCTCAGAAACGACGATCTGGTTGGTAACATCAGACATGTTAGCAACAGTATTACCGTCATACTTGACATGACCAGCATTGTCTGCATCAGCAGTTAGCTTATCTAGAGTTTCGCGGTTAGTATGAGTTGCAGCGGCAACAGCAGTATCAATAGCCTCAACAGAGCTATTAGGCTTATTCTGAACGTTAGCCCAAGCAACAGAACCAGCTTCACCAGTGATGGAAGCAGGCAGCTTACCTTCAGCATCTAGCTTTAGGATCTTATTAGCTTCAGCAACAGCAACAACTTCAGTCTGAGCAACGAAGGTGCTATCAGCCTGAGTCATTGTGTAAGCATCAGTAATACCATAACCAGCAATAGTGGTAGGCTTGCCGGTAACACCAGACCAAGGTACCTCAGTAGCAGAACCAGCAGTATATACGTCGTAACCATCCTCAGAAGCAAGCTGAGCTTCATCCTTGACGAAGTACATCTTACCAGAAGAAACGACCTTAACAGTATCGCCTAGCTGAACATCAGCAGTAGTTAGAGCAAAACGAGCTTCGTCATTAGCAACGACAACACAACGCTCTAGAGCACCATGAGGTAGACGATCAATGCTGATAGTACCAGTTAGAACTGCGGAGTCAAGAGCAGTAATTGCAGTACCATTCTTGATGTTAGTTAGTTCATCACTTAGACCATTGACCTCAGAGATCTCATGACCGTGAACTGCCTCTGCGAAATCAGCAGCGTGCTTACCATCAACAGTATCAGCATCGCCAGTGATAGAAGCAGGTAACTTAGCACTAGAATCTAGCTTTAATAGCTTGCCAGCTTCAGCAACTTCAACAACCTCAGAGGAGTTGACAGCATCAGTAATACCATAACCAGCAATAGTAGTGGGAACACCACTTAGCTTAGTCCAGGAAATGTTACCATTGATGTCATCTTCAGTGTGCTTATGAACTGCCTCTGCGAAATCAGCAGCGTGCTTACCGTCAACAGTATCAGCATCGCCAGTGATAGAAGCAGGTAACTTAGCCTCAGAGTTTAGAGGTAGTAATTTACCTGCAGTTGCAGTAGAAGCAACGTCAGCAGTACTTACAGCGTCAGAAGCATACTGCTTAATCTCAGTAGGCTTATTCTGAACGTTAGTCCACTCAACGCTAGTTGCTTCACCAGTTACAACTTCTAGACCAGCACCATCAGCTAGAGCACTGTTGTCCTTAACGACGAACATATTGCCGCCTTCAACAACAACAATGTCACCATTGTTGACATCATCAGAAGTTAGTGCCTTTGCAGCATCCTCAGATGCAACATGGACAACCTTCATTAATGCCTCGGTAGGTAGGTTAGCAACAGGAACAGTACCATTTAGCTTAGTAGCTTCTAGAGAAGTAATAGAAGAACCAGCCTTTAGCTCATTGATGGTGGACTGTAAACCTTCAACATCAGTAACAGCGTGACCGTGAACTGCCTCAGCAAAGTCACTTGCGTGCTTACCGTCAACAGTATCAGCGTCACCAGTGATGGAAGCATCTAACTTACCATCAGCATTAGCCTTTAGTAACTTGCCAGCTTCAGCAGTCTCAGTTACATCAGCAGTACTTACAGCGTCAGCAGCAAAGCTCTTGACATCAGTAGGCTTGCCAGTAACACCAGACCAAGGTACCTCAGTAGCAGAACCAGCAGTATAGACTTCGTAACCAGCTTCAGAGCTTAGCTGAGAAGCATCCTTAACGAAGTACATCTTACCACTAGCTTCAACCTTAACAGTATCACCTAGCTGAATGTTTTCAGTAGTTAGAGCAAAACGAGCCTCATCATTAGCAACAACTACGCAGCGCTCTAGAGCACCAGCAGGTAGGTTGTCTAGGCTGATGACGCCAGTAATAGCAGAAGCATTTACAGATAGAATATCTGCAGCTTCATGAGTATGAGCAGAAGGAGTGAAGGTTTCAGGCTTTTCAGCAACATTGGACCAAGTTAGATCCTCAGAGAATGCTAGAGCCTTACCCTCATAATTTAGATGAGAACCATCTTCATTTTCTGCTAGACCATTCTTAACAAAAGCAACAGCGTTGTCGATATCAGCAACAGCACTGGTAGGCTTATTTAGAATGGAAGACCATTCCATATCAGGAAGGTCAGTGGAGGCATCAAAGCTTAGCTTCTGAGCAGCACCGGCTGCGTTGAAAGTATATAAGTCATAGCGAGTATCATTCTTAACAGTGAATACTTCGCCAGCACGGAATGCTGCAGGGTTAGCAGTAGCATAAGCAGTAGCAGCATCTACAGAATCAAAGATTAGATTCTTACCAATCTCCTGAACAGTCTTGTCAGAACGAATGATATATAGAGTATAGTTCTTAGCACCATTAGCAGAACCAATTTCGCCGTTAGCAACAGCAACGACCTGACCAGCATAAGCATAAGAACCAGTCTCATTAATATAAGCTTCTAGTTCAGCTTTGGTATTAAATACGGAAGTAGCATCCAGAGGATATGCACCCATTCTGGAATACATTTTCATAATACCTAGAACTTTAGATTCATTACCAGTTACATAGGGTAGATTAGCCATAGTTGATTACCTCCTTTCTTAGATTGTTACAGTTAAGGTCATGTTGGAAGGGAATGCCTGGTCAGGAATATAAGTATAAACCTTGTAAGAAATGGCATCAAATCCATCAGCGCCTTCGACATCAACTAGGGTCTTATTAAAGAAAGTCTTAGATTCATCATTACCCATTTCAACGTACTTGACAGAAGTAACGTCACGTAGAGTTGCAGGGTATGCAAACATTGCACGACGCTGACCTGCAGTAACTTTTAGGGTAAATGTATTACCATTAGCAGCAGCAGAAGTGCCACCAGTTAATGCACGAATCTCAGAAGATGCAACGGGTGCAGTAGTAGTATTGTCTGCACCATGGAAGTACTTACGGAAACCAGTATAGGACTTTTCGGAAGAAGTCTTAGTACCTGCACCAATTGCAGTAGATGCATAAGGCTCACCGAAGTTGTCGTTCTTAATAGCACCAGCCTCATAAGTACAGGAAGACTTAAACTTAACAGTTTCATCACCTAGGATGAAAGTCTCACTATGAGTTAGAGAAGCACCAGTACCAGTTGCAACAGTCTCGTCACCCTTAGTTAGCTTATGCTCGGTAATAGCACCAGCATCACCTACAGTGAAAGTAGAGGTGAAAGAAGGATTGCAAGAAGTACCTGCCTCATAAGAACCTGCAGCCTTACCAGCAACAGCTAAGCTGATGGAAGGTGTAGTATATACAGGAGGAATCTGCTGCTGAACTAGCTTCTTGATAATAACATCAACAGAAGTGTTAGCATCGATAACGTCACCATTGGAGTAAGAACCAATAGGATCAGTTAACATAACTTCGATAGATTCATTGGTTTTAACATTAGTAGTTTTAGTAATGGGGTGCATGATATCATAACCACCAGTACTATTCTTTGACTTCATAAGTAAGTCAATTACTCTATCTGCCATTGAAATCGACATCCTTTCTATAAATATTTTTTTAAAAAAACATTTAAAAATGTGGAATATATGTACAAATCATTGTACATATATTCCATGATAAAGTACAATTTAAATAATTGTTGTACTTTATTCCTCGTCTGTTATATCAGTATCAAACCATGTAATTGCTCTACCATCAGTAGGTTTATCATTAGATACTGCAACGTCTTCTTGTTCATCAATTGTAAATAGACCACCATCTCTAAACATATCAATGATATCTTGATCAATCTCCATTGAATAATCGCCTTCAGTATCAAGAACAATATCACCTTGAGTTAATGTGTTATTTAGATCAGCACTTACATCTTCAACAATAGGAATTTCGCCAGTAAATACCATTGAATACTTGTCACCATCATATAAAGGAATAGGTTCAGGTAATAAGTGATCACCATATTCGATTGGCTGAATCCATAGTTTATTAATTTTTTCTGATGGTTGATATGTTGAAAACATAATAAGATCGTTGATTGCTGTATTAATAGCATTATCAATATCCTTTACATCCCAATCATCTGGATTATATGGACCAGTGATACCATCAGTAGGTGCTTGGATAATTGTAATTTTACCAGTTAGTTCATCAACGATATATACAACATCTCCAGCATTATATACTTTATTAGGATCATATTTTTCAACATCACCATTACCAAATAGGTAGGTTTTTAATAAATTTAATAAACTTTCTCTATCTTTTTTATTTGAAAATAACAGTTGTGCATTTAACATTATAATTCACCTCCCATTATCTTTCTTCCACAATAATGAAGAGGCTATTTAAAATATGTCTAACCTCAATTGCATTCATAGGATTTTTCTTTGCATCAGTATTACCAGTAATATCAAACTGAGTAATTTCAATACCTAGAATCCCTTTAGATGTATCTAGATTAGTATAATCATCAGTTGTACTTAAATCAAAAATAGTATCATTCATATCAATTGTATTGATATTTTTTAGTAATACTTCACTTATACTATTATCATCATAGTGAATTTTAATACCAAAAGTTGCAATACCATAATATCTATCCATAGAAAACTCATCTACATTAATTTTGATAGAATCGATATCTGCATGTAATACAAATCGTTTAATATTACCTCTAATATAAACAGATTCATACAGGTTTGCACTATCTTTTGTCATAGATAACGGCATCACTCTATTGGAAAAAGGAATATTGTATATATTACCATATATACTTAAACTATTAGCATCTTGACGAGCAGATTTCATATGCTCATTTAATTTTGTATTGTAATTATATGAAATGGTATCACCTAATGGTGTTTTAATTGCAAAATCACCAGTAAGTTTATCAACCATAACTTCTTCAGGATATGCAATCTTATTATTTGATTTTGACAATAACGAAAAACCAAATCGCTTTTCATTAGAGGGCATTAGAAAACACTCCTTTCCGATTAATATGTTTGTGTATCAGGTTCAAAGAAGACATCTCGATCAAATTTTAATCTTTTATCAGGATTGAAAAATAGATTATCGTTATGATCGAATAGTCTCGGATATTCATCTAACATATTATTTAAAATCTGTTGAGTATCAGGATTTAATAATCCAAGAGTAAATAGATAATCATCCAAGAATCCAACAGCATCAATAATAACGTCTTTGAGCATGTCTTCTTCTTTATTATCAATATCATCAAGATTATCCATGATTTCATCCTTGATTAAGTCAAGGATTTCGTCATCAATATCTTCATGTGTAATATATTCAACAGAATCATTAAAGTTTCTATGATAAATTTCTAAATTTAGTCTAGTTTCTACACCAGAAATAATCATTGCATACGGTGCAATGATATCAATGTTATTTTTTGTTAGTTTATTACCATTTAAGTAGAAATCATACCATCTAAAACTTAAAGGCTTTTCGATTGAGTTATGTAAATCAACTAAACCTTTTTGGTTAATTTCTGCTTCATAATGAACTCTAACATATTTATTTGGATTATATACTAATGTGAATATATCCTCATTGGAAACTGAAACTAATGATCTAAACTTATGAGGACCTATTGCGTATTCGGAAAATGTTATATGTGATGCATCATAAGGAATTAACTTACCATTCTTAAATAACATTAAATTGAACTTATTATTATTGATTAACTTATTTATTTCAAATACATTACTACCGACATTTTCCATTGCAAAGGTACAATTATTTGTTGTTACAGTTAATTTTAAATCAAGGAATTTTTCATCAATAATTTTAATAAAAATTGAATTATAATGTTTATAGAATTTATCTCTTGTGATTTTATCATATTGACCATTGTATAAGTGGTACAATTCATAATAATCAGTATCGAGATATTTTGCTCGACCATCTTCTTCATAAGTAACAAAAATCTCATCAGCTCTAATCTGATGATCTTTCGTATAATCAATTTCAATATATGAACCAGTATTTTCTGCAATGATATCCATCATGTAGATTTCATCATTGTATTTTTCTACATCGATAATCGATGTTGTATTTACTAATCTAGTTGGTATATAAATATACCTATATTTTGTAGTAGAGTAATCATATTTAGGATAATAATGTTTATTATCAATAAATAAAATGATTTGGTCATTATTATTATCTTTTCTAAATATGAATAGATAGCAAGGTTCGTCAAAGTTTTCTTGTAATGCAGGATCTTTAATTTCTTTTGTATTATTTGTACGATATCTGGTTACTAATTCCTTCATATCTTTTAAATCAATATAGTATCTAGGTACATAACCAACTAATTTATTTAAATAAATATAATAATAGTAACCATGTTTTCTGATAACTTCTTGTAATTTATTAAATTTATAAATCAAATGATCTGCTGTTTGAAAACTATAATCTTTAATATCATAAGAAATTGTGATAGGTTTATAGTTTTTAATGAGATCAGGAATAGTATTGTTTTCATATCGCTCAACTATATTATTGACAAATCTATAATATAGCTGTAGTTCATTGTAATATTTATTGCCAACAGATGTTGTATCATCTGCATAATAACAATAGATAATCAACTCATCATTATGATCACATGTTATTTCATAGATATTGGGATAATACATTGTGATTGATGTAGTATGGTCAAAATAAATCATTCCATTATTATTTCTAAAAATCATTAAATTTTCAATAGGAACGGGCATATCTTGAAGGGGAATTTCAAAATATTTAGTACCTGGTTTAATCACTAATTTAGTTAAATGATTTAAAGGGTATATATTTTTTAAATTAGTATACGTATTTTGTAAGATATTTACTTTACGTGGATCGGGATATAATTTATTATTATTGATAGTTGTATCAATAATATCATATTTATATAACATACTATCATCTGTTGTAACAAACGAAATATGAGGGTCATTTGTAGCGATTTCATTACTCTTGACGAAATCGACCATAGGTACACCCATATATTCGGTTACATTTGTATAATTTAGTAACGTGTATCTGTTGAGTTTATTATCCTCTTCTCTATGAGTACTCAACATAATAATACTAATATTAGCATCTTTTTCAAGTAATCTATTAAAATCTTTTCTTAAAAATCCATCCACTACATATCCATTGTGTGTTGGGTAATATAAATATAAATTAAACACAATAGATGTGATATCTTCCATTGGTTGAATTGAATAGTTAGTATATAATTGACCATCAATAAAAATCATGATAGTATTTAAAAATAAATCACGATTTTCAAAGACATCTTCATATGTTAATAATCTTTTATAAAATGGTGAATGTCTGTAAGCAATTCTAGATTTATTATGAATAAACTGTATCGGAATATTATAACGGACGCTAGAACTATCTTTATTTGAAAATTCACTCATTTTGAAGTCAAATCTGTGTATGTTTGTTAATGATTTTTGTACATCATACAGGTTTTCAAACATATTTTCTCGAATTGACCATAAACTTTCATTAACACTTTTTATGTTAAAATCATCTTCACCAATGATTCGAAATGAATAATTTTCTTCTAGCATATTTATCCACATCCTTTCTAAAATAAGGATTTGTCTGTCATTTTTATAATAATGTTTTAAAGGGCAAAAAGAAACATAGGAAATGGTTTCATATGAAACCATTTCC